TTTTGACCTCTAAGCCTCCGCTTCTTTTTTGTTCCACGAAGCTCTTATAAAATCCAGAACAGAGTTTCCAATATCCATGTGATGGGCATAGACGCTTTTATTGATGGGGCAGAGTGGAGCACTCTGCTCGGTGGTGTTGTTCCAATCGTCCTCCCAACCAAATCTGTATCCCTCCAACGACATTTTGAGTAAAAACTTCTTGGGGAACAGATTGTGTGCGAAGGAGATCGTTGTTTGGGAAGGGTCTTGTATATTCCCATGTTCGCGGAAACCACATTCAGCCAACACTCCTAAGAGGAGGTCTCTAGTGGTGATCTCAATTTGACGCGGGAGCATAACACGCCTACCACCCTCTATCTTGGTTAAAGTCATTTAAGCCTCTGTCTTGCTCGTGTTGCTTAACGCTTTATAGAATATCCTATTTGGAACGCTAGGGAGATCAACATGAGAGTACTTGAGATACTGAGCTTGTTAGAAATCTGCACGGGGCATGGGCAGTTCGATGTGCCTTGTAACTGGCAGGCTTATCTTCAGTCTATAGGTGAGGTCGTGTGGGTTTCAGCTAGAGAGGTGGAACTATCCGAAAAGGGGTCTGTAGCTGAGTGCTTAAAGCCTTGCGTACTTCACTCTAGGATAGCCCCTTACGCTTTGTTGGATAAGGGTAGTCGCTTAGAGGTAGTCGGCAGACTGAGTGATAGGTATATAGAGGTTAAGCCCATAGACCTAAAGCTGAGAGACTGAGAGACTGAGGGTATGATTGGATAAGCACAAATGAAAGGTTCGTTATGGAAAAGAAATCTAGGAGAGAGCGTAAGAGGGATAAGCTAGTGCAGAGGTTCAAAGAACTAAAGGATAAGGAGCGTTTGTTGTTGGAGTACCTAGATTATGTAGAAAAGAGCGAGCTATCCTCTCCACCAATCGTCAAAAGCACCGAACTCGATTAGTTCGTAGATATCGTCTGGGATGTAAGGTACACAATCGTAGGAGAACCACTCTCCGTGTAGTCTGAAATCCTTGAGTAGTTCGTGTAGATCTCTCTCCCTCCAAGCCCATCCCTTAAAGTAGGCGATAAGGCGGAGTTCTTCTCCATTACCTGTTTGAAGTTCTCTTATGCGTTTGTGTGGGTTTTTAGCCCGACCTATTTTTATCAGTCCCGTCTTATTTGATTGGATAAAATAAAGGAAATCTGATCCTTTTATTTCGGTTTGCTTTTGAAGCGTCCAAGCTCTTAACTCTTTTGAGTTTGTGATGGGTTTATCCATGTTCGTTTAATGAACCTCAAAGTTCATCCACAAGGTCTTCTAGTGGGTCTTTGTCGGCTTTTTTAGCCTTGCCCGTGGGTGAAGGTTTGGGTTTGGGTGAAGACTGAAACTGTAAGGGCATATCTAAAATACGCCCATATGGCCATACAATCTGAGCTTCGAACTCGTCAAAGGGTGCTTGGTCACGGCTCTTGAGGCATTGATACTTGATACAAGACTTCTCTTTCATCTCGTCACCGAACCAGTTAGTTATCACCACATCAGCGGAGCGTTCGGCTTCGTTCGCGTAGGATAAGTGGGTGAGGTTGTACGAGCCACCGTTCTTCTCTGCCGCCTTATAACCCTCACGGCTTATCTGAAAGAGACAAAGGATAGGTACGCCCTCGCCCTTGTTGAAGCCCAACGCGGTCTTCTTCAAATCACGGATAACTTCGTTGAGCCTGTCGGTCGTATTGGAAACCCATTTACGAGGGGACAGCAACAGAGCGTGATCGACAACAATCATCTTAACAGGCTCAGTCTGAGCTAGAATCTCTGCTTTCGTGCGTAGGTTCTCTACGGTGAAGTCGAGGGTATTGGGGTCAGCCACCTCGATACGGATACTTCCATAACGCCCCTCTTTTACGCCTTCGTCTAGGTCTCTAGTGACCTCTCTCAAGAACGCTTCTTCGTCTGCGTTTAATAAACCCGTCTTTATCCTTTGTGGGTCAACGCCCACATCTGGATTCTGTGTCATTTGGATACCGAGAGCCATGCGTTTAGCTCTAAACTTGGGGTGCATGGAGTGGTACACATAGATCATGCGTCTGCATTGGTCGTAGTGCATCTCAAGCGAAAAGTATATGGTGTTCGTGCCACCGTAGACCGCTTGGTTATAGACCCAGTTCATAGCGGTCGTGGACTTCATATGACCTGTGAACGCGGCTAAGATATAAAGCTCTTTTTTCCTAAAGCCCCCCAAAGCACTATCTATCATGGATAAGCCTGTAATGGGGAGCTTGTCCACCTTTACATCTTTAGATTTCTGATAGGCTTCCCAAAAGTCTGCACTGTCCGAGAGTGCTTCACCACCTAAGCTACCACCAAAGGTGGGGGTGTTAATCTTTCCAATCTCAGAGACAAGAAAGTTGCTTGCGTCTCTCGCTCCCTTGAGGAGCTTTTTGCGTTTGCCACCGTCTTCTTTGACTTCGAGTCCGGACTTGGCGATGGACTTAGCCTCTGCCATAGCTGTGGCGAGTTGGATTTGCCTAGCCTCCTCTACCTTACGCTCCACCTCAAGCATAAAGTCGCCCCTATAGAGGGGAGAGGATGTGCCAAGCTGACTGATCTTGTCCACCTCGTCAAAGCCTTGATTAGCGGTGAAGTGGTCTATCACCGTCTCTTGGTTTGGAAGGTGACCATGTACCCTTACGAAAGATTGGATAAACTCATAAGCATTGTTCTCGGCAGGGTCTGAGAACTCATAGATACTGCTACGGAGCGAGCAGTAGCTTTGAAACATGAGTGATGGGTCGTCTCCGACTCTAGGGTCGGGAAGTATGCTTCTAAGTATTCTATTCACAGCTTGACCCTCTTATGTGCCGAAGCAGGTAAGTTAAATGATGTGGCGGTGGGCTCTATAGATAACGCTTGTGCCGATGTGGGTGTTGTAGATAGACGACTATGTGTGTTCACATCGTCAAGGGTTAAGCGTAGACGCTCCCATCCACTTATAGTTTCCTCCACTGCTCGACTCCATGACAGATGTCCTTCTTGTAGAGGCTTTGTCGGCTCTTCGACTATCCATGTAGCTCTGTGTAAGTGGTTTCTAAGCTCTAGCGTCTCCACAAGCACCTCAGACATGGCGGAGTTTCTCGCCCGCTTTACGCCCAATCGGATAATCAATAAATGTGGGCTCTCGGCTAGATCCTCAAGGGAAGCCACCAAGAGATCCCTCCTATAGTCAGGGTCTGCTATATCCGATTGATTTAGATTGGATAACCAAGCAGACATGAGCGTAGCGTCATTAACGACCTTTACGAACTTGCTCGGTTGCCCCCAATCGGCAAGGCTCGCCCTTAAATGAACCTGTAAGGCGGGCTTCTCGGCATTGATAACCAAGCACTCGTCTATCTTTCCATTTAGGGGGGACTTCTTCTTCACGGGGACTTTGGATAGATTATCCCATGTGCGTTCGGCTTGGGCTTCCAAAGCCTTCTTAAACACACACTCGCATTGTATAGCACGAGGTATCCCATAGGCTCCCTCTTCGGTTTGAGTGAAGCCAAATCCGCCGCACTTTTTACAAGAACTCATTGTGTGTATCTCCTTTGTGAGATAATACCCCACCCTCGCTCACAAAGGCTAAAAGGGTGGTCTTAGCCCTCGGAAGGGGTATCCTTAAACCCTTATAAAGTCCTTAGCGTCCTCAAGTAGACCATCGAAAATATCGGCAAGCTCAGAAGACCCAAACTCCACCACAGAGTCCTCAGTACCCTCCTCTTTAAGACGCTTACCCAAAACCGCCTCGATCAATCCCATCTTAGCCTTGAGGGTCTTCATCACACGCTCGTCTATCGTCTTAGGAGCACACAAGTGATAGCTGTAAACCCTATCGTGGATAGAGCCTATACGGATCATGCGACCCACAATCTGTAAATAGTCCCCAGCACTCCAGGGGGTGTCATAAAACACAACGGCTTTGGCAAGCTGTAGGTTCACGCCCTCAGCCGCCGCCATTGTAATCAAACACACGGTCACATCGGACTTGGGGTCTTGAAACTGCTGTTGGGACTTTAAGCGTTCTTCTCCCGACTCACCACCTGTGATACGGCAGGTCTTGATGCCCTTCGAGGAAATCTCCCCATCGAGTATGTCGATCATAGATCTAAACCTAGAGAAGATGATGACCTTCTCTCCCTCAAGCTCAGTATCCAATAAGTCGAGTAGCGTCTCTAGCTTGCCTGAGTCGCCCTCTACATCTACAAGGGCAGGGTGATTTACGATTTGTTGGCACACGGTCACAGCGGTGAGCTTTGAGACCTCTCGCTCGGAAAGCTCACCTGTCTGCTTGTCGGAGTACTCAAGCAGTCCGTTCAATGCCTCTTTGTACTTTTCCTTTTGGATATTGGATAAGTCGCAATCCACAATCTTTGTGGTGAGGGGAGGGAGTTCTTTGGCAACCTCGTGTTTGGGTCGCCCGATGAAGTAGGGGTCGATTACCTCTCTAAAGGCTTCGATGTCCCTCTTGCGGTGTCCGACAACGATTTGGATACGCCTACGAGAGCCAGGTATGGTTTGCTCTCTAGTCACGCAGTATTCACGCATGAACTGCGTCTTGGTCGTAAACAAGTCAGGAACGGTGACCTTGTAGATAGCCCAAGCCTCCATGAGCCTGTTCTTGATGATGGTGGCGGATAAAGACCACACACGCTCTGCCGAACCTGCCAAGTGTTTACAGACTTGATGTACTTGAGCGGTGTCGTTCTTAAAAGCGGTCGCCTCGTCGAAAATCACCACATGACCGACCATAGGCTGTAGTCGTTCAAAGTCTTGAACCGCAGTCCTATAGCCCATGATGAGAGCCTTTGGACCTGTGGCTTGGGTAAAGGCATCGTAGATCTTCTCACGCTTGGCTTTGGTGCCTAAGACCTTAAAGACTTGAACACCAGTCGTAAACCGCTCGAACTCGGTTTCCCATTGACCTACGGCACTCTTAGTGGTGCAAATGATAGCGGGTATCTCTGCTCGCTTGTCCCACAAATAGGATAAAGCGGCAATCGTCTGTAGCGTCTTGCCCAAGCCTGTGTCGTCACCAAGTACGAACCTCGGCATAGCGAGTAGGTGGAGTACCCCTTGCACTTGATACTGCCTAAGGGTCAGTTCTTGACCTGTAGGGAGATGCGTCCTCAGTATCTTAGATGTAGGGGGTTTAAGGTTATCCTTTGTGCGGATCTCCCTGAGCTTTTCAATCGTGGCGAGTAGCTTCTTGTCGTCCATGTGTGTTCTCTCCTCTGTAGAAGCGACCCTCCCCTATAGGATTTCGCCCTCAAGGAAATAACACCCTCAAGGAAATAACACCCTCAAGGAAATAACACCCTCAAGATGCTGATGTACTCGTAGGAGAACTCTACGCTCGTGGATAGCTGACTAAGTTGAACTCGGATAGCGGACATCTCAACACTACCTGCGGACACCCAAAGTTTAGCGTATGCTTTGCTTGCCCATACGGTGTATATCCATTTACACATCTCAGTAAGGAGTTTCAGTGCGTTTGTTTTCTCAAGGGGAGTTATGTTTTCTGGCATCTTTGGGTTGTAGTAGTTTCCTGCTATTCGACCTAGATACCTTGCCTCTTGTGTAAATCTGCTAAGGTAGGGGGGGAACTTCCCCTCCATCCAATAGTAGTGAGCTAGAGATATTTCTCTTTCTGTGGCATTGGATTTTTTGGATAAATCCAAAACCCCTTGAAAAGCCAGAGGTACAAGGGCATTAAAAGACTTTATGACCCTTTGGGTACGCTTTTGGATGATATCCATTGCCGTTATCCATTAAGCAGTTTATTGGATAGTAGGCTATTGAGGCGTAAAACAGATTGCTTAAAGTATATGCGGGACTCTTCTGGTAGCTCAGATAAGAGTTTATCGACTTTTTTCAAATCTTGCTTGGCGAGCGTAAAAGCTATTTCTTCATGCCCTAAATCTTTTAGCTCAGAGATAAGGGGTGAGAACACCTCTTTAAATGCCTTATCTATCTTAGCGTCTGCTATGCGTTGTAGGGAGGCTTTTTTGCTCCGACCAGGAAAGTACTCGGAGGGTTCTTTTTTACAGTGTGGGGAGTTTGGCTCTTTGTACTTGCAGTAGATGGACCAAGCTACAGGCCAAGATTTCTCGGGCTCGTAACCTTTCTCTTCCTCGAAATACTTTACTTTATCCTCGACATACTTGGGGAGATTCTCTGCGTTCTTGGTGGGTAAAGAGTGTGTAGAGTATCCACCGTATGCCTTTTCACTAGAGTTAAATGCAGTCTTTCTCTTGTTTGCTTTATTCATGATTACGACCCTCTTTTTTAGTTCGTTTATAATATGTACTGCATAAATAGATTATTGAAGCCCCTCTCAGTATATCCCCTAAATGGAGGACATCATGGCGAATAACGATCTCAATCCTATTGAGGGTGGACCTCAGGGTTCATCTAGCTTGTACAAATACGGAACAACCCCCAACACTCGAACGGTTGTTTCTCAAAAGGTACGAATGATGACTCCTGCGTATGGGGGTCGTGGCTTACTCTATCAGATTGGAGTATGCTCAGAAATAGGAGTAGGCGATACGACCAGAAGCGTGGATAAAGTTAAGGGTGTGGGTTTCGGTGATCGTATTGCTGAACTTGTACCTGGACCTTCAGAAATCGGAGCACTTAGCTTTACAAGAGCTGTGCTTTACTTATCCAATGGTCACCAAGCATTTGGTTATGCAGGTGGTGTGGACGGAGCAGTAAGGAGCCTTCAGCACCACAGATGGCCATTCGACACGGAGCATCAGCTTGTGCTTTCACACCTTGCTAATGCCGAGCTTGGTGCAGACAGCGACACAGTGCAGGGGCTTAAGGACATTGACTTTTCTGGTCAGAATGTCACTGGTGCCGCCGAGGCTTACGCTTCTCAGAAGCTCAAGGCTATTCTATCCTATTACGAGGGTTGTTGGATAAACAGCATGGGTGGAATCACTGCGAGTGCAGACTCAGGCATGGTCACACAGAGCATCTCTGCGGACTTCACCGATCTGCACGATCTGTACAGCACCTATGGCGAGTTCTTACCTACGGGTAATGATCCTACGATTGGTCAGAACGGATCTCTCCTTTATGTGGGGGGTCGTGGTACAACGGTTACAGCGACTCAAGGGTTCTCTAACCCAGAGGACACCTTTAGTGCCTTAACAGGTGCTACCACACCCGCTGGTGGGTAATGGATAGGTGGGGAGGGGTGGGTATAAGGTTGCCGAACCTTGTGGTCTTAGAGCCTCAACTAAACGGATAACATACAACTAGGGGTTAGAAATCATAATGTTGAACTTGGCACAGCTTAATAAGCTATTGGAGCCATTATCCAATATCGGCAAGGGGGAGAAGATCGTGGATGTGGCGGGGCTTCCTGTCACTATCCGAAATCTAACTCCGCTTGAAGAATCAGAAGTCCAAAGGGCGTTGCCCACGATGAGTGAGGGTGAGGGGGCAACGCCTTTGGACTTTGTGGAAACTTTTAGAAGGGAGACGCTTGCTAGGAGTATTGTTCAAGTGGGTGACTTGGACTTGAGAGGTCTAGACTATGTAGAAACGGGTGAGACCCTCCCTAATGGAAAACCCATAAAAGTCTCCAAGACAGAGGCTCTTATTAGGTTGATTTCGTCATGGAGCCGACCTGTTTCTACGAAGCTCTTTGAGCAGTATGGGATACTGATCGAAGAGGTGGAAAACAACTTGGATAAAAGCCTGCTCGTATCTCCTACAGATCTGTCGGAAGAGAAGAGAAACCTCGAAGCTCGCCTTGAAGAAATCAACAGGCGTATAGAGCTAGAGAAGATGGGCAAGCCTAAGAATGAAGGTCTATGACAACTTACACCGAGCTATACGGACAGGTGGGGTAGGACTAACTCTTTCCATTCAAGGGGGTAGGTCTTTTAGTTTTCGTTTACCCTCTGTAGACGATTACGAAAAGAGCAAAGACTTTGGTGGATCTGTCCATGAACAGAACTCTTATCTGTTGGCTTCCTCGCTCGTTGAGGTGGGTGGTTTTTCAGTACCCCATAACCTCTTATTGGATAAGATAGAGTTTATCCAAAACCTATCTGTGTCTCTACATAGGCGGATGGTTTACGCTTTAAGCCATTACATATCTACGAGCATAGATCACGAGCGGTACTTCGAGGGGTTCTGTTACGAGAATATCTCTCGAAACCTATGGTTCCAATGGAAACAATCACAACAACTTGGATATCCATTACCGCATAGGGACTATCCATTAACACCACTACAGACAAACTGGGTAGCTTATAATGTTATGGAGGACGAGCGTGAGCGGATAAACCACTCATGGTCTCACTCTTTTTTTGTCGCGAGTAGCATGAACCCAAAGGGTGTCGAAAAGGTACGACAAAAGTGGGAGGAGTCTGAGAAAAAAGAGAGGGAGTATAGAGAGAAAGTTAGGGAGGCTTGTCGTAAAGGAGACACCTTAACGGATAAGGCGAGGGATAAGATCCGTAATGAGAAATCTGTAGAGGACTTACAGAAGGAATATCACGCATGGGTGGCTGGAGAAGAAGACGAACACGACAGACTCGTTAACCAATACAAAAACTGGGTGCAAGGGCAAATCCAACAAAGGGGCAATGCGGAGCGTCTAGCTCAACACAACGCACAAAAAGACGAGTTATTGCAGGCACTGCAAGCTAGTTCTTCTATGAGTTCACCGATAAGAACTCTCTCTGATGATGAAGTCGCTCGTATCTCAGCACAAAAGAACCAAAACCGAGGGGTTATGAATGAGTTATCCGATTACGACCGAAAGGTAACTCAAATCTTAAACCCCAAGTTTACAGACGAGCCACCACCATCATTGATGGAACAAATCGCTAACCGCAAGGTCACTTAGGGGTAAATAAATGGCAAGCCCAATAGCAGACTTTAAAAAGATTATAGAGGATTTTGGACAGCTAGAGGGCAAAGACTACTTTAAAGGCTCTGTACGCTCAGTTAAAGAACTCAGCAAGCAAATAGAGTCCGCACGATCCGCCACCACGGAGATGTTTAAAAAGAACCTCGTCTACACCACAACTCAGTTAGACAAGGTCACTCGCTCTATCGAGGCTTCTGCTCAAGAGCAAGTTTCCATTATGAGGACGAACTTACAAGCTCTACAAAAAGCCCAAGAGGAACAGAACCAAGCAGAAGTGTCCCGTCTAGAAGCCGTTATGCGTGAAACACAAGCACGATATGACGCTATGAACAAACAACAAGAGGCGGAGCTTGGTCGAGCCTTACGGTTTTATAAACAAAACGAGAAAGCGTATGAGGCACAACAAGAACTCTTAAAGTCACGAAAAGAAAAAGTCGAGGAGCTTGGGTACATAGGTGCTAAAGCATCTGCTGGATTGGAGGGGTTGGAGTCTGCTCTAACTGGATTCACCGAATCTTTGGGCAGTATGGACAACCTAGCCTCCAAATTTAAAGAGGGTGGGTCTGCCTTATCTAAGGGTATTTTACTGCTTCAAGCCTACACAGCTAAAAAGGCTGAAGCAGGTGGAGGAGAGGGGGGTGTATTCGGAAGTGTATCTAAAGGCTTACTGGGTTTATCCAAAGGGGTACTCGCCATCACCGCCGTCGTAGGTGGAGCAGTGGCGATATTTAAGGTTATGCAAGGGCTAGAGGAAAAAGTTAAAGGCTTCAATAAAGAACTCATTAACTCCGTGGGGGTTAATGATCTTCTCTTGGAGGGTACTGAAAACTTGGGGCAATCGCTTGATATGTGGAGAAGGGCGTTCTCGGACGCAGATTACGCCAACGAGATGGGAATGACCCTAGACGAACTCAAGAATATCCCAGGGCAGTTAAAGTCCGCTAACCTCATCGTTAAAGACTTTGGTGGTAGCTTATCCAAAATGAAGGACTTTATTTATGGGGCTAAGTCCGCGTCTGTATCTTTGGGTGTCTCTTTCGAGTCTGCTCTAGAACGCTCTCAGTACTTTAAAGAGGAGCTAGGCATTATCGCTCAGTCAGGTGATATGTTATCCAAGCTCACCGAAGAGTTCGCCAACATAAGGGATATGGCTGTTCAGTCTGGTTACTCCACCGAGGGCTTTTATCAAAAGATAAAGGGACTCGTAGATGGAATGGATAACATGAACAACCGCGTTGAAGAAGCAGGTAAGCTCCTTATCAGCTTCACCCGCGTCTTGGGGGCTAAGGGTGCCAACGCTTTCCTTTCGGCTATGGGGCAAGGACTAGGGGGGGAAGGATACACAGACCTCATTAAACGGCAAATACTCACAGGTAGGAAAAGGATAACTCCCATCCTTCAGTCCGAAGCCGAGTATATGCACAAGATGCTCACAAAAGACTATCAAAGCGTCTTACAAAACGACACGGCAAGGGATGCCCTCGCCAAAGCAGGTCTAGAGCAGTTTGGTACGGATATGGGGAAGGACATGAAATCCCTCCAAAAAATGACCACCGAACAACAAGAAGACTTGGTTAGCTCGTTGTTAGGGCGTAAAGAAACCGAGGGTCTAGGTAGAGAAATCCAAAAGCTCATTCTTGTTGCTAAGGGGGGTAAAGAAGGGGCAACTAGGACTGACATATCATCCGCAGTGGGTGAGGTGGGGGCGGCAGGTAGCATCGCTCTCAAATATGCACAGCTAGAAGCTCACCTAGCAGGTAAATCCATAGACTCCATGAGCGACATCCAAAAGCTCGCCCTTGAACAGTTTAGCGGACTATCCAAAGAGCAGATCGAGCAGTTTAGGGTTATCCAACGCAAGATGAGGGGCGACCTCAGATACGCTAGGGACTTAGCTAAGTCTGGACAACAACTGACCGAGAATCAGATGAGTCAGTTAGAGAAAATGGGGCTAAAGGTCGAAGGAGGGAAGGTTTTATCCAAAGATACGGGCAGAGAGGTCAAAACAGAGGCGGACTACCTACTCGCTCAACGCGAAGCTCTTGAGTCCATGAAAGAAGCCACAGATGCTTTTACTCAAGAGGGGCTATTACAAGAGGTTGCGGATAACACCCTTACCTCAGCGGATATGATCAATAACCACTTGGGGGAAATCCTCATGACCATATCTGGCTATGTTAACGGCATCTTCAACTTTATGGATAAAGCCACCGACTCAGAAGATAAAGTCAAACGAGAAGCCATACTAGGTGAACTCGCCAATGAAATAAGAAGTCTTAATGAGCAAAACAAAGAGGGTGGTAAAGAGATCCGTGGCATAGAGGCTCAGATGAAGCGTAAGGCTGCCGAACTTGCCAAACAAGGAATATCTACTGACGAAGACGCGGGCTATCAAGAGCTAGTCCGTCAAAGGGAACAAAAGGTTCAAGAACAAGAGAAGAGAAAAAACAGATCCGAAGTTCTTAAACGGCAGAGACAACTTACCCGAAGTGGTGATGTAGACATAAAAGGCAAAACCGCCAGCGAAATAAAGGCTCTTGGGTTATCTACTGCCGCCTCTCAACTAGCTGGTGAGGGGCAAGAAATAGGGCTAAGTGCAGAGACACAAGAAAAGGTCAAACAGCTTCAAGAGCTACGCACGATGGGCTTCACAAGCATAGACGAGATGATCCGCTTTGTCTTATCCGAGCAAGTAAAAGGAACCCCAAGTAAGAGATACGATGAGGTAGCAGGTTGGCTGTCAAACAAGGGCTACGCGGTGTTCGGTGAGATGAAAGGTGGGGCAGTTACATCCACAGGTGCGAGGACAACTAAACCCTTCGAAATCGGAGTAAAAGCAGGCGGTGGAGTCTTGGTTAAGGGTGGAGATGTAGTTCATGCTCTAGAGGGTACTAGGGCTACCGCTCTCACAAAAGAAGGTGAATACGACTTAACAAAGCTCAAGGAGGATAGGGTTAGGGAGGCCCTCAAGCAAGAGGATGAGGGGGAGATAGCACTAAGAGCGGTCAGTGCTATCACCGGAGCATTACCTGTAATGGATTTGAGCCCAGAGGCGAAAAGAGAACGAGCTATAAGGCGTGTGGCAACAGAGGGTGAACTTGTTACTGAGAGGGGGGGTATATCCGAAGAGGCTTTGGGTGAAGCACTTAAAGTACCACCTTCGGATGTCCTAAAAGACGCAAAGCTCGAAGCCAAAGAGACAACCACTATTAATGCGGAAGTAAGAAAAGCCGAGATTGACACACAACGCGAGGCGGCTAAAAAGATCCGTGAAGACGAAAAGTCCGCTAAGAAATCTGAGCTTTTGAGTATTTTAAAGCTCGGTGCGGAGGCAAGCGATGTACAAATACAAGATGCTTTGAGGGGTAGGGGTGCAGACGCTAACTTGATGGGGCTTGCGGCGGGAGCAGGGTTTTACATAGACCCCACAGAGGTCATAGACGCTCAAGACTTGTATGTGACGAGAAACGGAGTGTTTAGACTCGACCCTCAAGATTTGCCATCTATGATAGGTGGGGGGATGGCATTTACAAAGCCTGGGGGTGCGGTGGATCAACTCGCTCAAGGGCTAGGTGGGGCTGGGATAAACATAGGTACGGTGACTATTCATGTAGATGGTTCTAAGTCTCCTGAGGAGACTGGCAAGGCTGTGGTGGGTGAACTCATAAAGCTCAAGAAGCGTAGAGAGGGCAAAGCCATATGACCGCTATGATTAAATCACCTGTAACTCTCCAAAAGGGCGAGGCTGGACTAGGTATCCGTCCTTTTGTGTTCGACATCATTGCACCTGATGGGGTGACCTCGCTTTTACCCGACAACCTTAAGATGGTGCTCCATGTGAACCCATCTGGACTAGATTTCTCGTACAGCAAAATCGTCAGTAGAGATCAGACCATGATGGGTTGGGTGGAAAGTTATTTCGGTGATGCTGTGGTGACGGTGAATCTAGAGAACGCAAGTGGTGCGTTCATAAGACCTTACACGGGCTTGTCTGCGATCACAGGACCTGTAGGTGTAAATGGCACTAGCTTTGGGACAAGTATTGGGGGTACACGCAGAGATACAATCACCTACGATAAGTACTTGGACAGCCTTGCGTTGTTTCACAATAACGGCTCCATCTATGATGACATGGGCAATGTGGCTCTACAAGGTCGGATAAAGATGAGTTTCGATGGGGGGACTTGGTTTGGGTGGTTTCAGAGCTTCAGTGTGACAGAGAACGCAGACAGCCCTTATCAGTTCAAGAGTTCTCTGACCATGCAAGTGGAACGCGAGACACATGGCATAAGAACCCAAAATGGATATCTGCCCTCGTAAAACCCCACCCACATAAGAAGGACGCTTAGATGAAGGCTACTACAGGTACTGCACCCTATGTGGATCTCTACACAACGGACGAGTTTATCCTATTTCCGGAGGACAACAATGGAACTATTCCTTTAGATCCGAACAACCAACAACAGCTTCGTTCGTTTTCTCCGTTTGTGTTATCCGTTACGCCGCCCTCGATTGGAAGGTACAGCACTAATGTGGGTACGAACCGCCCCTTTAGAAATCCAATGGGCATAACAGACAGCCAAAGGTATTCGATAAACACCAAGCAAGCTCGCCTTATCTCTCCTAATATATCTACGAGGGCGAGTACACCCATATCGAGAGGTGGGGTGGAGCCAAGCGTTCCGTATTTACAAGCAGGTGTGGTCGATAGAGATGTGGTCATAGACGCTGTGCTTCAACACCAACAGCTAAGGCAACTACCCCCCATTGTCTTCTTAATCAACCCCATATCTTTTGCGGTCAACTACACAGATATCCAAAACTACGGAGATCAGTCCAAGTACGGATTTATCTTTTACAGATGGGGCGAGGACTTAACCAAGATTTCAGTGACTTGTAAGCTAGGTGCTTTCATCGCTGGTAGGGAGAACCCCAATGAGGGCTTAACGAGTGATGGAAAGATGAGGGGTGTATCTGGACTTCAGTTTGTCTCTCGGAAAGACTCAGCGGGGTGGAGACAACTCATGGCTATATTGGGTGTGTACCGCAACAGCGTCACTATTGCAGATAGACTCAATCGAAGCAGGGCATACCACGACATCGGAACACAATCTATCCATTATGATGGGCAACGCTATGTGGGAAGAATGGATAGTTTCAGTTTTGGGATAAACGAGGAAAATCAGCTTGGTGGGGTGGAGTTTAGTTTTGAGTTTGTGGTGTACGAGCACTACCAAGAGGGCTTTGAGATGAAGACAAGCCTATCCCCCATGTATCCACCAAGTGCATCTGGATTTGGAGGTGCTTTATGAGAATAGAGAATAGACCCTACGCAGGAAACTGGACCTCCGACATAAAGAACAAGTACAGACGAGTTAGGTCGTGGACTCCAGATGTTATCGTTCAGTTCAATGGAGACACGGCAATACCTGGCTGTAATGAGTGTAAAAATAGGATAGATTTCCAAGCCTTTATCACGAGCGTCAGCGTGGGTGCAGGAGTCACAGCGAACTCGAATAGCTGTAGCATATCTGCCGTTATCCCTAGAGCATATGGAGACAGCGTTTTTAAAGATGGTGAGTTTATCCTTCAGCCAGGGGTAGAGGTTAATGTTTTCTACAGAGGGTTCTTCAAGACGAGCGAGCTATTGGGTGCAGGAGACACCCTCAATCTTAACGACGAAGAAGTAGACTTATCCAAAGTCGAGATGAGACCCTACTACCCAGTGTTTCATGGGGTGTTGAGCGGTGTAGATGTGGATTCGACCCTACAAGGGTCTTACAGCATAAGCATGACTTGTAAGGCGTTATTGGCATTTTGGGAAAACCAACAAGTCAACACCAACGCTGGATTCTTAGCGGCTCAACCTACGGAGTCTAAAGGCAGTATTCAGCTAACGGGTCATAAATACACCGACATGACCCCGCATCAGATTATTTACGACTTGTATTTGGACTCCGGTGGGTCGGCTCAAGGTACAGGATTCGTCTTACAGAAATCGGATAACCTCAAAGCCAAAGCGGTCACTGGTCAGCAGTTCTTTTCACTCGCCCTTAGATATTGGGAAAACCGATTCGAAAATGGCTTATATGGCTTAAGGATGTACGGAGTCTCAGGTAGGCTTTACTCAGCCACAGAGACGGCTCTCTTATCCGATGTGTCAGTTAAAGGAAAAAAGAACGAGTTTATCTCGGTCATAAAAGAAGCTCTACAACCTAATGCTCAAGAAAAACCAAGCCTCATGCTCAAACGCTTTATGGAAGCTGGGCTTGTGCAGTATGACGCTAAGGGGAATGTCCTCAGACTTCCCGACCTTCAGTTCCTTGCTCAAGCCGCCGAGGACGATAGAGGTGGAGGTGTCAATGTAAGGGCGTTAAAGGAGTTCATCACCGACATAGGGGCATTAGGGCAAGTGAGCCTATTCGAGTCGTCTTTCACCTCTAAGCTGTCTCTCGCTCAAACAGTAGCGGAAAAGTGCGGATACGAGTTCTTTCAAGACCTCGATGGGGACTTGGTTTTCAAACCTCCCATGTACAACCTCGACACATCGGATAACCGCGTCTATCGGATACAACGCGAGGACATATTGTCGATCAGCTTCGGTGTGACTGAGCCAGAAGCCACATACATCGTGTGTAAAGGTGGACCGTTTAGAAATCTATCGGGCGTGATCGACTCTGGTGAGTGGGGCGTAAAAGGGACTTATGTGGACTATCACCTTGTGGCTAAGTTCGGTTGGAAAGAACACTCGTTCGACACCACCTTTTACAACACCAAAAGGCAAGCCTATTATGCCGCTGTCGTGGAGCTAGACCGCATAAACAAAGGCATGAACACCTGTAGCGTGTCCATACCCATGCGACCAGAAATCAAGCCAGGTTATCCAATATACATAGAGCATATAGACTGTTTCTACTATGTAGAGAGCGTAAGCCACTCGTTCAGCTATGGTTCGAGTGCCACCACCTCTTTAACGCTCACTTGTAGGCGTAAGAAGTTCATCCCTCCAGGGGACGCGGATGTTGACTACGCTCAAGACCCAGCTCGCTCCGTGGACTTGGGCAGAACCGACCTCCCCAAGAAATACATCTACAAGCGAGTCAAGTTATCCAATGACCTCGGTGACTCCTATGAGACTCGTAAGATAGCTGGATTTCCAAATGTTGTTATGGCTCTCGACCCTACGAAGATCGACCCAGGGTTCTTGACCTTCTCGATAGATTTCCAAAACATCGGTGGGCTTGGCACTAAAGAGCGAGAAGCCTATCGCAACAATCTCCTCATAGAAGCGAAACGCCTTAAAATCCTTGAGATTGGCGATGGCGGTAGCTTGTTTGAAGGTCCGTGGGTGTTAAATCTACCCGATCCAAAAAACCCTAACGGAGAACCCATCAAAGGAAATCTCAATCTAGACGCTGTGGGTACGACTACGGTGTCTAGGGACAAGAAGGGCATTGTGGTCACTCGTAAGGGAGAGGTACAAACAAGAAGGGTATCCAAAAAAGATGGTGTGGTGATAGCGGGAGAGTCTCAGCTTGAGCTTGCCTCAGTTAAGCGTCAACAAGCGAGCCTAAGTGCCGCCAAGCTCGCCTCTCAAGGTCAAAGGGGTAAGGCTCAGTCCAACGCAGACAGAGAAGAGGCACAACAAGAGTTCGAGCGTACTATCCAATCTTTAAGGGGTAATGCGGAGACAGGGTTCACGATAGTGGACTTGCTAACGGCTGTTAAAGAGGCGAGGTATTCAACAAGCGACAATAACTCCATAGAGGCAGGCAGTACTGCCAATATCCTTCGTCTGCTTCAAAATAAGAAAGCGTCCTTTGGCCCACAGCTACCTGGCTATTACAGATACTACTCGTCTTCACATCCTGCGTCGGAACACCAAGCACCTGACATTATGGATGCGAGGGTAGATGATGGACAACCCAAACTCACGCTCACAGAGGGGCGTATAGATGACACCGATGTCAATATGGTCTTCAGCGAGGGCGGAGGAGACTCGGTGTACTATGGACAAGGACTTATCCAAAGGGGCTTGCTTACACGCACTCAGTATTCGAACGACTTTGGCATAGTGCCGACCAAAGACATTCTGACCCTTGCCTTTCAAAAGCACGGAACGCTACAGAAAAGGAAAGTCACAACCACGACTGCTAAAGCATCAGGTTGGGGTAATATGGGTGCTACCTTTTGGAATGGATTATTCTCGGCAATCACAGCGAGTTTTAGCAAAGCTATCCAATCCAAGAAGGGGTCTATAAGTGCTAGGGTATTGGCGGACTCTTTCTTTGTGGATAACTGGAGTTCGGCTTTCTTTAATAAAAGCCTCCCCTCCAAAATGTTCATAAAAGCAGGTTCTATCGCTTACGCTGAAACGGATAACATAACACTCGCTGAGTTATCTGTTTTGATAAGAAATCTCAGGGGTTCTTTGATAGGGCTTCACAGAGTACAGAAACCTAACTATTACATAGAGAGTTTTGATCCAGTGGTGGCATTGAGCGGAACGATGGCGGATTTGAGGACAAGCATAAAGAACGCGGATAGGTTCTTCCCTTCAGCTTCAGTTAGCAAAACAACGGTGGAGAAGGAAACTTGGTCTAAAGACACCTTCGTGTCCCCCATATTCCCCATCTCAGACGAGAAGGGGTTTGAGGTATTCGGTGCGTATCAATACGGGAGGGGATTGGATATCTCTAGTGGTGGTTCATTCGATCAGTTATTGGTGCAAGACCCAACGAGGGTGTTCTCTGCTAAAGACCTTCAGTCGTTTGTATTGGAAAATAACGGCACAGTGGAGGGCAGTAAGGAGATCCGAGGGAAGTTAATATCTGAGAAGCTCGAGCAGATAGAGCGAGCAGGGCGTTTGGACTTGATAGACGAGATAGCTTCATCAAGAGGGCTTAGGCGTGGTGACTTAGTGGGGGATGTTAAAAGTGAGGTATTGAACAAGATTATGACGACCTTAGACGAGCAAGTCATAACGAATGTTCCCAAGCGTTTGGGTGAGATAAATCCTCCTTCGAGGGGGGATGCGATGTGTAAGTGCAAGGCACAAAGCACAGACCTAGAACTACTCGCCCTTGCTTCGGATACTTCAAACTTTGTGAGCGTGGGGTCTGCTATCAAGACGGAAATGGACATTGTGAACAACATAGCAAGTGGGATAGCGAATAAGGGGGTAGATCACAACACACATCAGTCGGCATTGAGGCATGACTTAGATGGAGCTGGCGGTGAGGGTAGCTTTAAGAGATTGTCGGATGCTTTTGGAAAGCTAGGCGATACAGTAGCGGAGGACTATGAGAACCTTGTTGGTGCAATAGACGCAAGCGTAGGTGTATTGGATAACACATTGGATAAGTTGGTAGAGAGGGCGGGGGAGATAGGGACAACGGATAAAGAACGCATGGACTCAGCCAAGAAGCTGAGAGGAAGGGGCTAAGGGTTATGACCTCAAGTGACTTAATGAGAGAACGCCTTGAGTTCGAGAGTAGAAATCAAGGTTGGTCGGCTTTGTCATTGGGCATAGCGATTGTATTGGAAATCCATTGGGAGGAGTTTAGGTGTACCTTACAGATCCTTCATGGTGCTGGGGCGGATACGACCATGAACGGAGTAGAACTGATGATGCCGTCTATGGGCAACAGGCACTTTTTAGGTGGTATCCCTGAGCGTGGGGACAAGTGCGTAGTGGGTTGGTTTGCAACGGAAACCAAAGGAGACTCGTCACAGAAAACGCCTGCGATTTTAGCGTGGTTACCAGCTTCGAGCTACTTGGGGCATGAGTGGATACCTGTGCAAGGAATAACGCCCGATGAAGGGCTTATGGGCAATCTAAAAGATCGCCAAAAGATACGCTCGTTTTATCAACGCATACGCCACAAGCTCAAGCACTACAACGCGGGCAACATAGGGGCTTCTTCTTCACAAGGGGCTGACCTATTGCTCGATGAGAGTGTTCATTTATCCAATAGACGCTCCAATGAAATCATCTTAAGGGATCAAGACCAAGCCATCGTGTTTAGGTCTTTACAGCAGTTTCATGCTCTCTCTGGTGCGAGGGTCTATGGGGGCATGGTTCAACGCGATGCTAGGCTTCTGCCAAAGGAGATGTTCTCGGACGGATTAAAGTGGGACTCGGCAGTACAGCTAGATGAAAATGGAAACCCATTTATCCCCACAGAGGAAAACAAGCTAGGTTTTGGAAAACTAGAGCCTCACCCATTGTTCAATAGGGGGGGTGATTCTCATGTAGACCTAGAGGGTGACTTCGTCTTATCCAATACGCTATTTGAGGCAGATTCACCGAATGGGAGTATTCCGACTGCTATAGACCCTTACAGATTTCTGTACAGGGCAGGTTTAGTTTCGGATAGTTTTGGGGACACAACGGATAACTACAAGGGTGAAGTTTATGGGGGCAAGTCGATTCTTAGAGTGGGGGACGCTTATGACGAGAACGCTGTTTTAACGGGTAATGCTTTCACGGAGTACAGAATAGAGGTATCACACACAACCGATGGAACATTACCTGTAACAGAGCAAACTGATGGTTTCGACAGCGACCGCTTGCCCGAGGTTCGTGGTGGCTCAGACAAAGCTCCATTTATTGAGTGGGTTATTGGAACACCCGTAGGTAATGACCCTTATTCAACGCTAGGACAAGAGTCCTATGGGTTGCCATTAGTGCCTGAGATAAACGGTGCTATAGGGCTGATTAAAGGGGCTTTACAAGCGACCCCTTTGGTAGACCATGCAGCGACTTTACTCAGAGTGAAGCCTATAGTTGAGTCGATAGAGGATAGCTTCATTACGCTCACAAAAGGGGGTAAGTTCAAGGCTTACATCTCATCCCCTCAAGCCGACTCGGTTCAAGTTTTATCCAAAGGGGGTGTGTCTCTTAATGCCAACCTCGGTGTAGAGGTTAAAGCACCTCGTGTGTCTTTAGATGGGAGTGAGAGAGTCGAGGTATCTGGTGGTGTTATAAACATATCGGCTAACGGTACAGATATCCAAAATGGGCAAGAGTTTTCTTTGTCTATTTTGGGCAAGAAGCGTGTAAGTATTCAAAGTAGCGTGGCGGTGGAAATAAAAGCTCCCGTAGTGGATTTCTCCAACGCGGGGGAAATAAGACTAGCAAGTCAGAGTCAGCTATCTTTGAACACCGGAGCGGGTATGGAGTTATCCGCTCAGTCCATGAAGCAAGTGGCATTGGGTGAGTACAATCTGGTGGTGTCTGGACCAACGAACTTCAACACCCCTCAAGGGGCATCGAGGTCAGTCACCATAGCTTCGAACCCAGCAAGTGGAAGCGTAGGACCTTCGGATAAGTACACAAATGTGTTTGGTGGTCGTAGTGAAACATACTTGGGGGTGACGACCAACACTAAAACTATCCTATCCGGAACAGAAACGAAAACCATAGCTGTTGGCTCCGATACGACTATCGTGGGTACAAACACCCAAGTGATTGACCCTACAGGTTTCAAGTTCTTAGCCCCTAGCGGTGGCGTTGTTGTACAAGCAGGCTTGGTAGTTTCAGTTAACGCACCATCAGTTGTGGTCACAGGTACAGCAAGTGTAGTTGTGTCCGCACCATCTATTCTGTTGTCGTCACCAGGTGCTTCTTTTGGTCCTATTGTGTGTGGCTCAGATATACACCCCATACTCGGTGTACCATTCTCTACCTTCTGCCCACCTAGAGGACAGAACCTCTCTACATAATGGATAACCACATGAGACTTTATTACTTTGCCTACGGTTCAAACCTCAACCAAGAACAGATGGCTGATAGGTGTCCCACAGGGAGATTTCATAAGTTCGCGGTGCTCGGTGGATATTCACTTTGCTTTAGGGGGTACAGCCACAAGAGAAACGGAGCTGTAGCGTCCGTACAGAAAGACGAGAAGTCTTATGTGGAGGGTGTCCTCTACAACATATCCTTAGACGACCTCAAGCTATTGGATAAGTTCGAGGGTTATCCAATGTCTTATATGCGTTCGAGCATGGACATCATTACGGATAGTGGCGGACTTGTTAAAGCTCTTGTGTACTTCAAAGAGGATAGCGAGCCTTTGGGGATACCCTCGGCTGAGTACTTGGAAATCATCACCAAGTACTACTACCGCTATGGGTTCTCTTTAGAGAACCTAAGGAAATCCTTAACTCTTTAATACAACGCACTCCTAGAGAAGTATCCAATAAGGAGCAGAATATGAGAAGGCTATCATCACCAAATGTAGCTAATGCGGAGACCGCTTGGCAGAACAACAGAAGGACTTTCCTAAAGGACACCATATCGGTTATAGCGGATAGGTTATTAGACGAGGGTGTGGGGTTCATTAAAGATGAAAACCATCGCGTAGGGAGATTGAACGATGACAGGCTTCGTATAGCGTTGTACGATGTATTAGATGACAGAGGGGAAGGTTGGAAAGATTATTTATCTTTAGGGCAAGAGGCGTACAATCAGTTTAATGTGGGTCTTGCGGTTTTCCGTTCAAAGATAGAGAAAAGCAGATTTAGGATAGAGGAAGTGGTATCCCCTACAACGGGAGTTCATGGTTGGAAGATTACTCGCTTATAGTTCATTTATAGACCGAGATAGGGATAGGTTGAGAAACCCTTAACCCAACCCCTATCTCGGAGTAAGTAAGATGAGAACAGCAAGCGAAGTTGTAAGAAGCCTTGAGCAGAGGATTGCTCGCCTTGAAAGACAATCCAGTATCTTGGGTAAGACCTGTGTGATTGAGAAAATGTATAGGGGAGGCAGAGAAGGTGAGAGGGGTGAAGCCGTTCTTAATTGTAATGGAGTTAAGCTGTCCATAAAGTTCGACCTTTATGGTTATTCGACGGTGATTGGAAATGACCAACACTTGGAAAGTACAGGGGCGTTGGGACTCTTAGACAATCTTAAGATGGAGTATGGTGTGCCTAAAATCAAAGAGTTCATCGCTAAATGTATTGCGATAGCAGGTAGAGAAGGTATGACTCTTGACGAGTGTATCAAAATCGCCCGATAAACAGATGCCTTGTTTATTTATACTCCGAGATGGGGGATAGGTTTTAACCCTTAACCCAACCCCTATCTCGGAGTAATGACATGAGAAGAACAGCAAGCGAAGTTTTACAGGAGCTTGAGACAAGAGTTGCCCGCCTTGAGAGGAAGGCTTGGAACCCCTTCAAGAAAAAAGAGGCACCCGTTGCCCCCGTGGAAGAGAAAGGGGCGTGGTCTACAAGCTATCCAGCTTTGGATTTGGGCTACAAAGGTCACACAAAAGAGGTGGTTCAGATGGGTCTTAATAACCTTGTCTATTCGGGCGATGAGGAAACCGTTGGGGATGTGGTTAAAATACACCTGCGTGATATGCACGGAACCACCTATGTGGAGGGAGCCTCAGCAGGGGACTACTATCGAAGGAATCTTAATGTGGATATAAAGAAAGTATCCGTAAGGTCTGTTTGGCTAGAAGAAAAGTCTAGCCGAAAGATAGATCTAGCTGTAGTGTTAGATGTGGTTTACGGTGATGTTTCACACCGAATGATGGATGGCGACACCTGGACGGATAGTCATGGGGGTAAGGGTACATTAGTGTCCTCCATAGGTGGTGTGATCTATATGTTCGAGGGACACGAATCGGATGACATTGCGATCAAGTATCTGCAAAAAAAGGAAGGCAATAAGTACTTCAAGCTCTGGGGTAAGTGATTAGAGTCCTAGTTCTTTCTTGATCGCCTTATAAGCCACAACATCAGCTAGGGTGGGGATAACTCCGTCTCTTGCCTTTAGACCGAGGTCTTTTATTGTGTCCATAGCTTCCTCGTCACCCATTCTGCGGGCGAGGACATACATCTGACGCAGTTCATCTACAGGTAAAGGGCGAGTCAAGATGGGGTCTACACGCTTAGACCTTGAGGTGGCTTTTTGAGCGTCTAGTAAGTACTGCTCTTGTCCATCCCATAAAACACCACCTTCCTCTAGGGTGTTTCTCATCTCGACCATACGAGGGTTGCTACCTCCTGCTGGGATAGAGTCAATAACGGCTAACCACTTAGCTTTATAGCCCGCTCGGTCAGCTATCTTTTCGTAAAATCCTGGATTCTTGTTATACACGCCTATCCAATGCCCTACGCCCTCTTTCCAAGTCTTCCTCCAGTTTGTGGTGCGTTGGAAGTGCTTGCGGTCTCTATCCTTTGTGTTCAAGTTCGATCCGTCCACAAGGCTAACGAGATTTAGGTTCATGCTCGCTTGCCCATGACCCATGCTCGTACCTGTGGACTTCTGTGTCGAACTCAGCTTTACACCCACATTATCGGATAGCTGAATATAGTACACGCCAGCAGTACCGACCGCCTTCTTCCATCTAGAGAAGTTAGTGTCTAGCCAATCCTCTAGGTCTTGTACAGATATGTCCACATAGCTCATGGAGTAAAGGTTCCTCATTTGCGTCTCCCTTAAGGTTAGTCGCCTTAAGGAAGGACATAAAAGACTTATTGTTGTTACTTATCCGAGACTTTGTATGAGGCGATTACCTTGTCTTGGTCTTCGTCATACACATCTATTTGGTTATAGTTAGGCTCAAGAGAGCCGAAAAGAAAACCACTGCGAGTGACGAGTTCTATTTCACCGTCCAAGTACACATCACACTTGCGTTGTAGCTCCATCAAGCCCTTTAAGAACTGATTAAGGTTTTCTTTCATCTCTGCGTTCATCTGTCTTCTCTTGGTTATGTGGGGTGGTTGTTTTCGTACCAAAGCCTACGAGCTTCGGTTAGAACATCTTCCATCGAGTCGAGCAAATACTCGACATCGTAAGTGATGTGTACATTACCATAATCAAGTCGAAAAGAAGTTTCCTTGAAATGGATAGACCCTTGCTCACCGAGGAGCAAGAAGGAGAGTTGGTTTATCTGAGGGTTGTAATCAACCTCCATTTCGGTTAAAAACTCCTCCCAGTATGTTTGGATTTCATCCGAGTTCTGGGCGTAGACCAAAAGGTCAACATCGACATGGGTCTCCGCCCCTATCTTATGAGTGAACACCCTCAACCTCCTTCAGCATAAGAGTGAGGTAGATTTTCCCCAAGTCCTGATCGAGGAACACAACCTGCCAGTCCTCTACCTTAGAGGCGATCTCAAGGCATAACTCATCACCCTTAATGACCCACACCATGTCAGTGGGCAGAAAATCCGATGAATATGTGTCATAGTCATAAGGGTCGGGCTTGCCACCACCCAAGAACTTACTGAAAACTGAAAGGTGAACCATCTGAGCCTCCTGTGCTGTGTTTGGTTTCCACCCCCCTCTAATAAGAGCGACCCACACTTGGGATAATAATAAATGAATAAAATAGATCTGTGTTTACTGATGGGGAGCTTTTACACGCTCCTATTAACAAATGGAAACCCAAACAAGACACCTGTGTTTCTTGCTGTGACAAGTACCTTGTTTTTCTTCACTTGGTTGTTCGGTGAGCTTATCCAATAGCCGTGTACTTCTCTTCTCCTGTGGGTGCATCGTCCACGAGGGACTTGTAGTAAGAGTCTTTTGTTGTTAAACGGGGCTTAGAGAAATCTGGTGCTGTGGGCGTGTCTTCTAAGGGGAAGTAGAAGTTCAAGTCGATATTCGAGACTATCTTGGATAAGTGGTTCTCAGGTAGAGCCTCTGTAGGGTCGTAGTCTGGGTAATACAGTGTTACGCCTTGTATGGCTGTCTTGAGTATCTCGTCACGCTCTAGGAGCAGTTGCTCCCTCAAGTCGCACAGCTTGAGGATCCTCCCTTCCAAGTTATTCCTCAGTTGAGAGATTTCTTGGGTTATCCATTTTCTAGCCTCTGTGGTGATGTTTCCAATCTCGTCTGCTCTGGGGTAGATGTTTTGGTTATTCCCACCGAGCTTGCGGGCAGGGTATCTCCAAAGGGGAAGCCAACCTGCGGTTTCAACCCCTTTAAAGTCCTCTTCTTTCTGTGGGAGTTGTGCCACCACGCCTCCATAGGGCTGAGAGGGATTCAAGATGGTTTGATCTTCAAGCACGACAGAGCCGTTGGGTATATCCAATAGCTCATAGGAGTCTGGCTGTAAGAACATGGATATATCGAAGGGGTTTCCACCTTGAGCGATGTAAGCCATAATGAGCTTCCCCAACGACGACGAGGCATCTACCTCTAGTCCTATGCGTCTTTCGGTGACTTGTAAGAACTGAGGGCTGATGTCCCAAGCACCTGAATCACGAGCTTGTTTGATGGCATCAGGTATCTGAGCCTCGTTGGGCTTGTGATAAAGCACCTTTACATTTCCGATATTGGATAACTCCGAGTTAATAACCCTTATGCGTGAGTCCACATTTTTGCGTTGGAGTAGGGCAAATCTTCTGAACTCCAACCATGCCCCCCTACGAAACATACAGTTCCAACCGAAGCTCATTATTCACCTCCTATGATGGCGATAAAGAAATCTACGAGTAGAGAGGGCAATCCACCGAGTACGATCATTCCACCTGCTCCATAACCCCCCACGATGTTGGGCTTGTTTTTAGCGGATAAGAAGGCGTTCGTAGCGTCTGTTGTTCCATTACCTGTGAAGGGCAACACATAAAGACCCGCAGGAAACCTAAAAGACAAAATCGCATCTAGCACAGCCTTAATCCTCGACAAAATCCTCTGAATCTCAGCTATCCTATTTTTGATCTGAGCGATGTACTTTTTGATGGTCTCCACAATGCCAGCTAGTCCTGCCGATAAAGCACTCGCGTAATCGTTAAGATCATCGAGTACATCTATTACACCTGACAGCCCTACAAAATCCCCCAACCTAAGGTTCAACCATTGACCCACAGGCTTTTCCTTAGGCACCACAATGGATAGAACAGCCAAAGCACTCTCACACAATGGAGCTACACCTTGAGTTTGTGCTACCGCCCTCGCATAAAATTGCGTAGGGGTGATTGGGTTTCTCACGAACTCTCTGAGGGTGCCGTTGGAGCAGTAAACAATAGGGGCTGACTCCAAACCCCTTATATCTGTTACTTTTACGACAGCTTTGTTAGGGGGTGCTAAATCTACGGATAAAGCACCCACTGTCTGTTCGGTCGTTCTTTCTACAATCGGTACACCCAAAACAACTTGGTTTTGGAGATTGCTCTCTAGTTCCCCCACATAACTCGTGTTGTTGTCCTTGTAGAACTGCTCTAGACCGCTCTTTCTCCCTATGCCATCGGCTGTAGAACCACTCGTCAGTGCATTGGACATAAAGCTATAAAATGGGATGTGATCTTTATTTTTATTGTTGAGGGCATCTATGTGTGCTTTTATTCCGACCAACAAGCTATCGGATGGGGATGCTGGTACTAACTCCCCTATTGCTCTGTCTATCGCGTCTTTTAAGGATTTGGTCGTCTGTATTTTATTATCATTGGATAGTAGCCCCACACTGAAAAACTTTGCAATTTGTCGAGCTTGGTACTCACTCGTCTGCAAACCTAAGAAATCTCTAGCCTCCTTTTTATCCAATCTACAAAGCACAAAAAGGCTCAGAGCTTCTCGTAAGGCACTTACATAGAGGAGCTTTGTATCGCTGTCTACCTTTGGGATAGAAACAGAGTTTGAGGGGAGGCTTAGGTTGTTCGGTGTAATGTTTATGCGTTTAACAGGCTTCAAGTCTGCTTTAAGAAGCCTAGTCGCACATTTTCCGTCATAAGCGTTGTCTCCCTCTAAATCTCTCAAGTCTGCTTCTAGAAGTGTGGTTTCTGTACAACTCCTAACGGATACCACATACCCACCGTCACCCTCTGTGGGTAAAGCCTCAAAAGGAATGTCTATGGCGTAAGAGGTTGGACCAAATAACTGCCCTAGTACGCTCTGTGGCTGTATGAAGTATGTCCTATGTGTCTGATGATAAGTATCTAAGCTATCGGTTATGTTTCCGTCTTGATCCCTTAAATAAACCTTATTGACCCCACTGCCAACAGGAATATCTAATATGCCTAATAGATCAGAGGAGGCATCCAATCTGACATCGGCAGGGTCTTGTAAGACACCCTCGTAAAGCTCCGTAGGGCTTGAGGTTGACGAGGTCTGAGCTACCTTAAAATGGATAGTTTGTTTCTTGGTGGTGGTTTTCACGGAAACGATGAATAAGGGAGGGGGGCTTGCTACGCCTGTTAGATTAACGGATGGGTACTCCCAAGTGAGGCGAATGCCTGAGGGTTTATTGTCGAGGTCTATGGAGGCTGGATTAAGCTCTGTATGTGCGACTCCGAACTTTTGGTAATACTTTGCGTTTACACTAGATGGAGCCCTTAAAGAGTTCTGTTGTGGAGAGACACCGAATAAACCGAACAAGTCGGTCAAGGTTTTGATAAGCCTATTTATGCCTGATGTGTCGGCACCCCCAAAAAATGCCAACCCAAACACGCTCGTGTTGGAAGAGAAATCTGGTCTCGATAAGTCTTTTCTATCCAATAGCTTTTGGGAGGTTCGAGTTTCGAACGCTGGGTAACCTCCCCTCAGCCCCAAAAGGGGGTCTGAGAACAAATCATAGTCCCAAGTGAAATATATACCCGCTGACTTTAAGTCCCTTATCAACCCCTCCAATAACGCTATAAGAGCGTCTATGGCTAGTTTGATGGGCTGACTTATGTCTATAAGCAAAGAGGACACAAAGTCCAATATGCTCTCTAAAATACCCAGACCTGTATTTATGAGTGTAAAGGCAGGGTCGGTGGTCTGCTTGACTTGATCTAAGAAGTCATAGACCGAGTTTTCTTTAGGGACTTGTACACCCCCCCATTGGTTAATCGTTGGTGGGGCTGAAAAATCAGTGGGTTTAGGGTCTGCCACGATTGTCTCCCTTTCGCCTGCTCTGTTGCACTTGAGCCTTTAAGAGTTCTTGCTCTAAATGGGTTAGCTTCGATTGCTCTTTCAACAACTCCCCCTCAAAGTGCTTCTGTAGCTCCTCCAAATACGACACCATCTGCGATAAAGGGTTAACCCCATCCGCAGATGGCTTTATATCCTCTGTCTTTTTCCAATCGTTAGCCATGTGAATCACTCCCCTCTTTGTCTTAGGTGTTGGGTGTTAAATAACCTAGCGGTTCGTCAGACTCTTTAGTGCAAATAGATCAGGCTTCGGATAAACCGAGCTTTCCATTTTAGCCAAAGTCCCTTGAGTCCGATGTGTCCTCGTTTTAATCCAAGCCATTCGTGACTCCCTCGCCTGTAAAACACCCAACCCATCATCCAAGTCACTCGGCAAACCTGAGCCCAACTCCCCATAACCCTCCGTTATTAAAACAGAGTCCTCTATCACAACACGCCTGTCCAAGACACTTAAACAGGTGTTTGTGTTCACAAAAGGCTTTGAGCTTGTTAAGCCCTTAATGTTGTCCAACAACAACTCATTAGACGGATGTGTAGGATCCCCCTCACCCACAAGGCTCATGTAATCGTCTGCCTCATAGTCTGCCCAACTGACCATGTCCGTAGGAAACGACATAAACCTACGCACACGCTCAGACCAAGATAGTGTCCTCTCCCGATAAAATAAGAAGTCTTCAGCTACGCTCTGCACCAACCCATTTTTCATCCGAACTATCCGATACGAGAAGGGATGTACGCTATCGGTAGTCGTCGAATAAGTGCCTCCCTCCACCCCTGAGGTCACCCTTAAGGGATTTCCTAAATCTCCACCAACACTAGGCAAGAGGTTGTAGGTGGACTTATCCTTAGTCCCTACACTACCGCTTACTATGAGGTAATCAAGTCCAACCTCTAGAACACGATACGAACCTCTGTTGTCGTCCAACTCATGTGGCTCACCCTCTATGTACCCAACCTCACCTAGCTTGCCCTGATCCCCACGCGGTGGATACCCATACTCTACAGGTGAACTATCCAATAACGCCCCTTGTGGATCTATCACAAGGTAATCACCCACAAGGACACCAAGATCTAAGAAGTCTGCATTGGTATCCACGAGCTTACCCTCTAGAGGAACGGATATGCCCTCTTGTGCAGGAGACTCGTAAAGCACCTCAAACCCCTGTGAGAAGTACTCATCAAACGACTGCAACTGAGGAATAAGCCCACCCACCCTTGTCTTAATCCTAAAGCTGTAAGCCTCCGCGATAGATGAACCCCTTACCCAACTACAAGTCAACTCCCCATCCACAACCCCCACAACCCTCAAGTACAACGCCTCTGTTCCGTCCTCCTTGTGGATAAACACATGGTCTCCCATCTGCACCACATTAGAGAAGTTTCCAATTTGGGTATCCGTCCCATCGGTGTCTTCTTCAATCAGATAGTTCACTTGCTTGGGAGTTAGGACATACACGCCCTCGCCCTCGTCTGTAAGATTTAACACCAAGCCCTCTCTCCCCTCATAAACATAACGCAAAGAGGAGACACCCTCAACCACACCCTTTAGGACATCGGTGAACCTACGAGGTCTCCTAGCCACCAACTGCACCCTCTCTGTGAAATCCCATGCGGGTAAATCCGATAGGGTGTAATCTATGGGGCTTCTTACATTACTACTGCCGTCTCCAAATACACTCTTGGTTGAATAGTCTCTCACCAACAGCGGAAAAGACTTATCCAAGTATATTCCACCTAAGACCGTCACGCTCATGGATAATACATCTAGGGGCAATAAGAACCCCTCCCCATAAGAGTTAACATCGGTGACTTCACCTAAAGAACCCCACTCTATTCCGTAAACGACTCCGTCTGTACCCCTAAGAGCCGTAAGAGATGACGAGGTATCCCCTCCACCAGCTACACCAAGTGTAAACTGAATACTTCCACTTAAAGTACAAGGAGCTTCGCTAGGCACAAGGGAGGTCTTAACAAGGTCGAACTTAGCCCTTGTCCCACCTGTAATCACTTGCCCATACGCCTCACCCAATATGTCGCTCAGTTCACTGAAGTCCACGACCGTCCCATCTAAATACGCCACGGAGCCATCTACAAAACTAAAGCTCGTCTCTGTCCTTGAGGCATAAGATATCCGTAGGGCTGATCGACCATAGACGGAGTCGTACACACCCAAAGTCGTAGACATGGGTCTAGATGAAACCCCCACTGAGTCTAAAATAACAATCAAGTCCCCAACAGAACCAAAGAAAGAGGACAACTCGGTGTTGTCTGTACTCAGTGTGGCTGAGATACCCAATACGCTTAAACCTGTCACCTTAGGGAATGAAATAACAACAGACTGACTCTGTGTCACAATCTCTCTAATCTCTTCGTCTGCGACACCCTCCGTGTAAAACTCCACTCGGTGAAGTCCAGAGTTATGCCCAGAGCTAACAACTAAGAAATCTCCCTTCAGAATATTATCCGCAGGTAAAGAGAGATTATGGATAACACCAGATAGGTTATCCGTAGAGCCCCCACTCAACACCAAGCCCATGTCCCCCTCACCGACATAGATAACACCTTGTTCGTTGACCTCCGACCCTACCATAATGGATAAACCGACCCCACTCAAAGCAACCGAGTTTTCACCGCTTGAGCGATATCCGTAGATTAATAACCCATCGGATAAGATTTCTTTAATCTCAAAGGCTGAACCCCCATTTATGACGGACGAGTTATTCACATCGGAAGATACGATGTGAGTACCACCCCCACCACCTACGGACTCATAAACAAGAAAACCGCTGTCCAAAACCTCAACCGAGGACGAGTAGCTACCTTGTACCTCATAAGAGTCAAATAATGGATAACTCTCCCTAATAGAGACACGATCCGATGGGATATAAGCCGATGGGGATTGGGCTGTATAGCCCAAGTGGAAATCCATAAACCAAGCCGAACCCACACCTGTGTAGATGGTCGTACCGCTTGTGGTGGTTAAGCCACCCAAGCCCCCCCAAAATGAGGAAGCTCTGAATAACCAAGTCTCACCCGTAAAGGCAGGAGCAGGTGGGACATTGGGATTATCTATGGGTGAGTCCACGATGGTGAGCGTGTTGCCCACATAGGTGAAGGAAGTCATGTTGTCTGGTGAGTACGCCACATAACCAAAGCCAAACCTTTGGAAACTCACCGTCCAATCTGTCACGCCCCTTGTAAAAGTAAACCGACCATATCGGATTAACCCTCCGTTCAAGTACACATCTAGCCGTATCTCGTTACCTGTGCTACCCTCGCCCGCAAGGTAGTCGAAATAAAGGAAATAATCTCTGTACTTGGTGTTGGAAAACACGAGTTCTACAGTCGATACATCGTACTTGCCAGAGCTAGGGATACCCTCGCTCAAGGTCTCCGTTACGCTCACACCGACCGCGTCATCGGATAAGTGATAAACGAGAGCGTTATTGACTCTGTAAGAGAGAGAACCACCCGAGTTCGAGGCGGAGAACCTCGGTGGCATGATTTCAGTTCCGTTTATCCAACCCAACTCCAGAAGCCTGTCCTCGAACACCATGAGGTCTGATTGTCTAGGTGTTTGTACACACTCACCAATCGCTGTGGCTACAGAGTAGTCATATGTTGTGACAAGGACACCATCCACGCCCTCTACGCCATCGTCCCTAACCTCATCTGGATAAACATATTCAAGGCTCCCATTGTTGTCTGCTTGTGCTGTAAGTCTCTCTAAATAGGGAGGAACCGTGACGAGAATATCCTTTTCTGTTAAGGGCTTCTTAAAGGGTATAGACTCGTCTCCGTCGTCGTTTACACCCAATCCCATGAGTGCTGGATACACATAAGGTTCCAAGCTAGTGTTTCCAAAAGTAACCGACCCCTCAAGAGCCGTGTGTGCCGAGGGGACATTTTGACCTAAGATTTCTTTAATAGGATAGTTAGGGTCAGACCCACTTGGCAAGGTTATGTCGAATATCTCACCCTCTGCCGACCTTAGTCCCACATCGACACCCACACGATAAACACTGCTGTCTCCTTCTTCGTCCAAATCGAGGGCAAAGCTCTGAACAATCGTGTCTCCCCTCTTGGGGGCAAAAGCTGAACCAAAGGCTGTTATTAAGCTACCCTCCAAGACCACCACACACCCATTTACGATTTCTTTAATCCTCGCGTTCCGAGGTTCTCCAGTTAATGAAAACACAGAGTCATAGGCATACTCCCCCTCGTTCAATACGGGAGAGAAGCCAACACCATCAACACCCAACTGTAGCTTATCCCCCACACGCAACCCATTAAATACCCTTTCTAAATTCCCCACCACCACATCGGATAAATCCCCACCCTCAGATAAGAACCTATCTGTTATTGGATAACCAGTAAGTGGGTCTATGGGAAACTCACTCAGTGGGACAGCGGATAAGATGAGGCTAGGTCTTCCTACAGAGCTAGGAGCATATTCACTAAACCCATTAGGCGAATACGACACAACTCTGAACCTTGCTCCCCTCTTAGAGAGAGTTAAGCTGGATATGTTTTTTAATGAACCGAAAGCTGGGTTTTCTACGAGTGCTATGACATCCGTAAAAGTGCTCTCAAAGTCCCTAAAAAAGAACAACTCCCCACCGCCTCGATAAGTCATCATCTTAGCCGACTGCGGATACAGCCTCGACTCTACACTCGGTTTCCACAAGGGCGAATAAATGGGAGCGTACTCATACTTAATGAATGGATAACCCACACCCATGTCATAAGACATACGCTTTTCATAAGAAACCAAAGCGTAGTCGTCTATCTCGTTCTCTATGAGATTCCTCTGTGTAGATTTCTTCTTCTTAAAGTCCAAGACGCTCGATACACCCTCTGCATCTATCAAGTATCTTGGATAAATCTCCCTTGTGATGGGGTCTTCTAATCCCGCACCACACCACTTGTCTCCCCTCAAAAGCTCGAACTTAAACAACCCATCCGCATCACCCACGACCTTGCCCGTTGTACTTGAGACAAGCTCGTCCACTGGCTTAATAAAACCATCGTATCTCTTTATCCAATTTCTAGCCACCACATCAGAGGCGAGAAGATCAAAATATCCAATAGACCTCCCTCGCTGAGTGTTTTCTGTCCGAGTTATCTTCGCCCCAAATCCCCTCTTGTCACTCACCTTGAGACTATCCAATAACTCTCTCTCTACCTCGCCTTCATAGGTTTGTTCAGCGACTGTTCTGAAGTAAAACACATCTGGGGCATACACCATGCACTTAGCGTAAATCTTCTTGCCCGTGTGCTCAGTCGGAACTCTCCTTTCCGTAAAACTTAACTCGTACTTCGGATACTCCACCTCGCCTGTGGCTAAAACCCTCTCACTGACCACCCCTTGTGCCGTATGCTTTAAGTAATAACTCTCACCCACAGATACGCCCAAACCACCCAACAAGTTTAACACATCCGAACTCAGAGCGTAGTCAACCCCCTCTACAAGCTCATAACCCAAACCCTCCGACTCCACATAACGGATAAGAGTATAGCCCTTATCCGTTAAAACCTTGCTCGATAAAGCTAAAGATTTATCCCCCACTTTAAGCACAGCCCTCATCGACACCAATAACTCACTCACATTGTGTTCTGCCGTTTGCCCCCTCACTCCTAAAATAGTCACCCCATTAATCAAAGACACCGAAAGTACCTCGTAAGCAATACCTGCCAACATCAATAAACCACCCACCTTAAATAAATCCCTCAAGTCACCCTCTACAGAAATCTCCCCACCACCCAAACGGCTCTTACAAACAACCCCACTTACGCTCTTGAAAACATAACCAGATGCCCTCAAGACACTCACATCACTCGACTTTATCCCATACCTCGCAGGAGGATACACGGATAAGTTTCCATTAGAACCGACCGCAGTCACCCTAAAGATATGTCCAGATAGATTTAACAAATCATCTACAGCCACTAAACCACTCGGTATCCAACTCGAAATCGTACTGCTACCAATACTTATCTCTAAGTCCTCAACCTCTTTTATTCCAGTAGATACCCTAACCGAATACTCCCCACCCATAGACCTCGTCACATAATAACTAACACGCACATCCCCCACCGCGTTCACATAAATAATCCTGTCACTCGTTATGCTCGCACCAGATGTGACAATAGATGCCCCGTCATACAAAGTAAATAAATCACTATCCAAGACCACCCCTCGCTCCAACCCCCCATAACTGTAAACTCCGCTCTCCAATAAAACCGCACTCTCCTCCCTAACTAAAAATAAAACACCCTCCAAGACACGCTCGCTCTCCGTAAAAGGAATATAAGACACCTCAACACCCACACCAGACTCTAAAGGAGACTCAAAAGATATAGCACCAGTGCTAACCTCATATCTCACACGCCCCCTGTCCAATAACTCCATCAACTCTAAAGCAACACCCTCACCAAATGGACTCGATAAGTCGTCCAATGACGCACTCACCTCCGCCCTGTCCGTTAAAACATCTCTCGGAACCCCCTTGTAATAACACACACCCACCCAACTGCTATCCAATACCCCATCGCTCTCAAAATATATCCGTCCACTCACCGAGTCCCTCGTAAAACCATAACCATCTACAATAACACCCTCCTCATAGGTGACACCATCAACCTCTAATCTGTAATAACCATCTCGCCTCTGAATATCCGATATGTAAAAATCACCCAATAACTCCCTCTTTAAAATCACTAAGGGATAATAAACCGAACCCCCAACCTCCCTCAAATATAAACTAGATGTAGGATGCACATTGGATAAATCCATACCCCAATTGCGAATAATGTACACCTCACAACTACGCCTCTCACTGTAAAGCCTCTCCCAACACTCCCCCAACACTAAATCAGAACCACCCACACCCCCACCCTCATGCTCCTCCCATATGTTAGAGGATTCATCTATCCTATCCATACTCGATAAAACCCCATCCCCTGAGATAACACGCCTCCATAAAACCACCCCAGATGTTATCTGCCTAACAAAGTTCCCCTCCGCCTTATCCAAATCCTCTAAACGACCACTACCCACCACATTAAGCCAACCCCTCAGAAATCTTAAACGCCCCCCCAACCCATACAAAACATCAAAATCTACACCCTCACTCAAAACCTCACCACCTATAGACAAACCACCCACCAACGACAAAACTCCACCACTCGTCTCTAAACCATCCAATACCCCACGCACATAACCACTACGAGAAACAACACCCAACCATGTAATCGAGTTATCCATATCCAAACCATACTCAATGTCCTCCCCCTTCGTTAAATAACCACCACCCTCCACCCTAAAGTGCCTGCTACCCGTTGCGTCCGCCCCACCCCTAAATAAAGACACCTCACCCAAACCACTCAGCAGACTTAAAGATAAACCCCCACCACCGACCACACCCACCTCCTCGTCATCATAACTTACATAACCACCCACACTAAGTGAACCCACACTTAAAAAGACACCACCCGCCCAACGCTCATGTGGCACTAAACCCAACTTATCCAAATCCCCAGACACAGACTCCCCTAAGACCCTTATGTGTCCATAACGATCCACATCCACTAAACCCTCCCCCCCTACAAGATCCCCCCCTACCCACGACACCAAATCCCCATCAACTAAAATACTCCCACTGCCCGATAAAGGCTTGCTCGATACCATACCCAAACCCACCCTGTCCATACCCACTAACCCCGTGCCGTACTTGGCCCCCGTTAAATCCACTCGCCCCCCTGTGTACACCCTCCCAAAGTCCCCTGAGCCCAACGATACATACGCCACACCCACCTTACGCTTCTTAAACTCAGGTACATCCTCTACATACTCACACAATAAAACATCCCCACTCAATAACCTCACATACGAACCCAATAAATAACCCCTAAAGAAACCACGCCTCACCCCCTCACCCAATCCGTCCTTCTCCCACTCCCAACCACTCACCCCAAATGAACCCTCCCCTATTACCCCACTTTCCAACTCACTCTCCGACTCCATAAACACACGATCACTACATAACGCTAACCCCTCATACACCAACTCGTAATCCCCCGACCAATACACACGCCCAGCCTCCCTATCAAACTCAAAATCAGTCAAGAAATCCCCCACACCACCCACTCGCCTCAATAATGGAAACTCATTCAAACGAGGACAAGGAGATAAATAATCTCCTGACCTTAACGCACTACCGCCCACTAAAGATCCCCTGATTAAGATTATCCCCAAACCCCTGTCCTCGTCACTCAACGAACCCCACCTTAACTCACTACCCTCACTATCCATTAACCCATATGAAGAAGATAAATCACCACCCCCAACAAGAATGTCCTCACCCACTGTTAGCCTCTTCGAACCCACCACCAACTCGTCACCTAACCTCAAACCCACTAACCCCCCATCACCCACTACACCAAATGACTCCCCACGACCCCCACCCAATAACTTCCATGTCGAACCCTCCCACTTAAAACGCTCCCTCACACCATCGTTTGCCGTCCACCAATAACTCACCCCCTCCAAATATACCAACCCATCCGGCTCACCCCCCTCTGATTCTGCTACTCCTAAACCACTATCCAATACCTCTAAACTCTCCCCCCCACGAGTCGCTGATCTTATCCTATTCCCACCAAGCTCCACACCCCCATACCAAATACCACCCCCTACAGATACCCAACTGATCTCCCTCGATACATCACCCACTGCACCATCCCCCGCAGATATCCATAAGACTTCCCCCTCCCCCCTTATAGCCTCATAGTCATAACCCAATAAATCCACCCCTCCCCTCACAATACGACTGCCCAAACCCGTCAGCGTGTTGTTCCCATCCCCAGACCTTACATCTAGCCTCAGTAATGTTAATGTACTCATCTCTGTCTACACCCCTCATGTTAAAGTCTAAGATTATAATACCCTAACCTATCCCACTATCCCACTATCCTTAATGGCATAGGCACACTCACAGGCACTATAGAAGGAACACCACTCAACGCCCCTACTGCCACACCACCACCAAAATAACCCGTTAAACCCAAACCCAATCCCTCCGCTAACTGATCCACAAAACCACCCACCAAACCCACTCCCCTCAACCCCAACCTTAAATCATCCGCAAGACGACCCCCAAATACCACACCAACACCTGTAAATGTACCCACCACTGGATAAGGCAACCCATAAGAACCCACCGTAAACACCGCCCCCCTCAAACCCAACTCCACACCCAACGCTAACTGACCCACCGATACACCCACCAAACCCACTCCCCTCAAACCACTCTCCAATACCCCCACAGGACTCGACGATAAACTGAATGTACCCATAGGTACTCCACTACCTCCCACACCCAAACCCACACATAACACCTGCCCCCTCAATAAACCCAACCTCAAACCCTCCTCTATACCCGTACTTATACGCAACCACTCCCCACCCACTAAACCAACCCCAACTCCAGCATTATATACCAACCCCCCCAATACACCCCTCATTAAACTCATGTCGCACCCCCTCCTCTACATATGTTGTTATCCATCCTATCTGCACTAAATACACACATAAACAAATAACACCATATACCCCTATAAGCATACACCCATATACACCCATATACCCCTATAAGCATATGCGACCATATACCCCTACTTCGACCACATACCCTATAAGCATATATGACCACACCCCCAACCGCAGAAGACTCACCCAACCACGACCCCATCACCTATCACCGTACTCCGACTAAGCATATATGACCCTATGTGCTTATGTGAATATATGACCCTATGTGCTTATATGACCATATGTGCTTATATGACCATATGTGCTTATATGACCATATGTGCTTATATAAGACCCCATTTTTAACATTTAATATTTAACATATTTTAACATTTAACATTCAACAAAAGTTAATACACATAGATGGATACTTTCTGTTTATGGTGGTGAACACACGAATACCGCTCGTAGAAGCTGTATCGGTGTGTTCACCCTCCAGAAGACAAACCTGCATCCAAAATGCGACTGAAAAAACAAAAACGGATTAAAACCCACCCCCCACACCTACTAAAAGCAACAAGGTAGGTGTGGGGGGGTGGGTTCTCTCTAGGGGGTCTCTCACACCCCCACCTATCTCGCTCTCTTAGCCGATGACCACATAGTCTGCGTTAATCTTGTCCATGTGGTTGAGGATGTCGTTGTTCTCGTTGCGGTAGTAGCCTGTGTAGTAGTTTCCCATCTCCCACTCCACCACGAGCTTCTGACCGAGGATGTTTTCGAGGTCAGCGTAAGCGTTGTCGGTGAGGGTGAAGTAGATGGTGGTGGTGTTGGGCTGGCGGTAGATGACTGAGGTCTCTGCGTGGAGCTTGTTCTTTAACAAGGCTGTTGTCCTTAGGCGAGTGGGTTAGGCGAGTGGGTTAGGTTAGGTTGTTGTCTCTCTCGCTCTGCCCCACTAATAGACGAGCTTTGGGACTTGGGATAACAAAATGGAAAGTTTTTTCACCGAAGATTTTTCTCGAAAGATTATCCCAAATTGGAAAGTCCTTTATTAGTGGGGGACAGCCTAGAGAGCGAGAAGCACAGATACCAACCCACACAGATACCAACCCACACCCCTTCATACGGAGGCATGATAGATATGTACAAGGTAGTTAAGATTCACAGGTACAACGCTCCCCTCAGCGGATTTTCTCACAACACAGTTTCTCAACATAAGAAGAGGGATCTGGCGGAAAAAGTCTTGGATAAGTGTAAGGCTTCCGACCCCACAGGTGAGTACGCCATCTACACATACACCTCCAGATCTACAGAGCGGAGGAGTACAGAGTGTGGTCTACAGATGCTCAACAACATCTTAAATGGAAACTTCTAAGAGGGTAGGGCGGACAGCCCCCCAAGCGATCCGCCTCAAGGGAGAGCCTATACCCCATAGTGAGGGTATAGGCTAAATAATGGATAAAACAGACAAGGGATTTTAAGAATGATGTACGCAGGTGATTTGAGTTTTGTTCTCAGCTACAAGAACTTCAACGCTCTCATTGCTCAGGGTGAGGGTCATGTGACCTTTACCAACGAGAAGGGCGAGAGGGTGAGGGTGTTCCATGCACAAGTGGAGAGGGGTGTGTATTGGGACATGGAGACGAACCACACGGTGGCTTGTCAGTCTGGGTGGATGGGGGCGATTGCCCTAGCTGACACGGATGTGGAGTTCATGGAGGCGGTCAAGGGGGGGATGGTGGACGGCTCAAGTAAACTAGAGAGGTGTCAGCTAGAGAATGGGTACTTGAGCTTGGACGCGGTGGAGTTTGATCTCACACAGATGGCGGACGAGGAGGATCCCTTGTGGGAGACGCTAGAGCTAGATCACTAAAGGCTAGGGGGGCTAGGGCGGATAAAGTTTTCCATTTTGTTATCCCAAGTCCAAAGCTCGTCTATTAGGGGGGGCAACCGATAGACTAGGAGCTACAGACAGTATGGACATCATCACTCTCAAGGATAACATGGACACCACCTCAGCTCTGAGCCCCATCTTCACCGCCCTCAACGCCTTCGCAGAGGCTCTGAACGCCTCAGCCACTCCTTCCTATGACGCTAATGCCCGTTTCTTCGGCATCGACACCGAGGTGGAGGAGGGTGAGTTGGTTCACCTCCTCCCCTCGTGGGGGGATCTGACGGAGGAGGAGATTCTCACCGCCCTCAAGACCCTTCAGCTTCATGGGGTCAAGGCAACCTACACACCTACGGTGTACAAGTCCCGCCTTCGCAACGGGGAGTTGAGGAAGGTGTCTTCTCGACCTGCACAGATTACGATCCTCAAGCCCTAAGAGCTTGGCGGAGCGTTTATCGCCCCCATTGAGCCACTTTAGAGCCTAACCCTAGTGGGGGTATAGGCTAACGGAGAAAAGACGCTCTAGGGGGCATTAAAGCACGGATAGAGGTGGTTGAGTAGGCACATATCCTATAAGTGTCTTGTAAGGAGGTACAGACAGAATGGATGAGCGTTCGAATAGGATAAGCACTTTGTTTGGTGACTTGGGTGTTCTTTCTACAGCGTTAGAGAAGACATTCCCTTACAGGTGCAGGGTGTGTGATGGTCGTGGGGGGGAGGTGACTTGGGTAGATTGTGAGCCTGTGGTGAAGGCGTGTACGAGTTGTTATTACAACGAGCTTGATCCTCTGAACATAAATCTCAGGATGATCTTTAAGGGTTATTTGCCGACTTATGGGTGGTGGTCTTGGATAAGTCCTACAGCAGGGTTCGACTTACTGGACGCGGAGGGTACAGATAGGGTGGATTTACTGACAGACGAGATAGACCGTCTGAGGGCGGAGTTTAATGGGCTTATCGTGATATTGGATAACTAACTCGTGATATTGGATAACTAACTCGTGATATTGGATAACTAAGGAGAAAAGATGAAGCACAAGTACATATCGGAGAGCTTGGTGGCGTTGGAGGGGCATCTCAACGCTCTTGTGGACGAGCATGAGGTGTTGGGGGTAACCCCCCACTCGGAAATGGACATAGGTGGTAAGACCTTTGTGGTGTTTAGGGTACACCTGGAGGGTAGGAACACTTACGAGGGGATAGACTACAAGTCCCCTACAGAGGGTTGGCTTGTAGCTGCGGAGATCCCCTTAGAGGACAAACATCAGCTATTTATCGAGGATGTATTGTTCGACATCATCTTGAACAACGCTTGGGCTGTAGACCCTAAGGTAGCCATCTCGAACTTTATCCAATACAAGGGTAGTTCAGTTGTGGAGGTCAATCGGAGCAATGGGATCTTGAAGCTGTGGGGCGAGCTAAGGGGGAGGATCAAGCGTTAGGTTTTTTAAAAACCCTTATCCCAAGTTGTGTGTGGGCTTATTAGTAGGTGGACAGCTAGAGAGACCACCCACACACAAGGATATAGCCCATGACTTGGGGTAAGATCATCGACCGCATGAAGAACGACATCGACACGCTCAAGACCGCCCTCGCCTCCGCAACCGCAGAGGGTAAGGACACCACGGAGCTTGTCAGCCTTCTCAAGAAGGCGGAGAAGGATCTCAGAGAGCTTTACGAGTACGAGCTTGAGGGACCTGAGTTCGACGACCACGATCTGTAATGGATAAGTGGGGATAGTGGATAAGTCAATAAACAAACACTTACGAGAGGTTTTAGAGATGAAGTATGATCTAAAGAGATTTAAGAACCTTTATGAGATGGGGGCGACACGCTCCTCCCTTGAGGCTGAGTTTAAGGTGTTGCCTATCACTATTGATAGGCGGATACTTGCTTTGGGGTTGAAGCCCCGTGGGGTTGATTTTCTCAAGGGCAGGGTGGGGCGGTTAAAGGAGCTTTTAGGGGCTGGGTATCACCTACAGACCATCTCTAAGGAGTTGATGGTGCCTTTGTCTTCTCTAACCTTCTTCATGAAGGAAGAGGGGTTAGAGAAGACAAAGAGGGTCACAGAGGCTCGTAGGGCTAGGGTAGCCCAAGCGGTGGAGTTGAGGGGGAAGAATATGACCTTGAGGGATATTGGGTCAGTTATGGGTATGACGATGGAGGGGGTTCGTCTGTTATTGCTCGATGGTGGTATGAGCGGACGGATAGGTTGTCATAAGGAGGGAGTGAGGAAGAAGAGGGAGCAGTTTATTAAGAGGTATAAAATGGATTTGTGGGAGGGTTTGGCTTATGGAAAGACGCTCACGCAGATAGCGAAGGAGCTTGGTCTTTCGCGGAGTCAGATCACTAAGCTCTCAAAAGAGGTGGGTGGTTCTGAGATGATGGATATAGCGAAGGAGTTGAAGTTTGAGTATCTCAGTAAGCTCTATCAAGAGGGATTATCGGTTCAACAGATAGCGGATATGTACGAAATGAACGCTATGGGCTTGTATGTGTTTCTAAGGCGGAGGGGTAATAAGTTTAGGAAAGCTGGTGGGCGTAGGGGGAAGCGGACTCAGTAAACGGTGTCCTCGTCCTCGTCCTCGTAAATGGATAAATCAGGAGGGTTCTGTACCTCATAACGGTATGGACTCTTCTTGCTCATTTCCTCAAGTACAATCATGACCGCTTCGACATTGGTCATTTGCTTAGGTCCCATAGTGTACTCGGTGGTGGTAGATAAGCACTTAGCGATTTGATTGTAGATGTAGTCACTTCCCTCGTAGCTTGTCTGTACAGCACCGAGGGGGTAGTCCACCTCATAGGTAAAGCTCATTGTGAGCGAGAGGGGGTAGAGGGTGACATTGATGATTGTGGTGTTTGTCATGGTGTTGTCCTTCATTTAACGAGTCCATTACGGATATTATAGGCGAAGAGGAAGTACTCAGGGTTCTTTTTAGCAAGGGAGGCGAGTGCTTCCCTGCTTTGGAACGCCTCCATCGTGACGGTAACGATTTCGGAAGCAGTATCTCCAGGGTAGAGCTTACCAGCATAGTTGCTTGGTGGGTTCTTCATGTCCAAAGAGTACTCTCCCGACGCACTACAAGCTCTTACCGTCTTTTTTGGATCGTTGACTTGGTTGCAGTAGAAAGCAGTACCGTAGTGTCTAATCTCTGGGCAGTAGTACTCAAGAGAGTGCATAACTTCATGTATAGCGACATCTGTACCGCAGTCGTACCCTACTTGGAGGGTTGCACTTTGATTCCTGTAGTTGTTTCGTGCGTGTGCCCGTCCTCTTTGAAGAACCCAAATGATTTTCTTCAAGTTGAAGGACGGATACTGCTTACAGATTTGAAGTGCGAATAAGCCTGCTGTAAGGAGCTTACTGATTTTAGAGCCCTCGTTAGATTCCCAGAGTTCTCTTGCCCTATCTGTCACTTGGGGTAGCCCCCCAAAGAAAGGGTTTCTGTAAGTGTCCTCTAGGTCTTGGTCAGACTTCACCAAGTGTAGATCCACACCTAGTTTTTTGTACTCCTCGAAGATGTCTAGAGGTATTGGAAAGTCGTCTAGGGACTGCCCATCTAAGAGGGCGAGGTGGGGGTTGTTTGAGGAGGGTTTGATGTATTCTAAGCTCTTTTTATCTAGCTTTCTTTTTTCTATGGCAACCCCCCACGGCTGAGAATTATAAAACTCTAGAACCTCATCTATGCTTTGAGGGGGTGTAAAATCGCTGTTAAACCTAAACCCTCCCTCTTTTGAGGACTTATGGAAAAGTTCAACGAAGCCCACATCCTCCAATATCTCTATGTAGGCATCCTTTTGTCCAGGGTTTCGGTGAATGAAACTGAAGAACTCTTCATACCAACCCACAATCGTGTCTCTAGGAGGTTGGTACGCGGGCAGTCTACCAGGCTTGTTCGGGTGGTTTCTGATTTTAAGGATAAGATCCGCATACTCTTTTAGATGAGAGTCAAAGTCCACCAACTTAAAAAATGGGACTCTATGGATTGAGTCTCCCACGATGTAGAAGTAGTTCGCTTGCTGAATGAGTCTCATCTTTGTGGCAGGTTCTAGCCCGTCAAGGATTACCTTTTCGGCTTCCGTGATAGGAGCCTCAGTAGTTGACTTCCCATATAAAGGACTTCCAAAGCGTATATTGAAGGGTGCGGATTGTTGATCCACGAGTGGTTTTAGTTGAGAGAACGATTTTCTACTCCTACCAAGTTGGGTTTTAAATATGTCGATGAGATAACCATACGCCTGATAGAGTTGTTCGTTGTCCGATTGGATAACGCTCTCTTCCGTCTTGGACTCAAGCAAAGGGACGAACTTACGATACGCCTCGTTCATGATTGCGTTGTACTTTCGAGTCGCTTCTTTCTTATCCATGCCCAACAACCTTCTGCGTAGGTGGTCGTGGGTCGAATCATAACCGAACCTCGCCCCATCCATGTCTTCTTCTTTGAGGATAAGCCCTTGATACACACGAGAGGACTCGTCCACCAAGTCGCTCGGATTAACCTCTTCTACGACCACCTCCTTATCCACATCTACGATAACGGGAGGGGGTACATCTAGGGGCAAGGCTTGGGCATAACCGCCCACCTCAAACATCTTCTTAATGAGCAAGTTCGTGAGGCGATCTTCACGAATCTTTAACTCAAGATCTATGTCTATTATCTCTTCCGCGTGTCCATCTCTCCAAGATAGGATAAATAACGAGATGGGTGCAGGATTGGATAAGTAAGTGCCACCCTTTATGGAAAAATCGGTCTTCTGCATATCGGGCTTCAGCTTGAGAAGATCCTGTAGAAATCTATCCATTTTATTGGGACTGGACTCTATTGCTTTGACTTGACCACCGACCCAACCGAGAGCTTCCACCTCATAGAAGCCACCGACCTTTTTCCATCTAGGGTCATTGGTGGGTGCTTGTACGAAATAGAAGTCGTACTCTTTTCCAATCTTGGTGCTTTTGACCCTCCACTTCTCCCACGACAGAGACATTTCTCTAGTGAGGAAGTTTTCCAATGTGCGGGGGTTGAACACCTTAAGGCGTTTTCTACCTGCTTCTAGGAGGCGGGCGATCATGGCTTTCTTAGCGTAGGTGTGGTGCTTGTAGTTCATGGCTTATTTCCTGCTGAGGTAGAGGTTGAGGTTATCCTCAAGGACTTCTTTGAGTTCGCTTGCACTCGCTCTCACCTTGAGGGGTAACCCCTTTTGAGTTTCGGTGAAGGTGAGGACAAAGGCACCGCCTGCCCACTTAATCTCGACCTCGTTGGGGTATCCATTATTGATTGGAAAGTAGAGCTTGACGCTGTTGGTGGACTTTTCGACTCGCTTTAGCCCTGTGGTTTGAGTGACTTGTTTAAGCCCCCCCAACAAGGAAAAGACGCTGTCCATGTAGCCCCCACCGCTCGCCACTTTATTCCATAGTCGTGCGTTATCCATTTTAGAGTACTCCTCGTTTGTATGAGCAAGTACGGGGCACTATAAAAGCAATACAAGATGTCTAGAGTAAAAACCAAGAGCTTGTTCGTATAGCCACCAACTTGAGACTAATGAGAAATAATCTGATAGCCCCGTGTTAAGTCGATTACTTTAGGCATATTGGATAACTTGGTCTTTGACTCTACCCACAAGCTGAAGAGGGTGTTCACTCGGTCTTTTAGATACTCTTTGTAGGGGGAGGGGCATCCCTCATCTTCAAGACACTCTATGTACTTCTTGGTGAGAGTATCCAATAACCGCTCGTGAGCTTGTAGATCTATCTCTAATAGCTCTATCCGAGTGAACTTATCCATTTAGGGATTACCGCCTACGAGCTTCGAGACGAGCGATGCGGGTTTCGAGACTTCTGAGTACATCAGAGGCTGATCTTCTGCTACCCATACCGTGGGTGTTATAGAGGCTACGCTCGTGTTCCGCATCGGATGCCCCTTCTGCCCAATCTTGATAAGAGCTAATGCTCTCGTTTAGCTCTGAGATGGCACTTGCGGATAAGGGGCTCATAGCGAGTATGTCTAATGCCTCACTGAAGTCCCCTGAGGTGAGGGCTTCGTTGAGGGACTCTAAACCACGCTGTCCAAAGACAGACCTTCTTTGTGTGGGGGACATCTCAAGCCAAATACCATGTAGTGTTGAGAAACACGCTTTCGCCTCTGCCGTGGGGCGACCACTCACCGCCGCATGGTTTAACGCTGAACAACCAAGATAGTCTCTAGATGATAATCTTCTCATGATTTCTCCATGTGTGTGTGTACTGAGCAAGAAAGAACAACACATGGGAAACCCTATAAACAAACTATTGAGGGATAACCGACCAATCCAAAATGTACTCGATGAGGGTAGTTAAGAAGTCTTTCCTATCTGCCTCGTAGTCGATGTAGTGAGCGTGTTCCCATAGGTCTATGGTCAATAACGGCACATGACCCCTCATCATGGGTGTGTTCTGATTGAGCGTTGTGTACACCCTCAAGGTGTTCGTGTGTGGGACTAAAACAAGCCACACCCAACCCGAGCCAAAATGACTCGTACCCTCTTGGATAAGTTTATCCTTTAACTGCTCGTATCCACCGAAGGTGTTGGACACCGCAGTTTGAAACCAAAGGGGCGTGTCTATGTAAGACCCAGGGCTTGGGGACAAACACCTCCAATAGAAGTCGTGATTCCACACCCCTCCCCCAAAGTCTATCACCGACTGCTTTAACTCCAAAGGTATCCAATGTGGATTGGATAACACCTCATAGAGACCACCTAGACGGTCGAGGAGTGTGGGGTCTCCCTTTAGGGCTTTGTTGAGCTTGTCTACATACCCTTTATGGTGAGTCCCATGATGGAGTCTCATAGCTTTCTCAGATAGTACAGGCTCTAGGGCATCGTATGCGTAGGGCAAGGGCTTCAGCTTAATCATGGGCTTCTTCTTACTCTTGGGAGTTATCCAATAAGACAGACAGCCTATAAGAGATTAAACGACACTCCGCATCTATGTCCTCCAGTCGTTTCTCTAACGCCTCACGCTCCTCGTGATGCCTACCCAACATCTGCTCGATCTTTATCCAATCCTTCAGGAGAGATTCCCTCAGACGGAACAAAGCTGAGTGTTTAATCCTTAGCTGCTCTAAGTTATCCATTTTTTATAAGCCCATATAAACAAGAGGGGTTGTGTAGGATACGACCTACACAACCCCTACTTTTGATTAAAGATTTTCAAGAGTGTCGAGAGGGTTTGCTCTTGTGGGAGGAGGATACGCTTACCATCTTCGAACACCAATAAGATCAAGGACTCAGACCGCTTTATTTCCCTTATGTGGGGGAGTTTGCTTCTAAGTCTGTTATCCGAGACCACTTTTAGGGGTAGTTCATCCAACATACTTCGAGTGCCACACCGAGAGTGGGCAGTTGTCGTGGTCAGAACAACGGTTCTTGAACCCAGCGTACTCGTCTGAGTGGTTGCACTTCTCCTTGCAGTACACAAGGCACTTCACCACCCAACGACCCGTCTCGTCCAAACCACCCTCCCAAATCTTCTTCTGCTTCTCGCTCTCGAACTCCACAGCGGGCTTGGACAAGTCCACAATAACATAGTCCTTCTTAGCTGATGTGGTGATGATGAGGCGGTCAGCCTCTTTGTTCACCAAGTAGTTGCCCATTCCACCGTTCTTGAGCTTGATGGAGCAGGGGTTCAAGTCGAGCTTATTGAGATCGAGGGGTGCTTCTTCCTCCTCAGCCACCTCTACACCATCGTCAAATAGGGAGTCCAACACCGACTCGTCGATAGGCTCTATAGCCTCCTCATGGATAGGCTCAGGGATAACTTCCACAGCCTCAGCAATAACCTCAGGGATAATCTGAGCAGTAACCTCAGGGGTAGCCTCTACAGGCTCAGGGATAACCTCGGGGATAGCCTCAGGGATAGCCTCCACAGCCTCATGGATAACCTCGCTTCTCCACTCACGACCACGAGCGTCTACACCCACTCGCTCAAGGGTGATGGGGTCGATGTAAACCTCCACCTCACCATCGAGCATAGGGGCGAGGTCGATGACCTCATCTACCTCTACCTCTGTCTCAGAAGCTACCTCTGTCTCTACCTCGGGAGCTATCTGAGCAGGTACAATCTGCACCGTCTTCATGGTATGGGGGAGGAGCTTGACCTTAGGGGTCTTAGCTGTAGGGATCTTAGCTGTAGGGGCTTGCCACTCCCTATTGAGAGCTACCCGCTTATAAGCGGACTTAATCAAAGACCCCATCTTTATGTGGTCGTCCACCGCACGATTGAAGTCGAAGTAGATGGGGTTGTTATTTGGAGCTTTAGGATCGCTCCCATAGTCCATCTCGTCCTTACCCTCGCTACGAGCAAAAGCGATTCGAGCGTCTGCGATGAGACAATCCCCTCCGAGGGAGTCAACGATGTCCCTCATAGCGTTTCTCATACGGGAGCGGATTGAGTTAGGGTCACGAGGTCCACGAGGTGCCATAGGTCTTATCCTTTTCGTTTAATGGTTCGGTTAATCTCAGCGTCTGTATCTATCTAATATAGGATAACCTTTAGCGGTTATTTTCCAATCAGCGGTTATTATTCCAATCAGCTATTCGCTTTCTCACCTTCTCCACCTCCTCGATACCCTCCTCCTTGAGCGAGGCGAAGCGTGTTGAGCGTGAGCCGAAGCTAAAATCGGATACCTCGTCCTCCTCGCGGTCGGGGATAAACCCCAGCTCGTCCGCTAGGTGGTAAAGGTTCTTTCCGAACATCCCAAGTTCCGTGATGTGTACTGCCATTGTCTCTCTCCTTCGTGAGTTAAGTGAGCTTAGGGGCTAAGTGAGCTTAGGGGCTAAGTGAGCTTAGGGGGCTAAGTGAGATTAGGGGCTACCCCCCACTCTCTCACCCCTCCCACTCGGGATCCTCTGAGGGGTCGTACATATTGTGGCTCTCATAGGAGTGCCACATATCGTTCACAGCCTTCGTGACAGCTTCGTCCGACTCCATCATGACATCCACGAGGAGGTCACGAGGGCGGTTGGGGTCGAGGAGGTTCACACCCACCTCACGGCTCACACCGTTGGGACCGAGGGGGAGGTTCGTGTTGAGGGGGTCAAGACCCTTCTCTGTGCAAGCGAAGCACACATCGGTGCCAGTAGGGGCGGTCTTGCCGAGGTTCAAAAGCTCATGCCCCTTGCCACCGCAGTTGGTGCAGGCGTGGGGGTAGTGCCTCTCCATGAGGTCAGCGATGAGGTCGGGGTTGTTGCGGTCGAGGTTCTTGAGGTCGAGGTTCTTGAAGCTCATTGGATAACTCCTTAGTCTGTTGTGGTCTGTTGTGGTTCGTTCTGTCGCTACCCCTCTAATAAGGGGCTTTTGAGCTTGGGATAAAAATCGGGGAAGTTTTTTGAGGGGTCTCTCACCCCTCACTATCAGTTAAGGCTCTTGAAGCAGAAGGTGGCCATGTCGGTTGTGGGGTATGTAATGACATACCACCCCTGTGCGTTGAGAGCCTCCTTAGCCTTCTTGACCAAAGCGGGGGTCATGTTCTTCACAATCGCCTCTCTCTCGCTGACGAACTTCGCCTCGTTGGTGGGGAGGGCCTGCTTGAGGATCTTGATGATTCCGTAATCCATGTGTAACTCCTTAGTAGGTTGTTCTGTCTCACGCTGTCCCCCTACTAATGAGGGGTGTTCTCTCTCGTCTAGGGGTTTTTACATCCCAGTGATGAGCCACTCTCTGTCTTCCACAGAGAGGAAGGGGAGAGCCTTTTGGATAAGCTCCCCTGCACACCACACCTCAAGCCCCTTATGGAGCTTGTCCGCATCCACACCCATCAGAGTTCGGGTCTCCCCATTAGGGGTAAAGGGACAACTACGAGTGATGGTGGTGCCGTTGAGGTTGAGGGTGATGGTGCCGAGAGGTCTCTTGTTCTTGAGCGTAAGCATCTTATTGTCCTTGTCTTGTGGTGGGGCTAGAGAGGGGGGCTAGAGTGAGGGCTAGTCTAGCCTATCTTCGTCCACTCGATGGTCTTGGGTGTCTCGATAGACTCAAGACCGTCATACTCCTTGATGCGGTAGCGGTTCCCCGCTACCGAGGCAACGGACAACCTTGCGAAAGGACCCCACGAAGCCCGCCCCATTTCCTCCACGACCGCTACAAGGTCAGCGTCATGGCGGGAGATGGAGAAGGGGTCGATGTCGTCCATGTTAACTCCCTTACGGGTGGCGAGGGCGGTGAGGGCGAGGTCGCTGAGATCGAAGCCGCCGTAGCAGATGTTGATGACAACCTTTTTCATAACGAAGCTCCTTGTTGGAGGCGGGGGGGGGATTCTCGTTCGGTTGCCCCACTAATAAAGGGTCTTAGAGCTTGGGATAAAAAATTAGGAAACTTTTTCTCCTCACCACTGACCCCTCCATAATGGAGGGGGGTATGAAAAACTTTCCATTTTCTTATCCCAAGTGTGGGGGACGATTATTAGTGGGTGACAGCGATAGACAGAACAACCTAGAGCCTACAGAAAGGGCTTAGAGACATGATCATCTACAGCAACAGCAACCCGCTCTTTGAGCAGGTGAAGGACGCCCTCGACACCGTCCTCCTTCACGACTTGGACGAGGGGGTGTACTTTAACTCCTTCTCTACATCAGTCGAGAAGGATAACCGAGAGGTCTACCTCACCCTCTCCTACGAGCCCAACATCGAGCAGATCCACCTTATCCTCAAGACCATCAACAGCTTCGAGGGTGTGGGGGCAGATTTTATGCCCGCCACCTATAAGCTCACTTTGGTGCGAGGATTTGTATCCCCCACTTGGCTCACCTCACCCACGATTCGGCTTTACATGAAGTAAGCACCCCCTAAGCACCCCCTAGCACTAAGCTCCCACCTAGCCCCTAAGCTCCATATCCGCCTCTAGCGTGAGTCGCCACTACCCTTGATGACACCGCGTGAGGATCTATCCAATAGCTTCTCGATGTTCTTCTCAGCCACTTCGGATAAGCTCACATCTAGCTCGTCCGCTATACGAGCTATGTACCAGAGAACATCACCCACCTCGGATAAGAAATCTTTCTTCCACTCCGTAGAAAGGTCAAAGGCGGACTGATCACGGATAACCTTCTTGATCTTACCTGCGACTTCACCTGCTTCGGAAGCAAGACCCAAAGCTAAATAAGTGATGGCTTGGTCTTTTGGATAGATAGCTGTAAGCCTCGTGGACTCTTGATACTCGTTAAGGCGGGCGTTGTAACACACAACTGCCCCCTTATCCTCTAGGTACTTATCAATAATCTTGTCGTTTTCCTCTTGAGAGCGTCCAGGTAACCCAAATAGACGGTTCATGTCCCCACGGGTGACTATAATAGGAAGCTCTATGCCCCCTACACGCTCTATGTACTCGTATCTCTTCTGCATAGACAAACTCCTTCTGTAAGTCTGTGTCTGTGTTCCTTGTAAAGAAGCATACCTTCAATAACTGAGCATACCCATTATCCCATTGATTACACCTCCTATAACAAACGCTAACTTCAGCTTATCCAATGTCTTCACCTCCCCAACAAGCTCTTTAAAAATGGGGTTCTCCTTCACCAACTCCGCCACAACATCGTTCACTTCCTCTTGGGTCACTAGAACCTCTTCGGTTAGTGCCTTATCCGCAAATAAGGCGTTGGACTGCACAAGTAGGTGTACCACCTGCGATGTCTTACGAATACACAACACATGGGTCACAACAGCACCCATGCTGAACAATAAAAACAAACCGATGCTCGGTGTCATATCCTATTTTTCCTTTGGGTTAGGGCTAGTGGGGGTTAGGGCTAGTGGGGGTTAGAGCTAGTGGGGGTTAGGGCTAGTGGGGCTAGTCGTCAACACAACACGATGGCTTTTTGTTAAATGAGATAAAAACTTTGAGGTTAGTTCTCCCCATACAAGGTAGTTCACGAAGGCACCCGCTGTGTCGTTGAAATCAACCTTACAGCCCACCACTACTGCGAGCTTCATTAGAGAAGCCTCGGTTTCTTTGTCTTGTGGGAAGATGACCTCTACAGCCTCTTTGCTTTTTATAAGAACCATCATAGACACCATGTGTTATTCCCCCATAAGGACTTTGAATGAAGAACACCATCTTGCTAGATGGAAAACGAGTGTGGAACTTCGACCCCCAATGGGTCGAAACTCTATCTGTCGAAGTGCTTTATTACTTGGTCTCTGAGACCCTCGGTGAACTAGGCTTTGAACGGCTAAATAAATGTGTGTACTACAAGGACGGCATAACTATCTTCTGTGACTCAGAGAAGAAGACCTATGAGGTCGATATAACCATCAACGGCAAGATGATCACCTCTCACAGCTTCATGCACTTATGGGAGTCTATCCGTACACATTGGATAGTCACCCATCGACTTAGAGAACCCTCCGCTTAGATAGAACCCTCCTCAGCCTCTTCGTAGAGGCTATCGAGCAACTCCACCGCCTCATTAATCTGATCTATAAGGAGCGTCTTTGGGCGGTCTGGGTCGAGGAGGTCAAAACCCGCTGTGGGGCTGATGTACCCCTCTCCGTCAGGGGTCATCTTGAGATTGATGTTCAAGGGGTCATAGCCCTTGTCATAGCAGTCCGCACAGGTGTGGATGTCCACACAAGCTGGCTCGTAATGCGTCTGAGAGAGGTGGCGGATCTCACCGCCACGACCGTTACAAGTAAGGCATCTGTGGATGTAAGCGTCTGCGTGAGCGAGCTTGAGGTTCTTGATGGTGTTCTTGGTGGTCTCGATGGGGGTCATGTGCGTCTCCTAGTGTGTCTCTATCTTGGTTGCCCCTCCCTAATAGCCGAGCTTCGGACTTGGGATAACAAAATGGAAAGTTTTTTTGGAGTTAGAGAAATCTAGACACCACCACCTAGATTTCTACCTAGATTTCTACCCCCCACCCACCTCCCACCTCTGCCCTCTCCCTTAACCTCTGCCCTCTCCCTTAACCTCTGCCCCCTCCCCCCCACCTCTGCCCTTAGTAGGGGAGGGACTGCCACCCCTTACCCACCTTCACCACATTTCCCACGAGGCCACGGAAGTGGGGGTTAGCGGGGAGTCCGAGGGGCAAGCCGTCCTCGTTGGCGAGGGTGGTGATGCCTTTGACCTTCTCCACAATCTGCACATCGCCACCCACGGCTCTCTGAAGGTCGGTGAAGCTGTTAACCTCGATGTCGAGGATGTCTCCGTTGGTCTTGAACACTTGTGCCTTCATGGGCAATCTCCGTATGTGTTGGTTGGGTGTCTCTCTCGCTGTCCCCCTACTAATAAGGGGGATTGGGACTTGGGATAATCTTTTGAGAATATTTTTTTGGGGGGGTGTAGAAATCTTGCCCTAGAAATCTAGCCCAACTAGCTAGACCGCGTACCTTGCTTGCGTCTGGGGATGCCCAATAGCTTCATGTGTTTCCACACCGTACACACACTGCAACCTAGTGAGTCAGCTATATATTGGATAGTTCTACCTTCCTCTACATACAGCTTATTGAGAACCACTATCCAATCCACATCATAGGTTCTATCCTTTACGCCTATGCCGAGCTTCTTTTTGGCGTAGCTGATAGAAGAGAACCCATACTTCGCCTCGACCTCTACATTGGTCATACCACTATTCAGATCAGCTATGAACTCGTCTAGCTGAGAGGGTTCTAAGAACCTCGGTTTATAGCTCATGTTTAGCACCCATTTCTTAAATACGGAAAGTTTATCCCAACCCTCAGAACCCCTTATTAGTAGGGGGCAGAGCCCCACCTAAGCAAGGAGAACCCTATGAACAGCTTCAACAGCAACAGCTTTGTTACCATCAGCACCATCCTCACCAATAACAACACGCAGGACGACACCCTCTTGATGGTGAAGGAGTGGGCGGAGCTTATGCTCCTCCTCACGGGAGAGTGTCCTAACTATACGCCCACCCTCACCCATCTCCCCACCGCCTATGTGGAGGTGGGGAAGTTGCTCGATGAGCAACAAGCCCATCAGCTTGCCTTGTGGAAGGAGGAGGAGGCTTCTAATAAGGAAGCCTTGTGGCTTGAGGAGGTGGAGAACCGCCTAGAAGCTGGCGAGCGTGTGAGCTTCTAACCCAACCCCATTCACAACACAAGAAAGGTAGACACATGGCGATATACAGCTTCTTGACCGAAGAAGGAAAGAGGGAGTGGACAGCCCACGCCACCTCATGCTTTTGGTTCGACAACACGGAGGACGGAAAGAGGGCGAATCTAGAGCTTGCCTTCAACGCTCTGATAGAGGCTGGGTTCAACGCCCAAAATGGTCTATTGGTTAAGGGGGGTATGTCCATCAAGCTGTCCGACTATGGGCTACAAATAAATACGGCTGGTGGTACGGCAGGTAGAAAGCTGAACATTTCCACCATGTGGAAGGACATAAGGGATGCTTGGGACTTATTGATGCCTCCCCCTAAGGGTTAGGGGGGTTAAGGGCTAGAGGGTAAGGGGCTAGTGGGTAAGGGGCTAGAGGGTAAGGCTAGAGATGAAGGCGTTCATCTGAGAGACTGCATCTTCGGATAACAGATACTCCCTAGCATAGACGCTATCGCTCTGATCTTGTCGATTGGATAAATCATCTCCGACTTCGCTTTTAAGGTTGGAGGTCTTTTGCCAAACAAACCGAGAGTCCACCGAGGTCTCAAAGCCTATCCAAGAGAACATCTCTAGTAGGTGAGAAGAGACTTGTTGAGCATGAGCGTTATGCCCAGAGACGATTACACCGCACTTCTTTCCGTCTAAGGGGTTTTGTTCTCCATAGACGGATTTCCTATTCTCTAGGGTGTTGAGTCGCTCGATGATTTTTTGCAGTAGTGCCGAGTGGGATCCCCAACGAACGCTTGTGGAGAACAACACCGCGTCCGCCCAAGCGATGCCGTCATAAATAACGGGCATTTCATCTACTCCCCCATAAGCCTTTGGGTTTTCAGCGGAGAGCTTATGAGCCCAACAGCGATATTGACCTGCATCGAACGAAGCACAGTTGAACTTTCCGTCCGCATAACAGCTTAGGTTATCCACAATGTGGAGGTCGTTTGCGTTGATGTATCTTATCTCATGCCCTAGAGCTTTAAGCTCTTGTAAGGCGTAGGACAAGAAAGCACGGCTAGTAGATTTCTTAGCGTGTGTGGTCGTACTGATAGCTAGGATGTTCATGTGAAGCTCTCTAGGTGGGGGGGTTCTCTATACTTAGGCTATACTAGCACGAAATGGAAATCCCTATATGAGATTAACCAAGATAGACAACGGCAAGAGGGTGTGGGACTTGGATAATCCTGAGGTCAACCCTAGCTCGTGGACGGAAGATAAAAGGAAAGTTCTGTTAGCCACCGCCTTGACCATAGAGCTTGGGTTTCAGTTCCACCCACCCACCAACACCTTCAGCAAGGGTAGCCTACACCTAGTTGTAGATCTGAAAGACGACACCTTCTCATGTTTGGTAGTCGTTCGTGGTGTATGGTGTCACACAGACGACTTTGAGAGCATATGGGATGTCATCCGAGAACATTGGGTGCAGTACGCTTAGTTTTTATCCCAAGTCCGAAATCAGCTTATTAGGGGGGTGTTAGAGAGAGAGACACAACCCCACAGCTAAGGAGCTAACGATGTTTCAAGCCCTACCCGACACAGCTATGATTTACCTCAATGGCGACGCTCTGGAGGTGGTTATCCTCCACAGCAAGACCTCCCACGCAGTCCTCAAGGCGGCGGCTGATCACTCTGGGTGTAAGCTGGAGTACACGGGACTCCATAATGGAGAGGGGGGGAGCTTCGACCCCTACCTTGTGTACCACCCCACGGAGGGGCGGAAGGGTGTGGAGAAGTTCATCAAGGAGCTTCCCCCTAGCCATGTGGTGATTGTTTACCGCTAACCCTCCTCATAGGTGGAGGGGACTAGGTACTCGTTATTATCATTTATCCAATTTAGAGTACCGAGGAAGGATTGGATAAGTCCTACTGATTAATGCTATGAGATTTCTCTACTGAGAGAGTCCAGAACTGAGAGAGTCCTCTAGTCCAACATAAATAGGGTGTTGTAGGTTGACCCTATAATCCTATCTAGGAGGGGATCTTCACACCTAGACGATAGTATCTATTCTGAAGTGATAGGGGGCGTATGCCGAACCTCTTGGCTAGGGGGATTAAGTCTTTCTTTCTGGTGTTCTCGTCTACTAGGGACAGAAACTCTTCCCTAGTCATGTTTTGATACTCTTGTGTACCTCTGTTGGTGAGAGACTTCCACATCTTCTTACGGAGGAGTTTAATGTAGAGGGACATGGGCTTTATCCCCATACCCTCGGCTACATTTTTAAGAGACTCCATAGAGTCTATGTCCTTGATAACCTCGTTTAGCTTCTCATTGTCGTGTTTAATCTTCTCTTTCTTCCACCCCTTATTTCGAGCTATAGTCCTCAAAATCCCTTCGCTCACCAACCACTCCTCTGAAAGCTCTTCGAAGGTCTTACCCCCCAATAATGCCTCGATGATCTTATCCCCATAAATATCCTCGGCCTGCTCCAACAGCTTAGGCTTAACCTTACGCTTGAGATTGGAGATCTTACCCCCTAAACCTTGCTTAACGAGGGACAGTCGCACTCCCTCCCGTGTTAAACCCACTTGGTCTCCAATCTCTTGCAAGGTCTGACCCTCTGCCCTCAGCATTGCAATCTGCTTGTCCACTGGACTTATGTTCACTCGGGACTTCAAGGTCAAATCGTTTGCCTTTAATACCCTCTGCAACCTTTGATAGTTATACCCCATTAAATCCGCTAACTCCCCCCTCCTCATCCCTTGCTCTATACCACCCTTGATCTTATCCAATTCTTCTCCACTAAGGATATAACCCTTTGCCTTGACGGTTAAACCCTTATTATCCATATAACGCCTCACCGACCAAGCCGACCTCCCCACAACCTTAGACAACTCATGATACCCAAGCCCATCAGCTATGCCCTTATCCAATAACTTCCTCTCGGACACGGAAAACTTGTCCACATCCATAGAGAACTTATCCAACAAGCTCTTTATCCTCGGATAAGAGCAACCCATATGCACCATCAGCTCCGTAGTGTCCTTACCCTCGTCTATACCCGCTTGAAGACGAGTCCTCACCGCATTCTCCCCACCCATAGCCGCAATCCACCTCGTTAAAGAAGCATGAGATAACGACTTCATTAAAGAAGGATTCAACTTAAGATCCAACTCCCTCAGCCATATGTAAAAAGTCGAGACCGACACCCCCAACTCCGTAGCACACTCCGCAACAGATAAACCACGAGCGATAACCTGAGCTATCTTTGCCTTGTTCGGCACTATACGCTTCCTGCCCATATGCTCTCTCACTCTCTCCCCCCAACATTAGGGGGGTTCTAGGTGTCCTTTTTTACTTATACAAAACCTCTCGGTCTTGTCAAAAAACTTAGTGATCGTTAGCTTCGATTCCGGTCTTGGACTTAAGGAGCTTCTCAAGGTGTGAAACCACCTTGAGGGCTACCTCCTCGCCATCTGCCGCTGAAACTCCGTTGGGCAGATCTGTGCCGTCTAGTCCAAGACCGATGCCCACGAGCTTGATGCCCTCAGCTTGAGCTTGTAGGCGTAGGCTCTCTAAATATCTCTTGGTGTTACACTGACCATCGGTCAGGAAGAAGGCTATCTTATGCGTTGCATCTATCTGTCGAGCGAGGTCGAGGGCGGCCTCGGCATAACAGATCAAGTCCGTCCCACCTGTCGGATGACTATCCTTCATTTTCTTGAAGTGGTCGGGAGACCACTTCTCATGTGGCCACTTCGCCACGGCTACGATGGGAGAGTTAGCCGAGCTTGCACCTGTGGGTGCGTTGAAGTGGTACTCGTAAAAGCACCCAGCCACTGCCGTTTTAACACCTATCCTCTGACACCCATCTGCGAGGGCATCTATGAGGAGACAACACTCGTTCCACCACTTGGTGGTTTTACCTGTAGCTGTCTGTTGGGTGTAGTTCATGGAGTCTGACATATCGACCACGAAGCTAAACCCAGCGGACACCTCGGGAGAGGAAAAGATCCGCTCATAGCGGTCTTTGTTAACATAACCCGCGTTCACCGCCACCACGCTCCGCGTGAGAGCGGAGCGGTTCAGACGGACACCGATGGGGCGGAGCCCTACGGCTTGGTTTGCCACCTCTAGCTGACGACGAATCTTGTTCAAACCACCTTGTATGGACGACTTAATCTTCTGAGTCATTTTATCTCCTCTGTGTGTTGGCTCTGTCACACCCTATAATGAGGAGATTTTCAACTTGGGATAACTTTTCTTACCTTTTTGAACCCCCCTTGCTGGGCTTGAACATAGAGCGATATATGGGCTTATGTCCATTCGGCACATAGAGGGCGTGATCGAGGTTCTTTGTGTTTTTCTCTACATCCTGTTGCATAGCCGACGAGGGGTCTAGAGCCTTACCCTCCCCCTTTAAGATTTTCTCCAAGTCCTCCAACTTGATGCCCTTTTTGCCCCCTACACGGCTCTTCTCGTCTGAGGGGTCTACCTCAGACGAGTCTCCATCTGCGGAGCCTTCACCACCCTCTGAGGGGTCTCCCTTACCCTTACCCTTACCCTCTGAGGGATCTCCCTCTCCAGGCTCCCCCTCCCCCTTGCCCTTCGCCTCAAGGCCCTCACCATCCTCCAACTTCTCCTTTAAGAGATCGTGGAGCTTATTGATGATTTGGATAGCGACCACGAGGGGAAGATGTGCGGTCTCCTCCCACCGCGTATGGGTGGGCTTGAGGGTCTTCCATACGGGCTTTAAGGTCTCCACAAGCAGTCGAGCCTCCTCACAATACTCCTCATAGACCTTGAGGGCTTTCTCGTTCCTCCACCCCTTACCACTATCCCTCAGAGCCATCATAAAGTCTGAGGGGACACCTTGACCACGAACATCCGCCTCAAGTCCAAACACCCAATCTTGAACACTATAGAAGCGTCCCTCGGTGTCGGGATACAATAGAGCCATCCCTGGCTCAAGCCTCATATCTGCTGTGACATTCGCCCACTTTTTCATGTTCGCTTCCCCATAGGGGACAGACTGATCAAGGTGTGGAACAATCTTACTCTCGAACTCCTTGAAGGTGGGAAAGGGCATCGATGCCCTATCACAGATGCCATGTCCCGCCTCGTGGACACCACCCCCCACCCCCGCTGAGGCAGTGATGGTGCTGGCAGAAGAAGCAGAGGGAGAGGGCAGATAAAGCGTGACCCCTACGGGAGCGTTGGTGTACTGATTGTTTGCCTCGTGATAGATGGCGTCCAACCACCGCCCCCTATTTGCATTTATCCGAAGACCCTCGACCCACTCAGAGGAGAGGGCGTTGGCGAAGCTCAACCACGGAAACTTAGCAGATATGCCGAAGGTGTTGCCCGCACGGACGACTTTTACATCTCCCACATCGGTGGGGAAAAATGCGGTCAAGCCCTTAAAGGCTCCCTCGCAGAACTTCAAGGGGTCTTTGGTGTAGTCAATGCTCATGTGAGCCTCCTCGTGTGTGTTGGGCGTTAGTTCCGCCTCACCCCTAATAAGCTCCCCCAGAGCTTGGGATAATCTTTTTCAAAAAAAGACACCCACCCCCCCTCGTCTGTCCGCGTATGTATAAGCCACAAAAAAACCGAAAAAGATTATCCCAACCCAGAAACTCCCTTATTAGTGGGTCACAGCGACAGAACCAACACACTCCGAAAGGACTCAAATATGCGGAAGCCCGCCTCCATCACCAAGCTCTTCACCACCACCTTCAACGGCATCACCCGCCCTCGCTCCCCCCTCACCGAGATCGAGATCTTGAACGCTGGGTTCGACCCAGCCAACCGCCCTGACGGGTATGTCGAGGGTGAGGATTGGATGGTGGATCTTTCCATTGTGCTCCCCCTCGGACACACCATCGTGCAGGGTCCAGCAGGTAACGGCAAGGACATCTTCGCCCTCGCCTACGCTCACGCTCACAACCTCCCCCTCAAGGCTTTCGCCTTCAAAGAGGGGGCAAACCCCCTCGATTGGATTAAGAGGGCAGAGCTTGAGGCAACCCCTCAAGGTGGCACTAAGACCTCTTATGTAGAGGGAGACCTCGTCAAAGCCTGCAAAGGGGTCACCATCAAGAGGGACTTCACCACCATGTCCTCTGACCTCCGCTCGGCTGTCAAAGCAGACATGGAGAAGCAAGAGTGGACGGTCACGGATAAGAACGGAATATTCACCATCACCGTCCCCGCACTTATCCTGTTCTCAGACTATGATCGTGCTACGCCCGACCAAGTAGAGGTTCTTCGCCAAGCCCTAGAGCTTGGGAAGGAGAGGCTCGCTGACCCCATCAGCGGAGAGCTGTTCCCCATCGCAAAGGGGACACGCTTTATCTTCACCGCCAACAGCGGTGCTGATGGTGATGGGGGTCGTGGCATGATCACACGCCCAAAGGACGCCTCTATCCTAAACCGTTGTCAGGGCATCTACGCCCCCCCTCCCTCAGCCAAGTTCGAGAGGAAGGTCGTTCAAGCCTCGTACCCATCTCTCACAGAGGAGGAGGTCAAGCTCCTTGTGGATTGCAATAGGGCTATCCGCAAGGTGGCGGAGGAGCAAGCTATGGGCATCGAGGTCTCTCTCCGCACAGCCCTCGCTTGGGCTAAGGCAACCCTCCGCTATAAAGAGGTTATGCCTAACCTCGACTTCAAGAAGGCTATGAAGAAGAGCTTCGTTATCGTAAAGGGACACCTCAGCGAGGCTCACAACCACCAAGCTCTAGAGGGAGCTATTGACCCCCTCCTCCGCTCCGATGTTGTAGATAGCACCACCACAAACCCTAATGTATGCCCTATTGATATGTAAGGGGTAGGTGGAGTAGGGGTAGGGGTCAAAGTCGCTTAAAATAGCCCTTTAAACGCTTATAGCGTAAATACGATAAGAAGCTGATTCTCTAGTTTAAAACTTTTAATAAAAGTTATCCCAAGTTCCAAACCCACTTATTAGTGGGGGAGGCAGAGACAGAACGAGACAACACACTCCGCAGGAGCAGTAGTTTATGGCAAAAGTCAACCACCACATCGCCAGCATCGCCAACATCATCAGCACCCTGGTTCAGAACCACGGCTCTCTCAGAGCTCCCGAGGGGCGGAAGCTCGTGCTTGAGACTCTAGGGGTCGAGGAGACCGCCTTCGGTCACTACGCCAACGGCAACCCTAAGTTCCCCAACCTTGTCTCGTCCGCTGTGGCGAGCTTGAGGGACGAGGGCAAGATCACCACAAACGGATGGACTTGGACTTGGGGCGGAACCCCCACCACCAGCATCAGCACCCTCCCTATCAGCACCCCTGTGGCAATGGTCATAGCTCAAGACGAAGATCCCTCCACCGACGAGGACGACGACGACCTCTTCTCCTCTATGGAAGAGGAGGTGGACTCGTCTTTCCTATATGACCTTACAGACGAGGCTACCCTCGCCGCCCTTGTAGCCTCTACAGAGTGCTTTGGAAAGTTCACAGAAAGGGACTCAGCTTGTACCTCTTGTCCCCTTAAAGGGGTCTGTAAGGAAAAGGTACGCCTCTTGAAAGAGGCACGGAAAGATCAGAGGGCTGAGAGGGCTGCTACAGAGCAGTTAGCTTCCAGCTTAGGACTCGACACCAAAGCTGTTAAGGGGAGTATCCCCAAGTCCGCACAGATTCAACAGGCATACAAAATCTACTGCCAACACCCAGTAAACTGTGCCTCTACAGGCACTATTATAGACACAGGTGAAGAAGCCTTAGCTGTCCCCTCTTGGGGAATCATCACCCTCAAGGTGTTCGAGATCATTAAAGCCCTCAACCCCTAAACAAGGATAAAAGAAAAATGGACAAGACGATTATTCAGTACGCTCAAGCTGTCCACCGCTCCATTCATGGAGCACCCCTCCCCACCTTTAAGGGATTGTTCAACCCCTTCGATGATATTAACCCCAACACCCTTAAAGAACTTGTAGACAACGCACCCCTCGAAGCTATCGAGGCAGAGTTCGAAGCGAAACTAAACGAGGATTGGGATCTTAAACTCAAAAATAAACTCCCCCTCTCAAATATGCCCGTTAGAGTCACCAAAGGCAATAAAGACATGAGAGGTATAGACGGTTGGGTCGTCCATGACCAACAGCGGGCTGACGACCCCGACCGTAAAGCTATGTTCGTCTACGACTTTAAAAACTCCAAAGGTGGTTGGGTCGCTGACCACGCTGTTAAAATCCGCACCCCCAAATGGAACGAATGGGAAACCGAGGTGCAAACCTACATCACTCAATGTGAGAGTATCTCCCACCTCTTTACGAGAGGAAAGCGTGTTAGACATAAAACCACAGGCGAAATCGGTCTCGTACTCTTCGACTGCTCCCTCAACCCAAACTGGAACGGAAACGGATTCCACCAATGTAAAGTCGAATGGCAACCAACCTACTCCACCTACTACATCTCACCCCTACTCCTCGATATCATCTAAACAGGACTCGCCCTATAAGGGAAGATACATAGGGTCTATCAGTGGGGGTGTATAAGGGGACACATAGGGGTAAGGGATAAGGGGACACACACCCTACGAGAACTACATCCCCCCCCTACCCACCTAGAAATCTAAACCCACCAAGTTCAAAACTATCCAATATCCGAGAAATATCCAATATTGAAGTTCTGTAGACACCAGAAACCTGTAGAATCGCGTCAATAAGTGGACTTAGGCACCCCCCTAGCCCAATTTGGCATATTAACTACGCACTGAAAATGCAAACCCAAATTTGAAACCATAGTTAAACCGCCCTTACCCTTACCCTCCATATAGATCTACCTTATCCCTTATCCTCCATATAGACCCATATCCCTTATCCGCATATAGACCCTTACCCTTATCCCATATAGACCGTCTTACATATGAGGATTCATCTTGCTCCTTATATACGGCTGATTGGGGTGAGTGGTTTAGTTCGAAAAGGGGTTAGGATTCTGTTAAATTTTTCAAAATGGAAACTTGGAAAAGTGGTCCTAAAAATAGTTTTGGGTAAATTTTTTTGGGTTGATTTTGAAACCCCCTATTCTGCTTGAGTGTTTATATGTGGGCGTAGGGTGTATTGGGCATAAGGTGTATTGGGCATAAGGTGTAGTATATGAGAGCAAAGACGACAAAGAACAGTGGGGGGGAGAGGGTGTGGGAGGGTTGGGTATTGGATAAGTCTATATTGCTGTCGGGGGTGTTTGATTATGATTTAGCGTTGGGTTTGTATGAGGACATAGTGTGTGGTTTGGAGGAGTCTAATTTAAAGTTGAGGGGTAGTGGAGGTGGGGACAAGTACAAGATAAGGGAGTTTGTGGTGGGTAGTAGGGTTGTGAGGCAGGAGAGTTTGGAGTTATCGATGAGGATTTACTTAGTGCGGTCGAGTTTATTTGGTGGTGCTATATGTTATGACATAATGGTGGTGGGAGAGTTTGAGGATGAGGGTATGTTATCGGTATCGGGTAAGAGGTTAGATTTGCCGATGGTGGAGGACTCTATATGGGTGGACATAAGGGTATGTTGGAGGAGTTTGGGAGGTGAGTAGTTGGGAGGTGACTAAGATGAACGAGGTAGGGGAGAGGGTATGGAGGGAGGAGTGGGTGTGGGTTTTTGTAAGTTCTCATTTTACGGTAGAGAAGAGGGAGTATGTATTACACCGAGGGTTGAGGGAGGCTGGGTTTGAGTTATTTTCGCCTGTGGGGGGATTTATTTACGAGTTGGGTGTGTTAGTGGGTGGGGAGCCGAGGTATATAAGGGTGTGTGGTCTTGAGTCGGATGGTGGACTTGAGATAGGGATATACAATAAGTGGGATTTATTAGTTCGTGGTGAGTTAAGTGGGGGGGAGTGGGGGCTTTTATGGGAGCGTATAAGGGGGTTATGGGTGAGTAGTTTTGTATAAGGGGCTTGGTAAGGAGGTTAGAGCATGAGAAATGTTACGGAGAGAGACTTAGAGACTGGGAAGCGTAGGTGGAAAAGTGAAGTTTGTTATTTATTGGATGAGGGTGCGTTTATTTTAGTGTTGGATGTGTTGCACGAGGGTTTATTGGAGTCAGGTTTTAAGAAGTTAAATGTGGGTGGTTTTGAGTATGAGTTAGTGACAGCGGATGGGGAGTATTGGATAAGGTTGAGTTTGAAAGAGAATTCTTTGTTGGAGGTGAGTTTGTATAACAAGTGGGACATATTGGGTCGGGTGGAGTTGGAGAGAAAAGATTGGATAAGTTTATGGGAGCGTATAAGGGATTTGTGGGAGTGGGTATTGAGGTTTGCGGCGAATAAGTATCCGAACAATAAATGATCGGGGTTTAGGCTAGTTCAGCGAGGGATTTTTGGATAGAGGCGATAACGCCTTTGGTTTCGACCTTGTAGATAAGTTCGAGGGTCTCTGGGTCATTGGCGTAGAGTTCTACTGCCTTTTTAGCTCTCTTAGCCCAGTGGATATTCATATCCCATTCGACACCGCCTTCGAGGGTGACGATCTTGGATTGATCAGTACCTGTTGCTACAGCACCTGTGGCGGGGGTGGATTCGATAGCTTGTAGGGTTTGTAGGTCTTCGTTAGGGGTGGGGTTGTTCTCTTCTTCTAGGGGTGTGGCATCGTTTTGGTCTTCGATGACGGTCACTTTAAAGGAAGAGCGTGTGCCTTCTAGTTCTTCGAGTTTGGAGAGTTCGCGGTCTATAGCGGAGGCATCGGTGAGGATGGTCTTTTGCTTAGAGGCGGTCTTCAGTGCGGGTGTGATGGACTTAGAGGCTTGTGCTTCAGCCATAGCGTTTGTATTTGAGTCGGAGGCTGAGGAAGCCGAGGAGATAGAGGCTCCGCTTGAGTCTTTGACGAAGGACACTTCTTTGGTGTCTTCATCTGAGGACTCGACAACGATGGGGAACTTGGTAGTGGGGGCTTCTGCCTCTTCCTTTTTGACCGTGGTGACGGAGCGTTCTTCGTCATAGACGACTTGCACCTTACTAGGTGTCTCTGCTTTGGGGGTGGGTTTAACCACCACTGGGGTTTCCTCGGTGTCGGTGGAGGGGGTCAGCCACCCTCTCTTAATGCCAGCCTTGAGTTCGGGCATATCGACATTCTGTCCGTTGAACTTAAGTGTAAAGCCATCGAACTCGACGATATCGCCCTCGTAGATGTTCCGCTCTAGGCGACCGAGGTGGATTGTGTTCTTAGCCTTGAACTTTAGGAACTTGCCCTTAGAAAAAGATAACTCGCTCATGTTTATGTACTCCATAGTGATGGGTGTGTGGGTTTTGTGTTATTTATACCGAGCTATATCAGAGAACCTAACTCTGTTGTTTGAAGTGTATAGGTTGAGCCTTGTGATGGTCTAGCCCAAGTCACCGTAAGACCCTCACCTCCACCATACTCCTGCATTCTCGCCCTAAACGAATACTGAGTCCCTGCTGTCAAAGAAATCGTCCCTGTCATTGGACCACTCATCCCATGACCCCCATAATAAGAGACAACAAAGTTCCCCCCTATAAACAAATCGCTTCCGTCGTCAGAGTTGATGGCGAAGGTATATGTGCCTGTCTCTTGAGGGATAAAAGTTCCCTCAGCCATGAGGGAGAAATAATCTCCTGAGGCGAGCGTCACGCCCGCATTGGTTAGGCTCGTGTAGTTGGAGAAGTTTATAGCAGGTGTGGCGTTCAGAGTTCCTTGCCAAGAAAGAGTTGTGTTCGTGTACGCTGTATCAAAAAGCCTATCGAACTGAGCGGTCGTGGAAGGGTAGCTGTCGTACTGAGTCGTGCTTCCATTTCCTGCGTGAGTCCTATAGACCTTAACGCTTAGAGAACCCTCAACGAGTCCAATACGAGCATCGCTCAGTACGCCATGTATTAATCTGATTATCATTTAGTGTCCATAAGGTGTCTTGGTGGCATCGTAGAAATCAGTAACCTCTGTACTTGATAAGGCTTTATTCCACACATGGAAAGCCCCTAGTCTAAATATAGACCCTGCACCGCTACCCATATGCGTGCTAGTTGGATACCCAAGCGTGTAGTACAACCCCACGCTACTTGTATTGTAAGGGGTCTGTCTTGCTTTCACGAGGCTTCCTGCAAGCTGTCCGTTTACATAACCCCTCAGAGTCGTGCCGTCATACACGAAGCCTACCAAATGCCAAGCGTTCAACCCCGCACTCACAGACGAACTTACCCAATAACCACTTCCTATCGTGTATGGCCAGACAGAAAAGTGAGGGGTGCCACTTATCCACTCTATCTGAGAGTCAAACCAAGAACTATCAGGTGCGGTTGTCCCTTGCTCCGATAAAATCACACCGTTCGTTGTCGGATAAACCCAAGTCAAAACAGAAATAATCGTAGAGGTATTAGGGGGGGATAGATAGGGGTTCAGATTGGTCGTGGTGCGTACATAATTTGAAGTGCTACTATCCAAGCTCAAGTAGTTGGGCGTACCGCTGGTGTAAGGAACGCTCCCCACGAGTAATCCGTTATTTGTCCCATCAAGGTCGGTGATTGCAGTACCCGTTCCCCCATAGGAAGAAAGATTTTGAATATCCCAAGAGGTGATAAGCTCCCCTAGTTTTCTCGCTAACGCCCCATGAAGAACACGGATTATCATGAGGGGTACTTATCCTTGTCGTTGTTGTAGTTCGCTAAGACTTCCGCCCCACTCAGAGCCTTACTATAAATCCGTACCACCCCCACATCTCCATTCAGATATTGGCTGTACTCCCCATTGTTATAGCTCCCTATGTACAAGCCATTAGCCGTATTGAGTATGCTCGTGTAGCTCATAGCCGATGAGGTGTGTTCCACCCCATTTATGTAGAGATACATAAGATTATTCGTGTTATCAATCACGCCCACCACTTGATACCAAGTGCCTGTGGTGGCTTGGTATCCACTTGTGCTTGTAGCGGCAGAGCCGTTACCCACCTCAAGTCTGATTAGTCCTGAAGCGTTGCACCTGACTCCATAAGACACATCAGCCGAAGCCCCGCCATTATCAAACTTTCCAATCACCACCGCGTTTTGGATAACGGAGAGTCTTACCCATATCTCTATTGAGAAATCCCCCCCCGCTGGCTCTAGGAGGGCACTATCCGCTATGGCAATCTGAGAGCTAGAACCGTTGAAGCTGAAATAAGTTCCATTATCCACCACATTGCTCATCGTTCCCGTGAGCGTATTAGGGGCAAGATTAAAGATAGAGTTCCCTGCATTTGGATAAGAGTATGAGTTGGAAGGCTCATAATAAAGCACAAGGGATTCGGTGATAAGGGGGGCGATATTTCCTGCTCTAGCCGCGTAGTTTCGATAAACCTCCGAGTCTGAGAGGGCTACACTATATATGCGGATAATGCCTATCCGCCCATCGAAGTAAGTCCCATCACCCTGATCGGTGGTGTCCTGAGAGCCAAAGTTCATGTAGAGGTTATTGGGTGATGTGTCCTCTGGAGAGTCCCAATTCACATTAACTGACCCTGCAAGGCTTCCATCTAGATAACCCTTCAGAGTCGTGCCGTCATAGGTCAATACGACTTGGTGCCACGCATTGAAGGATATATTAGATGTCGGACCTGTAGAGGTTATGGCGGATCCGTTCCAAAGACCATACTCAACCTTGCCCGCTACTATTTCTAAAGCTGAGTGGTGATACGCGGAGTTGGGGGTTTGCTGTGCGTTGTACTGATACACCACACCATTTGCGGTGGGGTATATCCAAACCTCAGTTGTGTGTGTTTCTGTTAAGTACGCAGCCAGATTCTGAGTGGATATATTGTCGTTTGAGAAAGTGAGATAGTTAGTGGTGAACACAGGCGAGCCTGTTATGTCTCCATGAAGAAAGTTCCCTGAAATATCAGAGATAGTCGCACCTGAGTCCTTGTTGTAGGAGTTCTCATTAAAGGTGGAGAAATACACCACCAAGTTATTAAGGATAACGGACTGCTGAATAGCGGATATTATCCCATTGAGTGCTTTGATTATCATAGGTTCTTATCTATGTGCTGTATGAGAAACCATTGGGGATTACCCAAAGCATTAAATCCTGCAATAACTCCTATTACCCCATAATCTCTCGTAATGGTGTCTGAGGCTGCCCCATCTATATTATAAGTCGTTGGACTATGCACGCATTGGATAATCACATTTGAAGTATGTGCTGCCCCTAGCTTGATGTAATAACACCGACCTCTTACGGAGGCGATAGTGGGGTCGGGAAGATTAATCGTCTGTCCATTCTGAGCAATGTAAAAGAAATCAGTAGAGGTTAGCTGATAGGGGTCTGAGTTGGTTGCGGTTCTTATGGGGTGGAGATTAGAATCTACTTTGAAGGTCATGGTTCATCGCCTCTCACATGGTGGGGTAGCTGAAGGCTGTCCAAGAGACACCCGTATTAGTGACGGTCTTATTCAGTCCGCTAGAGTCTGAAGAAACGCTTCCGCTCGTGGTTGCGAGGAGCAGGAGTTTGGTGTTGGCTACAGGAGAAATAGGTGTTTTAGGGGGGGTGAACGCCCCTGTGTAAAGAGCGGTGCCTTTGACCCAATGGAAGTTGGTTAAGTATCCACCGAAAGAAGCGTCTGCTGAGAGAGACAGCTCATTTCCAATAGTGAGAGAGTTAACGGACTCTGAGAAGTTGGTGGAGTTTGCGATAGACCCTATCTGGGTGCCATTCTTGAAGGCTCTCAGAGTTCCGCTTGAGCGAGACACAGCGAAGTGAACCCATTGGTTCTTAAAAGTTCCTGGTGAAAACCCTATGGCACTACCGCCTGCCCAAAAGTAGAAGACCCCACCCTCTAAAGATACGCCTATGTTTGCACTTGGATAAGTTCCCATAGAGAACACACGAGGGAAAGCATTTGAGTCAGTCTGATACTGCCACCACTCTATGGTGAAGTCGCCTGAACCCATACGCAAATCGGCATCGTTGGCTACGACTAAATAATCTGAAGTCGAGCCATTGAAGTTCATAGTCCCCACAAGGGCAGGGGGTGTCTCGACAGTAAGGGTGTCAGAAACGATTCCATGTAGGGCTCTGATTATCATGTGCAGTTATCCAATAATCATCCAATGAAGGACACAAGTCTGAACAGCACCTGTCGTGTTATTCACACCCAAATCCACTATGAAGTTAGCTCCACCATTTATTTCTCTAATCACAGGACTTCGTGTGACTAAGAATAGAGCGTCATTAGGGGCTTGTAGCGTGACTTGTATCATGCTATTCGCCCCTATAAACGCACCTACTACAGTCTGTTGGATAACGGCATTTACGCCTATACCCACATTAAAGCTCTGCCTTCCATAAGCATTAGAGACAACCACACTACTAGATACCGAGAGGACTCCATCTTGAACATAATCTAAAAGATGAAGCTCTTTATTTACCAAGACCGCCCCATTAGTCGCTCCCGCATTACCTGTTCCCGGTGTGAGTTCTATATCGCCTGCTGTGTGACCCGCACCCCTTCCTTCTCCGCCATTTAGATTTACTGACCCCCCATTAGACACAGCGATGAACCCCCCAATACCACCACCAGAAATATTGACGCTCCCTGCGGTTGCATCCACATTGTCAATAACGGGGCCTGCCAGCAAGTTAATATCTCCCCCACTAAACCCTGCACCCCAAACAGGTCCAGAGTAAATATTAACATCTCCCCCATCGGCAGAGGGATTATCACCCGCAGAAATAGTGATTGCTCCCGCACTCGCTACACCCCCACCACGCCCCCCATAAATCCCTATATCTCCCCCATCACCTGTAGGACTATCTGAACCTCTTATTTCAACAGAGCCTGCGGGTCCTACCCCAAGTCCATTTCCCGATTGTATTGTGATTGAGCCACCCTGTTCCCCCTCTACTGTGGCATCACCACCCAAGATAGAAATAGATGTACCCTGTCCAAAACCCGTGACTCCATCTCCACCTACTATTTTATATTCAGAGTCTTCTAAGCCCACACTTGCTGTGTACTTGAATAGAAGTTCTCCTGTTTCTCCATCAAAATCTTCTTGAGTAATATTTCTGAACCCCTCAAGGAAAGTTGTTGAGATAAGCCCTTGATTTGAAAAAGTCCGTATCGCCCCTTGCTCATACGAGTACTGCACTTGCTCAGAGAATATTAAGTCAACATAGCCATCCACAGGGACATATTGAGGTGGCTTTCGGTTATTAACCCTTCCGTTTTGGTCTTTTCCGTCATGGACATCGGATAAGAAAATAGACGAGTTTATAGTGTTGGAGTGGGTCACTCTCAGTAAAGTTCCATATGCCATGACGGTCTCTCTTTAGTGGTAGGGGGAGGGGCTAGGATTAAGAAGCGGACAAGTCACCAAACAAGTACCAAGTGGTCGAAGTCCTCTTCACGAGCGTAGCCGCCCCATACTGACTAGAAATATATCTATTGCTAGACACCGAATAGAGGGTGTCGGAAGTAATAGCGATATTCACCTTGCCAGAGCCTAAACGAGCCACCACAATCTGTGTCCCTACAGGGAAGGCAACAGATGAGTTGGCAGGAATAGTGAGGGTGAGGTTAGAAGAGGAGTTGAACTCCACGAGCTTCCCTGCATCGGATAAAACAAGGGTGTAGCTTGAAGTCTGAGTAGAAATACCCAAAGCGGCTTTCTGTACGAACTCAGTTGTGGCTACCGTAGTGGAGTTATCCGTAAGAGTAGCGGTCGTACTCGTGATGCTTCCAAAAACCGCAGACCCTGCTGAACCCGAAAAGACTTCAGAGGAGTTGGTGGCATCAGGAATAAATGTGAAAGCAGACGCGGAGTCGTCATAGCCAAAGAAGCCCACTTTAGCAGCAGACCCATTGTGCCACCTAAACTCAATGCCCCTGTCCTTATTATCGTCAGATGAAGGGGCTGTGTCTCCACCGAGAGTAAAGATAGGGTCATCTACGGTCGTGGTAGTGGAGTTGACGGTCGTGGTTGTTCCGTTTACGGTCACATTTCCTGTGACGACAAGATTTCCACCTACGCTCAGACTATGTGTGGGGATTTCCCAAGTGTCATTGTCTTCATCCCACAAGAGTTTTGCGTTGGTGGCTTGAGTTCCGCGTTCCACTTCAAGCACCACAGCGTCTGCTTCTTGAGAGGCACCTGTCCTATCCGCATTGATTAAAATACTTGGGTCTGTTGTGGTTGTCCTCTTGTTGACTCTGAGAGGTTTGTCGTTGGATAGAGTGATGCTCTCTTTAACGACTAACCACTTGCCCGTAGAAGCGATTAGCTCTACGAAGCCATAATCAGAAGTAATCTTGTAGCTTGTTCCACCCTCTATCGTGTCGGTGCCTGACCTAGAAATAGTTACATCGGAGGTGCGAGCCTCACCTAGCTTGACTAAGAAAGACCTACCCACCATACTAGCGGTGATTTCAGGAAGGGTGATAGTCTGCCCGCTGAGAGCCAAGTACTGCCCATCAGATAACCCTATGGTGTAAGGGTCACTTGTTGAGGCGACTTTTGTAGGCTTAAGGTTATTATCTACTAAGTATGTCATGGTCTAGCTTCCTTCTTTAGACTTAGATGATGAACCAAGCAGTTCCATAAGCGATGAGGCTTAGGGTAGCACCTGCCGCGATGTCCTTAGTGAGTTCGCCCGCTATGGTCTGAGTGCCGTTCCCATCTACGGTGATGGTGTTTGTCCCCTTGTTGATTAACTGAAGGACATAGCCATCATAGGTAGAACCGCTGAGAGCAAAGAGGTTCAGAGTTCCTGCGGTCGCTCCGTTATTTAAGAAGTAAGCGTGCTTATTCTCATACGCTGTAGGTGCTGATAGGGTATAGGCATTGGTGACGAAGGTGGGTTCGACACACGAGTATCTTGCACCCTCAGAGGCTTTGGCAGTAATGACCCCATAAGAAGTCCCTGTGCCATTGTCCGCCATCCATCTATCTTCGCCTTCATCCCAAGTGAGCTTGGCGTTGGTGCTGTCTCCACGCTCTACCTCTATGGTCACATCTTCAGTAGCCGCAGGTGTTCCTGTTTGGTCGCTGTTGAGAAGGATAGAAGTCTTAGCAGAGGAGTTATCGCTTGAGGATTTAACTCTGAGATCTACGACTGCTGTGACTGAGCTTAGGTCAACCGAAGCGAGTTCTGAGTCTGAGGGCGTTACAGTAGTACCCTCAGAGTCAATCGTGGTTTCAGAACCGAAGAGAACGAACTTATCGTTTGAAGGCTGATAGACTAGCCCTGCGATGTAGTTTGTTCCTGCTTCTCGATATTGTCCGTAGAAGCCCACATGGTTGGCTGTTGTGTTATTGAGACCGAGGAAGAGGAGGGGGTCAGAGAGCTTAACAATAGAGCCGTTGCCCGTAATGATGCCACCGACCGTTAAGTCTGAAGTGATGGTTACGCTGTCGGGCAAGCCTATGGATAATGTATCCGTACCCGTTCCGCTTACGGTGATTTCTTGGGCGTTGGCAGACTGAATAGTAAAGCTGTTGGTCGAACCCTGCTTGATAGCGTAGGTGTTTATGCTTACAAGCGTATCGTTGGAGTGAAGCACATTGTAGGCGTTAGTTCCATCATTGGAAATCATCCACCTATCTACGCCCTCATCCCACCTCAAGTAGGTATCGGTATTCGTGCCTCTATCCACATAGATGTAAGCGTCAACATCTGCCGCCGCGTTGACTACGCCTTGATTAAGAGTAAGCGTCTTGGTGGTAGCTATTGTGACATTGTCTTTGAAGGTGCCTGTACCTGTTATATCCAATCCGCCCGATTGAACGGTGATGCTCCCCCCTGTGATGAGCGTACCTGTGAAGTTGGTGTTTCCGTTAGTGGCATCCACCTCAAACACCACCGATCCGTTGTTAATAATGGATAAGTCAGTAGTACCTGTGGTGCTTGTAAGGGTGAGGGTGCCTTGAATAGATGTATTACCTGTGGTGTCAGCCACAACGAACTTATTCGTATCTACAGATATGCCACCATTAGCGTTGAGGTTGCCCGCTATCGTGGTCACGCCTGCATTGGTCACTCCAAACACCGCTGTGGGTACTGCGTTGTTTATGGTGAACCCAACATTGGATAAAGTCACCGCACCCTTAAACTCAGATGTAGAGACAGCCTCAAAGGTGTTGGTGGTTGTCTTACCCGTTGTGGTGAGGTTATCCGAGCCGAAGGATATCCCTGAGTTATTGGCGGTTGTGATAGAACCATCACTCAGAAGGAGAGAATTTAAGGCTACCCCAACAAGTAAATCGTTCTGTACTTCGACATTACCCGCACCTGTGAAAGTCCAATTGTTAGTGCCTTCATCCCAATAGAAGATAGCGTCTTCGCCCGCTGTGGGTCTAACTACGGTGATGCCGAAGTCGTGTGCGTCTAGCTCACCTGTTGAGTCAGAGTTGAAGGTGATTGCCCCTTGTGAGGGGGTGTCTATCGCCAACACACCACCCGTGGTCTTTATTGTCCCTGCGGATGTCACAGCACCCGCAGTACTTACCGAGAAGTTCTTGGTTAAAACCCCAAGTGCCTCAGTACCTACGGATAACTCAGTAGAGGAGAAGAGCTTGCCCCCCTCTATCTTGAAGGAGTCCTCTGAGTCGTCCCACTTCAAGTAAGCGTCTACAGCACCTACCGCACCTCCATCCTCGACATGGATAAGTACAGCGTCAAAGTCTGCTCCATTAGGTACATCCCCCACCGCTCTGTCTGAGTTAAACACAACACCCGTATCCGAACCTGACTTCTTAATGTAAAGAGAATCGGATAGAGTTGTTATGCCTGTAATGGATAAAGTACTCGATAGAGAAGTCGCTTGATGGAGCGTGATTAGCTCCGACCCGTTTGTCGTTGCGAGGGTCACATAGTCTAAGCCCGCTCCCGTTCCTTGACGGATAACCAACCCTGTCGCTTGGTTATCCGCCATTTCAACGATAAAGCCATCCGCGTCTGTGTTGGTGATTTTGTTCAGACTCACCACATCGGTTGTCACAACACCTGCTGTTGTGATTGTGGTTGTTGGGCTATTAGCTGAGTTTGCCCCACCTATGGACAAAGCGAGTCCTGCCGCCTTGCCTACAAGGTGTAAGCCTGAGGCGGAGTTGAGATTGATCTCATCTCTAGTCTCGTCCCAGCTCAATACAGCGTCTGCGGAGTCGCCCCTCTCAATCTTAATGAGGTTAGCGTCTTCTGCACCCGCTCCTGTCACATCAGCGTTAAAGATAATCCCATCTGTTAGAGACTTGTTTAAGAGCAAGTCACCGCTGAAAGTCACCCTATTGTTGGTCGTGTCCACAGCCAACACATCTGTGCCGTCAGCCTTCTCAACCACGAAGGCACTCGTGTTGCCTGTCTTAACATTTAAGGTGTTAAGGATAGAGGTCACACCCAAGTTGCTTACGCTAAATACGCTCGCTCCGACATCAATACCCGCATTAGGCTCAAGCAGAGAAGAAATCGTAACCGCCTCTGTGCCGTCAGCCGTATTGATATTCAGTACATCTGTTCCATTAGCCTTCTCAACCACAAACGCTGTAGCAGAGTTCAGAGTTATCTGAACATCCCCCGTTGTAGCGAGCTTATAGGTCGCACCATCTACGGTGAACTTATCCGTATCTACAGCCAAACCACCATTCGCGTTCACAACACCTGATGAAGTAATCGTTGAAGTTGTGGTGAGCGTTCCAACCTTCAAAGCACCCCAAGTGCTAGGCTCAGTAAAGTCAGTAGCTGTAGAGGCTACATTGGTAAGACCCATCTTGAAGACAGAGTCGTTCTCGTCAAAGAAGAACACCGCATCGTCTTCGTCACTTCCACGCTCCATGAATATCCCGATGTCGCGTGTGTTATTAGGAGCCGCACTCGCTCCCTTATTCAAACGGATAACTGAGTCCGACACCTCTAGGTCAGTTGAGTTAATCGTGGTGAGTGTCCCATTCACCGTCATATTGGTGCAAGTGACGCTCCCTGTCGTTAAGAGGTTATTCGCCACGAAGTCTATAGTGGCTGTCGCGGAAGTAATCTCGCCATTATTTATTGTAAAGTCCGCTATTGTGTGACCCTCTGCCTCTGCCGTTACCACCCCTGTTACACCTAGCGTACCTTCCACGGTGGTGTCACCCGTAGCGGAAGCCACAATGAACTTAGAAGCACCGACTGAGAACTCGCCCTCAGAGTTGAGCTTATTGGAAACAACCCAGCTATCTGCACTCTCATCCCAAAGGAGATAAGAGTTAGTCGCAGTACCTCTCTCGACCTCTATCCGGGCGTCCCTCTCTGCATTAAGGGCAGTCGCATCAGAGTTGAGAAGGACTACAGCCGATTGATTATTTGCGTCACCCGCTAAATCAGCAGACTTAATAGATAACACACCCGATAGCTCTGTATTGCCTGAAGCAGAAGCGATAGTAAAGACCTTATCGCCATCTCTCACACCAACCGAGAAGTTCCCTTCAGAGTTTAAGCCATCTGTTACCGTGAAGCTCTCGTTAGTATCCCAAGAAATAGTGGCGAAGCTACCACCCTTATTTACCCTAACAAGTGTAGCGTCAGCATTACCCACCGCCTCAGAACGGAAAGTCACTCCATTAGAGGAAGCCGTTGTAAGGTCAAGAGAGCCTACTAGTGTGGTCTTACCCGTCACATCAAGGGTATTTGAGACCCCTACGCTCCCTGTCACATCAAGGGTCTTAGCTGGAGCGTTATTAGCGATACCCACTCTATCCGTAGAGGCATCCACAAATAAGAGATGAGTCTGAGTATCACCCTCTACGCGGAAATCTGAGTCCGCTCCCGTTTCGTTAATAACCACACCACCATTTAGAGTCGTCACACCTGTGATAAGCGTGTCCCCCACCACATCTAGCTGAACGCTTGGTGTGGCGTTATTGATACCCACTCTGTCTGTAGAAGCATCGGTAAAGATTAAGTGAGTCTGATTGTCGCCTTCTACTCGGAAGTCTAAGTCTGCTCCGTTTTCGTTTACGACCACCAAGCTATTAAGAGCCACACCTCCTGTAAGGGTAGCGGTAGAGGTAATGGATAAGGGCTTGCTGATTGTGACGAGTTCAGAACCATCGGTGGTGTCAAACTTCAAGTAAGAGTTAGCCCCTTGAAGGACTTCAAACGCTCCCGCTTGGTTATCCGTCATAGAAACTTGGATAGTCGAAGCGTCAGCCGAAATAGTGTCTAAGGCTATATCCCCCACATTGGTGATATTCCCCTCAGAGACATTTAAGCTATCTACGGTGGTAGCCCCAAAGTCAGCGGTCCCCGTTGTTGAGATGTTATTGTCGTTGAAGCTGATAGCGTCTGTAGCCGAGTCTATATTTCCATTAGTGATGGTCAGATTTGCAATCACCGAAGAAGCGGGAGCCTCAATCAGCTTTCCAAAGACAACCTTCTCTGTGCCATTTGTAGTCACGAAGGTCTGATAAGCATTTAGACCCTCGGCTATCTGTAGAGAAGTCGCTTGGTTATCCGTTAAAGACACAGCGATGATGTTGGTCTGAGCCTCGATTACACCTACTGAAAGGGTGTGAACATCTGTGATGTCATTATCGGATAGATCTAGCGTGTTATTAAGAGTGGTTACACCTGTGACTTCAAGGGTTCCACCGATGGTGGTATTTCCCGAAGCACTCTGTATGCTGAAGGTCTGAACATCGTTAATATCAGTAAAGGCTAACGAGCCATCCTTTATGGTGACTGAGTTAGAGACATTAACGACTGAAAGGGTAGCAGTGCCTGTGGACTCAATGTCGGTGGCTGAAATATCCCCTGTTGTCGTGAGGTCATCATCACCAAAGCTGAACCCTGCTACATTGGTGGTGGTCATTTCTCCGTTGTTGAAGGTTATATCAGCTAAGAGATGACCTTCAGCGGCGGTAGAAATAACTCCCGCATTGCTCAACGAGAAGGTCGCTCCGACAATCAAGTCGCCTGCGACAACGGATAAGTTGCCTGTAGTCACCTCAAGGGCATCTGAAAGCGTGAAGGTATCAGACCCTGCGTTCCAAGAGAGGTCCGAGAAGCCTTCCGCACCTCTGTTGACGCGAAGGATAGTGGCGTTGCCATCTAAGCCACCACCAGCTATCTCAGACCTAAAGGTGATGCCGTTAGTGGCGGCGGTGGTTATATTCACACTCTCAGTATAAGTGGTGATACCCTCAATGGTGAGGTTATCTTGCACCTTGAGGTTATTGGATAAAACCCATTCTGAGTCGGCTTGTACCCAAGTGAAAGTTGTGTAAGTGCCTACACCTGTACCAACAGCGAGGGCGACCGCGTTTTGAGCTGGAGTTCCTGTGCCATCCGCCACATCAGAGTTAAGGATAATCAGAGGGTTGGTTGCGTCTGCGGTAGCCGCTTGGATAAGAAGGGCTTTATCCGTAGTGATAGTGGCATTCTCATTAAGGATAGTATCCCCATCAGCGGTCAAAGTACCCGCTACGGTGAGTGTTCCTGTCCCTGTAGTTGAGATATTTCCTGATGTGGTGAGATTGTTGTCGTTGAAGGATATGTTATTATCAACAGCCGTTGTCTCAATAAGCCCATCGGAGATGGTTATATCTCCGATAGTGCTTCCTGAAGCGAGGGTCGATGTACCCACAACCTCAAGTGTGCCTTCGATTAGAGTGTCGCCGGTATCTGTAGCTACCGAGAACTTGGTGTTCTCATTTACATCTTGGATAGCGAAGGTCTTTGTTTCGCCAATGATGGTGGTGTTTCCATTAAGGGTAGTGCCATCACCTGCTGTGCCGTTGACGACAAGATTTCTTCCTACAACGAGGTCTTGTCCGATGTTGGCATCTACAGCCACCTCAAAGTTATTGGATAAGACCCATTCTGAGTCAGCTTGAACCCAAGTAAGGGTAGCTGTGGTAGCCGCACCTGTCTTGACGGCTAGTACGGCATTTTGAGCGGGAACACCTGCTCCGTTTACATTGGAGTTAAGAAGGATAAGGGGGTCAGCGGGGTTGGTGGCTACCTGTACGAGCAAAGAAGCGTCAGTCGTAAGGGTAGCGTCAGAGTTAAGGGTAGTCGCCCCATCAACCTCAAGGGTGGTTGTGGTGGAAATATCACCGAGGCTGGAGATAGAGGCGGTGGGGGCTCCGAGGTTTGAGCCTACATCAAGACCACCTACGCCTTGAAGCGTATGAGAGAGAGCGAACTTCTCAGAGCCTTCGTCCCAAGTGAAAGACGAAGGTCCAAAAGCTCCGCGTGTAACTGAGATGATGTTCGCGTTTGCTTCCTCGCCTGCACCATCCAAGTCAGCGTTGATGACGATGGCGGAGATGGAGGGGTTTGCCTTAATGGATAAGTTGTCATCGAGGGTGGTGATGCCCGTTACGGCTAGTGTGCCTTCGATGATTGTGTTTCCATTATCTGAGTCCACCGAGAACTTAGAGGCACCCGCACTCGTCTTAATAGAGAAGGTTGAGTTGTCTGCTTGGAGGGTGGTGTCCCCATTAACGACTAGGGAAGACGAGGCGTTAAGGGTAGCGAGGTTAAGAGTACCTTTGGTGAGGGTAGTGGTAGCGGAGAAGTCTGTGGTGGCTCCCGTAGCTCCGTTAGCAGTTCCCAAGAAGAACTGATCATTACCTTCATCCCAATAGATAACAGCGGGGTTTTCGGTTGAGCCTCTAGTAAATACAAAGCCTGCATCGGTGGAGGCGTTAGGGTTAGCGGAGGCATTACGAGCGAGTTCAATAACGGGGTCTTCAACGGATAAGTTATCCGTATTGACGGTAGTTGTGGTGCCGTTAACGATGAGGTTGCCTGTGACGGTGGCGTTGCCTGTAATAGTGGCATTACCGCCTACGGAGAGGATATTAGTGATTAAGACTTCAGAGCCTGCACCACCGATGGTGAGGGTGGTGGGGTTTCCGAGTCCGTCATCGGTCATGGAGGCGGCGAGGGAAGCGTCAGCGTTGGTGAAGTTAATACCTGTCATACCTGAGAGGGTAGTGGAGGTATTTCCGAGTTCTATTTCGGTTGAGCCGATAGTGACAGAGTCGTTAACGAGCTTGTTATTGGCAATAGTTGCGAGGGCGATGTCCCCGTCAACGATAGTGTTGGCTACGATTTGGACTTCGCCTGTATTGGATAGAGTGACATCGCCTGTAATGGAAACATTTTTCCATTTATCATCATTAGCACCTGCGTCATTATCATAGACGAGGATTTGGGCGTTGGCTTTATCTACGATGTGGGTATCACCGAGTTCTTCGAGGAGAATATCTGAAGCACCTGCGGAGTCAACATATGCTTTTGTGGCGACATCTTGAGGGAGGGTAGGGTCAGCCACATTGGATAGTTTTACGGTCACATCGCCATCGTTGTCGGTGAAGTCAACGGAGGTGGCTGGGTCAAAGTCAATATTGGATAAGTCGGTACGGGCTGTTTCAGTACCACCTGCGGTGGCTCCATCGTGTACGCGGATGCTATTGCGTGTGGTATCTACGGTAATCTCACCCGACGCACCGATAAAGGCGTTGTTTTCAGCCGAAGTACCCCTTCTAAGTTGAACTCTACGAACGGACATAGTGCGACTCCTCTGTTAGTCTATTTAGATACAGAGGGGTATAAAAGCACTATTGTGTTTAGTGTGTGGGTTAGATAATCTCTTTATTAAGAGACAAGGACTCCGTAGTCTTCTTGAGCGTACACGACAACATCACTGAAGCCTGTTCCGTTCCAATCTGTAGAGAAATCAACACCAGGCATAAAGACTGAACTTACCTGTCCATAGTCGATTGTCTCTATGACTCGCCCAAGCACAATAAGGTCGGCTACGGCATTTACATTTTGTTGAGTAGGTTCGCTTAGTAAGAGTATTTCGTTGGGTGAGGTGCCAACATCATAATCGCTCGCTGTACCCAAGAGTGTGGGTACTAGCTTGTTTAACCCGCCTGCGGTCGAATACCTTAAAACTTGTTTATCCAATGTGGGGGCTGAGTCCACATCGGTGAGGTCTGAGGTTTGGATAGAGAGGGCTACGCTTATGGTGTTGTTCAAGTCGTCGTAGCTGAAGTCTAATGAAGTGACTCCCGTATGTGTCCCATTATCGAGGGCTGTGGTCACAAGGCTTCTGACTTGGTCAGCGGTCAGTCCCCCATCAGGGGTGGATATAATGAAACCACCGAGTCCACCATTAGCAGTTTCGTCCCAAATGATGGTATTTCCATCCTCTATACCTGTTAGGTCAACATCTGAGTGAAGCCCTATAGAGCCGAGGGCGGTTAGGTTAACACCAGATACAGCGGGCAAACCTGTTGCTCCGAGTACAGGTATTTGTCCATCGGCTGTACCTACATCATAGGAGCTGGCTGTACCAAGCCCATCCACTACGCTCTTTATTTGCCCATCGAGAACAAAGTCAGCATTGGATAAACTTGTGGTTGCACCTAAGTAGTTAGAACCCACAGGGGTTATGTAAGAACCATCTGTATCTAAGCCTGCTCCAAGTTGCGTATCGTCAATCTCGTTTTGGATATCTGTAAAGGTATCGGATAAGTTCTTAATCTCTGTGTCCAAGAGAGAGTCAGCGGAGAATAAGCTAGTAGCACCTGCCAAGTAGTTAGAACCTACTGGTGCAGTATAGGTGCCATCCACACCGAGCCCAGCACCGAGTTGTGTGTCGTCTAACTCGTCTTGTAAGTCTGAGGTAAGGTTATTTAAGTTCGTCTCTAAGCCGAAGAGTGCGTTGTCTAGATTTCCTAAAGATGTGTGGTGTGATTCGGTGTCGTTTATGAAGTGTGTGGAGGAATAAACGGGTAGTGACCCATCTACACCTACACCTACGGAAAGCTGGGTGTTATCTAGCTCTAGTTGTAGACCACCCTCTACACCTGTAGCCCTTAGGATTTCAGCGTCCAAGTTATCCGATACGCTCTTTATTTGACCATCGAGAATCGTATCGGCATTGAATAGGCTTGTGGCTATGTTTATGTAGTTGGATGCAAGGGGTGGTGCATAAGTGCCATCTCCATCTAAGCCCGCACCTGTGACAACATTGGATAGTTGAGTGCTTATGTTTCCAACATCCGTCTGTGTGTTGGATAGAGAGGTAGCTACATCGAATATGCTCTGGTCGAGAGTGCCTATGGCATCGTGATGAGATTGCAGATCAGTGATGTAGTTGGTGGCTGTGTAAACAGGTCTGGATGCGTCTACATTCAGCCCAAGAGAAGATAAAGAAGTATCCAATAAGTCGGAGGTGTTTCCGAGGCTTATGTCGAGGGCGAGGTCAGCACTTGCCAAGCTCGTAGTTAGATCTAAGTAGTTAGAGCCTACAGGGACGATGTAAGAGCCATCGGTGTCTAAGCCTGCACCCTCTTGAGTCGCATCGAGTTCAGCTAAAGCCCCGCCTGTTGCGTTATTGACGGCAGTATCCAATAAGGACAGAGCCTCGTGGTGGGAAGTGCCGTTGGGTAGGTAGAAGTTAGAGGTGTAATCAGGTAATGACCCATCAGCGTTTAAGCCCAAAGAAGTCTGTGTGTTATCAAGCTCTAGCTGAATATCCCCCTCTACATCTGTTGCTCTGTTAATCTCATTCAGCAGAGCGGTATCGAGAGCTTTAATCTCGGTGTCCAATAGGCTATCCGCATTGAACAAGCTCGTGGCGAGCCTTATGTAGTTGGATGCCCCATCTGCTGTGTATGTACCATTAGCGTTTAAGCCAGCACCACCTTGTGTGTTATCTAGTTCTAGCTGTAGATCTCCCTCTACACCTGTTGCCCTTAGTATTTCTGCATCTAGGTTATCCGATACTCCCTTAATGGCTCCATCTAAAGCAAAGTCTGCATTGGATAAACTCGTGGTAGCCCCTAAGTAGTTAGAACCGACAGGAGTTATGTAAGAACCATCCGTATCTAAGCCCGCCCCCTCTTGCGTGTCATCTAGTTCTAGCTGTAGATCTCCCTCTACACCAGTAGCTCTGAGGATTTCAGCATCTAGGTTATCCGATACTCCCTTAATAGCTCCATCAAGGGTCGCATCGGCATTGGATAAACTTGTAGTTGCTCCTAAGTAGTTAGTGCCTACAGGGACTAAATAAGAACCATCTGTATCCAAGCCAGCACCAGATTGGGTGTTATCAAGCTCTAGCTGTGCGTCAGATAGGGCAGAAGATCTGACCCAGTTAGTTCCGTTCCATGCTAGGACTTGACCCGCAACAGAGGGATCCGTTGTATCAACATCGGATAGTGCGTTAATGGATAAGTCTCGTACCCATTCGGTCGTAGCGACTAGGCTTGAGTCTTCAGCAGAGGGTGGGGTAAGAGCCGAGATTGTACCAGTGGTTGAAAGAGCGGAAGCACCAAAGGTTATTGTGTTATTGGCGGATAGTATAGACCCAGCGGAGAGGGTTAGTTGAGCTGGGTCTCCTACGCCTATTAGAGCAGAGGTTGAGGCTTTGAGGGTGGATAGATTTAAGGGTTGGAGGGTGGGGTTGAGGGGAGAAAAATCGATTGTGTCGTCATTAGCGTTGGGGGCTGTTGTGAGGAAGTACTCATTAACGCCCTCGTCCCAATAGAACGCGGCAGGGTCTTCGGTAGAGCCTCTTGTAAAGATAAAGCCTGTGTCTGTAGAAGCGTTGGGGTCAGCATCGGCTCCGTTGGCTAATCGGATAATAGGCTCTGTGACAGATAAAGACTCTGTGTTGATTGTGGTGGTGGTTCCGTTCACTACAAGGTTTTGTGTAGTGATAGTCCCTGTAGTGGTGAGGTTGTTCGCACCGAAGTTTATAGCCGCAGATAGGCTAGTGATAGACCCATCGCTTATGGAGATGTCGGCAAGGGTATGACCTTGTGCTGTAGAGGTGATAGCTCCAATAATGGATAAGTCACCTGTTATTTCTACATCACCAGCAACATCTGAGAGTACGACCAAGTCTCCATTGGATAAATCAGAGGTAGAGAGGACTCTATTGACGAAGTTTCCTGTGTTGTCTTGTACGAGGACTTGAAACTCCTCTAAGGCACCAAGATCAACATCGCTAAGATCACCTATAGAGAGGCTTACAGAAGCGGATATGGTGTGATTAAGTGGATCGTGGTCAAAAGATATGCCCGTGTGGGCGGATGCTTCTAAAGCCACACCAACAGCGTCTATGGCTTGGTTATCCGTGTATGTGGAGGGGGCGTTTTGAGCAGTCCAAAGGTTGCCTGCACTCCAAGTTAAAACTTGACCTAGAGCGGGAGGGGTGGTCGTTGTGTCTACATCGGATAAGTCGTCAATAGAAGACGAGGTGGTGAGCAAGTCGCCAACATCGGATAAGTCAGAACTAGAGAGAGAAGCGTTCTCGAAGCCGTTGGCTACGCCTGTGTATTTAAGCGTCTGCCCAACAAGCGGTCCTGTGATTTTAACATCGGTGAGGTCATCAAGTTGGGTGACTCCACCTGCACCTGCAATCAAAGAACGGACAAACGAAGCCGTGGCTACTTCTCTACCCACGGCTGTAAGATCTGGCGTATCAGCAGTTATGTCTCCGCCAAAGAAATCTACATTCCCTGTGAAGGTCTGATTAGCGTTCAACCGAGCTATGTTAGCCGTATCGGATAAGTCGAGAGACGAAAGCGACTTGTTTCTAAAGGTGTTATTAGCGAGGTCATAAACGAGCGTCTGCCCATCTACTAAGGGAACTCCACCTGGTACACCCGCAAGGGTAATGAGAGAGCTAGATAGGAAATCCCCAGTATCCGCTTGAGAGGCAGTACCTAGATTAAGGGCGGTTATTTCTTGTTGTACAAACGCGGTTGTAGCGATGAGGGTTGAGCTATCGGCTAGGGGCTGTGTCGTGACCCTTACAGAGCCTGTGAAGGTTTGGTTAGCGTCTAATAGGGCTATATTAGCTGTATTGGATAAGTCCGTAGAGGCTAGAAGTCTATTCGTGAACTGCCCAAGTCCATTATGAACTAAGACATGACCTACTAGGGGTAGGTTTACTTGTACATCGGATAAGTCATCGAGTCCTGCACTAGAGGCTAAGAAGTCGGTCGTATTGGATAGGGAAGCAGATCCGAGACCCAAAGTCGTGCGGACTGCGGGAGCGTCTGCGTCATCGAGCAGTGAGCGAGCAAAGGTTGTAAGGTTGGCTTCTGCCCAAGTGTTCACGCCTGTGGTGTAGATAAGTTTATCTGCACCTGTGCCGAGGGTAGAGATGGAGTTGAGGTTAAGGTTAAAGGCTTGGACATCAACACCTGGCTCAAGCTCTAAGGTCGCCCTAGCGGTGGCGACATCGGTGTCGTCTATGAGGCTTCGACCGAAAGCTGTTATATCGCTCTCTGCCCATGTATCTACACCCACGCTATAGATGATCTTATCCGCACCTGTGCCAAGTGTGGCTATAGACGAGAGGGTTGCGTCTAAGGGCTGATAGAGTCCATCTAGGTTTAGGGTAGTCCTAACTTGAGATGGGTCTTGGGATACTAGGTTAGCACCATCACCTACAATGAAGTTGCCCGCTGTTGGGGCAATAATGGATAAGTCGGTAAGTCTTGCGTTAAGAGGCTGATATGTATCAGCGAGGTCGAGGGCGGTTATTTCCTGCTGTACGAACTCAGTTGTGGCAAGCTGTGCGGTGTTTGTCCCTAAAGGAGCAGTGGGTGCCTCAGGTACACCCACAAACACTGGACTATCCAATAGAGCCAAATCTGCACTATTGGATAAGTCGGTGGATGAAAGCTCCCTATTCGTGAACTGACCGAGTCCATTATGAACTAAGACATGACCTGCTAGGGGTAGGTTTACTTGTACATCGGATAAGTCGTCTAGGGAGAGGCTTACGCTGGCATTGAGTAAAGCGTTGTCGTCATCGTATGTGAAGGTGATACCCGAGTTCCCTGCTTGGTTATCCGTAAACATCGCTCCGACGAGGTCTTGAACTTGCTCTGCATCTAAGCCCTCAAGATCATCCGCTTGAGTTATAACCCCGCCCACGACCTTGAGGACTTTTCCATTTACTAGAACACCACCCAAGTCAACATCGGATAAGTCATCAATAGAAGCATTTGAGGCTAAGAAATCTCCTGTATCTGCTTGGGAAGCCGTACCCAAGTTGAGTGCGGTTATTTCTTGTTGTACAAAGGCAGTGGAAGCGAGGAGTGTAGAGTTATCCGCTAGGGGCTGTGTTGTTGCTCTTACAGAGCCTGTGAAGGTTTGGTTCGCATCTAATAGGGCTATATTGGCACTATTGGATAAGTCCGTAGAAGCCAAAGAGACAACAGCAGATATCTGAGCATTGTCGTCATCGTAAGTCCAAGTCACGCCCCCACCATCGACGAGCATTCCCCCAACGAGGTCTTGAACTTGCTCTGCGTCTAACCCACCAGCTTCATCTGCTTGGGTTAGAACCCCACCTACAACCTTGAGGACTTTTCCATTTATTAAAGCCCCACCTAGATTGACATCGGATAAGTCGTCAATAGAGGCGTTGGAGGCTAAGAAATCTCCTGTGTCCGCTTGGGAAGCAGAGCCTAGATTAAGAGCGTTTATTTCTTGTTGTACGAAGGCTGTGTTAGCAACGAGGGAGGAGTTATCGGCTAGGGGCTGATTGGAGACTCTAGTGTTGCCTGTGAAGGTTTGGTTAGCGTCTAAGCGGGCGAGGTTAGCTGTGTCCGAGAGGTTTGTGGAGGCGAGGGTAACAACGGCTGATATTTCAGAGTTATCATCGTCATAAGTCCAAGTGACCCCCCCTCCATTGACAAACATAGCTCCGACGAAGTCTTCTATTTCCTCTTGGGTGAACCCTCCCCCACCGCCTGCTTCGTCAGCTTGAGTGATGACTCCGCCTACGACCTTGAGGATCTTTCCATTTACTAAAGCTCCGCCTAGATTGACATCTGATAGATCGTCAATAGAGGCGTTTGAAGGTAAGAAATCCCCAGTGTCTGCTTGAGAAGCCGACCCCAAGTTGAGTGCGGTTATTTCTTGTTGTACGAAAGCGGTTGTAGCTAGGAGGGTCGAGTTATCGGCTAGGGGTTGAGTCGTTGCTCTAGTGTTACCTGTGAAGGTTTGGTTCGCATTGAGAAGAGGAATATTGGCACTATTGGATAAGTCTGTGGACGCTATAGAGACAACAGCAGATATTTCAGAGTTGTCGTCATCATAAGTCCAAGTGACTCCTCCGCCATTGACGAACATAGCTCCAACAAAATCTTCTATTTCCTCTTGGGTGAACCCACCCCCACCTCCGGCAGGGTCTGCTTGTGTAATGACACCGTCAACGACCTTGAGGATCTTTCCATTTACTAAAGCCCCACCCAAATCAACATCAGAGAGGTCATCAATAGAGGCGGTAGAGGATAAGAAATCTGTGGTGTCTGCTATAGAGGCAGAGCCTAGTCCGAGATTGGAGCGGGCGGAGGCTTGTGCTACTGCACCTGCTGTGGCGATTTCGGATAGGTTATTAGCTTTGAGCAGTAGAGAGGTGAGTGCTGTAGTGGCTGTGGAGGACAAGCCGAGGTTGGCTCGTGCGTTGGCTTGAGCTTGAGCCCCTTCATCTGCGAACTCGGATAAGTAGTTCGAGGCGATGAGATAACCAACGGGGTTAGAGCCATCTATAGTGCCAACCTCGTCTACAGCCACCTGCATGGCTGTGTTCACTTCTACAGGGTAAGTTCCGTTCCAAGTCACACCATTTCTACGGACATTTCCAATAGACACATACCCGTACTGATCCCTAGTGACGGTGAATGTAAAACGCCCAACAGGGGTGACTACAAGGTATTGTAGGGAGACTGATTGCTGTATAGCCATGACTCGAACCTCCAAAAGATTGGATACTTTAAGGGGTGTTCATCATTAAAAGATTATTGTTTCTTATAGGTGTATGTAGTTCTGCCCCCTCCAGAGTGTTGTTGATGTAGTCCGAGTGTCGATTATCGACCAAGAGGGGGGGGGTTAATACATACAAATACTTAGCTTAAAAGAGAAAGGTGGGGTAGTATGGGTCTATCTATTATGACGCAGGAAGAAGCAGAAGACCCTATGCGTAACATCTATTGGTCGCACTTGAAGATGATGAGGGCTTGCCCTCAGCAGTACTTATGGCACAAGGGGCATCCAGACATTGACTTGGGGGCTGGTAAGGGAAACCCCAAGCCGTTGCCAGATGACAAGAGGGAGTCGGAACACCATCAGCTAATGGGTACGGTTTTATCCAAAGTCGTTGAGGATGTGTACAACCACGAGTTATGGAAAGAACCGAAGGTGTTATTGGAAAAGGTGCAAGACATAGCTCGCAGGGAGTTTGTATTTGCGGAGCAACGGCACTATGTGGAGTGGACTCTCATGACGAGGGAGAGTGCGTTAGAAACTTGTGTCGAGGGGGCGAGGAACTTTTTGGAAATCATGAGGGACAACAAGATGATTGGCCCTTTTGCGAAGTCCGAGATGAAGATGACCCCCACGATGAACAAGTACTTCAATGTGTGTGGTGTGGCGGACTTGGTCTATAGGGATAAGGAGGGAAGGGTATTTATTCTTGATGGCAAGAACGCGATGACACCGATGAAGTATGAGGACGAGGATCAGCTTAGGTGGTATGCGTTATGTTTTAGGCTTCAGTACGGAAAGACTCCAGATAAGTTGGGGTTTTTCTTCTTTCGTTATCCGAAGTCTAATCCGCCCGCTGATTGGGACACTTCAAGTAGTGGTGAGTGGACTGGCTTTGTAGAGGTCAAGATAGACGAGGAAGACATTAAGCGTCTTGGCAAGGAAGCGATTGAGACGAATAGGGCTATCCATTTTGGGAAGTTCGAGCCGAACCCACAGCCTAAGCACTGTAAAATGTGTAAGTTCGAAAACATCTGTGAGGAGCGTCAAGCTCAAAAGAAGCACAACGCTGCCAAGAGGGGTTTGGGTAGGTCTGACACGGAAGACCCTGCTTCGGTGGGTGGGGGGTTTGTGGATTTGGATATGAGCAAAAAAGGGTAGTTCTGAAGGGAGCTGATGGGGTGGATTTTATAAGTGTGAACTGCACCAATCGATCCTAAGGAGGAAGAAATGGATTTGGAGCAGTTAGTAGCCAAGAAGTCGGAGCTAGAAAAGAGGAGAGAGAGGCTTCTTGGTAAGATGGAGTCTGCTAGGGCATCTTTAGCCGATTTGGATAAGAAGCTCATGGAGAGGGGCATAAACCCCGAAAACCTTGAGGACGAGATCGTAAGGTTGAAGTCTAAGAGGGACGATTTAATGAAGCAGTTATCTGAAGCTATCGCTGAAGCAGAGACAATTTTAACACGCATCGAGACACGAGTGGAGAACCTATGAAGATTACGATTTCGACTAATGACCTCAAGGAAGCCTTGAGCATTGCCCAAAACACATTGGGTTCGGCATCTGACATTACATCACATTTTGTGTTTGTGCCGAGTTCTAATGGTGTGTCGGTGATGGCTTGTGAGCCACCTCGCATCTTTTCCAAAATCCCTTGTTTGGGGGCGACCGTTCAAGAAGCAGATGACTCTGTGGGCTTTTCTTTCGATGGTAAGCGAGCCATGCAAGCTATCGGAGCGGTGAGCGGGGTACTTGAGATTTCCGATGCTGAGGGTGAGGTGACCATCAAGTCGGATAAGGGTACGATCAGCCTATCGAGCCTCGACCCCAATGCGTTTCCTCCGTGGTTGGATAAGTTTAACGAGTCCACCGGAGACAAGTCTGTTCCATCGGGTGTGTTGTACGATTGTTTGAATCAGCTTAAGGGGTACATCTCTACGGATGACTCTCGTAGACCTGAGCTTGCTATGTTGTACATCAATGATGGTAAGGCGTATGCTTGCGATGGTTTTGGGCTTTGTGTGTCTCGTCACGAGGCTTTGCAAGGGGTGACGCTGAAGCTCCACTTCAAGGATGTTGCCCCCTTGTGTAAGTTCTTGAAGGCACACGATGGTCACGCCATCTCCATAAAGGCAGGTGGGCAAGCGACATTCTTTGTGTCTGAGAACAACGCGGTGTTTGGCACGATGGATTTGCCTTACACTTATCCTATGGCGATCACGACACACAATGCTTTGGACTTCGACATGGTTCCGAGGAGGGTGTGGAGGCTCTCTAAGGGAGATGTTTTGACCGCGATCAACTTCCTCTCAGCAGGTGCAGATAAGACCGACCTCAAGGTGGTGTTCAAAGACCCTGAGGGTGAGATTGGATCATCACCTGTGATGGAGATGCGTCCAGCGAGCGGTAAGGGCTATATGTCTTATACGCTTGAGACTCCAAACTACGATTTGGATAATGCCAAGCTAGAGACGCTGACCGACCCTGGGGAGCGTATGTTTGTTTCTCGCTCTAAGGCTAAGGACACCGAGGGAGAAGACATCGAGTCGTTTAACTTCAACTACTTGTACATGAAGAGGGCTTTGGAGGGTATCGATCAGTTTGTATATATGGGTTGTAATCGTCAACAGGGCAAGGGCTATATGTTGTTCAAGAGCCAATGCTCATCTAGCGTTGAGATTGTATCCGTTATCGGTTGGATGATCTAATGAATGACCTTGCCTCTCGCCTTCATCGTCTTTCTATCCTAAAGGAAACGACCGAGCAAAGGATTTCGTCCCTTGAGCGGGAGATAGCGTTCCTAGAGGTGGACAAGGACAAGAGGGTAGAGGCAAGTGCCATATTGGATAAACTAGCAGAGGACGAGGTGGAACAGGGTGTGTCCACCTATGTAACTCTGTTAGAGGAGGGGTTAAAGGCTATCTTTCCCGACCAAGAGGTGGGGCTAACAGCCTCAGTCGAAAAGGTGAGGGGGAAGGTATCTGTAAAGCTAAAGACTAGCTTTAAGGGTCAAGACGGCTTAGAGGTAGAGGGTGAGGGCATAGATGCGTTCGGAGGGGCGGTAGCTACCGTTCAGAGCCTCTTATTGAGAGTCGCTCTTATCCTTAAACGCAATCTGAGACCCATACTTATCCTAGACGAGACTTTCCCCGCAGTAGATGAGGGGAGGGTTGGTTTGTTGGTGGACTTCTTAAAAGTTCTGTGTGATCGGTTAGATATGGAAATCCTTTGTATAACACACGACCCCTCAATAGCGGAGGGGGCTGATGTCGCATACAAGATCAAGCCCACCGCTCATGGGGCTAAACTGAAACGGATATGAACTATGAAGTCTCAAGGGGCTATCCGTCATAAGTTAAAGCAAGTTAAGGCGAGGCTACTTCAAAAGGCTATACGGAACAATCTATCCAAAAAGCCTTGCAACTGCAAGCACAGCGGACTCGTGAGGGGTTCAGCTTCAGAACCCCTCTTTTATGTGTGCCTATTGGATAGTGACAAGCCTAAAGAGTGGGAGGGGACAATCTGCGACCCATCAGTTCCCAATAACTGTCCCTTCTTCAAGCCACCAAAGTCAAAAGAAGAAATAGAGCAAGAGTTCGAGGAGGAGTTCAACAAGCTCATAGACTCTGGGGATATGGGTGAGATAGCGTCTAAATATCCAGATGTTGCCGCTCTCGTTTGGGTTTTATCTGGAGATGGGGACATAGACAGCGATACTCAAATCAGCGAGAGCGAAACTACCACAGAGGAAGTTCAGTCTAACACCACAGAGGAAACTAAAAAAGATGTTGGAGATAGTTAGGTTAAAAGGAAAACAGCCCCTTTTCTTGGAGGCAAATGTACCCCCCTTGTGTTATCCATATCTTGTCGGAAATCCAAAAGGGGAAGGTTTTTTGAAATGGGTAGAGAAGCCCACGGCTAAAGAGACCATCCTTACATGGGGGGTAGAAGCCACAATCGAACAAATCTTAGCCGAGATGATTCGTTTAACCCTAGACAGAAGTGAGGTAGAGGGTTGGGGTGTTCGGCAGAAGAGTTTTAATTTAGCCGAAAAGAGGCTAAAGGATTTGGGCGTAAACGACCTTGAAGTGTCGAACAAGCTGATTTATCCAAAAGACCCGTCTTTATTGGGGACTATCCTTATATCGGAAAAGAAGTGCTTTCCTATTATTCACAATGTGAGCAGAGGATTGTGCGTACTAGAATAAATTATCCCAACTCTCTTTGAGTCTTATTATTGGGTAAGTGTTAAGACCCATTCTCAAAGGAGTCTCCCATGTTAGACGACTACATTATCAAGATAGAGATTGAAAGAGAGAGGGATAGGAGAAGAAGGGTACAAGAGGAGGATGGGAGGCGGATACAGCTTCCGATACCAGAGTACGAGGATAGGGGCGAGGGTAGGGGCGAGACAAAGCCACAAGATGAACCGAAAAGGGTGATAGTAATAGATCTGTAGCGGTATAAAGGGGGGGTGTGGATAATCAAGTCCCACCTTTTCACCCTTTAGAGGACGCTCTATGTCAGCGACTATTATTCTTGTGCGTGGTCTTACAGGTTCGGGCAAGACGACCCTTGCCGATCTTATTATTGGTGACGATGAAAACCGAGTGAGCATTTCTGTTGATGATTACTTCACAGACGATGCTGGTTTTAACTTCGATCACACGAAGCTAAAGGAAGCCCACGATTGGTGTAAGAACAAGACCCTTGAGTTTATTCTAGAGGGCTACGAGGTGGTGGTTGTACACAACACATTCACTCGTAAGTGGGAGTGCGACCCCTACTTGGAGATGGCTAAGGAGAGGGGTTGTAACATCCATGTAATCAACCTGTACGATGCTGGGTTGAACGATGTGGAGTTATCCAATAGAAATGGTCACAATGTTCCTGCTCATGTGATTCAAGCACAGCGTAAGCGTTGGGATAAGGATGTTTACCGTGAGCGGAAGCAACATACACCACAGCAGAACTTCATGCCTTACCCTCCCCCTTATGGATATGGGAACTATCACCCTCAACAGCCGTTCGGTGGTTATCCCCCATATGTGCCTAACGAGGGTGGGTATCAGCGTAAGTCACCTCGCCCTAGTCGTTAAGTTTAGTCGTTAAGTTTAGTTTTTCTTAACCTATTACTCTTCTTATTGTATAACCTCTCTTAAAGAGGCTACAAAAGAGGGTGTGGTTAAATGGATAAGTTTAGAATAGGGCAGACGGTGCTCGTTGGGGAGAACTCTTTCGACGAGCATACGATCATAACTATCACTAAAGATGATTTTGATTTGCTTTATGTTACGGACGATAAAAAGTCTATACGCTCGGAAAGCATTGTGGCGATATTATCAGGACCTACTCAGCCTGAGACAGAGGATGTAGAAGACACCATTACGGTTCAAGACCCATACACAACAGACTACAACACGGAAATGTTCCGTTGGGGGGACGAGGTTGTGTTCACCTCTAGGTATCTAGACGCTGAGATAGAGATAGAGGGGTATGTACTTGTACCTGGTAGGTCGTGGTGTGTCTTAACAGAAAAAGGTATTTCCATACCCAATCGGCATTGGCGTGTACACAAAAATGCGATTCGCTTAAAGAACGACTTAAAGAAGTGAGACCATTAATCAGACCATTAATCAGACCATTTATCGTCTTTGATGTGTTTGGGGTCGATGGTGTTGCTGAGGATCTGTCGGGTGGTGTAGTAACCGATGGTTATGTAAATAATCAGTAGTGTCAAAGTGGTAGTCCCCTTTTTCTGGCAAGATTTCTAACTGCTCTGTAGCATGAAGAAGCGTCGAAATAGCCGACAATCTTTGCTATCTCTCTATAGGTTAGTCCACTCTGTCTTCTTAGATTGTAGCTTAAAAAAGCATTTTTATCCAAAGACAAAGGGTCGGTGTCCCCTATTAACTGAGCATATGCGTTTATCCAATTTCGAGCGGTCATAGAGGTGACAGAGAAAAGTAGACCTATGTCTTGGGTGTTCATCCCATTTATGTATAGGCAGTAAGCATATTGAGTGGGTGCAGTTCTAGGATAGGGCAAGAAGTTCTTCTTAGCGTACTTTTTAATCCTAATACTCGCGTTGTGGGGGTGTGTAAGGCTTATGCCCAAAGCGTCACATATTTCTCTGTATGTAAGTCCATCCATGTAAAGTCTATAGGCGTTAGCCCAATCTATCTTGCTCTCACAAGTCATGTGTTTGCTCCCAGATCTCTAGGTCTCCATAATCACTCAAAAACTTACGCTCCTCAGACAAAATAATGGATAGTTCATCTGAGGTCATAGAGTTATCCATTATAGACGAAGACTTGTCGTAAGAGACTACACAGAACCCATGTTCCCTTGCATAAGACCCTCCTTTGTTCAGTGCCTCAACCCAACAAAGAGCCGATAAGAAAGAGTTATGCGTGTCCTGCACAAAATGGATATGTGGACAACCCTTATCCATTTTTATTTGAAGTGCTAGGGTTATAGACGATGTGAGGAAGAGCGTGGGCATAATCACCTAAAGATGATGCGGTCAATGAGTGTTTATCCAAAAATAGAGTCCCACCAACAAGCTATGTCCCATTTGTTATCCGTAAGGTGATGATGCCCCACAACGCCCTTAAAGTATTCCACCAAGAAATCTTTATCCAATACATCATGTGTATTGGGAAAGCGATAGGGTACATCTAGGGTATCGCATAAGGACTTTACAGCGGAGCGAGTGGCTTGTGCTATGCGTGGGTCTAAGCTCAACACCTTACTTGGACCTCTAGAGGTAGGGTTGTCCACAATGGAAACTTGATAGCCGAGTTTGGTGTAGTGATCTTTCCATTTTACATCTGGCTGTTGGCAGATGTCGATGCCGACAGAGTGAGGGTTAACCCAACCTCCATGCCACGAAATATGCTGTAGATCGAGCCATTGGTAGATAGTAGCCTCTTGTTCATTTAGCCCTATGCCCGCATGACTAGACACCTTGCGGTCAGGATCTGAGAACACACGAAAACAATGCCGAGGGTCAAGCCCTCCCCAATGCACAACAATGAGGTGTGGTGGCTTGTTTCTACGAGTAGAGAAGTGACCGAACCTATGTAGGTCAAGACCACCATCTTGGTCGAAGTTTATGATTTGTGTTGAGCTATCTACGCGAACTCGTCTGTCTTTGTGTACCCAATAAGCGTCTAGTGACTCAACATAGTCGTAAAGTTTAAGAAGTTCAGCCCATGTGCCTCGCCCGAGTTTTCCGTCTATCTGAGAAGATCCTTTTCCGTAAATCGCTGTCTGAAATTGGATAACCCCTAGAGCGAAGTCGTTCGAGTCGGCAGGGTTGGATAACAGAGGGTATTTCTCAAGGGCATTAGGGGGTATGCTATTCGCCCACCCTAGAGAAACAGAGGCGGTAGCGTTAAACTTTTTAGCTGAACCTAGCGTCTGTATAACAGAGTGAGACAACTGATACTCCTATCTAGTGCGGTGTTTACATGAGCTTAGAACTCTTAATGCCAGATATAAACCAAGCTGTACAGCTACTTATCCTAAGCCATGCAAGCAAGGGTGGGTCTGTTTGCTTATACCGAAATGGAAAAGTGTGGAACAACCTATCTGCGTTATCCATTTTGAACGCTTGGTCACCCACACATAAAGTGGTTCAAAAAGGGTTCTTAGATGTATGTGGTACAGGCGGAGATGGTGGGAAAATGGGGGTGTTCATCACCGCGTCTTTGTTGAAGTCCATCTACAGAACAGGTGAAAGCCTAACCCCTTCGGAAGTGGAAGATTTCTTAGGGAACTTCAAAGAGGCAGTCAGCAAAAAGAAAAAGAAAGCCACCTACGATGTGCTGTTGGAGATCGGGAGTAGATCAAAGCTCCATGCAGAACACCTAGAGAAGATCTGTGACGCTCTGATGACACATGGGGTTGACTCCCATATCTCATTAGAGCGTGGTAGGTCAGTCCATACGGAGGTTATCCAATCCGAGGCGTTGGAAACGCCTGTTATAGCTGGAATAGACACGGATCAGATTTCCTTAAAGGGTGCGATGTTTGCTTTCTTCGACTATCCATTATTCTCTTACACGCAAGTTCAAGATGCGATGGAACAGATGGGGGAGTTCGAGGGCAGACCTTTGTGTATAGTCTCACCGCTCATGGGTAAAGAGGTGAAGGCGACCATAGCCCTCAATAGGAATAAGGGGGTGGTGGAGGTCTATGGGCTAGAAGCTCCACAGATCACTTGGAGCAAGGGGTGGTTAGAAGACCTTTGTGCTTTTACAGGTGGCACAATACACACAAAAATGGATAAGTCCTTTCCTGTGGAGTTTTATGGTTCAGCACTAGAGGTGTTAATCAAGCCTTCGTCTTTGCTGATAGAGCCATATGAGGATCATGCAGAACAGACAGCTAAACACGCTGAGGCGTTATTGAGAGAGGCTGAGTTTATCCCTCACGCACACACACAAGATCTGTGGCGTAAGAGAGCTTCTTCTCTGATGGGGTCTTTGATCCGAGTCCAAGTGGGTGGGACGACCGAGGCGGAGTCTAGGGTGAACTTAAACCTAGCCGAGAAATCTTTATTGTCCATGACTGACGCTCTAGAAAATGGATATGTCGAGGGGTCGATTCCATTTTTAGCGGAGGTGCAGTCAAGCTCTATAATAGGACACGCTATGCGTTGCCCTTTAAGGGTAGTCGCACACAACCTCAACCTCCCTCAACACTCCGTATTGGATAACCCAATACTAAGGGAGAGCTTCCCTACAGGTCGCTTAGTTTCCCTTATGGAGCGTTCTCTCTCTGTGGCGTACACACTAGGTACTATAGGTCACATAATCAAAGCAAAGGGGCATTAAAGATGTTTAAGAACTATCATTGGACAGTGGTCGAAGCTGAAAATGCTTGTACGGGTTTTAAGCTCGCCAAACAAAGCGACAACACCTTCGAGAACTTCAACCGATACTATATCGTCAACCCCAACACACAAATCCTTTTTGAGGAAATCGAGTACTTGATCGAGAGTACAAAGGACACCCGCTCCCCATCTCGGTCTCGCTCCTGTTGTTGCTTTGTCCTTCAAGGAAATAAGTACTTCTTCTATGTCAAGAAGTCCTCCTTAGTCAAAGCGGACAAGCTGTTTATCCAAAACATCGGCAGGATACTGCATGGAGGTGGCGACTTAACCGAGGACGACTTAAATAAGCTCGCTTCCTCTGTACAGAGGCTCAAGGCTTCCCTTAAAAGCACACCCAAGAAAGCGGATGGTCGATGATAATCACCCTGTTGAGAAAGCCCCTAGACGGGAGCGTAGCTGAGAACGCCTTACAGCATGGCTGTGGGGCTATCAATATAGACGCTACAAGAGTAGGTTTTGTGAATGGAGAAAACCCCTCCGCCTCCTCACGAGAGGCGTACACTCCCAATCACTCGGCAGTGGCGGACATGAACGCGAGCGGTGTCATCTATTCCGATCCAACACGGCAACTCGGCAGGTGGCCCGCTAACTTTATCCTTAACCACCTAGAGAGCTGTGAGCTAAAAGGTACTAAGAAAGTTAAAGGGGCGATAAGCAAACCTTCGGTGGGATACAAAGCTAAGACCTCCACCTCTTGGTTCAACTCTAAAGATGGTATTCATAGGGTTGGTCATGCGGATGAAGATGGGAATGAAGAAGTAGCGGATTGGGCTTGTGTAGAGGGTTGCCCTGTCCAAGAGCTAGACCAACAAAGTGGACATCTGAAAAGTGGGAAGATGGGTGCTAAGTCATATCAAATGTGGGGGGTAAATGGGATATATGGGGGAGGTAAAGAACACCCTGCGACATATTATGGAGATGAGGGTGGTGCTTCTAGGTTCTTCATGCAGTTTAAGAAAGACCCAGAAGAATGATAGAAATAAAAATCGGAGACTGCGTGGATAGGCTCAAAGACCTAGAGGATAACTCCGTTGACGCTATTATTTCTGACCCCCCCTATGGTCTGAAGTTCATGAGTAAGGGTTGGGATGATATTGGAGAGGGTGCCGAACAACGAGAGTGGCACCGAGCTTGGCTTACTGAAGCCTATAGAGTCTTAAAGCCTAATGGAGTCCTTAAAGCCTTCTCAGGTACGAGAACTTTCCATCACCTCATAGCGATGATGGGAGAGGTGGGGTTCTCAGAGTTATCTGTGGAGGCATGGACATACGGAAGCGGTTTTCCAAAATCCCATAATGTGAGCAAGGCACTCGATAAAGGATTTGGGGCGGAAAGAACAGTAGTAGGGACGCAAAAAATGGGGGGTTCTGCGAGAAAACTAAAAGGTTCAAATAGGAACGGTCAGAAAATGGTCGGAGTTGACTTGGAATACGAAGAGACATACGCAGAAATAACTATCCCCGCAACAGATGAAGCAAAAACATGGGAGGGATGGGGAACTGCTCTTAAGCCAGCTTGGGAGCCCATCTGCATAGGAGTTAAGAAATGATAATCACCCTCCTAAGAAAGCCCCTAGAGGGTACTGTAGCTGAGAACGCCTTACAGCATGGCTGTGGGGCTATCAATATAGACGCTACGAGAGTGTCCACTTCCGATAATCTTAATGGCGGGGCTTATCGTTGTGAAAACCCTACTGATAGTGAATCAGTTTCCTATTCTTTGAGAAAAGGGATAGGTGAGTATGAGCAACCGAGTGGGAGGTGGCCAGCTAACTTTATCCTTAACCACCTAGAGGGCTGTGAACTAAAAGGCACTAAGAAAGTTAAAGAGGGTAAAAGTAGCTCTGCTGTTGGTGGCTCTGACAGAAAAGTAGGTCTTTATAAGGATGGACTTAAGAAAGAAGCGGAAAATCGCTATCGAGGAGAGGAAGAAGTGGCAGATTGGGCTTGTGCCGAGGGATGCCCTATTAAGAAATTGGATACTCAGTCTGGGATACTCAAAAGTGGAGCATTGAAACCCGATGCTTATGTTAAAAATGACAGGGTCAACTCCTCTATGTTTGCAGGAGCAGGTACTTACTCAAATAAGGGATATTCATCTGAGGAGGGTGGAGCGTCTAGGTTCTTCATGCAGTTTAAGAAAGACCCCGAACAATGATAGAAATAAAAATCGGAGACTGCGTTGACCGACTTAAAGACCTCGCGGATAACTCTATTGACGCGGTTATTTCTGACCCTCCTTATGGTGTTAAGGTATTAGGGAAGGGTTGGGATAATATCGGTGAGGGGATTCAACAACGAGAATGGCATAGAGGTTGGCTCATGGAAGCCTATAGAGCCTTAAAGCCTAATGGAGTCCTTAAAGCCTTTTCTAGTGCGGTCACTTATCATCACTTATTAGAGGTAATGGGAGAGGTGGGGTTCTCGGACTTGAGCGTAGAGGCTTGGGTTTATTCAAGCGGTATGCCCGCTGGAAACTTTGATTTGGCGAAGGGGGTTGAGTGTCAGATTCTCTTTGGTGACTCGAACAACAAGCAGTTTAAGAAACTTAAAGGTAGTCGTAGAGAGGGTAAAACAGGTTTGGGGCAACTCAACTTTTTACACGACTCAAGACCTGAGAACTACAAACAGCATGGGGCGTTTACGCTCGACCCTCAAACAGAGCAAGGTGCTTTGTGGGCAGGCTGGGGAACAACACTAAAGAAATCTTGGGAACCCATTTGCATTGGAGTTAAGAAATGATAGAAATAAAAATCGGAGACTGCGTTGATAGGCTTAAAGACCTCGCGGATAACTCCGTTGACGCTATTATTTCTGACCCCCCCTATGGTCTGAAGTTCATGGGTAAAGGTTGGGATGATATTGGAGAGGGTGCCGAACAACGAGAGTGGCATAGGGCATGGCTTACTGAAGCCCACCGCGTCTTAAAGCCTAATGGAGTCCTTAAAGCCTTCTCAGGGACGAGGACTTTCCATCATCTGATAGCGATGATGGAAGAAATAGGTTTCTCAGACTTGAGCGTAGAGGCTTGGGCATATGGGAGCGGTTTCCCGAAGTCTCACAACCTTGCCAAGCAGTTCGATAAGAAGGCTGGTGTAGAGGGTGAGATAATAGGTCATAAGCCCGGAGTGTCAGTAGAGGACTCTCAAGGACATGGGGGCATCGCGAGAGGTGGTGTGGGGATTGTTCAGAAGAACGCGATGATACCCATTAGAGCTTCGGTGACGGATGACGCGAAAGTATGGGAGGGATGGGGAACGGCTCTTAAACCAGCTTGGGAGCCCATCTGCATAGGAGTTAAGAAATGATAATCACTTTGCTCAGAAAGCCCCTAGAGGGTACTGTAGCTGAGAACGCCTTACAGCATCGCTGTGGGGCAATCAACATTGACGCTACAAGAGTGTCCACTTCCGATAATCTTAATGGTGGAGCGTATGCAGAAAACCCTACAGAGCGTGGGGGGGCGGATATGTGGACTTCAACAAGAAAAGGGGATTCTAACTGCTTTAAGCGTGGTGGTGGGGGTGAATATGAGCAACCGAGTGGCAGATGGCCCGCTAACTTTATCCTTAACCACCTAGAGGGCTGTGAGCTAAAAGGCACTAAGAAAGTTAAAGGGGCGATAAGCAAACCTTCGGAGGGAAACAAAGCTAAGACTTCTATCTCTATGAACAACTCTAAAGAAGGTATTCATAGGGTTAGTCACGCTGATGAAGATGGGAATGAAGAAGTGGCAGATTGGGCTTGTGTAGAGGGATGCCCTGTTAAGACCCTCGATGAACAAAGTGGTATTTCTAAAAGTACAGGTGGGCGTATCGGTAATAAGCAAGGAGCTTATGCTCATCAGGGGCCGGGGGGGTGGTCAACGGATTATACGAAAGGTGACCCAGGTTTTGGAGATGAGGGTGGTGCTTCTAGGTTCTTTATGCAGTTTAAGAAAGACCCCGAACAATGATAGAAATAAAAATCGGAGACTGCGTGGATAGGCTCAAAGACCTAGAGGATAACTCCATTGATGCGGTTATTTCTGACCCCCCTTATGGTGTTAAAGTACTAGGGAAGGGTTGGGATAATATCGGAGAAGGTGCCTTACAGAGAGAGTGGCATAAAGGTTGGGTTCAAGAAGCCTATAGAGTCTTAAAGCCTAATGGAGTCCTTAAAGCCTTTTCTAGTGCGGTCACTTATCATCACTTATTAGAGGTAATGGGGCAGATGGGCTTCTCAGACTTGAGCGTAGAAGCGTGGGTTTATTCAAGCGGTATGCCCGCAGGGAACTTCGACTTGGCGAAGGGGGTTGAGTGTCAGCTTCTCTTTGGGGTGTCGAACTCAAAACACTTCCATAAACTTAAAGGGACAAAGCGAGCAGGGAAGACAGGGATAAACAAGTGGGGGGTAGAGCATGGCTCTCGTCAGGTGGACTCTCAGATAGGGGCTTCCGCCTTTGACCTAGAGCCACAGACGAAGGAGGGGGAGACATGGATGGGGTGGGGTTCTGTTCTCAAGAAATCTTGGGAGCCTATCTGCATAGGGGTTAAGAAGTGAAAGACAAACACCTAAAAACACGGATTATCCAATGCGACTTGATTGCCTCTAACTCCCCTTGTTGTAGGCGGAAAGTGGGGGCTTTGGTGATAGACCCAGAGAGTAATGTGGTTATTTCCGAGGGGTACAATGGAACACCACGAGGATCTACTTATCCATTGTGTGGCGGAGAGTTCTGTTTAAGGGAAGAGTTATCCATTAAGAGTGGGACACAAAACGATGTGGGGTGCATACACGCGGAACAGAACGCAATCTATAATGCCTCAAGGACAGGGAACAGCACACTCAACAAGTGGATGATCACTAACTGCGACCCTTGCCTTATGTGTGCGAAGGCTATTCACCAAGCGGGAATAACAAGGGTCTATCTACCTCTACACGAGCAAGTCCACATAGAGGGCGTAAAGTTCCTCAGAAACAACCAAGTAGAACTCATTAAGACGGAGAGCTTCAAATGAACGAGATGATAGATTATTTCCTCAAGATGATTACGCCACCAGTGGAAGACGCTTATGTGCTAGTGTCTGACCCAAGTGAGATAAACTTCGATCTTTATCTAAAAGAGATAGGGGCTGAAGACTCACTTACAAGTACCTTCGAGCCTATGCTTCATGGTCTTATCCTCTTGGGAGAACCGACTGCGGACGAAGCAGATCAGATTATGAGGATACTAAAGCCTGGTGCTCATGTAGTTCTCATCCCTAAGAGCGACTCCCCCATAGGCTACAAGGGTGTGATCGCTATGGAGGACAACGGATTTGAGGTGCGTGACGCAATCTTCGTTGCCGAGGGGAACTCAGATTTCTTCTATGGCTCAAAGGCAGGTCGGAGTGAGAGAGAGGCGGGGCTAGAGGGCTTTGAAGAGAAAGAGGGTCATGGCGGGATGACGGCTACAAAGAACCAAGACATGAAAACAGGAAGCGGAAATGACCGAGACAACTCGCGTAAGAATATACACCCAACCGTTAAGCCGATTGATGTGATGGAGTGGTGTGCTAGGGATATTGGAAAGAAGTGTAAGGTGGTCGATCCATTCTTAGGAAGTGGGACAACGGGCTGTGCTATGGCTCGACTAGGTCACGACTTTGTGGGGATAGAGCTTCAGCCAGAATATGGAAAGATTTGTGAGGCTCGTATTCGTCATTGGATGCCGATAGGTACGGAACTCAAGTCCGAGGCTGTAGGGGTAGCGAAGTCCCCTACGAAGGGTGGGATGGTTTCTATATTTGACTTTTGAGCCAACAGAGGCTCCTAAGTCTTAGGGGTGAGATATGGGGTACGGTTTCAGCTACTTAGAAAATGGCTTGAGGACAATAGACGGTACGAAGCTACCTATCCCCAACACGCTTTACTTTGTGTTATGCTTGTTGGAGGAGTGCGGTTTCGAGGACGAGAATAAAGTCCCTGTAAACACAAGTAATGCCTATTTTAAGCTAGTGCATAAAACAGACGAAAAACTTAAAGTCACCGTTAGCACCCGCGAGATAGGCATCTTATCCATTTCTTTAGTCTTGGATAACTATAAATCGAGCCTCAAGTTCGACATAAGCAACAAGGATCTCTTATTACACACTCAGATGGACATAGGCACTACCATACTGAGACAGATAAGGGGTCTTTATGTGTTCAGTAGTAAACACCATGAGAAAGGATAAGCGATGATACTTGGACTTGATCCGTCATTGAGAAACTTCGGTTGGGTGTTGATGACGGACGAGGGAGATTTCTTGGATAAGGGCATGATGAGTACGGAGGCGGATATGGTGTTTGTGGAGCGGTATATCTACTTGAGGGAGGGTCTGAGGAAAGTGGTGCAGATGCTGAGGGAAAAGTATCCAAATGATGTGATGAGGGTAGGCATAGAGTCGCCCATCTTTAACGACCTCTATTCTGAGGGTATGTATGGGTTATTCCTCTACTCGAACGAGGCGTTGATGTTAGAGAAGTTGGATACGGTGTATTTAACACCGAACCAAGTGAAGGCTCATGCTCATGTGTACTTGGGTCGTCCGAAGGGTTGGAAAATGCAGAAGGCGGACATGGTGGACGCGGTAAAGAAAGCCACACAAGGTCAAGGTGCTAAGGCGTGGAATCACCACCAAGCAGACGCTTATTGGGTGGGTCGTACAGCGGGTAGATTTTGGAAACTTGTGGAGGGGGATCTAGATATAGCGGACTTATCCGATTTGGAGAGGAAGCATTTCACAGATCTAGAGCGGTATGTACAGGGAAAGAAAGCTGGCAAGATTAAGCGTATGGGGATAACCCACAAAGAAGATGACCGATATTTTAGGTGGTCTTCTATAACTACAACCGATGAGTCACCTAGCGTGGGAGACTCAGACAACCCGAACGGAGCGAGCGATGAGTAAAGCACCGAATAAAAAGGTGGAGGGCGTGAAGTCAGCCCTCAATAAGAAGGCGGATTTGATGGGGACTCTTAAGGAGGTTGAGAAGGGTACGAAGGACTCTGCACTTGTAGAGCTAGACCCTGCGTCTTTGACAACATCTATGCCCCATATCTCTACAGGGGCTGTGGCGTTGGATTATCTCATTGGGGGCAAGGAGAACGCTCAAGGTGTGCGTCCATGTCCAGGTATCCCTCGTGGGCGTATCACCAACATTTACGGCATGGCAGGTGCAGGTAAGACGACCATCGCTCTACAGACCGCAGCGAGCGTTTGTGCTGAGGGTGGGACTTGCGTGTACATAGATTGGGAGAACGAAGTTGAGCCTCGTTATGCCTCAGTCTTAGGTGTTCCCGTGACGGATAAAAATCATTTCCTTTTGCTTCAGCCTGAGACCCTAGAGCAAGGGTTCAAGCTCATGGTGAAGTTCGCTCATGCAGGGGTGGACTTAATCGTCGTGGACTCTGTGGGTGCAGGTGTACCTGAGGCGATGTACAAGAAGGAAGCGGGCGAGCAAGGTGGTGTGGGTTTATTGGCTCGTCAATGGTCGCAGTTCTTGCCCTTGTTTAAGAAGGTTATTGCAAGCTCCAACACGGCTGTTATTGGTATCTCTCAGTTGCGTGAGGCTATCGGTGGTATGCCAGGTTTTGGTGCTGGACCTACGAAGAAGCCACAAGGCGGTCAGGCTTGGACTTTCTACTCTACGCTCAAGATTATGCTCACCGTTATTGGAAAGGATAAAGGCAAGGAGTGGGATGGGCTACAGAACAAGATGATCGAGACGGTGAAGGGCAACATCGTCAAGGCGGCATTGGATAAGTGCAAGGTGTCGGACTCGTATAAGCACGAGGCTCAGTTCTACCTCATGTCGGGCAAGGGCGTAGATAACGAGCGTACGGTGATTGACTTGGCTATCGCCACGAACATCTTGGTTAAGAAGGGTGCTTGGTTCTCATGGATGGGACCAGAGGGCGAAGTGCGTGGGCAAGGGCTTGAGGGCTTTAGAGCTAACTTGCCTGAGGGTTGGCTCGACTTCATGTTCGCACAGGTGAAGCCATACCTTACTTCAAAAAAGGGAGACGAGGGTGGAGCTACCACAGCTTTGAGCGGTGGTGCAGGTGGTGCTTTGGAGTTGGGAGATGAAGCAGATGACGCTATGGAAGAGCTTGACGCTTTGTTCGGTGGTGAAGACGAGGAGTAAGCAGAGTAGGGTAGTGGATATAATGGGGGGGGTAGGGTAAGTGGTGGATATAATGGGGTAGATAGTGGTGGTGGATATAATAGGGTATCTATATAAGGGGTTAAGGAGAGAGGGGATACACCTATGAAGGTCACTATAGAGAACTTTCAGTCTATTGAACACACCGAGTTTGAGGTGAAGGGGCTTACGGTCATAACAGGTCCAAACAACACGGGTAAATCAGCGTGTGCAAGGGCTGTTATAGGGGCTTTCACCAACACAAGGGGGTCTAGCTTTGTCCGTCAAGGTACAAAGGGCTGTAGGGTTCAAATCGACTTCAAAGATGGGAAAAGCCTTGTTTGGGAAAAGGGGAAAAACACTAACCGATATGAGGTCGATGGCTTCGAGATCAACAAGGTCGGCTCTGGAGTTCCAGACGAGGTCAAACAGCTTGGGGTTGTGGCTGTAGAGGTGGATGGAAAAGAAGTCTATCCACAAATTGCCAAGCAGTTTGAGCAGATTTTTCTTTTGGATATGCCACCGAGCGTTTTGTCTAGTGCTTTGTCCGATGTGGATAAAATCCAAGTGTTGGAGCAAGCTACTGCGATGGCACGAAACGAGGTTAAGAGCATAAACAATAGGATAAAAGTCAAATCGGAGGACTTAGATCTAGAAAGGAAAAAAGTAAAAGCATTTGATGAACTGTACTTGGCACAACAAGCGAATCTTGTAGTCCAATCCTTACAAAACGAGTTATCCAATTTAGAACAAACAGTAAAGGTTTTAGGGGATATAATGGATAAAAGGTCTCAGTGTAAAAATATATTAAGTGTGTTGGGTGATGCTGTTCAAGTGTCTTTACCAGACACTAGAGCGGTTTATGATTTCGACAGGATACCAGAGCTTGAGCGGATAAAGCGTGAGAGATCCAAGTGCTTACTATTGGATAAGTCTATATCTATTGGTTTGGATTCTTTACCGAGTCTTCCAGAGATTAAGGGCTTTGAGAAGATAGAAAACCTAGAGCGTATTGTTGGTGTTCGTAATGGATATATTCAGTTATCGAGAGGTTTATCCAATATCCAAGAAATGAACATGAGTTTCAGTTCTGCCGAGGTGGAGCAGGTTATCCTATTTTTAGAGTACATGGAAAAGAGGAACGACTTAGCTTCAAAGTTAAAAGTTGCGGACTTGGAGGTAGAGCGTATATCGGATGAGTTAAGCTCACTGAAGACATCTTTAGGTGCTGTGTGTCCGCTCTGTGAGAAGGCGTGTGGGGATACACATTAAACTTTGAGTGGGTTCCCATCATCGTCAAACATACGCTCGATGTCGTAAGAACCGTCTTCGGCTAACTTAACCGACCATAGGTCTTTGGTCGCCTTATGGACTAATACGGCATCGTCGTTAGCGAACATAGAGTGAGCCATAAGGGAGGGACCACTAAGGATAACAAAGTGGTCGTCTATGGATGCGACCCTCTTAGAAACGACTTGTAAGAACTCTGAGGGGATGCGGTCTATCTTCGCACCCCTACCATCGAACTTTACAAATACCTCTCCACCCATAGAGGTGACCTCGCCTGAGGCTGTCCTCACCGCCACAACCGTTCCCTTAGTGCCACTCATGGGAACTTGTGTGGGGATCACTACGCCATTGTTGGTGTAAACGGCTACCCGAGTTCCCTCTTTGAAGTTAATCCGTTTAGCTTTCCGACCTGTATCTGTAAGGTCAGAAATCTTGGTGTTCAACACCGCGTCCATGCTAGAGGTCTTGGCGTTCCCATAGAAGGTAATCTCGTCATCGTCCCACATGGTATCTCTCCTTATGTGTCATTCCATAAGGCTGAGATATAAAGGGTTTATTGAGAGACCCTTAAAGCACAAAGCCCCAGCCCCCTTTAGCCTTTGTGAGGGCGTTAAGGGGCTGGGGCTTGTTAGCCCTCTAGTGTTGGGGGGAGTCTAGGTGCGGTTTTTAGCCGAGGACATCATCGAGGATGTCATCCGCGTCAAACGAGCTATTAAAGCTCCCACCGCCCTTGTTGCCCGTGGGTGAACCAACCTGACCGCTGATACGCTCACGGATCTGATCAATCGTGAGGTCTTGGGCGATGTCGTTTTGGATATTGCCGTGGATACCACGAGCGTGTTCCACAATCGTCTTGTAGATGTCAGCACCCTTGTCGCAGAGGGTCTTAAAGAGCGACTCCTTGCAAGGGGCGAAGGACATCTTATGGAACTGAGGGTCGGTCACAGTGATGGAGAGGTCGTGATGAGACAGAGGGAACTCCCCATTAATCGACTCTAACTGCTTGTACTTATCGAGGCTGAAGACCCAAGTCTTGATCTCGTACTCACCGTTGGCGAAGCGAGCCTTATCCAAGTTGCCGTTGGCATCCACAGGCCAGAACACAAGGGTCGTAGCGATAGAGGTCTTAGACCCCTTACCATCATCCGCGTACTTCTGATACTCGGGGCCGTGGTCGAGGAAGTACCCAACCTTCTGATTGTACAGACGCTTGCCCCCCTTGAAAGAGGGGTTTGTGGGGTTGCCATTCGCATCCGAGAAGATGGGGGCGTTCTTGTCGAGACCTGGGAGAGCCACGAAGGTCACGCGATACTTGCCCTTCTGGGGCTTCCAACGAACCTTGTCGCCAGAGAGGAGGGGGGCTGAACCACCGAGGGAAAAATCTGAGAAGCCTGCCATAGCAGTCACTCCTTGTATGAGGGTTAAGAGCGTTAGCAAGTCATTCGTATGATAGGCTCATCGCTCACCTAACCCTTATAAAATCTCACCCTCACTCTAAGGGTTTTTTTAAGTTTTTTCTGCCCCCCCCCAAACTATCCATTATTCTCCTCTTTTACCTTAGCTTCATATTCAGCCTGAGCCTGAGCCGCCTCCGCTTCCCATCGTGCTCCCTCTTCTTGTCTCTTTCTAGCCTCTGCTTCCCAATCTTGTGCTCTGCTTTGTTGGTTCTTTTTACGCCTCTGCTCTTTCTCATACTCTTTCTGTAGCCTTTTAGCTTCACGCTCCGCCGCCTCTTGAGCTATTTGACGAGCTAGGGCTTCCTCCCTGGCTTTAGCTTCTTCTTCTTCCTTAAGCCTCTTCTGATTATTCTCATGTAGGGCTTTATTTTGCTCATCACTAAGGATTTCTAGTGGGTCGCAGTTCACCTCGTCAGACTGACCATAAGGAACAATAGACTTAATAAAAATCCCCTCAAGTCGCCACTTATGCTCTTTGATTATCTCATTAACTATCCTTCTCCTTAGTTCCGCACTTTGGCTGTTTCTCTCTCTACCCCTAGCGAAGTTCTCTAATAAAGGTAGCTTCTTAATAGTTATGGTGTTCTCACTACCCTCTTCTTTTAGCTCAATGTCTTTATCCAAGTACTTCTTTAAGTCTGAGTCGTTCGTGTGGATGTTGGACTCCAAGATAATCAAAATCGTAAGCCCCCCATGCTCTATGGTTATTTTGTTGTAACTCTCTTGGCTAACACCGAAGTATCCTTTGGAAGTCCACAATGACTTCACTAAAGCCAGTTGCACACTATCTTCATCTTTGAAGAAACTTCCGATTGCCTTAACCACCGTGTCTTCTGAGATACTCCTAAGATCCATCCTCCATTGTGTATGCCTATTAAACTCCAAAGGTACGACACCTGCCCTACCAAACCTAAAGCTCTCCTCATAGGTTTTGTAAGCCGCATATTCAATATCTTCGTTATATATGGCTTTTATGCCGTCCTCAGTAATTATTGCTGGGCTGTTATTAAGGGAAGTCACGAGCTTGTTATAATCTTGCCTTTGCCTATTCAACAGCCTGTCTAGATGGTCTGGGTGTACACGCATTGCTCGGCTAATCGCCACGCAAGGGCCACCGCTACCTAAGGGGGGGGTTAGGTCGGCTTGTCTCTCCAACATCGCCACTCTCTGCATAAGACGCTCTATTTGAGCGGCGAGCTTATCTGTAGAGGCAACCCTAGAAATCTTATTCTGAGCCACAAGGGAAGCTATCTTCCTTTGTGCTACGCGGACAATCATAAATCTATCCATTTTCAGCTCCTTCTATGAGTTATCCTAAATGTAACCTCATAAAAGGATAATACACCCCCCACCAAAGAGCTAGTATCCACCTCCCACTAGAGGTCGAGCTTATCCACCTGCTCTAAATAAGCCAAAGCACACTCCTTTGCTCCGTTGGAAGCCGACACGCTCATGACACGCTCACGGAGGGTTAAACTAGACCAACCTGTGGTAGCAACGCTCTTCATTTTCTCTACTATGGTTTCCATACGCTCTTTTGAGTCTTTGTCCCTTATGGCTTCCTCTACCTTAAAAGCCTCCGTAGCGGGACGACAAGGCACATCGTGTCGAATAATGGATAAATCTGTCTCAGATACGGAAACCTCTACAGCACAAGGTGTACGGTCTAGGTCGTCTAGGTGTAAAGACCCTCGTGTCAAAGACCCTACATTTACGACATGAGAGCCATTGGATAACTTGGTGATTCCTTGATCCTTATGCCAATGACCGAAGAACCAACAATCCACATCGGTTATGCTATCCAATAAATCATAGCCTACGATGTCCTCGTTCTCGAACATAGAGCCACCCTCACCTTTGCGGGCTAAAAGATGGCAAGCTACGAATAAGTAGTCCTCTGGACCTTTTTGGATACTTTTGAGCCTCTCGAAGTCGTAGCTTGTGCCATGATACGGCACACCGACTATCCTTAATGAAACCCCTGACTTATCCGTAATGAATACCTCTTGGTTGTCTCCGAACTGCTTGAACACACCAGATGAAAACAAGACGCTCAGTGGTTGCTCAGGTAAATACTCGATGTTTCCGTATTTCACATCGTGATTGCCGACAAGGGCGTAAACGGGACACGGATAGTTGCTGTGAGCCTCACACGCTTGACGAACAAGGGCATGGGAGTTTCTTGTGGGCGACTTCACATCAAAAAAGTCACCACCATCCAGCACTAGGTCTGCACCCACCTCTTGAGCGAGCTTCCCTATCCATTTTAGCTTATCCACCACATCGAGCGTCCAATCGCCTGTACGCCTACGAGGGGTTTTATCGGACAGATGGACATCAGTCCGCCAGATTAGTTTTATCATGGTAGCTCTCCTAGAGCCTTATTATAACATAAAACCCATCAAGGTGTAGGCGGTTTCTTGGTGTACTTGTCCGCTATACATGAAGCACACCAAGCATTGGGCTTTATTTCTACACGCTCGTATCCAAAGCCTTTGGCTATGCTCACTAGACCCTTCGACCACCTATGGGTGTATCCCCTCTCATTAGAGTTCACATCTAAATGGATAACTATCGGCATCGAGGGATACGCTTGTTTGAGTGCATTAGCGACTTCTAGGGTTGCCTCAAACTCCGTATATAGCCTTGTGTACAAATCCATGAACGGCTTCAGCATCGGAAGGCTCTTATGAAAGCACCTCCCATGATGGGCTGTGTTATTGGATAACACACACACAGCCACCACAACGAAAGTACCCTCTTTGAAGGGCTGACTGTCTGCACCCACAACCACCTCTATGAGATCTCCGCTCCTAAGGTAAGAACCAACCTCAGTTAAGAAATGTTCTTCTGTGTACAGATCACTACCGCGTATCCATTTATCCATTTTTTGGTCTCAGACCCCTTATGGACTCGGATAAGCCTTAGAGGGCTAGTTATTGGGTGTAATCCTCAGAGTGGGGACCACAGAGTTTGAGGAGTTTTTCTCAACGAGGTCGGTGGGGATAACACCTTGTTGAATCGCCTCAGCGAGCATCTTGCGGTTGATAGATACTACCACATCACCAATCAATGTGGGGTCGATACCCTTTTCTAGCAGATCTTTAAGAAACTGTGCCTCATCGTAGCTCGTGCGGTTAACCCCAACAAGATGTACCTTGCCCGCAGATGTTGTAATGGAGTCTCCAACCTCAAGATAAGCCCTTAGGGATTTAACCTCTTGATCGAGCATCACACGAAGAGACTCGATACGGCACAAACGCTCACACACTTGGTTTTTATCCAATGTCATCAAAACACTCCTAGAGAGGGTTGAGGGGTGTCACCCCCATATAGATTTTGGTAAGGACATTTTGAGAGATTGGGTATAAGTCCACGCACATGATGCCTATCACTACACCTAGTCGCATTTATCCAATACGGATACTCGAAGAAGAAGGGTGTCAGAGGCGATTGGGAGTAGAAATCTGTTTGACTCCGTAGATTTTCACCCTTTCTTTACGGGGGAGGAGACGATAGGGTCATGTGCTTTATGTTCTGAGTTATTTGGGGGGTGTGGATTATTTGTGACCTCTTGTTCGTCTAAGAGTTTGAAGTAAAAGAAGTCTCCGTTATCCAACAAGAAGGCGAAGGCGATCTGTGGGTAGCGTCTGCATTTAAGGTGTTTAGAGGCTCTTATCTTGGCTTCTTCTAGAGTTTGCACCTCAAGTCCTTTGGGTAAGACATAGGACTTTTTATCCTCAAAGCCAGCTTGTGTTTTCACTCTCTCTAAGAACAGAGTTTTTAGACCACGACTGCGGTCTGGATTGGTCACGATTATGTACTCGTACATGGGGACTCCGTTTATAGATGGGTCGGTTCAATCCTATAGTATAGGGACTCACACACTAGTTCATAAGGAGAACTGATGTCGTTAGACACAAAATACCGCCCCAAAGCGTACTCGGATGTGTTAGGACAGCAAGGGTCGATACAAGCTCTGAAGGGGTTTATTAAGTCAGGTGCGGGTTGGAGGCAGTCTTATCTTTTCGCTGGGCCATATGGGTCAGGTAAGACCACCCTCGGTCGCATCATGGCTCGTGCTTTATTGTGTATGAGTCCACGCGATGGCGAGCCGTGTGACGAGTGTGCTTCTTGTGTATCTATGCTTAATGGATCTTCGGATAGCTTTGTGGAGGTGGACGCGGCTACGAACTCTGGTAAGGCAGATGTAAAGAAGCTGTTAGAGGAGATTGGATACTCTAGCTTCTCTGGTAATCGGAAACTTTATCTTTTTGACGAGGCACATCAGCTTTCCAAAGACGCACTCGATGCACTGCTCAAGCCTATGGAGGAAAACGAAAGGGGTACATTGGATAAAAGGCTTGTGGTCATTTTCGCCACGACTGAGCCTGAGAAGATGAGGCAGACGGTTTTATCTCGTTGTGCTCCAGCGTTCATTATCCGTCATGTGAACTCCGAGGAGATTGCGGATAGACTTCAATGGGTGTGTGAGCAAGAGAATATCTCTTGGGAGCGAGAGGCTCTTTTGCTCATTGCTGACTTCACTGAGGGACACATAAGGGATGCCCTTAAAGCCATCGAGGGGGTTGCATCGGCTTGTGGGGGGAGCGTCACTTTAAAGGGGGTGAGGACATACCTTCATGTGGATCGAAACGATACGATATGTAAGATGTTGTTATCCAATGGTGGAGAGAGCCTAGCCCTTGCAGACGAGCTTTTAGAATCTACTCCAGTGGGTACTGCTTATGATAGGCTCTTATCGGCTAGTATGTACGCGGTGAGTCTTGGGCTTGGAGCAGGTTCACCACCCCCTTATTGGAGCAAAGACGACATACAACGCATTTGGGACACCTATGGTTTGAGCCTTTTGTCTTTATCGGATAGTTTGGCGAGCAGACCTATACGCCCCACTTCTGCTATGTTTAAGTGTGATTTATTAAAATGGAAAATCGGAGGTGTGGCACCTACAAGGAGTTTGGGGTCTAGCACTTCCGACTTAGTGATGACGACTCCCTCAGTGGGGATGACGAACCCTTCCGTGAAACAAGAGAAAGAAGTATCCAATATAATAAAGGATTTATCGCTATCGGATTTCGCTAGGTTGGTAAAAGGGTTTTTGAATAACCAATAGCCAACGAGTAGGAGACCTATGAAAGAACCTGCATGGGTCACATTAGAGATAACACCACGCGGTGAAGAGGAAGCAAGAGCTGGAAGGTTGAGAAGCCTCCTCTCAAATAGAAGTCCATTTAAAGAGGAGGACATCTATATCCCGATCATTAGGTCGGGGAAAGACCCAGTTTTTTTACTTGAGGGGTACATATTCATAAAGTGGGGGTATCCAACAAGCGACTATGTGCATCTGAAACGCACACCGTGGATATCGGGTTTAATGGCGAGGATTGACCCAAGAACGGGTCTTATCAGTAGCGGTGTGCTAAAGGATAAAGACCTAAAGGCAATGGTCAAGAGGGCAGATAACATGGGGGGCAAGTTTCAGATAGGGGACTTGGTGGAGATAAAGTCTGGTGAGATGAAGGGGTTCTCTGCCATTGTGATGGATTGGTGGATGAACGAAGAGGGTTTAAGAAGCTATACGCTCCTTATTGAGTTACGGAGCGTAGAGGTTGTCTTATCCGTCGATTGCCTATCTTTGGAGGGGTGATATGGACTCTAAGTTAATGGAAAGATTGTTTTCATCTGAACAGGGGTTGCACACACTACCCACTGCACCAGAGGAGCTATCCGAGGAAGCAAAGGGTCAGTTAGCGACTATAATAGAGAACATGGGGCGAATATCTCCCTTAGAAGCTGATCTGTTGGAGATGTATTTGCTCAAAGGGGTCAGTCAGGCAACTCTTGGTAAGATTTTTCAGTACACCCAACCGAATATCCATTACAGAATAAATAGGGGTTTACAGAGGCTCCGTGTGTTTGTAAGCATACGAATCTACACAGAGGAAGAGCTAAGGAAACGCTTATCCACTTTTTTCACCGACACAAAAGACATAGAGGTAATGACGCTCATTTATGTACACTCTAGTCAGAGCTTGGTAGCCCGTATGATAGGTGAGTCACAAGGTAAAGTTAGATATCGTTACCTCAAGTGCATAAAGGCACTCGAACAAGCTCCATCGCTTCAAGATGTGTATCTAACCCTCAAGTCCATAGGTGACAATATCACCCTACTGAGAAAACACAAAGACGACGACCTTGAGAAGAAGGTCATATTATGAGCGAGGAAAACAAAACACCACCCATCCTAGCAAAAGCTGTGGTGGATAAATGGCTGTCTGAGATTCTCTCTTACGAGTACTCCATTACTATTTATCCAAAAGACAAGCCTTTTCGTGAAAGGTTTGTGCGTTCTTTAACGGATAAGTATCAGGTAAGTATCTCTGGGGATAAGCTCGTAATATTATCTAATAATCCCATAGAGCTGGCGGAACTGTCTTTAGCACTACAAAATCAAGGTTACTTAGTGGACTGACTTTTAGTTTATTTATGATAGCCGACCCCTAGACACATCTTTCACATGGGGTGCTTCATATGCTTTTCCTAAGAAATAAAAACAGATCGGTGGTTCCCTTTAAGGGGGAGCTGTTCAAGATGATAGAGACGAAGTTCTCTAGGATTCCAGTCTTGAACGCTATGGGTCAGCAGATAGTGGATCCTTCCACCAAGAAGGTCAAGACGACAAAAGCTGAAGAAGTGACGATGCCCTTTTTCGTCTATAACTCTCTTGTGTCCTTAGACGAGTATGTCATGGGCAAAATGGAGCAACTAGAGGCGGATAAGGATAGGAAAAGGGTTAAGTCAGACTTAACGACTAAGTTCGCTGCGTCTTGGCGGTTTATACTTCGTAGGTGGACGGTGACCGCCCCCAAAGGCATGAGGGACAACTGCGTTAAGATCGAAAGATTTATCGAAGCACTCGACAACGAAATGGAAAACCTTATCAACGATAGGAATACCCCCTTCACAGAGAAGGTTAAAGCCATCAAAGATTATGCGAAGAGTACCGAGGGCAAAAAGCTCATGGAGCTTTACTGCGACTTCATGCGTAATGTGTTTCAGACCTTCGGCATGGTCGTGGCAGTATCCATTAAGGTCAATAACAGAGTCGGTGTAAGATATCTTCAGTTCAAGCTCGGCTCTCAAGTAGAGGCTATGCTTGAGGAAGCAAGCAACTCTGAAAAGGTTCGTATCGAACGAGCCATGAAGATGACCGAACTTCGTGATCTCAAGCTCAAAGCCCAAATGGATAACATGGGCTATGTTGTTGAGTCTATGCCCGTCTACGGAGATGGGGATAAACCCATCTTCGCCCTCGTAGCGTACGACCCCGCATACAAGCAAATCCCCGTACCCAAAGTCCCCACAAGGGTAAAAGTAAGTGACGAGGAAAAGAAGCTCATTAAAGAGCTTTATCCCAACGAACAAGGGCTTTATTCAGTACTCCCCCCTAGAGCCACAAAGGAAGACAGGGATAGGCTTTTGGAAAGGATTGAGTTCCTTAAAGAAGAGATTAAGGATCAAATAGGAAAGTCACAAAAATTCTATCTCCCTGGTTATGGGATAAAACCTGATGGGACACCAGAGAAAACGGATAAAAACGGCAAGCCTATTTACAAGTACATAAATACAGAAACTGAACGCAGAAAAGCCGCTAGAGCCGCTAAAGCACTAGAAAAACTGCAATACAATATGAGCCTTCAGCTCTCTTCCAATGTAACCAAAGAAATCAAAGATCAATACAGAAGGGCTATAGAGCCTTACATCAAGGGCATATACCACCCCAACTTCACCACAAACCTCGGCAACGAGTACGAGTACTTCCCCTCGCTACAAGCCTTAAAGGATAAAATAGCAGTACAACAAGCCTCTAGTACTGCTATTCAAACCGTACTCGTCCCTGAGTTCCAAACACAGAAGGTCAATGTGCCTAACTATCCTGTTTGGGATGATGTCACGCAGAAGATTAAGTATGAGTCCAAAGATCTCACTGTACCCGTGATAACAATCGGACCAAACAACACCGCAGTACCCCACTACGCAACAGAGCTTGCTAGTGTGAACTACGAAAAAGACGAAATCGTCACTAGAGAGATCAGGGACTTCGGTGAATCCCAAGTCGTAGGTAGTGGGATTTCTCGCTCTGTAGAGACAAAGCAGATAGTAGTAAACGGCTCACCAAAGTCTCTCATCGTAAAGGGTCGCTATGCAGGCTATCTCTTAGAACACATCGTTAACCTTGAGGGTAAGTTCATCGAGGGTGGGTACATCAACAAGGTTGGTGGAGATAACAAGACGGTCTCCCTCCTTGAAGACCGCATGATTGTTAAGGACGGAGTAGTACAGACCATAGACTACTTAGCGGACAATAAGGTACGCCAACGCTTAATCGAGCCTTATGTGACCCTCACAGAAGATGGGCAGTCGCTCTTGTTGGGTCTCCCTGGATCATCCCCTCGTGGGATAAATCTCGACCATAGCATAATGGATAAACTATCCAAAAAGGTAGCCACTATTGAGAAGGTGATCAATAAGGATATACCAGAGTCTCACTCATGGCATAGGTCTCGTAACCCTTACTACACCTTCAAGGTTGAAGACTTTGAGCTAGTTCGTAAGAGCCTCGGTTCTGTTGGTGTGAGCAAGCCAGCCTCCGACTTCATTGACGCTTATTTCAATAAGCTCAAAGCACAAGAGGCGGCGATGGCTGTAGAAAACCTAGAACGCTTCACCCCAGCGTCTCTAGGTGGCTTCGTTAAGCAAACGGATAGAGGCCCGTTTAGGTTCAACAATAAGCAACTCGAAGCCCTTGCTTGGATCGACTCCGCTGAAATGAAGGGTGTAGTCGGTCTAGACACAGGTGTAGGAAAGACGGTGACGGCTCTCGCCGCCATCAAGAACGCCATAAACCAAGAGATGTACGAGGGGCTACCTAAGCGTAAGTTCCTATTCGTATCGCCTGCTCGTCTTGTGGGCAACCTCAAGAAAGAGATAGATGCCTACATGGATGAGGGTGGTGAAGAAGTCACTCTCGCTGACGGCACTAAGGATGTGTCTCCAAACTGGCGTAAGATACTCAACGACCGCGTGGTCGAGATGTCTTATGACAAGTACACGGAAACTTTCCAAGATTTCGGTGGGCAGTTCGCCTCCACAGAAGAGGGTTCTAAGCTACTGGAAGAGTTATCCGTTCTAGAGAGAGAAATACAGCTACAAGGTCGTCCCGTTGACCCTAACAACCTAGAGGGCGAAAAGCACCCCACCCTAAGCGATAAGCAACTAGAGGCTAAGAAAAAGCTCATCAAAGAACTCAAGAAGCAAATCCGTCTGCTTCAAAAGGCACTCGTGGTGGAGAGTTATCCTAAAGCGGATAAGTATTTCCAAAAGGAGTTCTATGCCTGCTTCTTTGACGAGGTGAACGAAGCCCTTGTTGGGGATAAGAGGAAAGCCCTCGCCTCTCTCAAGCACCCTCGTAAGGTTTTCCTTACCGCCTCTACCATGCAGAAGGATCCCCTCGACCTTTACAGATTCGTTACGCTCGCTAAGGGTGCAGATTACTCAGCGGCAGATGAAGAAGCCTTCGTTAAGAAATACGGAAATGTCGTGGGCGGTCGCTTTGTAGGCATCAAGAACGACCCTGAGGCTCAGAGAGAGTTCTACACATGGGTCAAGGAAAACGCTTTCTTTGCCTTTAAGGAGAGCGTCAACTATGAGGAGGTTGGCTTACCCAAGCTACTCCCCAAGACCTCACGCACCTTAACGGTTAAGATGCCACAGGCTGTTCAAAACGCCTATAAGCAAGAGGCTTCTAAAATCAAACGCGAACTCGCAGCCATGCTCAAGAAGTATCGTGACTTGAGTGCTGAAGAGCTTTCCTCATACAGCGACACCGAGGATGACGACTTCAGAGAGCTTAATCCCTCCGCTGTGGGTCGTGGCAGAAACCGCACCATGCAGAAGAAGCTACTCCAAGACTACGCTCAGAAGTCTCTTACACCGCTCATTAAGAAGCTCATGAAGCTATCCAATAGACCTGAGAGCGTTATCAAGGGAGCTAAAAATGTAAAGGTGGAACAGGCTGTTGCTCTAGCCCTTGAGTACAGAACAACTAAGACCCTTTACTTCACCGCAGATAACCTCTTAGCTGTAGAGACAGGTAAGAGCATCAGTAAGAAGATGCCTGCAAAAGTCGTAGCTGTGTGCTTACCAGAAGCTATCCGCTTCTATCAAGCGGGCAAGCTCATCTACACCGTCAACTCAAGGGATAACCTCTCCCTTGAGCAGTTTGAAAAGCTAGATGTGGCTAAGATCATCAAGCGTTCAAACGAAATGCCTGAGGGTGAAGAGATGGAGGCTGAGGCTACATGGGCAATGGATATCTCCAAGCAGTACATCAACAACAACCCCCACATCGGGTCTACCGTGTGTACTGACGCTTATGCGTTCGGCTTTAACTTCCAAACCTTCACCAAAGTTATCCATTTGGATAGAGGTGCGGGATTCAACTCCGAAGTGATTAAGCAACGCACAGCTAGAGCCTATAGAGCGGGACAAGACAAAGAGGTCGAAGAAATCTTCATCGACACCACAATGAGTGAAGCCACAGACTCACCCACCGCTGTGTCTCAGAATATCCAAGAGGGCGACATAGAGAACCTATCCATTGACGAGCTTCAGGGTCTAGTCGCCATGAAGGATCAAGAGTTCTTTACGGACATTATCCGTAAGAGCCTCACAATGGATTTAACCGCTGGTGCAGACGCAGTACAAAGAGACTCCTCTAAGGTGGTTAACTTCACCAACGAGATGCTCTCTTCTATTGTGGATCCTACGCCTCAGAACATCACCGCTCTTGAGGTACAGCTTGACGATTTTGAGAAGAATCCAGTAAATCATGTGTCTCTACCTGCGGATAGATATGCTCGGCTTAAAGGTAAATATAGTTTTGCTGTAGAGGGTTATCCACCTAAGAATTTAACTCTTATTCAAGCAATAAATACATTCACAAATGTGCCTGTAGAGCGTCTTTTCGACTCCATTGGGTTGTTCTTTAACAACTCAGACACAGAAAGCACTCAAAAAAGGATAAACATAGAAAAATATATGACTAAGGGATGGCAGATTTCCTACCTAACACCCTTTGCCAGAACTACCGCTACAATAAAGTTTACTCAGGATACTGGTGAAGAGTATATTTATGGGGACTACACGGTGGCTGGAGAGTGTGCTCCAAGCGGTACTGGTATAAGGATAATGATTACCCGTGCCATATCCGCGATGAAGTCTGGTTTGAAGTCCGTGAGGAACACCTCTGCATTAACTGGTGGACCGCGTGTGTGGCCGAAGGTTGGAATGAATGGTAAGGTCGATGTAGGTAGTATCGCAAACACTTGGAGATACAAGCATAACGGTTCTGCCGTTGCCGAACAGGAAGTAGAGTGGATGAAAGATCTTCTTGAAAGCGACAATAGCATCCTCAGGCTTATTGCTTCAGAGAGAAATCCTGGAGACAAGTTAGGTGAGCGTATGTGGTCTGCGGGAGCCCACGCTTTCAGCGGAAAAATAGACCTCACTCCAGGGAGTCTATCTCTACAGGTGCTGAACGGATACATTAAAAAGAAGTGTGAGCAGTTAGGCATAAGCGTACAAGATTACCTCACCGCACCACTAGAGCCTTTCGATCTCGAATCTGTGGATTGCTGGCGTAACCTAGCTAATGGGACTAAGTTCACTTATGAGGGGAAGGAAATAACCCTTGAGGAAGCAGCCTCGTTATTCCCCACAGAGTTCAAGATTGCCCTTAGGAGTAGTTCAATCCTTAGGGAAGTTTTGAAGTATTCCAAGCCAGAACTTTTGTCCAAGTATTTCCGCACACCTGTAGAACCCACGGTAGGGAGAACAGCCTCTCCTAGTCACAAGTACTCTTCTGAACAGCAAGAGGGTGTGGAAATGGATAGCATCCTTAAAGGCATGATGAATGACCCCATATTGGATAGTGTATGGGACGCTATTCGTAGGCAACACTCTATCATCTCTATGGAGATAGACCTAGAGATAGACAGAGGCGACACCGACCTCTCACTCGTTGAGAAACTCAAAGGAGCTAACTGAAAATGGAACCTGAGAACCTACAAGAATGGATAGATTTTATCCTTAATGAGATACCTATGGAGGAGCTTATCTTCCAAGCCCAAGCCATAGGCTCTATCGCCTTCCAAAATCAGCTACAGCAAGAGGGCTATACAGGTGAAGACCTACTAGCCATCTATAGAGCCGTAGCCCTTCGCTTTACACGCGATGATTTTCGTATCCCATCTCAGATGGACGATTGTATCGTGGACTATCAAGAAATAGCGGATTTCGACCCCAACAATCCGCTCAATATGCCTCAGTAATCTTAACCCTCGAACTCGGAGAACAGATCGTCTAGATTTAACTCGTCTATGTTCGAGGTGTCTACTTGAGTGAGGGGGGTCTTGGCAAACTCCTCAATAGCATCCATATCCGACACATTATCCAATAACTGAGCCTTAGGTGGTGTCGCTAAGGCTCGGTTCAACTCGTCCTCCGCATCTTCGGCTTCTTGCCTTCGGTCTAGATAGTCTTTTACGAGCGAGTCCGTGTTGGCTTGTGTGTCGGGTGCTTTGCTTGCAGGGAGCTTCAAGTCCGAGGGCAACCCAAAGTCTTGTGCCGTGTAAGCCCTACTACCCCAACGCTGACCTAAGCCCAACTGCTCTTGGCAGAGCTTCAACTGATCCTTAAGCCTCCCTTGTAGGTCTTTCAAGTCCGCCCGCTTCGCTTTGATTACGGCTAAGACATCCTCCAAGTCATGAACTGCAAGGGTCAAGTCATTAATGGAAACTTGCAAGGGTACTAAGCGAGTAGCCGCTATAGCCTCTCGCTCAGGCTGAGATCTGCCCGACCTCACAATGGGGTCGTTCGTCATTAGGCTCGTCACCTCTAGCTTGTACTGCGTCTGAGCCACCAACAGATTACGCTTGTATTGCTGAAGGTTATGAGACACCTCCATGAATATACGCTCTGTATTGGATAAATAACCGCGTACTTCTGCTGTCTTTTGATTAAGCCTCGATGGTCCAAACTGCAAAGGGTCTGCGTCTAGCTCCACATCCATTTCGGATAAACGCTGATAAACACCATCAATATAGTCTTGGGTTATCAATGTACTCGCCCCTCCTGCTAGGGTTTAGGTGTAGGTCAGCCCTATTATATAAAGCTCAACCCTCAACCCCACCAAAATCCCTACACACCCACCTCTTTAGCCGTTAAGTGTCCATTTTTGTACAGCCAATAAAGCTGAAGACCTAGCGTTGGAATAATCAGAGCGTTCCAACCTATCTGTAAAGACTTCATCACCCAACCTCCAGGGATACCAGGGAACATCAGCGTCACCAAGAACCCAAGCCCGCTCTCAGGTAATGACGCAAGCAACTCCCCCCATGAGATCATCCCTAGAAATCCCTTTAGGATATCCGTGATCTTCCAACTCACCTCCGTCACATTTATCCAGATTATCCAAAATATGTAGGCTTTAGCGGGAGTGGTTAAAGCGGACAATAAGGGGTTCGCCTCTAAGAACTTAGTCATCCAATCCGTCAGAGAGCGTGTGCCTTTGGTGAGCTTGCCCACATAAGCTGAAACAGCGGATCTCTTTTCCTCTGGTAGCTTCTTTATGAGGTCTGTCACTAAGGAGGTAAGCGTAGGGGCGTTGTTAGCGTAGGCAAAGAAAAACCTAACGAACGCATACTTGTCCTCTAAAGATTTCTTCTTTGAATCTATCCATTTTTTCCCCTCGTCCAAGAACTTCTCGAACTTGGTGGATAGCTCTTTGTAGAGGCTCAAAACATTCGTAGATGTGATGCCGAGCATCTCTTTGAACTGCTCCCACAGCTTAGGTGCTTTTTGGAAGCCTTGATAGATTTCTTTAATCTTTGAGACAAGCCCTTTGATACTCGCCCGCTTAACCGAACCTTTGAGGATTTGGTTTCCAAAGGGGATGAGGGTAATCTCGTTCAGTTCTTGGCGAACCAAATAAGCAGAGGCTGTACGAACTCTTGGGGATGTCCTTACAGCCTCTCTACAGGCAAAAGAGATTGTAGATCTCATAGTGGGTTATCCTATCTGTTTAAGGATAACCCACTATAAAAGACTTACACAAGATAAGGGGTGTTGATCAAAAGCTAATCAGCCCTCGCTATTGCCCTTAATGAGATAAGTGAAGTTTCCTTTAATCTTCTTGATAGAGGCTTCCATCTGAGCTTGTGTGATAAGACCACCTGCGGCAGCTTGCTCGTGAGCGAGTACATTTACATCCAAGCCCAACAGATGGGTTGCAACACGCACATCTGCATGGTCTAGACCCTCAGTCAAGTCATCAGGGGTTCCGTAGTTTGCAGTAAGAGAGACAAACACATCACCACCACCGCGTGGGAGCTTCACAACACGGCTTACCATAATCTGAGTCACTTTGGTGTTCGACCTTATACGACTCACTTGTGCTTTCAAATCGCTCATATAAAACCTCGTTTAAGTGCGGTAACTTACACCCCTTTATATAGGAAAGGGGGTTTAGAACACCGCCTTATTTACGGATTTTTCTCATGCGAGCGTTGATCTTGTTGAACACCGCCTCTACATCCTCGATAGCCTCGATAGACTCTTCCAAAATGGATAACGCCTTACCCAAGTCACCGCCAGGTAAATCGAGGTGGTTCATGAGGTTGTTCTGAAGGATACGAGCCTCAGCCCTAAGGGGGTTAGCCTCGTCCTCGTCAAAAGAAACCTCCTCGTCTTCGTCCAACTGAGATTGAATAGAACCAACCTCTTTCAGTACAGCCTTAAACTCCGACTTAACGGACTCTACTGCCTTCTTTAGACCACCGAGGTCGAGCTTCACATCCTTATCATCTGCGGCGATACGGCTAGAGAAATCATTACGACCCTCTAGGCGGGCTAAACGGGACTCAAGTTCACGGACTACTTCACTTGCTAGACGAGTTCTCATAGCTGTCTTATCCTTTGTAAGTGGGGTGAAAAACACATGGGCAACAAAATATAAACGAATAAAAATCATCCCAACCCTGGTTATCCATTATTAGTGAGGAGAACCAACAGCTAGGAGAGCTAAATGAACAAGTACGATAACAAGATCACCCAATGGCTCTTTGAGAGCCCCGCCAATAACTTCAACCTCACCCTCAGCGAGCTAACCGCCCTCAATGACCACCTCAAGGGGATTGACCTCGACAGCCTTGAGATTGAGATGCCCCAAGCCTCTGTCTCTACCAAGAGACTCTTAAACGCCCTCAAAGGCGATTTTGGAAGGTCGGTCAAGTTTAAGGCTTTTGAGTATCTGATGGCTACCTGCCCTAACTTCGCTCAGTATTGGGACTGAAGAGGAGCTAGGGGGGTAGGGTCACTCAGAGTAAACGATCTCGCTCTCCACAGAGACTAAGAGAGACACCACTAGGGTATTCCTCTCTTTCTTAGCGGAGAGGTTCACCACCTCTAGTTCGGTCGTTATGTCTTGGATATCCAATCCACGAACCTCGTAGTTGAGTTCGAGCTTGGTGGCTTCTATGAGGTCTTGCTCTACGCTAGAGAGCTTAGACTTCACAACCGAGAACAAAGTTTTGGATAGATCTTCATAGCCCATGCCACCGAGTACTAGGGGTGTGCCTAGTACTCTTTCGAAATCACTTCCATCATAGACATAGGTGAGAACCATCGAGCCACCTACTACCACTTGATCTGGATAAGGGATAAGCTCAGTCTCTCGTTCTGCTCTGTTGTATCGCTCGATAGAGGCGTAGCCCTTTTTGGCTTTAAAGTTCGAAGAACCATCTAGGTTAGAACCGAATCCTTGAAGGATTACATTTAGGACTTGATTAGCGACTTTATCGTCTCCCTCTGTTTGAGGGAAAACAGCATGGACAGGCTTTAGGTCTAAAGCCGCCCTACGAGTCATTCCGCTTTCGAGGCGGGCGACTCTCACCTCTAGACTTCTCAATACTTCACTTGCTGTTCTCATTTATAACCCCTTAGGTGAATCTTATTGTATCCACCTAAGGGGTTATAAAGAGACTATAAACTCAGTTAGACCTAAGGAACTCCCGCATAGCTTCCATAAAGCTAACGCTTGCAGTACGAGTATCGAGGGAGATCTCGGGTTGGATACAAGCCTCAGAGATGAAGGGGGAAGGACCGCCCTTACCCTTATTCCCACGGTCTGAGGGGTTTCTGTCAGGACCATAAAGAATCTTAACGCGGTCTTGCCCACGAGTGATAGCCACATAAGCAAGCCTACGCTCAGACTCTATATCAGAGCGAGGGTCTGGGAAGTATCCATTTGTCATAGGGAGGTACATATCCCTACACTCAAGACCTTTCCAAGCGTGCATGGTGCCGAGGAACACAGAGTTCTTATTTCGACCACCCTCTTCGTTGGACTTATCCGCCATCGTCTTCGACTGTTTCTTTAGCTCAAAGAAGAAGGTCAACCCATCTTCGAGGGTTCGTTTCTCGAACACACGATGGACTACGCGGGTTCCAGACTCAGCGTACTGAGCCATATCATCCAGAGTGACCTCGCCTGACTCGGTCTCTCTGGATAGATCGTCGATCTCGGCAGCGGACAAGTTTTCACCCGTGCGTTCCAAGAGGTTCTTACCATCTAGACCACGGATATTACGGCACACAAAGTCTATCAGTTCTGAGTTAGTCCCTTCGAAGTCCATAATAGACTTCAAAGCATCCGCATACGCCTTAGCATTGGACAATCTCTTGGTTTGGCTTGAAGGATAGAGCGACCTCCAACCGCCATTCACCAAGAAATCTAAGGGGTGTTGCCCAGCGTGTCTTGCTTGCTCATCTAGGCTGGCATTGAACTGAGAGTCGATGTAAAACAACAAGTGCTTGTGAGCCATCTTAACGGCTTCAAGTTTGTACACTGGATTGTTTGAACGAACCGACATCAAGTGAACAGGTGCAAGCATTGTGGCTGTGTTCATTAAGTCTCTCTTACAGAAGTAAGGAACTCCAGCTACCAATAACTCAAACGCATATCCAGTCAGTTCTGCGTTTGTACGGCAACCAATACCGAACTTGTGTTGCTCACCATTTTGGTGAGACCAACCCTCAATCTCAATAATCTCAGAGATCTCCTTAGCCACCTCTACAGCACCAGGTGATTGGGGTGTCGATGTATTGATGTGATCCTCTGAGGTAATCCGACCCTCTTCTTTTGTGGGTGTAGGATTACAAACCATAGGGATTTGTTTGGTGTTATGGGCGATGAGTTTATTAGCCGCTTGGACGATGTTGCGACCTGATCTAAAGTTTGTCCTTAAAACAGATGTCTTGAACTCACCATTGTAAGCGTCTGAGATGTTGATGAACTCCTCGGGTTGAGCACCTCTAAACTCGTAAATGGCTTGCTTGTCGTCACCAATGAAGCAGTATGTGTCTGCCGTCATACGACCATCACCATATGGCTGTAAGGTCTCGGGATTAATATGACCTGCAATAAGACCGAACAGAGTGTGTTGTGCCTTATTTAAGTCTTGTGCCTCGTCTACGAAGATGTACTTGTAAGCCGCCTGCATGGAGCGGAGCTTAGACGGATTCTCTACAAGGGATTTATTCGCCCACACCAAAAGGTCGTCATAATCAGCGAGCTTCTCCCTTGTCTTAAAGTACATATAAGCACCATAAACTGCCGCTACCGCTCCACCATTGCCCCCAGACCAAAGCTCGGTGGGTGACACCATATCCGCCATGTAGATACCGATCTCCTTCATGTAATCGGATACCTTCTGGTCTTTAGAGAGGACATCTTCCCTCTCGTAGCCAATGTTAAACCACTGCCCTACAGGCTCAGGTTTACCAAAGGGAGGGAAAGAGGCGAACTTACCCGTAAAGCCAGGAAATGGACCAGCCTTTTGGATAGAGTTCTGCCCACGATTTGTGGTGATGAGAGCATTAACTGTATCCCTAAAACCCCTATCGTCCCAAATGGGACTGCTCGGAGGTAAGAATGTGATGTTCCCTCTGTTGTCGATGTTTTGGATAGATGGACGAATCTTATCCAAATCACCTCTACCCCACGACATATTGTTATTTATAGCCCAAATCGCCTTCTCACCGATTACGCGGGCGGTCTCAATAAGAAGTCTCTTTAGCTCGTCCACTTGTTGTGTGTTTCCAGCCGCTTGATCCACTTGTACGCTCATAGACTGAAGTGGAGCGGCGGCGAGGGCGAGGTTAATGAAAGGTCTAACAAGTGGAGGGGTATTACTAGCAGGGTGATAAAGCATAACCTGCTCTATAGCCGCCTTCATCCACGCCTCTGCCTTAGACTCTGACATTAGCTCCACACCCCTAAGAAAACCAGAATCGGTACAAATCTTATGGGAGATAGAGTGTGTCGTAGAGCCAATAAAACGACCAGAATCCGATGCTCCATTCGAGTACTTAGATGCCCTAGACTTCAACTCGTTAGAAGCCTCCTTGCCGAAGGTCGTGGCGATTATCTGATCAGGGCTGGCACCTAACTCGTTAATGGTGTAGGCGATCTTAGATGCCAACACACGAGTCTTACCAGAACCTGCACCCGCAGCAATAATCGACTTACCCGTCACCATCATCGCTTCCTCTTGCTCTGGAGTGAGCCTTTGGATCTCTCCAGTTCGAGTTTGGAAACTTGTGTTGGTGTTGATTACACGACCCGCCTCTGCCAACAAAGCCTGCCTGTCTTCCGAACCTTTCGTCATATCCAAGAGCTTGTCGTACAAAACCTCGCGGTTTTGAAGCATCTTGATCTGCTCCCCTTCAGGCAAACCACCCGCCCTGATCCTCGCATCTAAGCTCTTAATCTCCCCCGCCAGCTTCGCTACCTCCCTTATGTCCCTAAGGCTTTGCTCCACAGGGTTCGCTTGCTCCAATAGAGCACACGCATCAGCTATCCATTTCCCTATCGACTGTGCCTTGCTCGCCCTCTCGACTAAGAGTAGACCGTTAAGATCCACCATAACATCAAGACAAGCATTGCTAACCCCAATCAAAGCTACTTGAGTCGGCTTATCTGTAAAAGCTGACTTCAAAAGAGGCTGACGAGTTTTAAACCAACCAAAAACACTCTTATAAACACGGCTTACAGCCACCACACGCTTTATCGTGACTTGTGGCGTCCCGACCAACCTAGATAAATAAGCCACTAAACGAGGCTTACTCTTTAAACCGTCAAACGCCTGCCCCTCAAGCAAACTTAAAATAGACTTCTCAGTTTCGAGAAACTCCTCTTTGAAACGCCTCAAGAGAGCCTCCGCATCTCCCATTAAAGCAGAAACATCGACACCGCTCTCTACAGAAAGCTCCTCAACAGCCCTAACAGCTAGAGAAAACTTGATTAAATCAGCTTGAAGCCTTGTCTCAGGCAAGGGTCCAGTAGCGGTCTTTACTCTCATAAGTAGCTCCTATGTGTGCTTAGATTATCCAAACACACATAGGGTTATAAACAAAGTATAAATTATAAACCCTTTGCCCCAATCCTTACATACCCACGCCTAGAACCTAACTCCCAATCACTACTTCTTAACAAGAGCTTCTTCGCACTACCTCGCCCCAAAAATACCACCTGCTTAGTCGTGTTGTTCCTTAAGTCTACACTCGCACTCTTAAACTCATAACCCAACCTCAACTTGTCCAAGTACTCCCCACGAGCCACCGACACAACATCACCACTTGGACTCACCAACAACACCGGCTTATCCGACCACGACTTCACCTGCCCTTCCGACTTCACTTGCTTTACTCCCTCTAGATTGGAAATCACATCGTAGTTCACCCTCTCAAGTCCATAATGCGTCCCAAACTGAAAACCATGCTCCACCACCAAGTGCTTCACCACATCATGCTGTCCACAGCTATACACACCTATGTCCGAGCGGTAAATGTTCACCACCCCCTTCGAACATAAAGACCAACCTAATCGAAAATAATCGGATAACTCATCTCGGTTAATGGATAAAACCACTCCGTTTTTCTCTATCCTTATTGGCTTAACCATGTTGCTCCTTCTAAGGTTCTCTCTCCTAGAAGCACAGCGAAACCTACCCCTCAACCACTCCATGAAAATCGGGTCCCTGAGCTTAATCTTATAGGCTTCTATCCTTTTAACAGCTACGGAACCTTGCCTAGACAAGAGTACTTTTGCTCGATACTTGTTGTCTGCCCATAAAGACTTTCCAATTTGCCTAGACCGCTCTATGTTGCTTGGGTTTTTGTAAAATGCCCGCATAAAGGAAGAAGAAACCCCACGCCCACCCGCGTCCATGTTCAAACACAAAAGGTCGTGTTCCGCACCACCTATGTACTTCTCACCTATAAGCTCTCTCTCATAGGCATAGGCTTCGCTCTCATCCTCGAAGTCCTTTAAGATTTCTTTCTCAAAGTCCTGTGGGTGAGCCCTGTACTTACGCAAGAATAGAATACCAGACCCAAGATACCTCGAACCATCTGGGTCTTTAGACGAGTAAGTACCCTTGCCTATGTAGTACTCCCCCGTAACCTTGTTTAACTGCCGATACACATACGATGCCATTAAAGCTCCCTTCAAAGTAGTTCTTGAAGGGTAGCATATACAAACACCTCAGTCAAATAATACCTCTGTCAAAATAACCCTATTTTACGACACTTCTGACCAATCCCAATCCCCTGTTAACCCGTTAGCAGAGTAGTCGCTCACCGTGCCTTCAAAGAAGTTCTTGAAGGAGTCTCCGCTAATGATCCAATCGAGCCAAGAGATGGGGTTATCTTTTTGCTTAAAGATGGGTTTAAGACCAAGCTGTAGGAGTCGTCTATCAGCGAGGTAGCGGATGTAGGTCTTGATGTCTTTAGAGGTGAGGTCGTTGATGGCACCGTCTTTTGGAAAGACGAGGTCAACGAGAGCGTCTTCGAGTTCGACTGCCTTTTCGTAGTTGGTGTAGATGTACGACTTGAGGTCGTCACGCACAACGCGGGGAAACTGCTCAATGTAGGCGTGAAAGAGCTTGGTCATGCCCTCTACATGAAGGGTTTCATCACGGATGGACCATTCCACGATTTCGCACATACCCTTCATCTTTCCAAAACGCTGATAGTTAAGGAGCATGACGAAGGCAGAGAACAAGCTCATGCCCTCATTACAGACGGAGCGGGCAAGCTCAAAGGCGAGGTGGGTAGCCTTACCGAGACCCTCAGGAGCTTGGGTCATAAACTCGATCTTTTCCCGCATCTGCTGAAACTCAAGGAAAGCTGAGTACTCGCTCTCAGCCAAACCAAGCGTATCGTTCAGTAAAGCGTAAGCCCGCTGATGCGTCCCCTCACGATTGGCGAAGGATAACAACATATTTCGGATTTCGTTGTTCTTGAACGCCTTGATGAAGATGTCGCAGTAGTTGCCACCTACAGCCACATCGGACTGAGTAAATATCCTCAGTATCTGAGTGATGTGTTCTTTCTCAGTGGGGGAAATGACCCCACCTTTCCATTGGTTCACATCGTCTTGTAGCTTGGCTTCCCAAGAACCCCAATGGATTTTCTCATGTTCTTCCGCAGCTTGCATAGCCCACGGATAGGTGAAGGGCTTATAAGTCTTACTTGGATCTACGAGGCTCATATATGTCTCCGATAGGATAGAGGGGGGAGTACCATACCCTCCCCTATCTATGAGAGACACCTATACAAGATCTAGTTGCGTTTTACTAACGCAGACCCACTTAACGCTCCCTTGTTCTCTCTAGAGCCCTATCCTCTTTCCCAACGGGATCAGCATCCCCTTGTATTGCTTTTTCTCCGTTGGGGAGAGAGTCATGAAGATAGCCGAGGCTTCAGAGTAAAGGGCTACAGCCTCCCCTAGCTTGCCTTGATCCATAGCGTCTATGCCGTCTAGGATTAACAATAAAAGTTTCTTAGTCATCGTGAAGTGCTTCCTCTCTCTTGTCGTATGCCCACAACCAGTCTTCTCTGGAGGGGGCTTGTTTCATGGTGTCGCTGAACTCAGCGAGCGTCTTATCGAAATCGCTACCCGTCACAGCGAAGTATGTGAGGGTTATGGCGAGGTTCTCGATCTTTTGTCTAAAGGCTTGCTTATCCATTTTTTTGGTTCTCCTTGTGTAGTTGTTTTTTCAGCGACATTGAGGGACTATCTACCCTATTCTCCACACGCTAGTTAGGAGAGGGCTGATAGATAAAAATACTTATTGTAGTTAAGGGCTGAGACAGGGACACGCTGTACGAGGGTGAACTGACACTCCTCGAAGAGCTTGAGGTCAAACTCGGTTGCGTTTCGGCTCGCGGTCGAGGGTAGCATAACAACCACAGCGTCCCAATCCTTGAGGGTCACAAACCCTCCCTTACACTCGGTGGTGGTCAAACCTTTAGCGAGGGCGGCGGTGGACGGATGAGCGGGATTGATAGCGTTCTCAAGAACGCCCTTCTCCTCCGCAAGAGCGATGACCTCCTTCGCTTGGTCCGCTGTGAGGTCTTGGAAGTGGGCGAACCCCTCGCCCTCGATCATGCGGTTGGTGAAGGCGGAGCTGAGAACAATGCGGTTGGTAGGGAACTTGATCATGTATGTGTCCTTCGGAGTGTGTTGGTTCTGTCGCTGTCCCCCCTACTAATGAGCTAGTTCCCCACTTGGGATAAAAATGAGAAAAAAATCTTTTTTTGAAAAACCTTTCCACTTTTTATCCCAAGTGGGGAACTAGCTCATTAATGGGTGCGTACACACCCACACAGCTAAGGAGTCCCGCATGGGCTACTACGAGCTTCAGCAGACCACCAACGACTTTGTCCTCGACACCGCCATGTCCCTCGACGATAAGCCCCTCACGGAAGCACAGCTCACCAAGCTCGTCAACACCTATATCCGCAAGGTTGCCCGTACTAAGGAGGGCAAGCTCGACCTCGCTGATGTCCTCGGGCTCAAGAAGGTGGAGAACATCCTCCCCTCCCTCGTCCGTCGGGTGAAGAACACTCAGAAGATCAAGTAAGACCCACCCCCACTCCGCTCACCCCTGACAGCTAAGGCACTCGTCTACTTCTTTAAGTGCCTTACGCTCGACCTTTTGGGAGACTTTATCTGCCACCACACCTGCTGAGGTACGGAGGTAATAGAGTCCCTTAAGTCCCTTCTTCCAAGCGGACAAGTGAACAGCGTTGACATAGTTCACATCTGACCCTGCTGGAAAGAACAAGTTGACGCTCTGACCTTGACATATCCATTCTTGGCGGACAGAGGCGTGTTCGACTATCCACATTTGGTCTAGCTCGAACGCGGTCTTAAATACCTGCTTGTCGTGGTCGGTTAAGAAATCCAAGTGCTGTACGCTCCCTTGTTTAAGGATAACAGATTGGATAGTTTCATTGAGCCAACCATCGGGATTCTCTTGGGATAAGCTGTGAGTTTTTAGTTTATCCAATAGGTATTTATTCACCTGTAGGAAAGAACCTGCCCTAGTTCTATGGGTAAAGGCGTTGGACTTCCACGGCTCAATAGAGGGTGAAGTATCCAAAATGATGGCGGAGTTAGCGTTGGGGGCGATGGCGAGGAGGTGCGAGTTCCTCATGCCTGTGCCGATGCCGTCTAGGTACTCACCTTTAAGCTGTGCTAGACGCTGAGAAGAAGCGACCGACTTATCTTTTATGTGGTTAAAGATTTTCCTATTGGCGATGGTAGCCCAGAGGGACTCGAAGGCGATGTTTTTCTTTTGTAGATAGGAGTGGAAGCCCATAGTGCCGAGTCCAAGCGACCGCTCGTGTTTAGCCGAGTAAATAGCTTTGGATAACTTAGCGGGTGCATGGTCTATGAAGTACTGAAGCACATCGTCTAGGAACTCAACCAAGTCCTCAACGATGGTGGTGTTTTCCCACTCGTCAAAGTACTCTAAGTTTAGGCTGGAGAGACAACAGACAGCGGAGCGGTCTTTGGCTGTGGGAAGATGGATCTCGTTGCAGTTTCCTGTGAGAACCCCATTGAAAACACCCATATGTCGTAGGGGCTCGTTAAAACAATAGGTGTCTGCATAACCGTTTTCAGTCACACTCTCGATCTTGACGAAGCGAGAGGCAGAGCGGGAGGGTGTATGTTGTTCGATGGTGAGTCGGTGTGTCTTCAGTCCAAGATTGAGGAGCTTTTGTGTGTCTACGGAGTTAATAAGGATACGCCACGCTTCACGACACCTATAAACGCCTCCGCCTCTGACTCCGAAGTCGATGTTCCTCTCGCCTGCGAAGTGGGAAATCTTCGGTTGTACACCAAGAGTGTTGAGCATGAGGCTCAAGTCGGTCAAGAAACCCCTATTTGTGGACACTAGCTGTAGTGACTGATTTTTACCATTTCTTGACACACAACCGTCAGCGTCTAAGAGACCAGAGAGCCAATCCATTCTCGTCTTGAGAGATAGGTTCAAAGGCACCTGAAACTTGGGCTTAATGTCTGATTTTGGATATTTCACAACGAGTCGGTTTTGATCCTCGTTTCTGTAAACCTTAGCCTGTGGGGTAATCAACTTATCCAATAAGGAGGTCTTTGCTCCATAAAGATAAGTGATGGGTTGCTTCACTTGGTTGTATGTCCCGTCTCCTGTGAAAAATCCGCAAGCATAAGCATTTTCCCAATAGCCTTGTCCATCGACTGTAGGTAAATCAAACTTCAGTAGCTTGAGTCCGCTCTTGAGGTCTTTTGCTTCAAGGACTCTCTCATTTTCGTCATAAAACTTGTGATAAGGGGTTGTATTAAGGGTGACTCCATTAGTGAGTTTCACCTCCAAAATCTGTTGGTTTTCACCCGTCTTTAAGATCCGAGTTTGAGACCAAGTCTTTCCATTCCAAACCTCCACCTCACGCCCCACTAGAGACTCAATCGGAAAGTATCCATTTTTCGTTAAGATTTGTGTGTCGCCTCTAACGCACAGATTAGAGCCGTGTATTTCTAACCCTTTGTCTTTGAGGGCTTGGGGTAAATGGCGATTAGCCGTATCTATGAAGTTCAAGTAAGGCTCACCTGTACGAAACCTTACCTCTAAGATTCTCTGCCAAAGGCTACGGGCATCTAGGGTGTCCCTCACCTCTTTGCTCTTAGGGTCGATCAAGTCCCATGTGCCTCCCTTGAACACCGCCTCCATGAACTTATCCGTGATGTTGATGGCGTTGTTGAGGGTGAAGCACTTTCTGTTCGTATCTCCACCTGTGGGGACACGGATATTTAAGAACTCTACGATGTCGGGGTGGGACACCTCCAAATAAGCCGCATACGAGCCTTTACGGGTTGAACCTTGCTTATAAGCACCCATGTCGGCATCGACCGTCTTTAGAAAGGGAATGGGTCCAGGGGCTTTATTGGATACCGAGCGTATATTTGACCAATGTCCACCTACACCACCACCCAAGACGCTCATCCACCGCAGTTCTTCGGAGTGAGAAATCAACCCCTCGATGGTGTCGTCCACATAGGTGAGAAAACAAGAGATGGGCATCCCTTGTCCCTCAGCGTTGGATAAGATGGGTGAGGAGAACATGAACCAACCTTTAGAGGCGTAGTCGAATATCCTCTGAGCTAGTTCTTTGTTGGGCGTGTACGCATAAGCGGCTCTCTTAAAAGCGTCTAGGGGAGAGCTGTCTTCTCCCTTTAGGTAGTAGCTCTCTAATAAAGACTTGGCGTGGTCTGAAAAATGGAAACTATCCATTTTTTATTTCTCCGTAGTTTTTAAGTTAATGGGAGTCGTACCCTATGCGGGCAGGACTCCCATCTATTATAGTGTTGACTGAACAGCTTGTGGTTTATTCAACCCTTCGCTGTGGAACGATAGTAGTGCTTATCTAAACACTAAAAACTTTCACGACTCCTACCTTAAACTTTACCCACGGATCCCTAGCACCCATACGCACCGCATCCTCACATTCATAAAGATGTCTCAGTAGCTTTCTTATCCTCAACACACCTAAGGCTTTGACTTTAGGGATGAGCATATTCTCCACAAACCACGGATTCTTACCTGTGTCTTCTGCGATCCTCTGTGGTGTGTGTTTCGCCTCTAAACGCAAACCTATATCTATCCATTGCACGAGGTTGTACAACAATAATCCGTTACACACAGCCATCGTTTGGTCTGTAGATGTTGTGTTCTCTATCTTCTGACAGAGTTTTAGAAACTCCACCATATTTCCACTCGCCACAGAATCCACCAACTCGGCTCCATGTATTTCGGATAGTTCTGAAATACAACCCTTCACTATAGGGGCGGTTATCTCTTTAGTACCTTGCTTATGTGGCACACAAGCCATGTACTTTTTAAGCTCCCACCTCAAAACACCCAAATCCGTACCCACTCGCTTCACTATGGCATCGGCTAAGTTAGCCTTAAGCTCATAACCCTCAGATTTGACGAAATCTAAAACAAAGTCCACCGCCCATTTCCGCTTCTCATTGTCGTACTTGGGCTCGTCTAGCTTTAAAGACGGATAAGTCTCTAAAGCCTTTGGAAGCCTATCGTTACGCTGAACCACCAACATCTCAACACCTGTTAAGCTCTCCAACACATTGGATAGTTTCTTCAACTTGGTGGGGTTATTTAAAACTACAAATAAGGGATCCGTATCGAACAAGCTCGATTCACAAGACGCTAAGACCTCTTGCTCGTTAAGGTCTTTGCAGTCAACTTCACGCACCTCAAACCCTTTTGCCCTTTGTTCCTCTAAGATTGAGGCTAACCTCAGATTTATCCAATCTTCTGACGACCCATAGATGGTTCTAATCACCTGCATTTGCCCCTTTGGGTTGTGGGTTAAGATTCACTCTCATTATAGGCTACTAGGGCTTCATTATAGGCTACTAGGGCTACAACCCTAAGAAGTACCCATAGAGGGCGACTTGACTCATCTGTGGTCGCCTCAATAACGACTTCAACCCCTCCGTATAGAACCTCAAGTCTCCCCTCTTAACACTCACTTCCACTAACGCTTCTAAAATGCCCCTATAATCGTCTTTTGAGAGGCTACCCACTACCCCACATACCCCCAAGAGGTTATCTTGCAATAGAGCCTCAAATAAACGCTCTCCTTCCTCATAGAGTCGGTGGCGTGTAGGGGGAGCAAAGTGATAACGCTCCCCACAGCGAGAGCGGATGGTTTCTGGGACCGATCCAAAGTCGTAAGCCCAAAGGATAAGCTCAGGTGCTCCCACATAGGGTTCCTCGATACGCTTGAGGAGAATATCCAATGTAGAGGGGTTGGCTTCGTCTAGGGGTCCAGCGACTAGGGTTGGATTCTTATGAGGCCAAGTTTGGCTGTAAGCCTCGACCAAGTCCCTTACAGCGTCTGCCTTTAAATCTCTGTAGGGTGGCTTCACTAGGGTCTTACCCTCTAGGAGTTCACCGAGTCCTGTCTCCACACCTAGTCCATGATGTATCAGTATCAAAGTCCTCTACCCCTTCTCGGTCTTACTTTATGTGTGACCATCACATATAGAGCTTATCCCTGTGACGCTGTAAGGCGACGCTACCACAACCCCCATTATAAGCATTTAAAGGGGGTCTCCTAAGGGTTTTAACCCCTACCCCCTAGTGGGACACAAAAAACTTGTGAAGACCCTTAGGGATGTCGTATAAGGGAGGTTGTTCACTCCATAGGCTTTAGAGCTTATAGAGGCGTAGCCAAGTCACGAGTGGCTAGACTTCTTTGAAACCTACCAAACTCGACAACCTAGAGGGGGTGGATACCCTTTAGGTTTGACTAGGCTATGGGTAACACCCACTAAGAGGGATCTGTCGTTTACGATACGCTCTTAGCGAACTCACCCCATAATCTAACCTGTTCATACGCTGAGGCTTAAGGGTCTATCCAATAGAGAAGAAGGTTCTCTATCTACGATGACCAAACAGCCCTAGAGAGATGGATGGCTCCAATCACTTCCGTTGGAGGTTCTGTCTAGTACCTCGTCTTTAAGGTTATCCTTAGGACTCGTACTAAACTCCTTCTAGTCTCCTACTCCGTATCTCTCTCTTATCCACCACTAGAGAACAACACCTAGAAATATTGTTCTTCTCTAGCTGTCCTTCAGTATCCAATCCTCTAGGTGTTAGATACTGAGTCCTCTTATCCTCTCTACTACTAGATATCTCTCTCTTAGTACTACTAGTAAGACATCTACTACTAGTAAGACATCTACTACTGAATAGGATAAGAACTTACTAACTACTAAGTAGTAAGTATTATCCCTCTCTTTGAACTAAGAGAGGGGATAGTGGATATAGGACATGAGAGGATACGAAGTATCGTCTAAGGACTATAGCCAATAACTAATAACCAACCTACTCCACCTACTACTACTCAACTACCAACTACTCTCACTCAACCTCTAACTACTCAACAACCTCTAACTACAACTCCTACAACTACTACTAATACTCAACTAACTCCTACTGCTCAACTAACTATAACTCCTACTGCTCAACTAACTACACCTACTACTACAACTACCCTTATGACTCCTTCTAATCCTACTGCTCTTACAACTCCTAATCCTACTGCTCCTACTACTACTAATATAACCAATACACCTACTATGAATCCTACTCCTACTACCCTTATGACCTCTACTACTGCTGCTCCTACTCGTAATATGGATACTTCTCTTAGTACTTCTAATCCTACAGCTAGATCTCTTATAGCTCCTACTACTGCTCCTACTACTGCTCTTACTCCTACTACTAGAGTATCTCTAACTGAGTAGAGTTATCCAATATCTCTTAAAATAGATAAGGTGTTGGTTGAAGTCCAACACCTACTAGAAATAAGAAATATCATCATCCTCTATCCGTAATGGATAGATAGAACTTATCAGTTCAGTAAGAGAGAGAAGGGAAGATAGTAGATAGAGAGATAGAACTTATCAGTAAAGATAAGATGGAAAGAGATAGAACTTACTAGAGGATAGAGAGAGAGGGATAGATAGAGAGAGGGATAGATAGAGAGAGGGATAGAGAACTTATCAGTAAGGAGAGTAAATAGTCACCTTACGGAGATAAATGGATAGTCACCTTACTGAGATAAATGGAAAGAATGGGTTTAGGTTAGAGCTTATAGGTCTTGGGGAGTGAGTTAATCTTATAAGGGTTGGTTGAGAAGAAAGGAGGGTGAACCCTATGTATTGTGTGGCTAAGATTTTAGGTTCTATTTACGCTAATCCCCCTTATCATGTACTTAGGTGCATGGTTGCAACTGAGAGGGAGACTTATCCTATTGTCGTTAAGGGTAAGATTGCTGGACCTGTACCTATTGGTGGGGTGATGACTTTTTCGGCTCAGGAGGTTATGGATAAGAAGACCTTAAAGCCTGTGTTGGAGGTGGTGAGGAATCCGATCAATCCGAGTTACTTGAGGGGTTCAGCGTTGACCCAATGGTTGGAGTGGTCGGACTTGGGGCTAACGGAGAGCCTAGAGGTCTTATCTTGTTTAACTGAGGCGGGGGTTCCCTCTGCTATGTTGAACTCTATTTGGAAGGAGGTGGAGGCAGACCCCTCTATGATTAAGAGGAATCCCTGGTACTTGGTCCATAAGGGGATGGATTTTCAAGCGACTGACAATATCGCTAAGACTTTATTGGGGGATGCCTTTGACCCTCACTCTAAGAGTCGAATCGAGGGGGCGATTTTTTGGTCTCTGTTACAGGGTGTGGGAAATGGGCAGTCTTATTTAGATGCCAACGCGGTCTTTAGGGATGTGGAACTCTTAACGGGTGTGGGTGTTGCTCAAGATATCGCCTTAAGCGTAAAGGCTATGAAGGACTCTCAGCCCCCGAGGGTTGTCGTAGAGAAGCTATGTGGTTTAAGCAGTGGTAATGCCCTTTATTTGCCGTCTTATCACAAGATGGAGGTGGAGGTAGCCACTGAGGTTTTATCCCCGATTAGAAGGGATGTTTTAAGCGTTGCGGAGGTGATGGGGAACCGAGTGACTCGTTTAACAGATGACGAGATAAGGGGGTACTCAAAGTTTGCGTTAACGGATAAGCAACTAGAGGCGGTGAGGTTGGGTTTGGAGTCAGCGGTGTCTATAGTGACTGGGTTGCCTGGGACGGGTAAGACGACTATTTTATCCGTATTGTGTCGTTGTTTAGAGGCACAAGGGGATAGGGTGTTATTGGTAGCCCCCACAGGTATCGCCGCAAAGAGGGCGGGTGCTTTAACAGGTATGGAGAGCATGACGATACATAGGGCATTTGGAGCTGGCGGTACAGGTGAGGATAAAGGCAAAGTATCCGATTATGAGGGTGTGAAAAAGGTGGAGGGGGACGAGGTTATGAAGGGGTCTATATCTTCAAGCCTAGACCCATCATCGGAGGTGTGGAGGCACAATAGGAAAAATCCTCGTGGGGAGAGTGTGGTGATTATAGACGAAGCCTCTATGGTGGACTTACATCAGATGTGGCGTGTTATGTGTGGCATAACCGAGCGTACACGGGTTGTTCTAGTGGGAGACATCGCACAGCTTCCACCTGTGGGTGCAGGATTTGTGTTGGCAGACTTATTGTCCTCTACAGCCATACCCCGTGTGCATTTATCCGAGGTTTTTAGACAAGGAGAGGGAAGCGGTGTGACGCTCGCCGCACATAGTATCCATGCGGGTAAAATCCCAGAGCAAGACTCAAACTTGGACTTCGAGTTTATCGAGCTATATCGGAGCCAAGACATATTGGATAAGATATTGGATATATCGAGGGAGCTTCATTTAGAGGGTGTGGACTTTCATGTAATGAGTCCGACCCATCATGGTTTATTGGGTGTGACGAACCTAAACAAAGAGCTTAGGAGCGTGTTAAACCCCTCGACCAAGATGACGCAGTCTTTACAGATTGGGAGTGGTACTTATCGTATGGGCGATAAGATTATGATAACTCGAAACGATTACGACTTGGGTGTTTACAATGGGGACATCGGTCGTATTGTGAACATCAATAAAGCAAGCGTAGAGGTGATCCTCAAGGGTGTTGTGGATCAGAGGCTCGACTTGCCCTTAGATGAGATCTCAAAGCTACTGAGACTCGCCTACGCGACCACCGTACACAAAGCACAAGGGCAAGAATATCACACGATAGTGATGCCCATGTGTATTGAACACGGAAACAATCTCTTATTGAGGAGCTTGCTCTACACAGCCGTTACGAGGGCTAAGATTAAGGTTTACCTTGTGGGTGAGCGTGAAGCCATGATTAAGTGCGTGTTGAACGCTAACACAAGCACAAGGTACTCACGCCTAAAGGATAGACTCGAAGCTAATAAGTAAGGTGTGGGGGCTTATGGGGCATCTGGGTTGTTGATTTTTCCGTACTCGACATAGTTAGCGTGAGCGTTCGGCCAGAGACTTCTAATCTGTCTGCTGATTTCTTTGGCGAGTAGCCTCATTTCCCATTGAGCGTCAGCGTGATCCCGCTTAGAGATGAAACCAATCCAGTTATGGAGGTTGGAGGTAGCCCAATATGTCGTGTAGATGTTCTGAGGCAACACCATACGAGCTTGTTCTCGGGCTACGCCCTTAGAGATCATTTCTTCATAAAGGTGCTTACACACCTCGGTTTGATAATGGATAGCCATCGTGCTTGGGGTATTGGGCTGTAAAAATGGATAGTTTTCTAAGATAGGGTCGAAGGTTTGGTTTAGGCTTGCTTGGCGGTTTTTGGTGTCTTGCAGTCGTAGTTCTTTTGGAAAGTAGAACTCTAGCTTTTCGCTCGTGTATCTACGGCTGATTTCGTTATAGCTCATCGTGCGGTGTCTCATGTGTTGCCGAGCTACAAACATGGGGACTTTTATCCAAAAGGTCAGCACATTGTGTTCAGCGGTGGATGTGTGACCCTCTTTAACCAAGAACTTGGATAGTTTGATTTCTCGGTCTCCCATGTGGGTGGAGAACTGATCGAGGCTCGCTCTTGCTGCGTTTACAGGTGTGATGTCCTCACCCATAGACTGAATGACGGCAACTCCACCTATCTCGTCTCCGTAAATATCAACCTTACGCTCTAAGAAGTTATCCATTATTTTACCTACCTTACAGGGGTGGTGGGGTGTTGGTGGGGGGGTGTGTGACTTTACCCTTTAAAGTTTTTTTATCCCAAGCTCTGATTCGGCTCATTAGGGGGGGTAGGTATCATCCACAACCCATCAGACAAGGACACGCACATGATCGTTATCCTCAGCCCCAACGCCCAGCTCGCCTCACAAACCATCGACCTCCCCACCCCTCCCGTTGTGACCATCGAGGCGGAGTACGGCTCATATGTGGCTCAGGGTTCTATCTACACCGCCGCTCACCATCAGCCCGTGGGTTCTGAGTTCGCAGGTCGTCATATCGGTGGGTCACGCCCTGCCCCTTGCAACGACAGCAAGATTCCCGTTGTTGGGGATAACGATGTGGTTCTTATCAGCCACATTGACGCAGACACGCTTGGTGGGCTCATGAGGGCGAGTGGGCAGTACGCCCCTCTTTTCAACCTTGAGGGGTTTTGGGAGTTTGTGGAGTTTGTGGACACTCATGGTTGGCACAAGGCTGACCCCACACACCCGCATTTCACGCACCTCTCCGCTATCGGTGCATACCTTCAGTCTAATCGCCCCAATACGCCTCGTGACACGAACTCTGATGTGACGGAGTTCGTGGTGGGTGCAATGGAGTTTGTCTCTCGACTCCTTAAGGGAGGGCTTGAGGAGCTTCAAGTCGGTGTTAAGTTCGTTAAGGCTCAGGACGACTTGAACTTGTCCTCGTGGGTCACTACCACCCCCTTCAATGTCGTTGTCCGTAGGGCTACGACCTTCACCAATCACCTCTATCGTGACCCTAACGGCATGGTGGGTGTGGGCATCGTGGCTTACAATGACTCCCTCGGCTCTATCACTATTTCTCTCGCAGACCCTATCAAGGGGGTCTCTTGTCGTGAGGTGGTGCAGTCTCTTTGGGGTCAGCAAGCAGGTGGGCATGATGGCATCGCTGGCAGTCCTCGTGGTCAGATTATGACCGAGTTGGACTTTAAGAACGCCATTAACGCCTTCTCACAGGCTGTAGCCTACGCTCTGAACGCTTAATCGTTTATGAAGGTTCGCCTTTTGGACTTAACTATCCAAAAGGCGAAGCACCATGAGCGAAGAAGAAGTGAAGGTAGGGTCTTTAGAGGACAAGCTATCGGATGAAGAACAACAACAAGAGGACAAAGTGTGGGAGGAGCTTGAGGAGCTTCTAGAGGGTGAGGGGGAGTACAACAAGGGGTTGATTTTGGTTATCCAAAAGGACGGAAACTTGTTGGCTTTATTGGATACGGAAGAGGAGTACACGGACGAGCAGATGGCTATGTTTGCTCGTGTGTATATGTTGAAAAATCCATCTTGGGTTTTATGGGTGGTTTTATTCATAGAGATTTGGTTTACGGAGGCGATGTTATTGTGGGAGGAAAAGAAGCCTGTCTTATTGGATAAGTGGAAGACTCTTAAAGACGAGGGTGTTCGTCTTATGGTTTTATTAGGGGCTTATTGGTCGTCTTTATGTGTATGGGCTAGGGTTGTATGGGCTAGGGTTGTAGCGGTAAAGGCTCGTCTGAGGCGTAGGGGATTGGATAAGAAGTGGGAGTGGGTAAAGAAGCAGTTGGGGAAGGTCGTGGGTAGTTTATTTGAAAAGTGAGGGGGGAGCATTTGTATATAGGGGTGTATCGGGTGGGGTAAAAGTAGCCCTGCTCAATTCTTCAACCCCTTGTGAGGGAGTAAGGTTTTCGTTATGGCGAACGACAAGTGGAAAGCAGGACCTGAGGTACAGGATAAGATTAACGAGTTGGTGGGCAATCATCATCCACATCTTGCCGACATCGTGTACGACATTGTGGTTATTTTTAAGGATAAAGCCTCACGCAAGGGTGGTTATCCAGTTTTGGGTAAGACTTCTAAGGCACCTGCGATTTTGAGCGTTTTGGGTGAGCGTCAGTATCAGTTTGTTATCGAGATTGGAAACGATGTGTGGCAGAAGCTGTCTGTAGAGCAACAGCTTGCTTTGCTCGACCATTTGTTGTCGTTTATTCGTGGGGAGGAGGACGAGCAGACGGCAGAGATGAAGTACAGCTTGGCGGAGCCTGATATTTATTACTTCACCGAGGAGGTTGCTCGTCACGGATACTGGCGTCCTGACCTTTCGGATAAGGAAGAGGAGGCTGAGGGCGAGGGGTTGTTAGACCCCCTTGACGATTGAGCTTATCGGAGCGTCTAAGGGGTTAGGTTTTATAAGAGGTCGGCAGTAATATCGGAGAGGGTGGAGCGTTCGGATTTGTGGAGGCTAACACAGCCGAATATGGACTGCCCTCTCATTTTTTCAATGACATAGGTGAAGCCGTTGGAGCGTTCGGTGAGGTAGGGGTGGTCGATTTGGCTTGGGTCACCAAGCAGAACGACTTTGGTTCCTTCAGCGGCACGGGTAATGATGCTTTTGATTTCGTGTTTGGTGAGGTTCTGAGCCTCGTCGATGATCATGAAGGCGTTTTTGAGTGATCTGCCTCGGATGGAGTTTATGGGTTGGATTTCTATCCTATTTTTCTCTAAGAACGACTCTTTATTGTCTGAGCCGAGGGGTGTGGTGTCCCACATGGGGTTTATTTGGTCTAGGTTGTCGAAGAAGCTCTGCATCCACGGCTCCATTTTTTCGGATAGGGATCCAGGTAGGAAGCCTATGCCATTGCCGACATCCACAACGGGTTTGGATAAGACGACTCTGTGGTAGAGGTTGGACTGATGGATAGCGGAGGCTAGGGCGAGATAGGTCTTACCTGTACCTGCTTTTCCAACAAGGGCAACGAGTTGAACATCTTTATCTAATAAGAGGTCGAGTGCGGCTCTTTGTTCCATATTGCGGGGTTTGATTTCTTTGGTGCGTGTTTTTTCTTTGTCGATGGGGTAGAGGGTTCCCTCTTTGTGCTGAAACAGGTGTTGTTTATTGTTGAAGTCGTTGAACCACACATACTGATTTTCGTAAAAGTGTTCGTAGGAAAAGTCAGCGGGGAGGCGTGTTGCACCTTTCCAATAGGACTCTTTGAGTTCTGCCTCTAGGTGCATATCAGGAAAGAACTCTTTAATGGCTACGGACTCTAGGGTGTTATTCGAGCCTGTGTCGGAGGTGAAGTCCTCGTTCTTGATATTTACACAGCCCGCGAGGATACGGAGGTTAACATCTTTGGAGATGAGGGTTAGATCGTAGGTTTTGTTGTGGTGTATAGCGGTTTGTAGGATAAGGAGGTCGAGGTATCTGATTTTAGACGCTTGGTCGAGAGCCTTGAGGTTAAGTTCACCTTCGTTGGCGATGACGATGATTTCTTTTGTGGCTTGCATCTCTAGGATAAGTTTTGAGGCTTGGCGGGCGAGGTGAGCCACATGGGTTTTGTCTTGGCGTGTGGAGTCTTTTAGTACATCAAGCTCCATAATGACGAAGATGGGGATGAGAACTTGGGTGTTAGGTGGGAAGGACTGCACCGAGAGTGGGTCGTAGATAAGAACCGATGTGTCAAGGATAACAGCTTTGGGTAGGTGGCTAGAGGTCATGGGGTTATCCTTTCACAGAGGGGAGTGGTATTGACTACAACACCTAAGGACTCTCATTAAATAACTATGGAAGGATGTAGCTTTGAGTTTTATTAAGTGTTTATATTCAGAAGGGTGTTAGATTAAAAGGAGCTAACATATGTCTATTGCACCTTCAGCGGAAAAGGTGGCGAAGCAGTATTTATCCAAAACTGCATCTGAACCTAAGGGTAAGGGTATTGGAAAGACAGCGGGTGAGGTTAGGTTCATTAAAGACCACGGAGACGACTCGTCTGCGTGGGCGTGGGGGCAACACCCACCTAGTCAGAGAACAATGGATAAAAACCATCAGTTCAATAAGAGGTGTAGTAAGGACATGGCTAGAGTTCTGAGGGCGACTTTATCCGCACTTGGTCATGCCATGAGTGCCTACAGTGTGTTTGCTAAGATTAAGAGCCGAGACATAAGTCCCGATGGGAACTTGGGTGGTCGAGGCTACATAATGGAAATCAAGGGTATGCGTAGGCAATACATGAACATCGTGGAGGCTCTCTCCGCCTTATCCGATACGCTGTATGACGAAATGACAGCGGATCATTGGAAAGAGGTACAGGAGAAGATGGTTCAGAAGGTCATGCAAGATATTGAGGAAATAAAGGATGACCCAGAGGGTTGGGCTATTCAAGAAGAGACTGAGACCGATGAAGAGGGGTTGCGTAGAGATTTAACCTCGCCTAGAGACGATGAGGAGATGCCAAATGAGTAAGACTAAAACCGCTACAAGTTATCTCCCAAATGGGGGGTATTCACTTGAACATGGCTCTAACTATATGTTGGACGGTTTTCAGTTCGATACCGAGTATGGAGCTGGTCCATACGAAAAGGCTCGTCTGCCCGAGGCAAAAGGTTTATCCTCTTTGCCTAGTGGGATGATTCCTATGGATAGCTCAGGTGAGTCCTCTTTACCCGATGGGGTGGAGGTGGATTTGCAGTTAGACCTAGAGGAGATGACTAAGGATGCGAGTCAGAATATCGCTCTTGTAGATCACTCTTGGCTTGCTACACAGTCTGAGCCTGATTTGTCTGGGCAGAGGTCACTTGAGGATATTTACGAGCATTTGGCGAAGGGGCGTTTTGAGAACCCTGAGGTGAATCAGTTCAAAAATCTTCAAGACGCTTGGGGAACTGAGAGCACTACGGGTTTGGACATAATCCCTAATACTCAACGCCACCACGAAAAGTACAAGAACACCTATGAGGGCGTATCCAAAGTCCCTGGTGATGATGAGCGTCAAGAACTAGAGAAAATCCGTAGGAAGCTCGCCTATGGCGAACCTCTATCTCTTATCCTAAAAGAAGCCTCTGACCCTTTATCCATTAAGGGAGTTGTAGAGGCTGATTATGGATTATCGGGGAGGGTGTACATCAAGGAAGCCCATTTCCCTGGGTTGTTCAACGGTCGTTGGAACGAAGTCCTCACTAATAGGTGCAAGACAGCGATGTACATTGTGTCTGCACATAAGGATTGTGCGTTCGATAGATTTTTGGGTATGGAGGTGGTGAAGTCTGTTAAGGATATTCCGTGGAGGAAGGTAGCCTCTGCTTTATTGCCGAGATTGGAAACTTACGGCATCCGAGTAGCGTCCGAGGTAAGCGATAAAGATAGAGTGCGTCTTGCCTTCATAGACTTGATTGAGGGCAGAGTAGCTCGTCATGAACCAGCTCAGTCTTGGTTCCCCACCCAGCGTGACGACACCGCTTTGATTTCTTTGGATCATGCAAGGAGGAAGCTCGAAGCCTCTCAAGTAGAACACACTTTCATAGCCTCTCAAGAGGTGGTGGAAGAGGGTAAAATCGCCAAGAGGCTTGATAGGATATCCAAGCAGATTGTCGAGCAAGGTTTATTGGATAAAGAGATAGTGGAGTCAGTTGTAGGTACAAATAAGACTGCACAACAAAAAATAGACAGACTGTATCAGTTATCCGCACAATCTTTAAACCCTGTTGTGGGTGACTATAAGGGTCAAGGTGTTGGATTGACCGCGACCTCGACGAAGGTGTCTTCTTTTACAGAGGCGGATAGGCAGTCTTTAAGAGAAGCATCCGCTAGGGGAGATACACAGAGGAATACTAAGGCGATGGAGAAGATAGCACTTCTCATCAAGGCTGGGTTGATTACACACGACGAGGTTGCCGTGGCTATTAAGGGGGTGAAAGATCCTGATGGCAGAGTGGCGAGTGTATGCTCTTACATTGCCAAACCAAAAGTCGTGGGGACATATAACGACTACGACCTCAAAGAACACCGCATGGTGAAGCACTCCAAGAAGTTGGATGAGCTTCCAGATATGGAAAAGAGGGCGAGTGCTAATCTATGGCGTGAGGCTCATGCTAAGGTGGATCAGCTTCTCAAGAGTGGTTTACTGAGCAAGCACGACTTCGACTCTATCCAATCCATAGGTGACGCTAATGCGTATGTAAAGAAGGCATTTGACTTAGCTTCCAAGCCCTCAAGCGTGTCTACCTATGAGGGAACAGAGACAGCCCACATCATCACCAAAAAGACATCGGATAAGTTATCCGATACGGAGTTAAAGGTGGCGACTTGGTTGCGTCAAAAGATGAGCGAGGGGTCGGCAGGTCAAGAACTCGATGTGTTGTTGAAGAGCAGATTCTCTGAGAAGGTATTGGATACTTACGGCACAAAGATAGCTTCTCTTAGGTCACAACACGAGGGTTTAGCGGGTCACGCTTATGTAGACGCAGGTGCTTACGCCACCGAGGGAGCCGATGGTTGTGAGAAGGGTGCTTTGCTCCACAGGGCGAATCAAGTACCTGTGGTGCTGATGGTGGATAAGTGTGCGTCTTGTGTGTTCAATGTGGAGGGTACTTGCCAAAAGTACAATAAGGCTCTCATTACCTCTCCTGTAGAGATAATCGAGGACTTATCCGATTATCAGCGTGAGAACATACGGCTTGCGAACGGCACAGACGCGGACAGAACGGCTTCCCTTTTCGTGAACGACTATGATCCTGATGAGTTTGGACTACTTACGCCCGACCAAGTAGAAATATCGGACGAAGTATCCAATAAGGCATTGGGGGATGTGTTGTTCGGTGGCTTTGAGGTCTAAGGAGAAACGATATGCTTCCATCATATGTAAACCGTATAGCGACCTCCCAACGCTTTAAGATGTTGGTGGGGCATAATCTTCGACCCTCAGACCCCTCAAAAGGAGAAGCGGGTAATCCGATCCCAATAAGAAGGGCTTTCGAGACTCAAGTGATAACGACTCATATGGGGAACGCTGTATTAGCGATAGCAAACCCCAATCAGACGGGAGTTAGGATAGTCGTAAACTCGTTAGATTTTGGAAATGTGAACTTGGGTGGTGCAGTTAAGTACGACTATGACGAGATACAAGTGCAAGCCACGAATATGTTCGACCAAGACCGTGTACCTGCACTACAGATTGGAAATCACATCTCTCGTTTAATGGGCGAGGGTGTAGGGAATGTGAACGACTTGGCAGGAGAGTTAGCTGACGCTCTCAACGAGTCTGGTATGGGTTTGAAGGCTGTTGTAGACCCACTGAGCTTAAACGAAGTTATTTGTACGACTTTGGGGACGACTGATTCTTTATTCGTAAAGGTTTTGTCTTTTAGTTGGGATTTGTTGGGTGGTACACCGCCTTTTGTTATCCAAGACTTAGATGGTAATGTTTTGTACGATCCTGCTACTGCCACAAATAGTGGGGCGGTAGCACTCGTAATAAACGCTAAAAGCACATCACCTATGACTTCAAGCTGATAGGAAAAGGGAGCTATCCATGTCGAACATACCAATACCTGCTGGAGCGTCAAGGGTGAGGGTGGAGGACGAGTTCGGTAAGACGATATGGAGAAAACCATCGGATATACTCCCAACGGATGTAGTGCCTCTAAACCCTAAAACTGGGGAACCCTTTGTCATGCTGAGTAATCCTGGACGAGGGAGTCCGAGCTTAAGGGCTACGGCAGTGCCTGTACCACAATCGTCTACTTCCACATATCAGGCACCTGTTGTGGCTAATAACCCAGCTCTCGCTATCCAAAATCAAAATCAGAGGAAGTTGGGTAAGTTGGATACTGATCCAGTGTATGGTCAGTTGAGGCAAAATCCAGATTCTTCGGATGTACTTACGCGAGTAATAGAGGGCTTATCCGAAGAGGCTGCGAGCTTGGCTTTTGAGCGTGAAGAAGCAGAGCGTAAAGGGGAGCCCACTTCTCAAATATCCTTAAGGCGAGTGAACGCTTTAAAAGCAGTTGGAGACACATGGATAAAGAAGCGTGAGATTTTATCCTCAAAGTCCATAGACTTGGAGTCGAAGGCATTTAGAAGATTATTTGGGCATATAGCCGAGACTTTCCGTAGGGCGTGTGACGAGTCTGGGTGTCGTCCAGAGCTTGCGGAGAGCATATTCGCCACCTTTGGTAAGTTAGTGGACGAGGCGGAGTGGATAGCCGATGCGAAAAAGACTATGGAAGAGGATAAGTGAGGGGTGAATGAGTTTATCTTCAGTAGCAATAGCTGCCAGTGCTAAGGCAGGTAAACAATCTGAACACAATGCGGATATTATTGAGTTTGTCGAAGCCTCTTGGGGGCTGAAGATGACTCTTTTCCCTGTGCAGAAGGTTATCCTAAAAGCCCACTATGGGTTAGAGTTGGACGACACCAAGAAGTTTACGATTACCGATTGGAGGAGACAGAACGCCCGTCATGTCACTGAAAAGGAGTACTTAAAAATCCTCTTTGAAGAGGGTAGATGCAACATAGGAGAGGTCATCCCTGGCAAACAAAGGCGAGAGATGATTTTGTCCATAGGTCGTAGATCTGGTAAGACGACTATTTCCGCGTGTATAGCCGCTTACGAGACATACAAGCTCATTAAGAAGGGCGACCCTCAGAGATATTATGGGTTGCCCGCCTCTAACAATATACAGATTATTTCTGTGGCTACGGATAAAGACCAAGCTGGATTACTTTATCAAGAGGTGTCAGGACACTATCGCAACTGCTCGTTCTTTGGTCCATACACAGCGAATAACACCCTAAGCTACGCTCGTTTCCAAACACCTGCGGATGTGGACAAATACGGAAGGTACTTGGACGATCCTTCTGCTAAAGCCACTCTGAAAGTGACTTTTAGGTCGTGTGTGGCGAAGGGTCTTCGTGGTGCAGGTAATATCTGTGTGATACTCGACGAGGTGGCTCACTTTACGGATAAAGGTCAGTCAGGTGCAGAGGAGGTGTACAACGCGGTAGTACCTTCTACTTCTGCATATTCACCCAAAGATCCCGTAAATCCCACTAAACCTATCGGTGAGGTGGAGGGTCGAGTTATCCTTATTTCTTCACCTTTAGGGAAGCAAGGGCTGTTTTACAATCTGTTTCAGATAGGTATGCAAGGTGGTGCTGCTTCGGATAATATTCTAGCTGTGCAAGCTCCTACATGGGAGGTGAACCCTACGGTACCTGCGAGCGAGTTCGAAAAGCATTACCTCAAAAATGCCACCGTGTTCTTTACAGAGTATGGAGGCGAGTTTACGGATAGAACTCGTGGTTGGTTGGAGTCGGCAGAAGACCTTTATGCGTGTGTAGATCCTAAACTAAAGCCCTCTACTTCCGCACCAGCTAGGAAACCCCACTACATGGGCATCGACTTGGGTTTGGTAGGGGACGCAAGTGCTATAGCTATTGGACACCTAGAGGGTGATAAGATAGTGTTGGACTTGGTAGATCAGATTAAAGCAGGCGAGGGTAAGTACAAGGACAAGGAACGCTTGGACTTTGATGAGGTGGCGGATTGGATACATGGATGGAGTAAGAAGTTTTACATATCCGAGGCTATCTTCGACCAATGGGTGGGCATCCCTCTACAGCAAGCCCTAGAAAAGAGGGGTCTGAAACAGATGGTGTCGGTTAATATGACAAAGCAGTTAACCTCACAGATGTTCCAAAACTTTAAGGATATGATGTGGGACAGCAGACTGAAACTCTACGACAAGCCAAACCCAGAAGTTAACGGTCATGAGCCTTATCTCTTAGAGTTGTTGGAGCTACAAGCGACTGTACACTCTAAGAACATAATCTCAGTCGAAGCACCCCAAGTAGCTGGCAAGCACGACGATATGTCGGATGCCCTTGTGCGTATGATATGGGTAGCTTCTAACCATATAGGCACACAGAAGCATTTCGCCATATCAGGCGGATCTTATAGACACCCCTTAGCGGCGGGTTCTAAGGTACTAGCCCAAGCGAGCTATGTGAGAGGTGGTAGCGATGAGAGGCGTATGGCACCTAAAGCACCTCGTCCAACATTGAGGGACGCTATCAATAAACGCTTTGGTGGCGGTGTTTAACGCTTTATACTCCCTCGTATTAACTATCCAATATCTGATGGGAGTATAAAGCAATGACCGAGCCCATTTATCCAAAGAGTCGTAAGAGGGCGGACTACAGGGTGATAGCGAGGATCTTGGAGTTAAGCCACGGTCAGAACCACCCAAGTGATGACTTGCTAGAGGAGATTTCCATTTTCTACAAGAGCAAGGGGGGGACTTGGGTAAAGTTTTTTGAGGGTAATCCGGATCATAATAAGTTATTAAAAGCAGCGATCTCGTTTATAATGAAGCAAAAGAAGGAGCTGTATGATAGACGACAATGATGAGATGGGTAAGCCTGTAGCCGAGATTAAACAGAAATCTAAGGTGAGCACGAGGAAGTTGTCTCCAACGGAGATGAAGTCCCGTGTTAAGGTCGCTATGACCACAGGCGGTTCGATGATGGGTAGCGGTGGAAACTTCTACTCACCTGAACTATCCACAGATTTCTTAGAGCTACCCCAAAGCCAAGACGAGCAAAGGAACTACTTTAGGTTCTTTTATCGCACGGATCCCTTTGTGGGGCAAGCGGTGGACTTACACACAGAGTTGCCGTTATCCAAAATCCGCTTGGGGTTGCCCAAAGCTAAAAATAGGGATATGGCTTATGAGGCGTTGCGGTTTTGTGAGAAGTGGTCGAAGCGTGTGGGTTTGCTTCATAGGCTCATAGAGATACTGCACGAGTACAACCTTTTGGGTGAGGTGTTTGTTTTCTGTGAAGACAATAACCCCGATATGCCCAAGACGGTCACACACAAGAAGATCAATAAGCTCACTCGTGAAGGGGAAGCGATTGAGGATTGGGAGGAGTACGAGGACTCTCTAGATAGAGCTTACAAGTGGCTTAAAAAGAACTATAAGGGTTGGACAAGCCTAAAGGTATTGCCACCCGAACAAGTACATATGGAGACTTTTCCATTTACATCCGAAAAGATCGTGGAACTGATTCCAGACTCCAAGACAAAGGCGGTGGTGGAGCGAGCTTCCATGCAAGACCCCTCTGCAATGAGGGTCGTAGAGTCAATGCCTTCTGATGTAGTGGAGGCACTAAGGGAGGGTCGCAACATCCCCTTAAACACAGATCCAGATGCTGGTAGCTTTGTGTACTTCATGGCTCGTAAGAAGTCTCAGTATGAGCCAAGAGGTCACTCTATCCTAGAACGCTGTCTGCGTATCCTTATTTACAGGGATAAGCTGAGGCAAGCCCAGACCTCGATAGCGTCTAGACACATGACACCCATACGCCTTGTCTATGCGGAAGACATGGACGCGGCTGATGTCGAGGCGTTGCGTGACCAAGTGGACTTAGCTCTGCAAGACCCAGATTACTCGATCATTGCTAACTTCCAAGTGTCTTGGGAGGAGATGGGTGCTGATTCGCGTCTATTGGACTTGAGCGGTGAGTACGATATGACGGATAGACAAATGTACGCGGGCTTAGGCGTGACTGAGTCTCTGTTGTCGGGCGAGTCTAGCTACTCAGGCGATAGGATAAACCTAGAGGTCATTAACACACGCTATATGCTCATGCGTGAAGTGCTTCAAGAGATGGTGGAGGAAAATATCCTAAAGCCCATGTGTAAGCGTATGGGCTTCATAGAGGAAGACGAGGACGGAGAAGAGGTAGTCGTTCACCCAACCTTGAGCTTTACTCGCTTAGGGTTGAGGGATAACCAAGACACCTTTGACGCTCTCTTTAATCTCTATCAGAAGGGTTCTTTGGACATCGACATCATCTTGGAGTTGTTGAACATAGACCCACAGACGACCAAAGCGAAGCTAGAGAGGGATATGTTCACGCTGAACGACTCTCAGTTCAACGAGGTGTTGAGGGGCATTTATGGAGATGCAGGGTCTAAGCTGGCTGAAAACTCTGACGCGATAGAGCGTATCGCTAGAAATCTAGGTTTGAAGTACACACCTCCAGCGGATGAAGATGGCGGTCGGTTCTAATAGATTATTTATACTCCAAGATAGCGGATAGGTTAACCCTTAACCCAACCCCTGTCTTGGAGTAATCAAGATGAGAACAGCATCGGAAGTATTAAGAAGCCTTGAGGCTCGTATCGCTCGTTTAGAGGGTCGCACAGCTTCTTCAAAGAGAAGTGCAAGCCTTACCCCCCACCTTCGTAAAGTTTCTTCGATGATGAAATTAAACTTCAAAGTGTACACAGATGACTATGACCTTTCAGAGGATGATAGGGATATGCTCCTTGATTCCGCTGTTAAGCACCTAAGTAAAGTATTCGGTGGGAGGGTAAGTATTGATGGTGGTAGTTATGGAGAGTTTCATCTGTGCAGTATGGGTGTGACTCTAAAAGAGGCAGGGGAGATTATGAGTCTTGTGGAAAGAAAAGATGTTGGTCATCTCACCATACCCGTAGGAATGGGAGCCTCCCCCGTTTACGCACAAGACTTCTATCTAAGTGATGTTCGTGGGAAAACTATTGCTGAGGGAGATGATCTGATTGAGTATCTTACTAATGCAGGTGTGATGATCAACTAAGCCTTAGTGCTAAGTTTATTAGTGGTTTTGACTCAATAAACCCTTTATGAACCAACACCCCTAGATTTATCGCCCATAATGAACCCTGGCGGTCGGTTCTAATAGATTATTTATACTCCAAGATAGCGGATAGGTTAACCCTTAACCCAACCCCTGTCTTGGAGTAATCAAGATGAGAACAGCATCAGAAGTCTTAAGAAGCCTTGAAGCTCGTATTGCCCGTTTAGAGGGTCGCACAGCTTCTTCAAAGAGAAGTGCAAGCCTCACCGCCCCCCATCGTAAATCTGCCTCTCATAACGATATGGACTATAAAGTTTGGACATATGATTTGATGTTCACTCTTTATCAAGAAGGCAGCATCCTTTCAGATGACGAACTGGAAAAAATGCTCAGAGCGAGTGTTAATGATCTAACAAAGATATTTGACGAAAAAGTATATATTGAAGATTATATGGATGGGAGACTTTCATGCGGTATTTCAAATTTGGATCTAGAATCCGTCCATCGGATTATGAAATATGTGGATAGATTTGCTGTAGGTCCTTACACCATAGAAACAAGACGGGGATCAGGTGTTTACGCAAATGGCTTTGTGCTGTTGGACGACAACTCCGGTCGCCGCGTGGCGGAGGGGGACGAACTGATGGATTTGCTTGAGAGGTGGGCGTAAATAGCCAATCAATAAACCCTTTATGAACCAACACCCCTAGATATAACTATCCAATATCTAGGGGTGTTGTTTATGAGTCAGCACGAAAAGGATATGGGCTTATTGCCCATAATGAACCCTTTGTTCAACCTGCGTGAGATATGTAAGCAGATGGTGTTGCTAGAAGACCATCTGAACAATCCGCGTAAGCGTTGTCCCGACTGCATCTCAAAGCACTTCATCACAATAGAGGCTTTCTTTGAGGAAGCTATCTCATTGGATAAGGATTTGAAGTACAGCAAGCTCCTAGACGGCAAGGCTCAGATAATGAGGGACTTGCAGGGGTTGTGGTTGAAATTCAAGGATACGGATAAAGAGGACAGGGGTTATGCCTTAGTAGCTCAGTTCTTGAGGCGACTGCGTAAGGACATACTGCCCATGTCGTTTGATGTAAGGAAGATGGCGTGTTTATCCGTTTCTTGTCCTCATCGGAAGCGTGTTGCTACCTTGACCCAAACGGAAAAAGAGGAGCGTGAGGTGGAGTCTCTAATCAAGACCTCGCCTAAGAAGAAGCCCCCTCGTAAGGATAAGATGAGGCGTAGGGTGGATGTTGAGGATAAAGATTTGGGTGGGAATAAGACCGACCCAGACCTCAAGAAAGCCTCTCTTATTCAGCGTGTGGTTGATCGCTATTTATCCCATTAAACCTAAGGTTGTATCAGTATGAATGTCTTTTCCTTATTGCGTGAAATAGAGGCTGTGGGCGAAAGGATTGAATCGCTCTCTAGGAGGGTGGGTTTAAATGTTCGCACAAGTGCTAAAAAGAAAAAGGATACCCCTCTCTCTGAACAAGCGAAATCGAACTTAAAAGACAACACCTACAAGGATGTAGACACAAAAAAGGACATATCCTTTGGGACTGCTTTAAAGAAAGAGCACCCAAAGGCGGTCAAGGACTACAAAAAGGAGTTGTCCAAAATAAAGGGAACGAAGAAGCCCCTAAAGAACTCAGAGTACAGATCGGGTGGTCAGTTTTCAGCCGATGTAAGAGTAGACCTTGAGGGGGCGTTCTCAAACGCGAGTGTAAGGGTGGATATTGAGAGCTTATCAATACCACAAGAAATGGGTATGAGAGCCGTTATAAGTGTTGTGGTTAATGTGGCGACCGATATAGACGATGGCTATGAGTATGAGGAAAAGGAAAAAGGTGCTAGGAAACCTAAACAAAAGGGTTTGGATAAACAAAAGGGTTTGGATAAACAACAAGTCTTACCCAAAGACAAAAAGGCTCGTGTCAAAAAGATAAAAGATAAACTCGACGAGGTTTTACCCACACAGATAGATCTCCCCAACGGAGAAACCCTACCCGTTAATACGGAGGCTTTATCCAATATGACTACTGAGCGTCTAGAGGAGACACAAAAGACTCTAGACGCTCGTGCTGAGGAAAGGCAAGAAACAGACTCCGAGTCTAAGGCTGATGAGAAGTCTTTATCCGAGCAGATAGAAAAGAAGATTTATTCGTCTAAGCTAAAGACAAGGGAAGAGCCAAGTGAGCTAGAGTCCGCGTTGAATCGGACAATAGATAAAATGTTCGAGGACGACGAGGGGTTTTTGAGTTCGGAGAAGGTACGGACTCAAAAGAGCGAGCTAAAGGGTCTTACGAGGTCGATTCAGTCGATGTCGCTCGAAGAGGCTGAGGAGGTGGCTAAGGCGTATGAGAAGCAAGGGGAGAGCCTCATAAACTCTTTTACGGGCAAAGACAGCGACTATGAGGGATTGAGTGAGCTTTACAAAGCCACACAAGAGGTTTTAAAAGCTGGGATACCTCAGAACCCTTTAGAGGATGAGGATATAGAGCATAAGCTCTTGGCGGAAGCCTCATTGGAAAAGTTATCCAAAGTCTCCAAACTCGATCAGCTAGAGACACTTAATGAAAAGCTAAAGGATAAGTCCCTTTCCAAAGAGGAAGCAAAAACCATTAAAGAGGAGATATCCAATATTGAGAAGGGAGCTAAAGCGTTATTGGAGGCAGAGGGCATTGATCCTTCAGCATATAAAGCCTTCGTAGCGTACAGAAAGAATCCAGAAAAAGGGTTCAAAGATTTCGCCTCTGCTTTGGAAAAGTCCAAGTGGATGTCGGATAACTTAGAAGATATACAAGGCGAGGTAGATCAAAAGAAGTCGGCTATAACCAAGCCCTACAGAGAGCAAGTTGGTAAGTATCTGGCGGCAAAAGCGATGGAGGAGGGATTTATTCGAGATCCCATGTACGGAGTAAAGAGTATTGGAAAGACCGATATGAACGACTCTGATGTGGTAGCTCATCGCAGGCAGGTTAGGATAAACCAAGCTAGGCGATATAAGCAGATGAGTTCTGAAATACGCGATCTAGCCGTCCTAGAAACACAAGACTTATCCAATGACAACGCAAAGCTGATTGCAGAACTCGAAGAGAAACAATCTAAGGGTGAGGATGTATCCCAAGCCTTACAACAAGCGAGGGAGAAGCAGAATCAATATCAAGACACTCTTGCGGGCTTAAATACAGCAAGGCTTTTATTGGGTGAAAAGCCTATAGATGGTTTTCAAGAGGTCGATGAGAACCTCTTGAACTTAGCCAAGAGCGTAGACGACAATAATCTTTTAGAGGCGGTCTCCGTTTTAGGTTCACCCACAGGTGGGGGTAAAGACAGAGAACAAACACGGGAGGCTGTTAAGGGTGCCTTATCCGAAATGTCCTTAGATCGTTTTGGGCAGATCGTGGGAGATCAGTACGAGGATATGCTCGATGTCCTTAAACCCACTTACTGCCCATCTACACCAAAAAACGAAGCGGCAGGTTTAGCGGATAAACATCTTACGGAGGGGCAGAAGTGTCCAGAGCCTTTAGACCCACGACTACATGACCTTATGCGTAGGTACATCACTGACTCGTATGCAGACACACAAAGCATACGGAGTGAAGATAGGGGTGGTTTCGATGAAGGTAGATCGAAACAAGTATCCACTCAACAGCGTAAGGAGTTCAAAGAGCTTTGGGATAAAAGCAAAGAGGAAGTCCTAAAAGCCATAACCATGAGCGAGGACGACCCCGCATATGATGAAGACGCTGTGGTGAGTACCCTAGAGCTATTTGGGTTGGAACTGAGGATGAGGAACTATGAAACGCTGATGGTGGACGGCAAGAAGATAGTCGGTCATGAAGCCATCATGAAGTACATCCGCAAGGTTCAAGAAATGGATAAGAAGGAGCGAGAGAAAAAGGTAAAGGAGTTGGCGAAGCAGTTTGAAGATTTCTTAAAGCAGAATGAACCTGAGGCTTCTGAAACACCCCCTCGTACAGCAAATATATTTAATAAATCTTTTATAGACCCACGCTTAAATATCGCAGGAGACTTTCTTATGAAGAAAAGTGCGACAACCTATGTGGACTATCAAGCTCTAGCCTCAACATTTGAGGTTGGGATGAGTGTATTTACGCATAGTGGTGGCGATCCTGCTCGATCAGGTGTTGTGGTTGCCGTATTTCCAGCTATTGGAATGGTCGATGTACAGTTTCCACACGGAAGCACTCGTCTCCCAGTAGAGGATCTTGTCATTGACCATACTAAAGAAATAGCACCACTACCGGATAGTTTGATATCCGTACCTGGCGGTGTGGGTACACAGCCTGTGTCTTTAGGTGTAAAGCGTGTAGCTTCAGCCTATATGGAAAAGACAGCACTTTATTGGTGGGCTAAAGATAGGGTGTACAGAAAATCGAAATCCGAGGTTAAACCATCGTGTCCTAAGTGCAAAGACATGATGAAGCCCTCGGTGTATAAGAGGCGAAATGGAAAGAGCGACAGACTTTTAGTTTGTACCTCTTGTGTTTTCGTCATAAAGACCACCGACATCGTGGAAGGATAAGCACATGGCTTTTTTAAGATATGCTAAGGCTAATGTGGTCAATCCTCAACTCAACTTTAAGGGTTGGGATAAGGTGCGTGTGGCGAGTGGTTCTAAATCTTCATTGGGTGGTGGATTGGTTCAGAAAGCCCAAGACATCTTGGGTGAGCCTTGCACACCTGAGAGGTTTTTACTTACCCACTCAACCATAGTCTGTTCAGTAGATGCGGTAACCGTTCCTAACTCCAAGACGGGTTCTATCGTAGAGCAAGGCTTAAAGATTAACCGCAAGTACGCTAATTGGCGAGTCACATCTGAAACGGATAAGTTCATAAATAACAACCTAGATTGTTGGTCTAGGGAGGTTATTATGAAGTCCTACAAGACTTTCATTGGGGCTCAGAACTTTTTGGAGCATATACAGGTTGAAGAACTCTCTAAGGGTCGGATTATTGATGCTGTTCTTCGAGATGTTGGTGAATCTTTATATGTGGACATCTTGGTAGCCACTGACAGAAAACACACCGACTTGGTTAATCAAATAATCAAGGGCGAAATGAACGCCATGAGCATGGGTTGTTCTGTAGAGGCGACCATATGCACCAAGTGCGGTCATGTGGCTGCGGATGAGACTGAGTTCTGTCCCCATGTGAAGTACGAAAAGGGAAATGTCTTTTATGACGAACAGGGTAATAAGCACCGAGTTGCAGAACTCTGTGGACATGAGGACATGGGCGAGACAGGTGGCGTGACTTTTATTGAGGCATCTTGGGTGGCAACCCCTGCCTTTAAGGGTGCAGTCACTCGTAATATCCTTGAGCTTCCTCAGACTAAACAAGCCTCAGAAGCTATCCTAAATCAAATCCCATCGGCTTGGTTATCCAAAGTGGCTGGTCCGTTTGATGACGAGGAAGAAGATGCAGGAGAGGAAGCTCCCGCTGAACCCCCCAAGTCACTTATGCAACAGCTAGAGGATGTGTATCAGACAGCTATCCTCGATAGGTTGCGTGTAAAGCTAGAGAACGAAATCAAAGAGGAACAGGCTAAGTTAGTCTTAAATCCTCCTATTGATAAGTCCACGGCTGAACAGAACGACACCGTCATTAAAGAAGGGTCTCGTACTCTAAAGAAATCCTACTTAAAGGCATTAGAGTTAAGTATTAAGACTGCCTCTAGCATAGACGAGGCAGTCTTGAACTTATCTTTGGTTAATAGCCATTATGGGGTAAAGATACCTGCTCACATTTATAAGCTCGCCCAAAAGCTAGGGTCGGCTTCTAACTTTAAGAGCGTAGACTCTTACCTCAAGCAAGCCAATGTTTTACATGGCTCAAATCTTTCTGAGTCGGATAAGGTAAAACTTATCCGATTTGCAAAGCTCCTCTCCCTCCACCAATCGGGCAGAAAATAAGTCCTGCCCCACTCGAAAGGAAATACCTATGTCAAGGTATGGTCGTAGATTGAATCGTAGGGCTACCTCCGCTATGCCCGGTACTGATAACCTCGGTTGGGACAGCTTCGGTCACCCCGCCTCTTCCGCACAGCCCGAAGTCGATGCTTATGGTTTCGACGCTGAGTTTGGTGAGGGTGTTCGTAAGGGCCCTTATCGCTCTGGTCCTGCTCCCGCCTCTTATGGTTGGACACCTGATCATCCTGCCGCTAAGGATACTTTAGTTGAGGACTTTGCCTTAACTGAGGATCTTCGTAATGAGAACCTCAAGCTCGCTATGGAGCGTAAGGCGGCTAAGTGTATCCGTATTGCTGAGTCTCGTCTTGGCAAGAAGGCTTCTCCCCGTGAGATCGAGGAACTAGCCCTTCGTTTTATGGATCTCCCCAATCACACCATCAACGCTCGCGTTGCTTCTCTCTCTCGTAGGGCAGACAATGCAGTGCAAGTGAACACTGGCTATGATCAGGGTCTCGACTTCACAGGTCCTTTCAACGCAGAGGACGAGCTAGTCGCTGACGATATGTGGGCAGACGACCTTGAGGCTGATGAGCTTGAGGCACATGGCATCTCTGACGAGTACGACTTCGACATGGACGGCATGGTATCGAGTGAGGAGTGGGGTGGCTCTGAGAGCGTGTTCGACTCTATGGACAGCGATGCAGACGGTTTCCTCGACCATGAGGAGATGTCGATGGGTCTTGGTGAGTCTTTTGCGGAAGACATGATGGGTTCACGCATGGCTTCAAGGCGTGTTCGTGCTCAAGAGACCACCGCTGCTGATTTACTTGCTGAGGAGCTTGCAATGCTCAAGGCGGCTAACGCTCGCCTCGCTCGTCAAGTCCGTAAGTTAGCGGACAACACCACACAGCAGAACACAGGCTACACTGTCGAAGACTTCTCTGAGAAGATTGAGACCAAGCCTGAGTTTGAAGAGGGTATGGGCGAGCCTACCCCTCGCCTTGCAAGTCGTAAGCCTAGCCTCAATCGTCTTGCTACTGCTCTTTCCGAGTACATGGCAGATCAAAATGATCCTCGTGCCTTCTATAGCAAGCCCTCTGAGAAGAAGGCTGACTTCATGGCTGACGAGATGGCTGAACTCATGGCTGAACTTGAGGAGACCTCGGGTGAGGATGTCATGGGCTTAGACTCAAGCGAGGCTCAAGCGTCTGCAATGGATCCCAAGCTCGCCCGCATTTTCCAAGCCGCTGACGAGGCTGAGGAAGAGGCTGAGGAAGAGGCTCCTGAGGAAGAGGCTGAAGAGGAAGAGGTCAAGATGACCGATGACGAGGAGGAGGAAGAAGAGAAGCCTGCTCCTAAGAAGTCTGAGGCTAAGAAGGCTTCCTATCGTCCTAAGGCACCTGCTCGCCAAGCGTCTGTGAAGACCCTCGGCAACATCAGTCGTGAGGCATCAGCTTCCGATGAGCTTTCCAAGCTCTGGGAGACTGCTCCTGATGTGAGCAAGTTCTTTAACTGATAGTTTCCAATAGGGTGTAATAGTTCTTTTATACCCTAACGCATAATACACAAACCTAACTTGGGGCGGTTCATGGTGAACCACCTCTTAAATACAACACACTACTTCCTTGAAAACAGGGAGTACGAGAACATAGGAAAATAACTATGGCTCTACTTGGACAAGCTAGTGGTGGTTTTACTGAGTCAAGCTCGGCTCTCCGTATCCTCCATGTTGGTGTTCGTAACACCATCGGGCAGCTTACGGCAGACAGCTTTACACAGGTGAACCCCCCCAATCCTAACGCTGTTGCAGGTGCGTCTGCCACACAAGCTCCCGGTCTTTTGACTAGCGTGTTTGGTGTACTCAGCGGCTCTATCGCCTTCACCCGTGGTGACGAGGGTGCTTCCTTCCACGGTGGTCCTACAGCAGAGGCTGGTCGTGCTCATGCGGAGCGTGTACTAGGCGTTTATATCAATAACGCTGTTGGTAACGCTTTTGAGAATCAGCCTGGCGTAGCCTCAAACCGTGGTCCTTATGTATCCGCTCAAGGTGCATATGGCAACCGTCTTTACGAGACTCGTGACATTGACGGTGGTGGTGCTCTCACCACCGCTTATGCACCTGGCGTAGCTCTCGTAGCTTCCGTTAACGGATACCTCACCACCTCGGTGGATGCGGCTCACGATCACACGGACGACACCCTCATCGGCATTGTAACCATCGCTCCCGACTCCAACGATGATGAGTTGGTTTACGATCAGCGTATCTAATAGAAGGATAGGAGCAATAAAATGAGCAATACCGTAGATAATGCAGTCAAGCAGAAGATCATTAGCGACTACATCAAGACCCCTCAAGGTCGTGCTAAGTTAGCCGCTTCGATGACTCAGCCTTTGCGTCTCCGCAGAGACTACACCTCTGTCGGTCGCAAGACTTTCCTTGTTGAGCAGTTGCCCGATGGTGCTCTGCCCATCTATGACAAGGATCCCGATGTGACCGCGTTCGTGGTTGGTGAAGAGGGTCAGAACATCCTCGCTATCACCAAGCCCCGCCGTGTGATCTTCCCCTTGTTCGAGATTGCCTCGAACCCTGAGATCCCCTTAACTCAGATTAAGGAGAGGCGTTTCGACCTCATCGAAAGGGCTCAGGATCTCGCAAGGGCTCAGATCCAAGCCGCTGAGGATGAGCGTGTATTCGCTATCCTTGACGCTGTGGCAACACAGGGCTTCGACAGCCTCCCTGGTCAGACCAACGCTGACATCCCTGTCATCGCTCCCCTCAATGGTGCGGTGCTTGCGGATGCGTTCTCGCTCATCGAGCGTCACGACCTTCGCGTAGCTCGCGTGTTCATGAACGCTCGTGACTATGCAGACATCAGAAAGTTCGGTCGTGACATCCTCGACATCGAGAGCCAAGCGGCACTCTTAAAGACAGGTCTACAGGCTACCCTTTGGGGCTCTCAGATCATCACCTCACGCCTCGTGCCTGTTGGTACGGTGTATGTGTGCTGTGAGCCTGAGATGTTCGGTCGTATCCCTGTTCGTACAGAGCTTACCGTTCTCTCAGCGGACGATCCTAAGGCTCGTACCATCGGCTTCTCCGTGTTCGAGAACCTCGGTATCGGTGCATACAACCCCCGTGGTCTTGCCCGTCTCACCGTGACCCGCTAAGGGTAGCTGATTACTATCCCCTCGGTGCGTAGAGGGGCATAGTTAAGGCTAACTAGAGCCTCTATTGAACCACCCATCCAAAAATGGAAAGGTTCGGTAGAGGCTCTAGTGCTTTAATAGGTTATTTATACTCCGAGATAGGGGATAGGTTTTAACCCTTAACCCAACCCCTATCACGGAGTAATGAAGATGATAAGATCAGCCAGTCTATCGCAAGAAGATCAAAGAGTGATTCAACTCTTTACCTATAGAGAAAAAGGTCAATCCAAAAGCATGAACTCTACGGGGGATCGTTTAGATGGACCAGGACCAGAACTAAAGGGGGTTGCATTTTGGGAAAACGACCAAATTTGGTTTGTGGAAAAGGGATCTAGAACAGGACAACAAATCCACAAATTGATTAAAAAGTTGAACCCTTATCCAGAGGTTTTGGGTGGTTATAAAAAGGAAGCACCCATGTTGGTTATGAGAAGATCAGCAAGCGAAGTATTAAGAAGTCTAGAGCAGAGAGTCGCATCCCTTGAGGCACAAGCGGCTCGCCTTGTTCTGCCTAGCAGGGCTAGGATGAAGGGCAAGAGGGTCGGTAAGAAAGACTTATCCGATTTGCTTATGGAGTTTATCAGTTCTGAGTACATGAGCGGGGGAGACGAGTTCTCTAGCTTTAACTTAGATGGCGATAAGTTCTCATTTCAGATCATGACAGACGATGGGGACGAGACTTTTTGGGCGGGCAAAATCATCGACAGAGGTGTTGCTCAGTCCGCACTCCTTAGCCAAGACAGCTATGCCCTAGAGGACGCTGTGATGGTTAAGCGTGATAGAAACCGAGACAGCGGTTTCGGTTATCGCTGAATAGGTTCTAACCCCTACTCATTGGAGTAATGAATATGAGAACTGCAAGCGAAGTATTAAGAAGTCTAGAGGCTCGTATTGCTCGCCTCGAAAGTCGCACCGCAGGTGCGACCAATAAGACTGCTAATGAGATAGCCACTACTATCCTTCAACAGCTTGGTGGTAGTCGCAAGTTGCAGATGATGATTGGTCTCAAGCAAGTCATTAGTGATCCTCTAGGTGTCACGCTAGTGTTCCCTTTGCCTTCACATGAGGGTGCTGTAAATCGTGTCCGTATCACTCTTAATGGGCTTGATCTTTATGATATGGATTTTATCCGTACTAGAGGTACTAGCCAAAAGGTGGTTAAAGAGTTTGATAATGTCTATGCAGAGGACTTGAAGAGTATGTTTGAGAAAGGGACAGGTCTTTACATTAGGTTCTAACCCCACACATACTCTAAGCCAGCTTCAACATCGGTGAAGTGGTGCTTGTAGTGGGAATAATCCTTTTCTAAGAGCTTAGACCTATGTGACCGATGGATAGCCTCCTTACCCCACCAAGTGGGAGGCGACTTATCCGTATTGATGTTTATAAGCCTCCATGCTTCAAACCGAGGGAGCATGGTGTCTTTATAGCCCCGACTTATCCATTCTTTACATACGGCTTCAGCGTAGAGACAGAGAAACCACTCGTGTCCCTTCCACATGAGGACAGCAGGATGGCTTACCCAACCCCTCTTACGGAGAACACCATTTTTATCCGTGATGTAAAGGTTTCCATTTTGGAGGCTTTCGAGGGTGTTGAGTATTTGCCAAGCCTCGACCCTTTGCTTACCGAGCCTCTTTTGATCGAGGGTCTTGGGTATAGCTTCTAAGTCGGCATACGGTACAAAAGTCTGCATTTTAAATCCTTTATAAGAGAAAGCAATCGTGTTCTAACCCCTCCAACCTCGCCACATTATAGGAATCCTTATGATGTCCATAATAGCTTGGGCGTTGATAATCGTGCATTCGATTTGGATCTTCGCTATGGTGTCTGTAGCCCTAGATAGAAACATGAGTGACGACACCGAGCCTGGAATGATTATTGGCTCGCTTGCGGTGTACTTCTTACATTGGTACTTGTTCTTGTATTGCCCTGTATTGTAAGGCGAAGGTGATGGTTCAGAAGGTTCTCCAATACACCATAGGCTCTGATATGTTAGAGGCATATAAAGATGGGTCTTTAAGGGTTAACGGAGACACTTATCTGTCCATAAGAGACTATGAGTCTAAAAATGGATTAATATTAGAGAAGACTTATCCATTTTGGCTTGTTGTTAACATGAAGAGGATGTTGGGTTGGAGGCTTCTGTGTAGGGGAGGTGTGTATTACGAACAGGCGTTTAAGGACTACTACAAAATACAAGACGGTTCTTTCTTACCATGTAAGAAGCCAAAAGGTGCTGTAGAGGTCGCATGGGATCGACACCCATTTAAGGCAGATTTTTAGTGTTTTTATAGAGTGGTTTATCCATACAGAAATGGAAAAAAGAGATGTTTTCACAATCCCACACGAACTTCCCCTCTAGTTGGGTTTATGCGTTTTTTATTTTGGTTCTTGTTCTAACCTCTATCGGTTTGTTTTTATCGAAAACCACCTTGAATGTTGTCGTGTGTCATGATGCTAGGGGTTTATTATTTGTAGGGCATAAGAACTCTTATGTTAGTTTACTGAGCAATGGTTTTATTCCAACCAATGCGGTCTGTTCAGAGAAGTCTATAACGAGAAGTGATTGGGATTTTCTTTCCAAAACCCTTAGGGCAAAACCCCATGAGGATTAAGAGATGAGCAAGAGAGCGGATAGGATAAAAGAGAAGGTTCCTTTATTGGGTGTCTTAGCTTATTACGGATATGGTGTCGGTAGTTCATCGGATACTGAGTATCAGTTCCGTTGTGACTTACATGGTGATGGATCGGACAATGCACCTAGTGCAAGAGTCTATCCGTCAACGAACACTTGGTACTGCTTTGCCTGTGGAAAGATCCGAGACTCTATTTCTACGGTTATGGAAAAAGAGGGTTTAGATTTCTCTAGTGCTTGTAAGGCGTTGGAGTTGAAGTTCGGTTTGCCCGTGTGGACTTGGCAAGAAAAAGACCCCTTCGAGGAAACAGATGGGGGTGTTTCCAATGAGCAGAGTGACCTTGATCTTCTCAAAAAGCGGATAGGTCTAAAGCTATCTGATTTGATTAAGGCGAGGGTATTATCTAAAGAGCAGAGCCTCAAGTATTGGGAGGCTTACTCTATGTTGGAAACATTGGATAAAACCACCGAGGCTCAATGGATGAGGCTCTACTACTCGCTACAAGGGGCTGTGACCCCTAAATAGGGGATTGGAAATGATAGAAGAACCTGATGGTGATGCTCTACTACATATGCTCAAACAGCTACTGATCGCCCTTGTGGGTAAAGACCCAACAGACGAGCAAGTTATTCGTTTTTGGTTTCATCTTGGACACACCATCGGCATCGGCAATATCTTTCCTTACATGAAAGTTGTCGTGACTCCAGACCCAGAGCGTTCAGAAGACGACAATGCAGTGGTTGCCCTATTAGCTAGTCCATCAGAAGCCCTCGTAGAAGTTCTCTCCAGCCAAACCGTCTTTAAAGAGCGTGTAATGGATATCGTCTTAGAAGATTACAGGACTCAACGCAATAAGCTCTAGGGTTTCTTATCCATGATGTTCAGAAGAGATGGCATGGTGTTCGTCACTTTTACGGATAGTGTGTGGCAGAACCCCAAGTTCGCTCGCATACTGCCCACTAGCTCATCTTGGGGCATCTACGAGGCTTTATCCAATGACCCACTGTGGATAAGATTAATACCCCAAGTGTCTCTTGAGATATTGGATAGATCACACAGAGGCGATTGTACTCCCTTAATGAACTCAGGCGTGAGAGAGCCTTACGGATGTCTCAAGCTCTTGAATATCCCCAAGCCCTGTGCTGAGAAAAAAATCTGCCTCACACATAAGGATAACCTGTGTGTCTTAGGGCATAAAAATATGCCCGATTGTTTTGTACCCCAAGCAGATACCCTTATCACCCCTCTTATCAAAGCGTGGTATGATGGTTATCGGATAGTCCGCGAAGCCGATTAGTTTTAAGGGTTCTATGAGCCTATCACTATAGACACGCACCCCCTTCTTTGAGAGAGAGGTCACACATGAGAAATCTAATGTCACGCCCAACAGCTAGACGGGTCTATATGGACGAGAGTATTGAAGCTCTGTCTCCTAATATGAGTGACAGCAAGGATTATTATGGAGACCTTACAACTGCGGAAAACCACATTTACTTCTATCAAGAGGTGACCCCCAAGACCATCATGAAGCTTGGGCTTGCCATCAAGTCCATCGAACAACAGCTTATAAACCTCGCCACCAATCTGAGCTTATCCCAAGTCCCAGCTATCCATTTACACATAAACTCAGGTGGTGGCTGTGCCTTTAGCGGTCTTGCAGGTGCAGGACATATCCTTAACTCTCAAATCCCCGTCTTCACCTATGTAGAGGGAAATGCCGCTTCAGCCGCCACGATCATGTCGTGTGTTGGTGCGAAGCGTTTCATCACCGAACATAGCTTCATGCTTATCCACCAAGTAAGTACAGACTTCTGGGGCACCTATGAAAATCTTAAAGATGAAAAAGAGTCGATGGATGCACTCATGGATATGGTGTCTAGCATCTACTTGAAGCACACAGGACTGAAAAAGAAACAGCTCAAGGCGTTGCTCAAGCGGGACTTATTCCTTAACGCTGAGTCTTGCCTTGAGCTGGGTCTTGTCGATGAGGTTATGAACTTCGAGAGGGTCTAGCCCTCTATCCCCCTCTTAGGGGAGGGTCTCCACCATCTCCCACGAGACCACAGGGATTGAGATCCACTCCGCGAAGTGGAGGTTCTGCTTCACCACATCCTTGAGGGCGGTGAGGTACTCCTTGTGCTTCTCCGCAGGGGGGTTGTTGGGGTCGAGAGGCTTCTTGCTGATGACAAGCCCCTTCACATAGTACTGCTTGGTCTTGTCGTTGATGTAGACCCCTTGAGCGATGAGGCGGAGGGGCTCTTCTTTCTTAGCCCTGGGGTTTCCGTTGGGGCTGATGGAGTCGGTGATGGAGGTGTAGATGCCCACACAGGGCTGGCCTCCACCGAAGATAGCCGCGTCCACCTCTTGGGGGGTGGCGTTCTCAAAGCCCTTCACAGAGCGGACGAGATTGGTGGCGGTGGTGAGGTCGAGGCGGCGGGTAAAGCTGTCGATCTTGTTGAAGTTCTGGATGAGGCAGTCGCGGTAGCTGACCTCAGGGTTGAAGATGTAGGTGTTGTTGTTGCTCTTGGCGATGATGTATGCCATCTGTCGAAGCCCTTTCTCTAGGCGGTGTTTTTATCTGTCTCTGTCTGCTGTCCCCCTACTAATAAGGGGGTGTGAGGTTTGGGATAATCTTTTTCTCTATTTTTAGAAGTTCAGCTTCTGCCTCCAGACCCCATACGAGGTTGCCCCCGTGATGTCGTCAACGAAGCGGATCTTGGTGAGGATGTACACCTCGCCTTTTGAGATACCCCTCTCAGGGTAGTCCTTACGGGCTCTGACCTCTTTCGAGGTACACTTAAAGTGGGTGTTGGTGTCTTGATCCCACACATAGTCGGAGAGGTATCTGTTCGGATCTCTCTCTACGATGCTCCCATAGGAGCGTGAGAAGTGGTACTCCGCATAAGTCCAGTAGTGGTTGTTTTCAACCTCAACCTCAACCGCTGTGGTCTTAGGAGTGGTGTTCACCGCCCAACCGATGATGGGCAGTACTTGGCTCTCAGCGGGAGTCTGAATAGTGGTGTTCCACATATTGTGTGTTTCCTTATCGTTGGTGTAGTCTATCGCTTGCACCTCTATAATGAGGTGCTTTGAGCTTTGGGATAAAGAAATGCCGATTTACACAGAGAAAAATGATGTGGGTCAGAGAGTCCCTTGTCCAAGAACGGAGACATACATCACTTGGGCTTGGGTCGGCAGAAATATGAAGGGTTGTGTGCGTGTAGATTTCTCTACTTTGGTGTGCGAGTTCTTAGCCGAGATCGGCTTCTCACCGCCCCACATAGCTGACTTTCAGAATTCTTATCGTGAACTCAGACGAGCGAGTTTTAGTTTCCCTTCCGATTATCCATTTACGCTACAGCTTACATGGGACATACGGGGTAGGGTCTTATCCACAAGGACTTATCCAATAGACGAAGAAGACGAGTTTTATGAAGCTCTGAGTCCTTACTTACCGCAGGTGCGTTGTGCCTTATGGAAAAATAACAATAAGGGTGTGTGCCACTATGGAACCTATACACACCACCTTCAAGATTGGGAGTACGACCCCAAGAGCGTTGGAGATCTGTTAGATTTCTTGTTGAGTTTTATACGGAGTGGTTACGGAATAACACACACCCTTATCCCAAACCCTAAAGCTCTTTATTAAGAACCACACGCCAAACACAGACGGATTAAAAAATCTTGCTCGGCAAGGAGATAAATTATGTGCTACACCGAAATCGTAACTGGAAAGAGGTTTTTCACCTATGACAGTCTCCCCCTCACCGACTTGGGGGACATCACCCCATATTTGATGGGGGCTATGGAGGAGATGGGTTTCACCTATCTAATGGATAGGTTTTCAACCGACAAAACCTCTGGGGCGAGTGTTTTTGTCCTAGAGTTTAAGAGGGACGCTATGGTGGTGAAGGTGTGGTACTCGGTCGATGGGGTTAAAGACCTCACTTGGACAGATTGTGAGCCTGAGGATTGTGTACTCAACGAGTTTTCCAAAAGCACAAAACAACAACACATTAGGCAATCTGTTTACTTCGAAGACTCTATACGCCCTCTCGATTACACCTATTCCATAGACCTTAGAAGGTCTAGCTACCTAGAAGACTTCGAGGGGACTTTTACAGCAGATGAGGTAATGAACCCCATCATCGAAAATATCCGTAGAGCTTATTTCCAATCTATCCCAAACTCCCGAACCCCTTATTAGTGGGAGCAGAATGCACTACCCAATAAACAGGAGTAACATCATGCAGTTCACCCACATTGTAAATGGTAAGAGAGTCGCCACCCCCTCCCAGACGGGTCGTTTGACAGATCTAAATTTAACTTATTCCGTGGGGGAGTACATCCAGAGCAACTTCACATGGAATATGGTCGATAGCCTCAACGAAGCTAAAATAACCTATATTAATAGATTTGAGGTCGAGGGGGTGAAGATGTACTGCTATGAGAGAGAGGACTGCGGTCTCGAACTAAAGGTGTGGTGGGGTGTACCTACTAATAGCGACTTGATAGACCTCAATGGGACAGACACTTACGGTGAGGACGAACACTTCACACCAACCGACACACCTTCTCACATGAGAGCTTGTGTAAAAGTAGAAGGTAAAGCCCACTATTACAGCTTGACCCTAGATCAGATGCCCCTTCCAAACTGGAAGACTAGATGGCCTTTGAAGGTTGCTGTGGAGTGGGAGACCATCTTGAACTTTATTCTGAGCAGTATCCGAAGCTCCTTCCCTACCCCTTAGGATGGGATTTAATGTAGTCTTCGTAGGAGCTACGGATAGATAAGAGGATATAGCTAACAATATGTCCTAGTGATGTGGCGTAGCTCCAAGCCCTCCCCGCTGTCGGTACGCTGAAACCAAATGGATAAGTCTCGGAGGGGTAGCCAACACACACCCTAAGGTGATGTGGGTGCTGATGGCCCACTTGGTTTAGTTTCTTATCCTCTGGAAACACATCTACACTATCGAGAGATGTCACCTTTCCATTTTCATCTGGCGTAGCCCACCATGCCGAGAACTTGATTTGAGGTGTGCAATCTAAACGCTCGAAGTCTATCCTTTCGATTTTTAATCCAGCTCTAGGTGCGTTGTACAAGTCGTGTTTTTCGACCAGCACAAAACCTGCTTCTTTCATAACCTCTTCAAGTACGCTACTGAAATGAAGCGGGTTAGCGAACTTAGAACTAGTCGTATGGACTTCGTCTAGGTTTGTCATGGTATTTTTGGAAAACTCCGTTGGAGTTCTCTTTGACTGTTTGATTTCTGTCCATCTATCCATATGGTTATCCCCCTTCTTGAGTGCCTACAGCAAAACCCTATAGGGTTTTATAGGGAAGGGGGTTGTGGATCTCGTCGTGTGGGTATTAAAGACCCTTTCTGAGCGGCCACTTCCCTGCTCGGACATCCATTTCACGGAGTAGATGAAACAGAGCCTCTTGCTCCTGCTGAGTCATTTTGGAGATGCCTTGCTCCAAAAGAGTCCTGTTGTGGCGATACTTGTGTGTGATGGGGAGGATGTACCGAAGCCAACTCATACTTCTTGCTCCTAGCGATTGGTGGGTTGTGCCCCTCCCCTAATGAGAGTGGACTCCGCTTTGGGATAAAAAATCTTTTTACTCGTTTTTATCCCAACCCTTAGTGACCCTTATTAGGAGGGCAGAGAGAGAAACACACCCTAGAGCCTACAGAAAGGGCTTAGAGACATGGATACCATCATCAACATCAACACCCTCAACGGCAACATCACCTTCACCACCACAAAGAAGGGTATGGCGGATCTCAAGAAGGACGGTGGTGCGGTTCGTGGTCGCCACAAGGTGGCTGTGACGCTCCGCTCTAACCTTGACCACAAGGATCTGGCTGGGCTTGACCTTATCCGCCTTAAGAACGCTGACCTCAACGCTCTTCGCCTCAAGGCGGAGGAGAAGCTCGGCACTATTACCGATGACGATTGGGAGGACGCTCTCCGTGGAACCCTCCCTCGTAAGAAGGGCTTGATTATCAGCCTTCACGAGTCGAGCCTCGGTGATAATGAGGACAACAAGCATCTTGAGGCTTATGAGCCTCACCCTTGTGGGGTCTCAGGGGTGGTTATCCATAAGACCACGGGCGAAATCCATATCCGTGGGATTATCGTGAAGGAGGAGATCCTTGAGGCAGACCCTCTTGGTGACGCTCGTAAGGTGGACAGTGGGCTTCATGTGAGGATTAAGAACTTTATTAGCAAGGACTTGGATCTCCACTCCTCAAAGTGGAGGCAGTATGCCCTGCCAGCTTCTGTAGAGGTGGTAGTGGGCTGACCCCAAAGGGTAGGGTAGGTTTGTGGGAGTTAATATCTTTTTTATGATTGGATAACCCTAAATAAAGGAGTTATCCAAATGAGCGAACAGCAACAGAGCATAATAGAGTGGGTGTTTAAAGGGCTATCTGCGGTGGTTTTACCTGTAGCTCTTTATGTACTCAATATGTCCACAACCATAGCTTTACAAGAGCAACAAATAAAGGCTCTTCAAGAGCAGGTGATGGAACATAAATCGGAGTTGAAAAAGGTTCAAGAGGGGATGGTTGCTGTTCAGTTATTGGGGCAAGAGTTGAAGCAGATAAAGGACGATCTTCAACGCAATAATCAAATGATGAAAGAAGTCTATGACCACATATTGAGATCGGGTAGCCCAAAATGAAATCTTTGATTGTAGCTTGTTTACTGACGGTGGGGGGAGCGGTTGCTCTAGCACTAAGTACACACGGTGTAGAACTAGAAAAGGGTGTTGGGGGGGTAGAAGTGTCCGAAAGGCTTAAAGAGCACTCGCCACCCAAAGTGAATATGGATAAGTCCTTTTTGCGTGGTATTAGGAAAGAGCGGGAGGAGTGGAACACTCGGACTCGCTGTTTAAGAGAACTACTCATAGGAGACACAAAAGATGAGCGAGACAAATCAAGCACCTCAGCAAGTGGGACAGCTAACGGAGGAAGAGCTACAGGCGATTGCACAGCTAAGAAATCAAGCGACTCAGCTTCTAGGACTTCTAGGGCAGTTGGAAATCCGTAAGTCACGCCTTGTGGGACAGCTAGAGCGTAATGAGACACAAGCCCAACAGATTTTATCCGAAGCTCGTAAGAAAGCTGGTGTGACTGACGATATGCCGTGGCAGATTCAAGAGGATGGGAAGATCTTAGCTATTCTGCCCAAGAGTGAGAGTTAAATAATCCATTTATGAGACAACCCTTTAGTACACAGCTAAAGGGGGTTGTATGTCTCACGGATGGTATGACTCAAGGTCGGCTTATCCATTACCGCCAACGAATACCTCAGCGACTTCACCCTTTTTGAAGGGTGAAATGGATGTGAGGTGGGACAACCCTGCTCTCTTACATGGGAACGAGGGTTGGATACTTCGTGGGGTCAATATCTATCGGTCAGGCGACTCAGATAGAGGACCATATCGAAGGGTCAATATGACACCTGTCGGTGGGACTTTTTATCGTGACCGCGTGGACTCGTGGCTTGTCTATGAAGAACCCATACTTGCAGAGAGTTGGATAAGTAAGGGGGATCAGCCCGAGGATCCTTATCGTTTTAGGACTGAGTATCCAATAGCGAGAATAGGTAGCCCCTCTGAGGCATCGTTTTCGGGTAGGGATGTGATAGTGACGATAGATGGGGAAGAAGTCCCTGTACTGAGAACGATGGGGCAGGTAAGAGAAGTTATCCTATTGTACACAGGGGTTTCCCTTGCCAAGCCTTTAGAGATGAGGGCGGTTAGTTATCCTCCACCGATAACTGAGGACTCGGTGGTGAAGATCACCTATGTGGCTTATGACCCTTCATTTAGGTTGAGGGTAGGGACGGATAAGAGAGATTTCTATCGTGTGGCGAGTGTTGCGGAGGATCCAAAGACGGGAGAGTTGCATGAGACTCCTTTGGAGTATTGTCAGCCTTTTTCGGATAGAGAAGTAGAGCGTGTGGATTACATATGGCGAGAGGGCATGAGGAGGAACAATTGGATACTCGATCAAGGTGGTGAGCGGGTGAAGTTATTTACCAAGCGTGTGGTGGGTATCCCTTGTATTTGTGGAGCGTTTAATCGAGAGACGCTGATATTTGCAAAGCAACCTGACTCGTTGTGTTCAATCTGTTTTGGTACGGGCATACGAGGAGGTTATGACGGACCATACGACATAATCATAGGACCAGATGAGGGGGATAAGAGGGTAAGCCAAGATGTGAGGGGTAGGCGTAAGGAACATTCGTATGAGGTGTGGATAGGTCCTAGTCCGATAGTCTCTCAGAGGGACTTCATTGTGAAGATGAATAACGACCGCTATTCAATAGGCGGTGTTCGTTATCCATCTAACAGGGGGAATGTGCTTCAACAGCACTTCAACATCGCTTATTTAGACTCGCAGGACATACGCTATAAGGTTCCGATAGATGGGGTTCCTGTTTCATGGCCGAAGACAACCTTTGGATACTTGCCGTATAGAGACACCTATACGGCTCGTGGGGACTCTAACTTTCCAATCACACCTGATACGAGTTATCCGATGGACTCGGACAGACCCGACATACCATCAGCGTTGGAACAGAGGGGTCGTACAGCGACATGGGAGAACCATCACGCTAATGGTGGTAAGAAGGGTTATTAAAATATGGACGAGCGAGATCCTAGAAAGAAGTTCAACCTTAAAAAGTACAAGGTGGGTCGGACGACTTTTAAGTCTCCTGTACTAAGGAACACTAAGATTACGAAGCGTATGTTAGAAATCTTAGGTGAAGAGATGGTGAGGGGTGTCCGAGAGGAGGCATCTAGGGCATCAGGTTTGGGTACGGGTATTCCAAGCACGACTGAGTTTTTGGAAAGTTTTGGTTATGAGATAGTGAGTGGGGACTCAATAAGGATAACTTCGGATTGGAAATGGGTCTCTGCGTACTTAAAGGCGAGGGCTCCTTTTAAGATGACTTGGCTTACTCAGCAGAAGGGAGCACCTAAGGTGATACCTTTAAGGGATAAGAACGGTGACATAGTGTTTAGGACAACGCCTCTGAGGTTGGCTGATGCGTGGGTTCACCCTGCCATTTACAAGTATAACTTCATAGATAAGGGTATTAAGCGTGGATTGACAAGGGCTACCACAAGGATACTTTTCGAACTCGGTTCGGATGTATTTAGGTGATTTGGTTTCGAGAATCCCATAAGGGGTTTGTACCTATCGAAAGGATGAACTCATGAGTTGGCACTACGAGATGATTTTAGTTAAGAAAGCGGTTGAAGACTACGAGGAGGACGAGGGTCGTCTTGTGGAGATTTACCTAGAGGACGATGGATCTGTGTTGGGTTTTGCTTTTGCACACCTTGTGACGATTGGGGACTTGGAGCTTGCACATCAAGATGTGTTGAAACAAGGTGGGAAGCTCAACACATGGTTTTACGACAGAGGTAAGTTTTCATGGGAGAATGGAAAGTTGGTGTATGAGCCGAACGAGGATGGGATAGTGGTAATCAAGAGAACTTGATAATCATCAATGCCCTTTAAACAATCACCTTGACTTATTTTAGACTGCTCCCTAGCGTATGGGTTATCCGTTAACTCAGAGGTGCTAAGGATGTAGCAGATGAGAGATGAAGTAAAGATAGGTGAGATTGTGGATATTGTTTTACGCCCCGCCTCCCAAGAGCATGGGGCAACAATCGAAGAACACGACGAGTGGCTTGACGGTGGCGAGGATTGGAAAGATTTCTCATTAGTTCACCAAGAGGTGAACTCAGTGAACATAATCGACTTGAAGGGTAAGGCGTTCAAGTTTACGGGTACTTATTTACTGAGCCTTGTGGGGGATAGCGTTTACCTTCGGGCTAAATAGTTCATTTATACCCATGAAGGGGTCAGGCACCCATTCATGGAGTAAATGGATATGAGAACTGCAGGTGAAGTATTAAGAAGCCTAGAGTACAGAATAGCTCGTTTAGAGCGTCAGTCTGCTCGTGTTCGCCCACCAGCTCCACAGCGTACTCCATCCACTAGGGGTCGTATGAAAGATCTGTCTGTACACTCAGACCTTCTAACTGCTTTGCAGTTGATCTATCATTACTCTGAAGCTGACAGATTGGCTTTCACAAGTGAGTTGTCGAGTTATAAGGGTGTTTTTGAGGTTGGTGGGTGGCCAGGAACTCATTACGACTCAGCCACTAATAGTATTGTTTTCTACCTTACCCTAGAGGGCAATCCTAACACAATTCACCGTTTGGCTGATAAATATGGCATAAATATCATAGATGTTTCCATAAAGTTAGACGGACAGAAGAACGATAAGACCGTCTATGAGTTGGGTTTGAGCTTAGACTCGGCTAAATACAAGGGTGTTTGGAAGGAGTTTATGGGCAACGCTTCTATGCAGAACACCCTTCGTGAGCTTCCTGAAGCTGTAAGACGCTCGGAGCGTTTGTTCTTTGGTATCGACTTTAAGTAATCTGTTTTCCATTATCCTTTTATGAGTCTCTATCCTTAAGCTAATAAGGGGAGCGACTCATGAGACACAAGAGATTTGCAGACTTCTATAGGGAGGTATCCCCTCCTGACTCGTTGTCTAGTTTATCCAATGGTTCAGCCGAAAAGGGTACTAACCCTGATGGCACAGCAAACCATAGTGCGTTGCCTAATGGGGATAGCTCTAGGAACATAGGTCGCCCAAGTCCTGACTCACCCAACCTCAAGTATCGGAACTTGGATAGATCTGAGTCGTATGGGAGAACTCCAGCTAACAAGCTCGACACAGGGTATGTGCATGACAGCGGTAGTGGTTCAGCTAGGGTAATCCCTTATGACTCTGGGTTTTCCAATAACTCCTCATCTACTCGTGTTGGTAAGGCTAAGAATGTACCTGTAGATGAAAAGCTATGGGCGGAGATACAGGCTCTTGCTAAGGGTGAGTCGGATAAACCCGTCACAAGGGGAGATGAGACTGCTAACCCTGTTAATGACGGAAAGGGCTTCACGACTTTTCCGTCTGCATATGCAAATGGTTGGGCGTTGGCTCAGTATAAGCGTCTTGGGGGAAAATGGAAAAAAGAGGGTTCTGAGTACGAGATGCCTCGTAAGTGGGACAAGGAGCATTGTGAGTCTAAGACTTGTGATGAGATGGGGTTTTCAGAAAAGGCATCGTGCAGACCCTACAAGGATTGCTACAGCAAGTCAGCAAGCCGAGTAGCGGAAAGGTACTCAGCCAAGAGGGACGACTCGAAGATGAAGAACACGGGTAAGGGTGGGTTGAGTACTTGGTTTGCGGGGCATGGTGGAGGAGATCCTGATGAGAGGGCTACATGGGGAGATTGGATAGCGGTCACCCCTGTGAAGCACACCGTCACGAAAGAGGATGGAGAGAAGAAGACCTATGAACCTGGAGACATTGTTGGCCCATGTGCCGTATCTAGTGAGCCAGAGTGGGCGGATGTCACAAGTGGAGGAAAGAAGCCTCTCAAGTGTATGCCTAGAGAAAAAGCATGGGATATGCCCAAAGAAGACAGAGCGGAGCTTGCCAAAAAGAAGCGTAGGGAGGAGGCGAAGCATCGTGGGCAGAAACCTGTTAACACTCCGACTTTTAGTGAGGAAGCTAAAGAGGTCACTAAGAAGAAGGCTGTAGTTCAGTCTATGGCTCGTAGGGTGGCGTATTTGTACTTACAAGGTGCTTCTCAGCCAGCACAAGATTTAGCTGGTGTTAAGACATGGGTAGAGAAGACACGGCAAGACCAAGTAGAGAGCGACACAAACCCCGAGAAGTCTAGAGAGGACTACGAGGACGGAAAGCCACAGCGAGATAGGGTGTTGCCTTTACCGAGTGGGCATCCTGAGGGCAGAGACGAACATAGGGTAGGACCACCTGTTTACAACACACCTTCAGATAGCTCAGGTGCTTCTACCTCTTATGGAAAACAGCCCAATCCAAACGCCATACCGAATCAGCCTGATGGGAAGCCCTTACATGAGCGTCCTCGTTCGAGTGGGTTGCCTGGAGATCAGTACGGTCATCCATACATAAACCAACAGAACAGCACAGGTATGAAGAGGCGGACAGATGACATCTGACAGCCTTGTACTAATGGATAGTTCAGAGGGTTGGTGGGATATAGACTCTGAAGGTTTATTGGTGCGTGTTGGTTCTGATGTGGTGCATTTGGGTGAGATAAGAGTTCTTCCACCTCGTAGGAGACAGCGTACACAAAAGGGGCAGGTTAAGAGGGATTACTTGGTGCGTAGGCGTAAGAACCGCAAGAACAAGTACAAGGTAAAGCTGAGGCGTAAGCGTTATTACAGGCGTAATAAGAGGCGTATCCTCAGATACCAAAAGCAGTACAGAGAGAACCCCCATTTGTTTAAGAGGCTTGAGGGTGGTGGGGTGTCTACAAGAAAACAAAAGAACGACCGAGACGACAGAAAGAAGAGAGCTATGTTGGACTTGCACCTAGATGCTATCCGAAGTGTAATGGATAAACGCTATAGGGTTGCAGAAGAGCTTGAGGGGGATTTTGAACTAGAGGGGGCTCTAGCTCGTGCTCCTCGTGGTCCAATGAAGCGTATGAAGCAAAAGACTCGTGCGTTAAGGCGTAGACCCGACAATCAAAGGCGTAGGTTATTACGGAAAGTCTATCGGAAACGACTGAGGTCGGATGCGAGATTTAGGAAATACCGTAAGGACTATGCTAAGAAGTACTACAAGAAGAACAAAAGTAAAATCAGACAACGCAGAAAGAGAGGAACAGAAATGATGAATAAACTATCCGTAATGCAGGCATTGTTGGCAATCCTAAGAGCGGCACATTGGTCGCATTGGACTTCTCATTGGCAAGTAAAGGGTACAGCCTCTTATGGCGACCATTTATTGATGGAGAAGCTCTATGCGGGCTTGGTGGACGAGATAGACACCCTTGCAGAAAAGATCATAGGCGAGTTCGGTTCTGACGCACTTGACGCAGTAGACCAAGCACAGCTTATGACTTCGAACTTAATCACGCAGAGTCAAGGTGAGAAATCGCCCTTGAAGCGAGCGTTGCATATCGAAGAGAACCTTCAGAAGACGCTGAAGGTGTTTTACGATATGTTAAAACAGCACGGGATGTTATCGTTGGGTTTGGACGATTATGTAATGAGCCTTGCGAACGCCCATGAGACGAACCTTTATCTACTGAGGCAGAGGCACAGATAAATGTTCCACCATTTGACGCTTGCCGTGAGGGATAGGATAATCAAGGAGTTTAGGGAGTATTGGGCGGATCACCCTAGATATCCTGATTTGGCTCAGAACATACAAGGTAAGTATTCGTTTGATGAGCGTCCTCAGTTTGGCATGGTGGTCAAAACGGGTGGTGCAAGCAATGTGGTTTTATCCAATGATAACTACATGGGCATAATAGAGGGCTATGTGTCATTGGCACAGGTTCCTCCGTACAAGGGTAAATCCATCGAGTGGGTTCGGGACGATATGATGAAGACTCCAGAAGAGGGGGTGTACATCATATCCATTATTGAGCCGACTGTAGAGGTGGAAGACCCCTACATAAAGTATGCGGTTATCCAAAAGTACAGACGGGTTCATGAAACCTCTTTGATTTTTAGCTCGCCTACGGAGATTTCCTTATTGGGTGAGCCGATAGAAAACTCGTTGAGGTTGATAGAGTATCCGTCAGGTAGGTTATTGAGTTCGTCCGAGTACACCTTAGATGGTTCTACGGTGACTTTAACGGAGGCGTTGCCCTCATCTAAGTTGAGGTTAGAGGCGAGGTACACCGAGCAAGACGCACAGACAGGTCCTTATGCGGTACAGCCAGCGTTGGCTTACAGAAATCTAATCAATGGTGTGGTGGTGGCTTTTGGTCGTGAGCTAGAGGCTGGGGATAAGATGGCAGTTTTGGTGGAGGGTACGAGGACACAAGTAAGCAAGGAATATGGTGGGCGGTGGGACATAAGCGTAGATGTAGATTTGGTAACGAGGGATGTCCACTCACAGGCGGACATAGCGGATAAGACGGTGGTGTGGCTGTGGTCTATTTTAAGACCGAAGTTATCCACTATGGGTCTGGAGTTATCGAATGTGTCGTTAGGGGGAGAGGGAGAGGAGGCGTATGACGACAATGGGGATGATTATTTCTACACAGCGTCTATATCTTTCACGATCCAAGCCGATTGGTTTATCCATTATCCGTTAGTTATTCCGATCTTGTCGGTGTCTACAAACAATGTGGTGCCGATGGAGTTGATGCCTATGGGTCAACCGATAGTGGGTGTTGGAAACTCGGACAGCTTTAGACAGCGGATTATTGGATAGTGCATAATGGATAAAAGAGGTGGGGTGGTTCAATAATCTATCTATGATAGATAGCTATATAAACGCATAGCTTTTACATGGAGTATAGATGCCCATCTTATCCTATCAGTGTCACGATTGTGGACTTTCCCAAAAGAAAAGGACTTCTAAGGAAGTTCAAGAGATCCGCTGTGAGTGTGGTGGTTCAGCCATGCTTGAGGTTGGGTCTCTAAGTATTGGGTTTAGCTCTGCTGTGAAGAACGATAGTGGTTTGGTGAAGGCACAAGATAGTGGCATCGAGTCTTTTGATTTGGATTACGACCGAGTCATAGGTGAAGACGCACAAGACAAGTGGAGTGTAATCTATTACCGCAAGCGGGCGAAAATAGACCTAGTGGATTCCACCGAGGGTGCGACTTCTAAAGATGTCATGAAAATGCCTGATGGGACATACGCTGTGAAGCCAAATGAGAGCGAGGCGTTTAGGAAAGAACGCTTACGCAGACTCAATCTAACTAACACCCCCAATAAACAGGAGTAAGAATATGGCTATCAGAGGTGGTTATGCTCCCCCAGGAGTTTACACGGAGTCTGTGTTTGACCTTCAAACACAACCCAATGTTGTAGTCACAGGTAAAGTACCTTTATTGATTGGCTCAGGTCGTGAGACAATCATCTCTAAAGGCAATACCCTTGTAAGAGGAAGCTCTGCTTCTGTAGACCAACGCATTGTGGAAGAAGATGCTACGGGTAGAGCACTTGTTTCTACAAACCCAGATGGTTCTTTTGAGCTTGGTGACTTTGATGGGGAAATAACCTCCATTGTTGTCCGCAATCTCCCCATCGTAACTGGTGATGGCTCTGCTACCGTAGCGACCAATCCTACCTCGGTATCCGTTTTGATAAACGGAACCAACACTGTTGTCCTCTCAGTGAATGGCACCACAGGTGTTGTCACCATCGCAGAAGCACCTTCTGCTGACGACGATGTGAGGGTATCTTACTTCTTCGACCGTAAAGACACGCTTGTGACTGACGAGGACATGAGTTCTCAAATCACTAGCACACAGACTGAGTTGTTGGGTTCAGCAGGCTCTTTTGCTTTTACAGCAACCTCTAACACCTTTGTCGTCACCTGTGACCAAACCGTATATCAAGTGACTCTGCCCCTCTCCGATGGGACAGATCGTTTGGACAGCTTGGATCGCGTAGTCGGTGTCATTAATGCGGCTGAGATGGGTTCCCTCTCAGCTTCTACATATACGGATAACAATGGCTCTGTAAACCTCAAGCTCGTTGCCGATGGGTTTATCCGAATCGGCACAGGCACAGCTAATGGGGGTATGGGGCTTTACGAGAACCAAACAGGTTCAAGCCGTTCTGTTGTGTTTTACACCCAACACGCCCCCATTGTAGATGGGACTAATAGTGGTGTAACCACGACCGATGTCACCGATGTTATCGTGAAGATAGATGGTAGCCTTGTGACCCCTGCCTCTGTAGACGGGCAAACAGGTGCCATCACTCTATCCAATCCCCCAAGTGTGGGCTCCACCCTCTTGGTGTCTTACTACTTTAACTCGTTCAGAGATCAGTTCGACTTCATCCCTGGACGCGACATTGTCTCCGTGGACAGAGTCTCTCTCGTGGCAAGCGGTGGTGGTGCTTCCGCTCAGTTCATCGAGGGTGTGGATTGGATACTTCAAGACGATAAGATTGTGTGGGGTACTGCATCGTTAGTTTCCAATGGCTCGGTGCAGAATGGAACAACACCTTTTGGAGAGATACAGGTATCCGCAAGCCTCAAAGACGAGAGAGCTTTCTTGGTGGAGTGTTCACCCGTGGTGAACACCTCTGTGGTTCCTCCTCGTGTCTTGGCTAACACCTTTCAGCTTCCTTATCAACCCACAGATGGAACAGGTACTGGACTCCCCACAAGTCGTACTGATCTTATTTCTGTTTACACTGGTACATCCCTATCCGATGCAATAGAGAGAGATCCAGTGAGTGTGGTGAGGCTTAACCCAACGAACTCACAAGTGACTTTGGGTTCCGCAGTACCTTCGAATCACAAGGTGTTCGCCACTTTCTACTATAACAACATCCAAGACCAAATCGCCTCTGTCGGTGGTGGTTATGTGCTGAAGGTAGAAACCGCAGGTACATCTGGAATCGGCACATACTCTATTACCAAAGAGGGTGTATCCCTTTATGGTGTGAGTTTTGAGGGCAAGGGTACAGACTTAGATGCTGTCACCCTTAACTTCCCCTCGGGTTCCGAAGCTGTTAGTGATGCCCGTATAGAGGGTGGCACACCTGTGTCCGAAAATGTGACGGTTGAGTTAATGGACTTCGACTCAACATCGGCTGTGTTCAGTTTCACAGGTACATCCCCTTACTTCCCTGTAAGTACCAAATCAGACACCCTTGAGCTAGAGGTGGATTCGACCTCGATCTCCGTGAGCTTGGGGGACACAACGGATACTAACCTCCGTCACCCTTTGACTCAGTATGTGGGTGGTTTACTCCCCTACACTGAGTCGTCCAATAAGACCGACTTGGGCGAGGGCTTGGTTTCTAGCCTTAACCTTGTTGTGGATGGTGTTTCCATTACGCCCTCCATGAGCGGAGACAATTTGGACATTACAGATTGGGTAAGCTCCATCAACTTGGCGGCGGCATCCGCACCTCCTGTTTATGTGGGTATGTCTCGTTTATCCACACTAGATATCGCTGCTGATTCGTACCAGCTATTCACTATGCACTACACAGGTAATGTGAATGGTCCTTCTGGAAATATCTCTGTCGGTATAACACCTGGTGCTTACGCTAATGCCTCAGCCCTCGCCTCCGCTATAGACACCGCAGTTTCCAATGCGGTCACCATCTTGGTTTTGGGACAGCCAGACTTCTCTGGCTTAACCTTTAGCGTAACCGCAGATGCGAGTGGACGCTTGGTGTTTACTCTAGAGAGCTTGCCTAATGGACTTGGCACAACAGATACCTATGGTTATGTTGAGTTTATTGCTGCCGACGATACTTCTTTCTGTTCTATTGGTGGATTGGACGCAGACACCGCCACAGGTGGCACACAGACTAAGTGGGGCTTCTTACCTGTAGCCGCTTCTTCTGTAAAGACCACAGACTCACTTGAGTCTCAAGCTCGACTTATCCTAAAGAGCAGAACTCTTTGTGGTAACACTTACTACCCCCAAACGGATGTGGGCTTGTCCCTTACAGGGGGTACTGACACAGCTAAAGCAGGATTACCTTCGACACTATCCAATTTAAATGCGAAGTGTGTGGTTTCTCTGCCTAGCTTGTTATTAAGCGTGGGTTGGACTGTGCAAGATGGTTCTCTCCCAGCTACTTTGTTCTATGATGGCACTGATGTGAACAACGCTGTTAACGATCAGCTTGTGTTATCCATTAATGGAGTGAGCGTCGTCACGAACTTCACTTCATCTGCCTCTGGTAGCTTGTTGAATCTCCAAGCCATTAAGTCGGAGCTAGAGGCGGCAATCCTCTCAGCCTCGGCAGACGCTGTGGTTTTGATTGAGGGTGCTGGACTGCGTGTTGTATCGACCAAAGAGGATACGAACGCGAGCATTGTAGTAGGTGCAGGTTCTGCCAACGACACCTTCAGCGTGAGTGAGGGTGCGATAAGCTCTACGAGTGTGGCGACTGCTCTCGGTGTTGTATCTGGACTCATGTCCCATAATAACTCGGGTGCTAACTTGTCCTCGTTCTTGTTCTCTGAAGACCCTCAAGGGGATGCAGGTTTTGCATACTTCACAGAGACAGCAATCGCCTACACCTTTACGGATAGTGTGGGTAAGACTTCTGTGATCTTAGAGAGCATGGGTTTCGGTTCCACCAGCTACATTTCCATTACTGGCGGCAACGCTGTCACCACTAAGGGTAATGGCTTTAAGTTGGCTGTGGGTGAGGGTGCTGTTGGTGAGGATTCTTATCAGGGCTTTGTGGTCACATCGGATAACCCCAAAGGTTCAGGTTCTGCGAATACCTCTAGTCTCAACGATGGTGTTGGACAAGATGGTGTAGTGGGACAGACTTATGTTGACACAGTGACAGGGTTAACCTTTACGCTGTTGCCTAGAGAGGGCGGTCTCACCTATCCCACAGGTGGAGACGCAACGCTGTCCTTTAAGGTAGCTAAGGTCGTTAAGACCAACGCGAATGTCCCTGTGAACATGATTTACGGTGTGAGCCTAACGGTGTCCAATACCGTAGGTGCTGAGGTGGGCGATACAGCCTTAGTGGAGACCTTCTTTAAGGGTGGCAAGGAGCCGACCATAGGGCAGGTCTACTACATAGACTACACTCGCCAACGCACTCGTTTTGGTACGAGCGTATTCACCAATATGGCGGATGTGATCTCCACCTATGGAGAGATTAATCCTCAGAACACCTTGAGCTTAGGTGCTTATCTTGCATTTGCGAATGGAGCGAGGGCGGTCGCACTCCATCAAGTACCTTTAGAGGCTGGACAGACGACACTCACCGAGCAACAAGTCCTCGATGCGATTGTGGCTGTAGAGGGTGACATATCGGATGGCTTATCTCCCAATGTGATTGTTCCTCTTTTCCCTGCCACCTCGTCTATCCTATCTTCTCTCTCGAACCATGTGGATTTGCAGAGCAGTATCCGCTTCCGTTCGGAGCGTAGAGCGATACTTGGTTGCAGAGCTGGGACTCAACCTCGTGAGGTACAGGCTTTAGCTACCGCTACTTCTAATATGCGTGTGTGCCTTGTGTACCCTGACATCGGTCGTGTTTCTTTTGTAGACGCGAGCGGTGTGACACAGAACTTCCTAGTGGATGGTTCGTATTTTGCGGTGGCGTTAGCCGCCGCTACGACAAACAACACGGTAGACCCTGCGACTCCGTGGACGAATAGGGCTATCCGTGGGTTTACTGCACTAGGTCGTGTACTAGACGCTGTGGACGCAAATCAGACAGCCAACGCGGGCGTGACTGTTCTGAAGTCGGAGCGTGGTGTTATTTCTGTGCGTCATGGTTTAACGACCAATATGACCTCAGTCTTAACCAAGACCCCCACCGTTATCCAAATCGCTGACGAGGTACACCTTAGGGCGAGGGATACACTGAATCAGTACATCGGTGTGAAGTTCTTGCCCAATGTGATCCCTCAGATAGAGGGCAAGGTCAACGCGATGTTCAAACAGCTTGTGAGCGAGCAGTTAATCACCACCTACACAGGCTTGAGCGTCACACAAGACCCTAACGACCCTACTGGCTTATTGGTCGAAGCGTTTTACAAGCCTGTGTTCCCTCTGTTGTACATTCAGTTCACCTTCAATGTAAGAAGCTCTCTCTAATACCCACACTTATTCGAGGTTTTGCCTTTGGGTAGGCTCTTAAAACCTATACTTTTGTCAGCCCTACAAACCGTGTTGGTATTGTAGGGTAAACAAACGACAGAGGTATTAGTTTATGAGCAAAGAGTGTAAAGTACAATGGAAGATAGAGTCAGATGGACTCACCAAGTCTTGGAGGTGCATGGCTCATTTAACCCCCACGATTTGGTTTAATGAAGCCTCAAAAAGTTGTTACTACGCAAATTGTTGCGGTCGCAGTGATGCTGGAAAGCCTCTTAATCAAGAAGAACTAAGGGTACATAAACTTACGAAAACCCTAGAGAAAGAGTACTTGGATAATGGTGGTCTACCGCTAGTTAAAAACTCAGTTGTTTATTATTGTCTTTCACCCTTATGTGGTAAAGAAATCCCTAAAGGCAAAAACTCAACAAGGTACTGCTCAGAGAACTGCCGTAAGAACTACTCTCGCCACAAAATGAGGGCTATAAAGGCAGAAAAGCTCTTGGAGGATAAGATTCCCAAGTGCCAAGCTGTCGGTTGCCCTAATAAGCTATCCGATAAGAAGGGTGGTAAGGGGATAATGGATAAGAAGTACTGTTCAGAGAACTGCCGTAAGAGGGCTTATAGGCAGAGGAAGAGTTTGTCCGCCATTTAAAAGCCTGTGAAGTAAAGAACCCCACCCTTTACTTGAGCCTTGAGTCCTTTGATGTGGCTGTCACCCTTGCTGTCTGTCATTAGGTGGAAAATGGTTTCTGCTTGAGCCTCGGCTGTGAATGTGTCGTATCCAAACTCGCTACGGGTATCCTTAAAGACGACCTTGAGTATGGATCCCGTTTGTTGAAACTTGTAGTCGAAATCCATTTCCACCGACACATCAGATATAGACTCTTTGAGTTCCTCTTTTGCCATCTCGAATAGTTGGGTATTGGCGGTTCTTCTCATAGAGTCTTCTACTATGGTGGGCTTTGGCTTAGGTACGAAGGTAGAGGCTTGGTCTACAAGTTCTCTGTCTTCATGAGTAAGCTGTTGTCTGTAGAAAGCGTCACCCATCGTAATCAGAGCGTAGCTAGTCCTATCCAAATCTCGCTCCATTTTGGATAAGTGTAGCTCCATATTAGAAAAGCTATCCCCACAGAGCGTATAGACGGCTTCTTTAACTTGGGGTTGGTCGTCAAGAGCAGATAGAACTTGGTTAAGTGCTGACCTAAGGATGTGAGCCTCGACCCTTGCTCCGCTTACACCCTCAGAAAGAAGCGACCAGCTCGCTTGGCTTGACGATTTCTTCTTCATTACTAAACCCCATGTTTATGATCTGTGTAAAAGGCTCCCTATAAACAGAAAAAAACTTGTATATTATCCCTTATGTGTGGTATAAGGGTTTAGTTAGACGCTCCCATCGTCTAGTCTGGCCTAGGACGCAGGACTTTCACTCCTGTAACACGGGTTCAAATCCCGTTGGGAGTACTCTCAACCGAACCCCCACTTAGCTCACCCCTAAGTGGGGGTTTCTCATTTAAGGGGTACACAAAGATGAATCAGATACACAAGCGTGTTTGGGACTTTGTCAGTGAATCTCTTGGCACTAAAAAAAGAACCTTAAAGTCCCATATGGAAGGGAGCTTTAAAACCCCTTTTGGATACACTCACGAGGCTTATACTGCGTTGCTTGAAGAAGAGATTTCTACGCTTGAGAAGATCCTAGAGAAGATAACTAACTTAGACGACTAGGCTCTTATAATGGATACCGAACGGAGGTGTCCAAGTATGAACGGAAACTTTAACTTTATGGTGTTCTACGCGGTGGTTTCTTTGCTTGTGTGGTTCTTTTGTGCGGACTATGAGTTCATAGCGTTTATGATATGCTTACTCAGCGTTGGGCATTTCTTCGGTTGGATGCTTGACGAACTCGGTTATGAGTAGCTTGCCACCTTGAGGCGACCCGTTTGTGAGCGAGCTTTTGCTGTCCGAACTCTTTCTCGTACCAATCAAGATAACCTGGTGCATCCTCTGAAGACTCCGCCCCACTTATCCATTTTAAGTAGGCAGGTGTGAGTAGCTCGGTGATGGGGATTTGTGAAAGAGCCGCCGCCTTAGCGGGACCAATAAACTTAGAAGCCCAAACAGGCATAGAGTGCAATACCACTTCCACAATCACGATGGGTAGTGCAGTCTTGATTCCGTACTTCTTAACCGCGTGTACGATTTGCTTTATGAGTTCAATGGGGTTGAGGGTGTGCAGTATATCGCTTAGTTTAGTGGAAACCACCTTTTGACCTACAAGGTCACTCCACTCTCGTAATCCTTGCTCCACCACCATCTTTTGGAGTCTAGGACTCCAAGTACTGCCTCTGTTCTCCTCGTAGTACATATATCCAGCGTTCCAATCCTCATTGCCCTTAGAGGGCTTGAGGTCAAGCTCGGCATAACCCTCTGAGAAGGTCAGCTCTTGTTGACGAGCCTCAAATCCTGCTTTCCATTCTTCCACATGGAGTTCTATCTGAGCCTCTCGGATAACCCTCGTCATCTCAGGGGCGAGGTGCTTAATCGTGATGTCGAAGAGTTCCTCAAGAGGCTGACCCCACAGCTTCTTAGGCAGATCCACGAGTTTCATTGTGGGGTTTTTGATATAGTCAACGAAGAAGGTTTTGAGGCTGTCACCTACACCAGCTTCATGCTCAAGTAGAGCGACTTTTACTTGTAGTTCTGCGATACGCTTTAGCTGTGCTTGTCTATCCATCATGGTTAGTTCTCCTGTGTTGTTTAAGCCAATATGGGTTGGTCTATAAACAAATAAATAGTGGTATTATGGTGTGTGTTCTTAACCCCACCCTTAGGAGTGAGAAGCTATGAGCGATTTTGAGACAAAGCAGACAGAACTTAAGTTGGAGAAGAAGCACCTTGATTTTGAAAAGAAGTGCCGTGAGGAGAGCTTGCGTTTTGAGGTGCTTCAGTTCGCACTAGAGGTCGCTCGTTTATCCAATACTGATTCGCCCATCTCTTACGACCATCTTTTGTTTATTGCTGAGGATATGCTCTCGTTTGTACAGAACAAGAAGTCTAAGGCAGAGCCTATTGCAGTCGAGGTGGAAGCACCCAAGAAGAAGGTGTCCTCGAAGCTGAAGGCGAACCCTTCGAGCTTGCTTCCTTAAGATTTTTTTTAACACACCCTTTCATTTGGTATAAAGGGGTGTACTTCGCACCAATAGCTCAGTTGGATAGAGCAACGGCCTTCTAAGCCGTGGGTCGCAGGTTCGAGCCCTGCTTGGTGTAGCTCTTTGGGGGGATGTCCGAGTGGTCAAAGGAATCGGGCTGTAAACCCGACCTCGTTAGAGTTCGGAGGTTCAAATCCTCCTCCCCCCACTCGTTTTAACTTATGCGGGAATAGCTCAATGGTAGAGCGTCAGCCTTCCAAGCTGAATGTTGCGGGTTCAAGTCCCGTTTTCCGCTCTCTACAAGCACAAACCTCTTTGAAAGAAACAAAAGGACTTAAGGTGAGAAATCTTATTGTATCTTTATCTATCCTATTCTTGGGCATGAGCGTGAGCTACGCTGAAGTCCCTACTTGTGCAGGCTCTAAGTACTCTATCCCCTTTAAGGGGATAACCTTTGGCATGAAGCAAGCAGATGCTGTTAAGAAGTTGAGGGCAGACAATCCATCTCTGATTGTGACCGCAGACGCAGAGGGTGTTAAGATGAAATACCCTCTCTCTCAGCAACAGATTTTTGATGAGGTTCGCCTTCTTATCCTCGATGGGTATGTACACGAGGTGCTTATTTCTTACAGCAACAGCTTCCAAGACGAGCAAGGCGGACCTGCGAAGGCAGCGTTGAATATCATTAAGAACGCAAACGAGAAGTTCGGACTAGCCCTCGACAAAGAGCCTGTAGAGGGTGGTTTCCGATTCGTTTGGGCATCCGACAATGGTGCAGGCTTCCGAGTGACAGCTAAAGACCCTTACACGATTGTGATGGGTTATAACTGCGAGCCCCTTACGGACTACCTCACAGAGAAGAAGCGTAAGACCACAAACTTCGGCTTCTAAGCTCCAATAATGGTTGCGAGGGCGAGGGCGATGAGGACATAGAAGGGTGCGGTTACAAGAGCGTTCATTAGTGCCATCCGAGGGTTGCCCTCGGAGTACTGAGCGGATTGGTAAAAGGCAAGGGTAGTAGCCCAACCGACAAGTAGTGCGTCTGTCATTTTGTAATCCATAGGTGTATGCTTGTGAAGAGAAGCATATAGATGGGTGAGAGGAGGGGCATGACGAATATCGTCCCGACAGCTTTTACGCTGTGGTATCCGCCTAAGAAAAATCCAAAGAGCAAGATGGCTAGTTGTTGTTCTTCGTGTGTCATTTTATCTCCTTCTGTTGCCCACCTTATATGGTGGCTTCGAGGTTGACAATAACTTTCTTTATAGGAAAGTTGTGTAAACGATGGTATAATCCCATCGATGGTTCTATGCGACTATAGCTCAGTTGGTAGAGCATCGGTCTTACACACCGAATGTCACAGGTTCAAGCCCTGTTGGTCGCAGTCTGATACCCACAATCCCGTGGGTACAGAGCATACCCGCCTGGGTTGTGCGTGTTGTGGTGGGGGGTGGTGGGTTTGGTCGTACCTCGTGTTCGGTCAGACCCATCACCCCCCATGTCCTTTTATAAGTTTATTAAGCTCTTCTATTAAGACTGAGATAAGGCTGAAGTGTAGTTGAATCGTTTCTCCTCTGATTGTAATCACAGCCCTTTGGGTAGCGTGGTACAAACAGATACAATACTGCCCCTCTGCCATAACTTCCACATCGAAGTTGTTAAAGGACTTTTCACTTCGTTTTAAGCCTCTGTTAAGAAAACCTTCGATATTAGCAAGTTCTCTAGGCGAAACCTTAACCTGTAGGGTCTCTGGGCTTACGCATCCGTGGTCATCAAGGTAAGCGACTTGGAGGTACTCATTCTCTGTGATTCGACAAATAATCACTTTAGCCCCTTTGTTCTGCTGTTATAACACCCTCTCATGTTTATAGATTCAGCAGTAGGGCTACGACAGCAAAACGCTCTCTCTAGGACTTGAACCTAGAACCTATCGGTTAACAGCCGATTGCTCTGACCATTGAGCTAAGAGAGCTTATTTATATACCAAGTACCCCTTAGCTTTTATTGGATACTTTTAAGCAGATTGGCTATTTCTTGTTGCTGATTGGATAAGTCGTATGTGGGAACACCAAATGCTTTTGCGGCTAGAAGGCACGCCCTAATATCTTCATCTTGTTCGTTGTCACAGAGGTAGATTAAGAAATCTCTACCCTCGACTAAAGCTACATGGCGTAGCCGATTGGATATTTCAATGCCGATCATTTTCTCGATGCCCTCGTAGATATTACACCCCACATCGAGTACCGAGTCCTTAAATGGAAAGTGGTTTTCACCTTTGGGTAGGTTTACTTTATCTTCGTGGGCTGTGTTTATTATTTGCTCGGCAGACGAGTCACCCCGTGTCCAAAGGATGTACCCCTTATTGGATAAGTAGGCACCGATGCGTTCTAGGCGTTGGGACAGCTTACTTTCCAATAGGGTGTGTAAGTTGGAAACGAAGGCGTATGTTTTCATGACAGTATGATTTCCACCCATATGCAGAAGCAGAGGGCCATCTCTTCACTGTAATAGCATTCCCACATGGAAGCTCCTTTTGTCAGCTTATAGATTTCTAGGTACTTGTATAGTACGCTGTTGGTTAGATCTTCGAGCATAAGATACTGCCTTGTAGACACACAAGCGGTGGTTATAAAGAGGTTAGGGTTAGCTTATGAAGACCATACACAGACAAGCGATGGTAGCAGCACTATCTAATGGGGGAAAGTACCATGTGGCTTGTGTTCTCTATAGACGAGGGAAGCCAGTTTATATAGGCATCAATACGGATAAGACACACCCACGATTTAGGCGTATAGCGGCAGATGGTACAGAGGTGTGTACGCTTCATGCTGAGATGTCAGCGTTGAGGTTTAGCCAGCCTGGAGACTCGTTGGAGGTGATGAGGTTTTTAAAGGATGGGACAAGGACGATGGCACAACCCTGTGTTCATTGTATGAACCACATAAGGCGAAGTGGGCTGAGTCGCGTGAAGTACACGACATGGGATGGTAGTTGGGGGAGCCTATAAAAATCGAAACCCTAGTCTCCTATTCGGAGGACTAGGGTGTCCGACAGCACGACTTTTGTTATTAGGGGTCTAAAAGCGAGAGGTTGTTTAAGCCTTACTCGTTCTCAGTACGGGAGGAATCGAGGGAAGCCTTGCGAGCGTCCTTGATCTGATTAACTGCCTCAAGAAGAGCCTTGCGAACGCGAACGCCCGCCGCCTTGTTGCCTGCGTCAGACTTCTGTGCGTCCGCCTCAAGCTCAACAATAAGATTCTTAAGGGTAGCGATACGCTGTGACATATTAGCACTCATAACGACTCCGTTGAGGGTCTTTGTGGTGAATGTGGTAGACCTCTCAGCTACCCTTATAATACTTGCTAGAACAAAGGCTCATGATTTTTTAATAAGTTCAGTACAGAATTTTTATCCTCCCCTAGTGCCATAACCTGTTCGTAAAGCACCCTGTCTTTCTTGAAGGCAAGAACCCTCATCTCCTCTATAGACGAGTAGTTCTTGGTTCTTAATAGGATAACTCCATCGTCTGTCATGTAGATGTCCTCGTCCCCCTTGATGAGCTTTTTGGTAAAAAGGATAATCCTTCCGTTCCTTTTTATCCAATCCTTAGCCTTTTGGATAGTTTCTTTGTCCTTCGAGTAGAGCCCTTTTAGGAGCGGAGGGGGTAATAGCCCTATGGGGGACACCATCCACTCAATAGTCATAATAGTTTTTCCATTTAAATCTATCCATTTCGTTGGCGTTAACCCAGTCCACAAAACACAATCGGTCACCAGTTTTAATCTGTGAGGGGTCTACATAAACACAATTTTCCACATAAGGAAGTAGCTTCAGTTTAGGCTTTAACGCAGAGGGTACTACAACCTTGTAGCCCTCTCGGAACTTTTGAGTGATTGTCAGTTCTATCATATTAGTTCTCCTTTACTTACCCATCTTAAATGTACCACCGACCTTAAGGGTCGGAGTAGGTGATGCCCACGGATCACTCGTACTTACAGATTTGCCCACCCCTCCACCTATGTAGATTTCTTTAGGTGGAGGTGTATTGAAAGCCTTACTAGAACTCGAAGGTGCAGTCGTCTTAGGCTTACCTTCATCTATTGGATAAATGATGGGTGGGCTTGGTTCTGTTTTAGGTGGTGACTGAGGTGGATTTGGTGAGTCTATAAGCACCAGCTTGCTATCAGCACTTATCCTATCAGCACTCAGCCCCATGAGTTCCTCTTTGCTTTTCCATTCAGAGCCCCACACCTCTATCCTATTTGGCTCTACGAATCCCTCAAAATTGGATAACCCTTCCCACTGTGTACCTTGTGCATTAGGGACAATGTTGGGGTTCAGTATGAGTCTATCTACTTGTGTGGATATGCGTGATTCCCAGCTTGTAGATGCCCAACCTGCTCGACCACACTCTCTGTTTTTGCAGACCTTGCAGAAGATTTCTTGAACTTGTGTGTTGGTGATCTGAGGTTGTGCTTTTTTAGCGTCTTCGAAACACAGAGCGAACAAGTCTTTTTTCATGGGGGGTATCACTCCAATCCCCCATGTGTAAGGGGGTGTTATTCTGTAAAGAGGGCGGTTATATCCCTTCCACTATATTTAACCACAAAAGGCTTACCTGCTTGCTCTTTTATCCAATCAGCCACCATTTTGGCGGTGTGTTCAGATAAGTCTTTGACCTCATAGGTGGGCTTTGGTGGCTCTACAGGCTTAGGTGGAGGTGCAGGCTTGGGGTCTGGCTTCTTTCCACCGAAGATACGGATAAGATCCTCGCTTCCTTCCCCATTGAGTACATCGCGTAGGTTGTCTTCGACCGTCCAATCTTTCCCTATCTCTACATCAACGGTGAGGGGTACATCCCAGTTCATGCGTTGGATAATCTTATTGCGAGTCATAAGCTCACAAAGCACAGGGACAGCTTCCGTTAACAAGTCCTTGTGTATCTCAAAGACGATTTCGTCGTGTACCGTAAGGATCATCTTAAAGCGGTCAAACCATCCATTCTTCTTGGCGGTTTTGTAGATGAGGCTCATGGCGAGCTTGGTTATATCCGCAGATGTACCTTGAACGGGTCCGTTCACAGCCTTGCGTTCGTCTTTAGAGCGGTTGCGGAAGTCTTTATCCTTTATGGAGGGCAAGGGCTGAACACGCCCCATAGCGGTCTTTACATATCCATTTTTCTTACCGAACTGATGTTGGTGATCCCACCATGCGGTGAGTACATCGTAAGCCTTAGTGAAGAGCTTGTACTTTTCCTCGCCCTCTTCAGCCGTACAACCGATAGTGCGTTGAACAGCTTTGCCCGTGCCACCATAGGATAGAGCGAAGTTGCACCCCTTTCCGTTTCCGCGTAGGGCTTTCCAATCTGGTCTGGACTTGGCAGACTCGCCATAGAAGGCTACAGCGGTCACCGTGTGCAGATCACCGATCTTATCCGAGCCACAGACGCAGGTAGGAGGTGGTGCTTTACGGAAGCCCTGTTCGTCCATTTCTCTAGGGTACTGAGCCCCACACTCAGAACACTCGAAGAACGCCTTTATCCATTTAGGCTCACCCGATAGGTTGGTGACGAGGCGTAGCTCAACACCTGAATAGTCTATCGCCACAAGATACCAATCTGGGTGCCTTACACCTATACACTTGCGTAGGTTAGAGATACACTCTGGCTTTGTTGGGTCGTATGTGGCGGGTATGCCTTGAAATGGCACACGACACCCTCCGTCTTTGGTCTTTTTAGGGTCTGAAGTCGTCTTGCATGAGAAACGCCCTGTGTCAGCCGCGAACTGATCAAACTTGGGCATGAGCGTTCCATCTTCAGCGACATCCTCAACAAAGGGAATAAGGTACTGACCGAGGGACTTTCCAAGCATACGGAAGCGTTTGACCTTTTCCATAAATGGAAAAGTCTCGCTCGCCTTCTTAATGACCTCGTCTAGAACATCTGCCGATGTTGCGACTTGTCCAGATTTCTCTGTGGCGATGAGGTTGGGTACGCCCAGCTCTCTGAATAATAAACCAAGCTGTTGAGGGCTCAACAAGTCGTACACAAGGGGGAAGTCCACATCTTCCATACCTCTACCCTCTTCCTCGCTGTACATCTCAATCTCTCCATCTTCATTTGTTTTAAAAGATGCAGTACTGAGCTTAGTGACGGATTTGGATAGTGACCCCTTAATGTCTGGGTACATACGATCCGCTTCCTTGCGGGCTTCGTCTACACGGATTTTGTAGTTGTACCCATTTCCGACTTCCATGTGGTCAAAGCGATTAAGACCCTTTATGTCCCCCTTAAGAAGCCTAATGTAGTTTGGCATGATATCACGCCCTACGATTTCGCTCGCACCTGCATACACCTCTAAGAGAGAGTCAAACCACTCGCGTTGACCATCTTGACAGAAGCGTAGGGCGGTCTTTTGATCCACATAGACACGATTACGATGAACCCACCGCACCGACACGAGAGTGGACTTCTCAAGAGCGTAGATGGTGTTGGTGTGGTATCCGCTGTTGGTGTACTGCTTATTGAGAACTTCAAATAAGCCGAGGGTACACATAGCGTCAGACGCTCCGTACCACTTACACGGCTCCCATGATGGGTCTAGCTTGGAGAAGTTTTTATTCGGGCTGTCTGGCATGAGGTCATCAAGCTCAATCATCTCACGCTGTAGTAGCTCGTTGCTGAGATGCTTTAAGCCTCGTCCGCCTTTGGTGCGGGGGTCTAGCAGATACTTGAGAATATAGGTGTCGTGCCACTTACCACTATCCCAACGAGCTTCACCTAGTCCCTTATGATATCCATTAAACTCAAGTACCTCTTGGTCGAATCCAGCGTTATGAAATATAGGCTGTGCTTCAACGGATAGGTCAAACAAACGCTCTAGAGCAGGTCCCATGAGCCTCCACGGAACATTGTATTCAGAACCCTCTTGGTGAGCTATCGGAAAGTAATAGCCCCTGTTCTTTGTGGGGGCAAGGCACACGCCTACAACAGACTCCCTTGTTCTGCCGTTGAACACCCTCAGATCAAGACCTGTTGTCTCAGTATCCAATCCATAGACTTTATCTGGTGCGTTGATACACTCGTTTATGGCTTGGTCTAGGTTTTCTCTAGTGCCGAGGATTAACTCACAGTCTTTCATCCACGACTTCTGCGTTATGTTCGGTCGCCTTAACGCCTCTAGCATATCCATTAACATATCGGTTGTCCCCCTTTCAGCAGGTATGTCCTCCGATGCCGAGTCCCTATATAAATAAACCTATAACGCCCTTGCCTCCCAACCCTCCTTGAAACACCAAAAGGATGAGATAATGGATAAAACCTCTGCTCAATACTGTCTACAACTTATCGACGAGGTGGAGAGCTACCTTCGTTCGAGTACCCCCTCAGAAGACAACTCAGAGGAACTGAGCCATCTAACCGAGGACATAGAGGGAGAGATAAACCTTCATCACCCACACAATATCGGTTTAACCTATCTTGGGCTTGTTTACTATCTCGCCTTGTTAAAGGGACACTCACCTTATTGGATAGACGACCCTCAGGGAGTGCTTACAACAGAGCCTATTGTGGAGATGCAGTTAATCAGCCTTACAAGAGCCGAGTGGATTGTGAAAATCTTTCCATTTACTGGGAACCTTCACATCGAGTACTTACGGCAGAAGGACTTTGATGGGGTGGTTGTCACTTTTGAGAAAGACGGCAAGATTGGAAACTTTAAGATTCCCACATATGGACTCGTAGTGGACTTCTACCCCACAGGTCTTAACACCTTTATTTTGGATGTTCCGTCAGTTCCAACCGCCACCAAAGGGGTTTCTTGAGCCGTAGGGGATCCTAGAGCTTGAGGGGGTAGATCTCCCTTGTACGAAATCAATACCCACGCCCTTTTTAATGGTAAAGGTTACGCTAGGGAACTCTCGCTTTAGGCGAGATAAGTATCTCTCTCCCGTGCCTTCATAAAAGATGATTGTTCCGTCATATCTTGAGCCCTCCATAACGGAGTAAGACTCCTCAATAATGCCTTCGTCTAAGAAATCTTGTATTTGTTCTGCTAGGCTCATCTGATTCTGTACCTTGTGTTAGGTTGGGTTGTGGTGGTGGCTGACAATTTACCACACTTGAAAAGAAAGACCTATTAACCAACTATTAGATTTATCCATACCAACTGCCCAACCGAGGTGGGGTGCTACATTAAGGTGTTTCCCTAATACATAGGGGTGATAGGACAAAACACCTGCGAGCAGTAGACCCTTAGATGTCACAACCACTTGAGACCCCAATCTGTACTCTCCATTGGATAGATTTAATAAGCTCGCACCGATAGAGAAGCCATACATCTGTTGTGTGTAGCTTGCACCCGCTAACAAGCTGGGTTCAAACAGCCTTAGACTTGTCTTGATGCTTGAGGGGGTGACTTTTGGGACATAGAAAAACCGAGAGTCGAGGTTTGGGTTGCCCTTTACGAGCTTATCTTCAGCTATAGTGACAAACTCCCCTTTGGCGTTCGTGTACCCCGCCATGATGTGTAGCCCTTGATTTCTAACAGCTCCTGCACCGAGGTTGGATTGGTCTTCAGCGTAATCAATAATAACCGCTTTGAACTCTAGGCTGAGGTCGAGGTTGTATTCACCGCTCCATATGTTATCCGATGTGAAAGAAGCTAGGGGCTTTCCATAAGGCGTAGCCCAAGAGAACTCTAGGGGGTCGCATAGGTCAGGGTAAGCCACACAGCGAGAAGCGTCTTCTTTGGTCACACCTTTCCAAGAGGTAGGTGGGGGTGTTGTTTGACCACTACCCACCCTTGCTTGTCCTTTGAGGCGGGTTTCCATAGAACTGATGCGAACGGATATCGAGTCTATCCTAGCACCTGTTTCTTGCTGAAACCGCTCTATGCTCTCTCTTGTGTCTTTGCCTAGACCCCCGAGTATAGCTTCTACCCTATTGGATAGTTCTCGTTCTGTAAGCATGGATGATTGGACGGCATTTATTTCATCCCTGGCTTGTGAGATGAGTCGAGCCGTTTCGGATAACTCGCCTTTGATTTGTCTTTGGATAGTTTCCGATAGGGTGTTTAGCTTATGGGCTTGATAGGCGTTTGCACCTACGCTTAGTAGGATAACCCCCACTAACCCATAGACTGCATACATAAAGAGCTTTGGGTTCATCTTGTGTGTCTCCCTCTCACTAAGAGGAGACACTACTATAAACGCTTAAATGGTCGGTTCTACAGTCGGTTCTACAGTGGGCTTCAAAGGCATAGTCTCTAAGAGTAGCTTGGCGTAAGGGCATTTCTTCTTTTTGGCGTAGGTTTGGATAAAAGGCACATAGTCACGAGGTTTAACGAATAGACCGTGTGAGACCTCACCACTGTAAAGAAGCACATCGCCTATTGCTTTGTGGCAAGCCTTTACACAAGCAGGCTTGAATCCTAAGCCACCAGATAAGACTCTAGAGGGGGTTTTATTAAAGACACATGGCTTGGCGAGGGCTTTTGCCGCTGAACACCCACTTGCTTCGTTTCTGTTGGTGAAGTATGTGCCTGCCTCTGGGTGCTTGGTCTCTACAGCCCTTGCGATTTGCTCAACGCGATTTTCGAGTTTGCGTATAGCGGTCTCGACATCCCGCTGTACGGCTTTTGGGTAGCCAAACAGACCACCAGCCTCCTTTGCCCCTCTAATAGATGCCGTTCTGCCCATATTGGATAAGTCGTCTATGATTAGAACCTCATCCCCATAACCCTCTTCATCCCCATGATGACCATGACCATAACCTATAAACCGAGACACATCGGATAGTGCGGCATGGGCGTGAGAAATCTTATCCTCAACCCAATCATCTAGGTCAGCGTCTTCTTCAAGGCTGTCTGTTAACATATCTAGCTGATCCTCCATTTCGTGGAGGTTTTGGATACTCATGTAAGATCCATGTTCGTGATCGTCACCGCCAGCCATGTGTTCTAGACCCATATCCAAATCGTCTATAATCTCTTCCTCTCCCGTATAACCACAAGCAAGCCTATCCTTGCGGTAGGCAGACTTGCCCATATCCTTTTTGTTTTGCTCGATACGAGACATATTCATCTCGCCAGACTTGGGGTCATAAGCCCCCTCGTACTCTAAAAACTCATCAGGTACGAGCCCCTTTTTCTTAGCGGACTCGTACTCCTTACTCCCCTTTTCACCCTCGCTATAACGAGAGTGCTTTATGAGTTCACTCTCAATCTCCTCACCCATCATCTCAAAGCCCGTTAAATCATCCTCGATGATCTCATCACCCCAAGACTCACCACAAGCGATCAGCTCGTCCTCTACATTCCCTGGTCCTGTAAAATCTAAACCGCTGTCATAACCTGTGTTCACTTGAACCGCATTGTCCGCCATGAAGTCGTCAGCCTCAAGCTCGTCTGCCCACATCTCGTCTGCCCACATCTCAGAGGTAGGCTCCATAGTCCCCAAGAAATCTGCTGCGGACTTATCCGTTTCGACCACACCGTAGTCTCTACGGTTCATGAGGGGTTGTGTGAGGGAGGCGTGTTTGTCCGCAACCTTAGAGGCTAAGGTTTGAACCTTTGATGCTTGAATATAGCGATTAGCTAGGCTACGAGCCTGTGGGTGAACGCTTGCTTTCTTCTCGTTAAGAAATCCAGCAGTGATTCTATCAAAAATGTCTGACATTTGTGTTCTCCATAGGTTGGTCTGATCTCATTGGATAAATCATAGAACGACTATTAAAGCAGTATAAAGGATAAACTAAGGGGGGGTTCCTAGCATACCCCCCACGCTAGGAACCCCCCCTTAGTATATTGTGCCGATTATGTCTTAGTACTTGTTGAGGTAGTTATATTTAGCTCTACAAGCACCTGAGGTACGACCGAGGTTTTCCCCTATTTTTGGAAAGGGCATCCCACTATCTCTTAGCTCAATGAGCTTATCCAAATCCTCTGTAGACCACGGCTGTTTGTAGAGGGTGAGACCGAGGCTCGCAGACTTTAAGCGTATAGACTTACAAGTCCTCTTTGGTAGTAGCTTCTCAAGCTCTATGGCTGAGAGAACACCAGCGTTCTTCTTGAGAATATCTATTTCCTTCTTAGACCACTCACGAGGGCTTGGTCTTGCCTTCCACCCCCTTGCCCTAAGGCTTATGCCGAGAGAGGCTATCTTCGCTTTAACACCTGACTCCCCACGACCGAGGCGTTCGGCTATGACACTAGCCGAGAAGTACATACACATCGCCTTGAGGATTTTTACCTCTTCTTCGCTCCACATTTTACGCGAGTAAGCCATATGCCCTCTCTGATGAGATATGAGGTTTGGTTTACTGCGTTATAGGATTTAATCCTCTAGGTTGATAGCCTCACTCTTAGACACATAGAGGGGTGTATGTTCACCCATGTAGGATCCGAGTACATTGTATTCGAACCACTCCCAAGCCATCTCATTCGCTCGTTCTTCATCGGTCTCCGCGTCTTGGAACTCTTGAGTCCAATGAGAAATCATAGCGTCAAGGTCATAGACGAGCTTGGGTGTACCTTGAGCTACGCCTATGATCATGGGGTCGAAGGTCGATCTGGGTTCGAGGTAGATTAAATCTTCCATTTTTGGTGTTCCTTTTTATAAGGGGTGTGGTATAGTACCTACGATAGTAAGCACTCGTAGCTCAGTTGGATAGAGCACCTCTTTCCTAAAGAGGGGGTCACAGGTTCAAATCCTGTCGGGTGTACTAGCTCTTTGACAAGAACTTAAAAAAATGACGCTTCCTTAGCTCAAGGGTAGAGCAGTGTTGTGTTGTAACACACAGGTTCTAGGTTCGAGTCCTAGAGGAAGCACCAAGTTATCCCACAGACTCTCTACGGTGTTGAAAGAGTCTTAAATCTGTACTATCTGGTGGCATTGCAAGGCTGTTCTTGCAGACAGTCAGATGGAGTTTGTGGGGTAAGCTAAACTAAGCCGTTGTGGTGGAATAGGTAGACACAGGGGACTTAAAATCCCCCGCTGTAAAAGGCGTATCGGTTCAAGTCCGATCAGCGGTATTTGCTAACGCACAGGCACAAGAGGCGGAGTGAACATAGTATGTATCTGAATCAACATAGGATACAGAAGACCGACCGATGTCTAAAGTTGGTGCGACATCCTCGTGTAAGGGTTCTCGAACCTTCGTTTGGTTCTAAGAGCTTTTCACGAGTCTTATGTGGGTTAGCATATTTTAATGTGCTTGAGTGGCGTAAAGTAGTCGCAGTCGGGTGAGGCCTCACCCTGATGCCCTAACGGGCGTGTTGGTTCAAATCCAACCTCAGGCATTTCGGGCGTGTAGCTCAGTGGTCAGAGCACCCGGCTCATAACCGGTTAGTCGTGGGTTCAATCCCCACCTCGCCCACTAGATTCTAAGGAGTCCTAAAATGGATAAAGAAAAGATGGCTGAAAACCTCGCACAAGCCTCGTTTATCCTTGAGAGCTTGTTAGAGGACATTGGAAAACTGCCCGCTGAAGACTTGTATGTGAGGTATCACACTGCACATCTCAGAGATTCTTTGGCACAGATAAACAAAGCCTATGATTGGATAAACAGAGAAGTCCGTAAGGAAGAGCGGAAAGTGGGGGTTGGGGAGTAAAAGTCTGTCCTCGTTTGATGTGTTTTATATATGTGGGGGAGTGCAGACCGCACTCAAACCCACACAACCCCTTGCGAGGGGTAGAACACAAAGGACTTGGGATTTATGCTCAAGAAGTTGCTTTTAACGATGAGCCTTATGGCTGTGTTTATTGACCCCTGTTATGCGAAGGGCGTTTGCTCCACAAGCAAGTACAAGATCCTTGACGACACGATTGCTTTTGGGACGACTCAGAACAACACCTTGAGTCAGCTTGAAGCTAAATATGGGAAAAAGGGGCGTGTGTTTAGCCCTGGACAGAACTATGTCGTGGTGGAGTTTTCTAAGCCTCACAATAACATCAAGCGTATCGCCTATATGTTCACGGGCGGTGTGATGTCACGAGTGATGTTTGAGTACTCCACCGAGTTCATCTCTAGTCTTGGCGGAACGATGGGTCTGTTCAAGGCACTTTATCCCAAGCTCAAGGATAAGTATGGTGAGCATAACAACATGAGTTCGGACGAGGAAAACGACCAAGCTCGCTTTGAGTGGTACGAGGACGGAGGCTTGGCGATGAACCTCATCATCACGGGTCACTCGGATGTGACTTTCCGTTTTGATTGTAATGAAGTGGAGCGGAAGAAGCACGAAGAGGCGACCAAGTCCGCTAACTTCGGTTTCTAATCAGCCCTCAGTGGCAAGGTCAGCGAGCCTTGCACGAAGGTCGGACTGCCAGTTTGTGGGTAGGTCGGACAAGGGAGCCATGAAGTAAACCGTTCCCTTATCAGGCGAGAAGAAGGTGTCAGACCCTGTAGAGAGTTTGGTGTCCATAGCAAAGAAGAGCTTGCCCTCTCTGCTCATGGCTCCATACTTAACAGGTCCTATGTAGTAGCGTGACGAGAACGACTCTACATGGTCGATGATGTCTGAGAACTCGCCATAGATTTCCGTTTGACGAGTCCTAGCACTAACGGAAGTTTCCACAAAGTCCCTACGGATAGCGGGTAGGGGAGCCTTGCCCACTCTCTCGTACACTACTACGAACTTGGTCTGTGCCTCAAACATCTCAAGATACTGAAGGTACGAGCTAAGGTTCTTGTATCCTGTGCGGTAGATGCCAAGACCATCGTGGGGGGTGAGGCTCTTCTCACGAAGCTCGGCTTGGATTTCTTGTATCTTCGCCACATCGCCCTTCTTGGTAGCCTTCTCTAAGTCCTTAGATAAACCTGCAATACGAGTGGGGTAAGAAGCCTCGAAGTTAAAGACCTTCGGTGAGACTTTGCCATCGAGGATGGGGGATAAAACGACCGTACAGAGAGCGGATAGTTCAGAGGGGCAGATAACATCTTTGACGATGAGATAAACTGGAGAGGCTGGATTAAACCCAAGAGCCTCACAGTTTCTCTTATTGTTTGGGTTCATGCACTTAGATGCGTCTACAAGGACAATCTCACCGACCTCTAAAGGGCCACGCTTAGATGAAACCGCAGGTCCACCATCTGTTGGCTCTTTGATGGATATCCCATGAGTCGTTAGAGACTTCTTAACCTCAGTCTCGGTCATACCTGTGGGGTTTGACATGATAGCCCAAGATGCGAATGCTCCCGTATCTATGGGTGAAGCCTCTTTGTTGAGTGCCACCTTATTGGATAACACCTCCTCCAAAGAAGCACCCTTGAGCAATGGGATGAGAAAGGGGCGTAGCTCTGTCTTGGTGTTGGCGAGGTGGATAACTCTCTTCCTTAGGTCACTCATCTTATTTCTCCATCTTTGGTTGTGGTTCTCTTAGAGTTATTGGGTGTATAAAACGCTAAAAAATCCCCAAAACCCATAGGATGGATAGATGAGGGTTTAGATGTTGGTTAAGACTTTGATACGCTGTATCTCTTGCTCTAAATGGAAAGCGGTGTCGGATAACTCATAAGAGAGTAGTGACGAGAGTGCTAGGTTTAGATGTGGGGGTAAGCTGAAAGCCGATTGTACTTGCTTGAAGGACATGGAAGGTGTTGGGGTAATGGATAGATTTCTATTCAGTTCCCTTTGCACATACCAAAGGGCTTTGTTCAAATCCTCAAGGGTGGACTCTCCAGGTTTTTTCCCTGCTCGTAAGATGTACTTGAGAGCCGAACCACAAGAGAAGTTCAGTTCGTGAGCCTCGATAACATCTATGGCTGTGAGCCCGACCCCCTCGTAGTGGGTGGGGTTATTGATCTTTTCGTAGGACATAGCTAAAGCCTTTATGAGCGTTATCCAATATGAACGCTTTTGAGGGAGAACTCTTATGGCAAATCTATCGTCCTTTTACCAACTCTTTGGTGATGTACCCAACAAGACCCTCAAGGGCTTAGACCCCACATCTACCTCTGCGTTGTTTTCCAATGCGAGAGGTCAAGATGTGTACTTGTTAGCCTCAAGCGGAGTAGAGAACAGAGGTGGTGTTGTGGTCTTGAGCGGAGGTCGGGGTGGAGTCTCTACAGATGGTTCGGCACTTGGTGGTGCTGTATCCATTTTTGGTGGTGACGCTATAGCGACAGGTTCTATCGGTGGTCCTGTTCAAATATACGGTGGTGATTCGGAAGCAGGTGAAACAGGCTCTGTCCTAATAAGCTCCTACTATAACGCAGGCATACCCAATGTAGCCCCCACCATAACCTTAGGGAGCTTTGCAGGTGGAGATGGTGGTGGTATCACCATCTCCACAGGACTGCCGACAAGTGGCTTTGTGAGTGGTTCGCTTTCCATTTTGACCAACTCAGGTGTTGGAGGCGGTAGCGGAGAGATAGAAATCTACACGGGAACATCTGAGAGCTTGGGTGTGAGTGGTGCTGTAAGCCTTTACACTGGAGACTCTGCTAATGAGACAGGGGCTATGACCTTGATTACAGGTGATGCTCCTAATCTGAGCGGAGTTATCCAAATCAAGACAGGTGAGGCGGAGACGAGTGGTTCATTGGTGTTGTTAACTGGGGTAGCAACGCTCTCGTCTGGTGATGTAATCGTAGCGAGTGGGGACTCATCTGAGATAAGTGGTGTTGTGAATATCTATAGCGGTGAAGCTAATGACGACTCTGGGTCTGTGATTATCCACACGGGAGATACGGTGAGCGTAGGGGGTGTATCAGGTGACTTATCCATTAATACAGGAGATGGCATTTATTCGTCTGGTGGTGTGACTCTTGAGACAGGAGCATCCAATAGACCAGGTGATATAACAATCCAAGCTGGAAATACGACCGCTACCACATTGGGTTTCAACGCGGGTGATGTGACGCTACAAGCAGGTTCGTCCACGAGTTTTTCCAATGCTGGAGATGTTTATCTCGTAGCTGGTAGCGGTGGAAGTAACGCCTATAGTGGTTCATTAGATATAACAGCTAAGTCCATCCTTTGGGACAGCAGTAGTCCTAGCTTATTGGATAGCTTGCTTCTTCAAATAGTTCGAGATGTAGATGTGGCAGTGAACGGAGTTTTCAACCTTACATCGGATGGGGATTTAAGCCTTTACACTAACACCTACAACACTCAGTTTCAGACGAGTACGCTAGACTTTACGACAGCAGATGACGATGTCCCCCTTACACTAACGGTCTCCTCAAGTAGCTTCTTGAAGTTAGCTGTGGACACTCTCATGTTAGAGAACCCCACAGCTTCACAGCCTTATGACCTATATGTGGTGAACGACAACTACACCCTAAATCTGATAGTAGACACGCTCACACTACAGAACACAGATTCCACAGAGCCTTTTAACTTATCCATTAACAATGACGACAAGGCTCTCACCCTAAATGCCGACATCATAAACTTAAAAAATAAGACAGACCCTACGGATACAATCACAATAAACGCAGGGCTTCCAGGCACAGGAGACTTAACCCTTAATGTGGACGATCTCCGCCTCAAAAAGTTAAATGGACCATCGGGAGCAGTCGTACTTCATGTGGGTGACGGAGTGACGACCGCCAGCTCCGACTTCAACCTTGATGTAACAGGAGATTTCCGTGTTGAGACAGGGGCAGATGTTATCCTCAGTCCTGATAACGATGTCTCACTTAATGCCACTGGCGACATAAAACTATCTTCGTCAGATATAGCCACATCTGCCATTTCCAATAGGCTTCTACAAATAGGCTTGAATAATGTGGTGTCGGCATTAGGCTTCAAGTTCGAGATAGTAGAAGTCGGCTCTGTGACCACCTCTTTCCCATCAGGCACCACTTACGATTTCTATTTTCAGATTCCAAATCTATATAACACCGCCACCGACCACATATTTTACTCTGTCGTAATCTTAAAAGATGTTAACATTTTCGATCAGCTTTATTTCAGAGACTACACATCGACTATGGGAGTTAACTACATTTACTTAAAGGGGCACATAAACTTCGGTGCCACAACCTCTGTGACCCTTAACTATCTCATTTATCGCATCTAATCACTACATCGTTCAACCGCCCATTAACGAAAGAACCTACGGACACGAACAGGTCTCCCTTAACCAACAGCTTGTCGCAGTCCACAGAGCCAATAGACAGCGAACCATTGGATAGCTTAATGGATAAGTTTCCGAAATGAACCTCCCTCTCGACCTCGCTTGTAGGTGCTGAGGGGATAGGTGATGAGGGGGTGCTAGGTGATGAGGGGGTCGGATTAACAACCTCAAGGGGCTCAAGTTCATCTAATCCGATGTGCTTGTTGTACTCGCCTTTGAAGTCGTAATCCTTCATCTTTTCGCGTAACATATCTGGGATTCGAGTTCCGAACACAGCTTTAAAATGCCTGTCCAAGCTGGCGAAGTTCTTGAACCCTTTGTTCGAATGAGCGTCAAGGTACATACAGTACATATGCTTGAGATCCGCCTTATTCTTGCTCTTGGTCTTCCCAATCTCCCTCAGTTCCTCCCACGCCTTAATGAACTCGCCCTCTGGGATAGACTTGTCCGTGTGGGCATAAATCAGTTCGATCTGAATGGGGATTTGGACATCCTTTATATCGGAGACGACCTTACCTTCCCAAAGCACCTTGAAGTCAACGAAAGGCACTTGAGATGGATTATTCGTTATAAAGCTCGTGTACTTGTTTTTGAACCTAGTCATTTTCGCCTCTTTCTCAAAACGATTTAGATGCACACGGGGTTTTCATCGGCTATTGACCGATGAAACCCTCTCCCACCCATGAGAGAGGGTAGAGCCACCCTTATAGGGGTGGTAACTGCTCGTTATCTCCAACCGAGCAGTTTTACTTCGAGATGGTCACATCATAGAAGCCAACAGAGTCCACCTTACCGATGTTTACCTTGATGGAACCCACGAGTTTGATGGAGGTTTGGTATCCAATAAACCCAATGTGTATGGGGTTGTCGGCAGGAGATACCTTGAGGTTTCCAAACAACACGAACACTTCTTCCTCAACAGCTTCAGGAGTCTCAACCGCTTCGGTGGACTCGACCACCTCAGGAGTCTCCACAACCTCACCCACAGCCACAGGAGGCTCAACCTCCACAACCATAGGGGTCTCGGCAACCATAGGGGTCTCAACAGCCTCAACAGCCTCAGCAGGGGTCTGCTCAGTCGTGTGTGTGGGGGCATTATTTTCCATGCTCTCAAGGACTGCCTTGTTGTAGGTGGGCAAGTCGTTAAGGCTTAGACCGAAGATACAGCGGACTGCGAAGTCCATAGACCTTCTACCAACGAGGGTACGAGAGGCTTGATTTGCCCAAGCGTCTGCCACACCCAACAAGCCAGCGTAGGCGAGGGTATCCTTTTGCTTTGCGACCTTCTTAAAGAGGGCGAGCATGAGGTTGTATCCGCTCTTTCCATTATTGGAAAGCCACTCTCGCTCAAGGAAAGAGCTGTTTTGGAGGCTCGGTAACTTGCCCTCAAGAGAGGGGTCTCCGCTTAGGATGTACTCCTTAATGAGTCCGAAGTAGATTTTATCCCACTTGTTTACAAGTTGACGGTTGCTTGAGATGGAGTAGGGGATAACCTCGTACACTGGACGACCCCACTTGTGGGGGAGGCGGAAGTACGGCCACCCATACTTATTTGCAATCTCCTCCCACATCTCAGCGAGGGTGGGGTTCTCGACCTCCACCTCTTCTTGCTTAATGGGAAGGGAGAGAACTTTCCGAATATCGTTCTCAGCCACCGCCACCTTGTGAACACACTCCACCCAAAGCACATTATTAGACACAGCCCACTTCATAGCCCAATCTCTGAGCTTGTGGTTGATGTTGGACTTAATGATGAGGATCAGGTCTGTCGAGGTGCTGGGCGTGTTTCCACGGTTAGGGAGCGTGTCCCAAGAGTGATGACCGACCATGTCGATGCGAACTTCGTCTCCAACGAGTCGCTCGTTCATCTTGTTAACGAAAGACTCAGCGAACTTAAGTTCTGAGCCGTAGATAAAAGTATTGAGGACAAGCACTTTATAAGCCTCCTAGATGGTTGAACACTAGCCTTAATATATGAACCTTGTGGTTGGGATAACTTTTTTTATTTTTATGATCCACAGCCCTCTGACCACATCAGCCCCCCCAGATATCTTGGAGGAACCGATCATGTATGTCTTAGAAAACAGCTTTACGGGTAGACTTCTCTACCCCGCCCTGTTGGGTAAGGTGAAGAAGGCGTACAAGATGAAGTACGAGGCGGAGCAGGCTGTAGAACGCTTGTCACCCCTTGTGAACCCCAAAAGGGTAGATGTGGTGGAGTTATCCAAATCGGCAATGCTTTGGCTAGAAGCCCAACAGACAAGAAATGGATAACAAAGAGAAATCGGATAGGATAGTTTCAGAGGTGCTGATGGGTAGGTCTCGTGGCATAGATTTATTCTTGCCTATGGAGACATATGTGGCGAGGGGTGATGACACTTCCGTGTATGAGTTGTGGGTGGCAAACTCATGTAAGGAGATTATTATCATCACAGCGGGCTTCGTTGCACCTTACTATGGTGTAAAAGTATCCAATGTTCAGATGTGGAACGGGATAGAGAAATCTTACAAGACGAGCGACTTTGGTAGGGTACTAGAGGGTGTACAAGACCTTTTGGATAAGATTGGGGTTTAGTTTTACTTGTACTTACGCATAGAGGCTATTTTACGAGAGGCTACGCGAGAGGGGTTTATGTTGAAAGGCAGTACCTCAAAGTTTCCATTTTCATCGAACCCTGTGTATTGAAGAACCTCTAGCTGACAGATTGTGTCTTCTCCGTCTTTATTTACGAAGCGTTTCTCGTAGCCCAAGAAGTCTACATCATCTGGGATAAGGTAAACCGTCATTTTTCTTTCTAGTGGGTCGAACATGATTTGAGAAGTTGAGTAGAGACCATCGGGTACTTTACGGACAGGAATAAAAGGGTCGTCCATTTTATCCCATCTGTATCCGTAGAGGGCGGGAGCCGCTTCTGAAATGTCTGTCACATTGGATAATATTTCTGTGGCTAGTTCTCTTCTGCGTAAAGAGCTATGTCTGTCGTCCCCCACTTGATAACCTGCGTCTGGGTGGTTTATGCCGTGATTGGTGCGGACATGGAGTTTGTTTCTTTGGAGTGTCTTAACGATGGGCTGATGGATAGAGGTTTGCTCTATAATCCTAGCTCTTTTGCCGTCAGTAATAATGGTGTGACCATGAACTGGAACATGAAAGGAGTTACCTTTTATGCAGTCCATAGCATCGTCTATGTTTTTGCATTTGAGTGCGTTCAATAAATAGTACCCATCCTCTGACATACGAGGTTCTTTGGATAGGTTGCGTGTCTGACCCTCTTTTTCGTCTTCACGCACATTTAGAGCCGAGTTAACAATAGATATTCCGTAGCTGTTAATACCTTCGAGCCAGCCTGTCACATTGTCTATGTAGTAAAGCACCTCCACACCATCGTACATATCGTGATAGACTTTAATCTCTGGGTTGTAGTTTCTATCCCTCACTTTGACTAGATAACGCTGATCGTTTAGATCAAGGCAAGATATAACGCAAGCGGTCTTCTTACGCATGGCTTTCCTCACTATATTGGATACTTTGGGTGTTGTGGGGGTTAGGCTAGACTTCTTTTTGAAGTGCTTTTCCTTCCATGCTTTCCATTTAGCGTGGGCGGGGCTAGACTTGAGAGAGGGGTCATGCCCCCAGTTTCTTAGACTTATTTCCCACTTGGACATACCGCTGTCTTTTACTGGGTCTCCAGGCTTGCCTCCCATCATCCTTCCATTGAATCCATTTTCTTGAGCAGCGTTGTCGAAGTCTTGAGCCGTCCAATCTTCAAAAGGCTTTTCTTTACGCCTTTTGATTCTATGGAAAGAGTCGTACCCAGATTGGATATCTCCACTATCTTTGGCTTCTTCCCGACTGAAAGAGGCTAGAAGCCTTCGGTCATCTTCTGCCCAGTTATCCAATGCGGTCTGACTCATGTTAATGAGGTCATGCCACTTGTCGTAGATTTCTTTTTTCTCTTCTTCAGTTCGAGCTTTTGCATATCTCATGGAGATACACCCCTTTGTCTAATACTAGACAAAGGTCTGACTATAAAAGGATAAACATCATTTCCAAGAGGTGTTTGTACTGAATCGTGTGAAGCGAGGGATAACTAAATCTAAGCCAGTCGTGATGGGTGCGTCTGGGTCAGTCCCCACACCTATCTCTAGGGGTGAGTTTCCGTCCTCTGTTATTTTGGATAACTTCGTACCTAAATATCTCATAGGGGGGCTTACCGAGTCGTCCGTTGATTTAACACCTTTACCCAAAACGGATAAGACCACATACCCTTCGGGTACATCACCACCGCCCATCTCAACAGACTTGGATAGGTTTGCAGGTAGATACACCTTATCGCCCGTAGAACCCTCAAAGCGTACCCTATTGGATAAACCGAGCGTGTAGACCTTAATGAAGGAGGGGATGATGTCACTCATGTTGGCTCAACCTCTTAGATTTGGAAAGAAGCGGAGATATTAATGAAGCCCGCACCTGAGATGGTGACAGGTATGAGTGTATCGCCCGCCGCTGAGGTTGTAGTTGTCAGAGTAGTGAGCCCATTGGAAGTGAACACCGCATGATTGGCTGTGATTTCCAATCTAACGCTCTTGGCTACGCGGTCGCCATTCTCATCATAGGTGTTAACGACCAAGTTTTTGGATAAGTTGGCACCTGTGAATACAAACTCACCTGAGTCCTGCCACACACACGAGACGAGGTTGGGCAAAGATGAAGAAATAACATGGACGGACACCTCAAAAGTCTTAAAGCTCCCTGAGGCGAAGTTTCCATCGTTCGACTGAGCGGGTATGTCTTGGCTACTGACCGAGGTAGCCCAATATCTACCCAAGTCGTCAAAGGTCATGCCTGTGAAGTACCCAGCCTCATAAGCTGTCTTTGTCCAACCGCCAGCAGTCCAATCATAGATAGAGGCTTCGTTTTCGAACAAGCACATAAGGCGAGTGTTGTTCTGATTCTGTGGTGCGAACCCAAGCACAGGGAAGGTGTCCGAGCTATGATAGGTCAACGAGCTAAAGTCCGTGGGGTCTATCGAGAAGGTGGTGATCTTCTTCCATGTGGCTGTAGTGTTCAAAGCGAGCGTCTCAGGCGTAGTGTGTGAGTAGAACACACTTAAGAAATAATCCGCTCCGCTCTTGGTAAGAACGCAGTTAAGCCTCATCTGTTGGTTGGTGTTGTCGTTGTACTGCTTATAGGTGACATAATCAGAAATCGTCTCGATCCCAGCCATCGCCACCGAGCATATTTCCATTGTGAAGGTGTCGTTGGCTTTGTCCCACACACACAATAAGAAGCTAAGGGTGGGGGTAGTTGCCTTAGGACCAAAACAAGGCACATAGGCGTAATATATGTTGCTCTCTCCGCCTATGGGAGATGGCTCAAAGTGGGTGGGGGTATAGGTGTTGAGTTGAGCGTCTGCGATGTTCGTTGTAAGAGCGACATTTCCAACGAAGCCCTGATTTCCTCTCCTATCCGCTAAGAGGGTAGTCGTAGCGGTGGAGGCGTTGTACTTGTAGAACAGATACTGACCGAGGTTAGTTTTGGTGTAGTTGGCAGCATCGTAAATGACTGTGTGGTTTGTGCCTGCGTTGTCTAGTGGGATACTCCCATTATTCTCAATAGACATAAGGAAGCAGTATTCGCCAGCGTTGTTTGTACCTGCATAGAAAATAGGGTTTGAGTCCATGTACCATGCAGACCCACCATAGGAGAGAGAAATCTTGGTGGGTGTGCCTATGGTGATAGATCCGTTATCCCCGCTCGTGGTGTAGGAGGCTTTCCAAAGCTCCGCTTTTCTGAAGTTTTGGAGAGTGCGTTGCGATGTGCCGTAGGTGGCATAAGCTCTCATCGCGTAGTAGGTCTTTCTGCCCGCCCCCCTCAATAAAAGGGTCTTATTTGTGGTGTCTACAGCGAGGATAGCGAACTGACTGATGTAGCTTGGGAGTCCAGCGTTGTAGGCGGCTAGGGTGTACCCCTCTTCTACTTGAAAGTTATACGCCCCTGTATCTTCAACATCGGTGTCTGCTACTTCATGGATAGTTCCGTCATACATGAACACGCCATTGATGGTCTCGCCAGCGTTGAAGTTCATCGCGTTGATATCCGCACCAGAGTTATCCGTAAAAGTCATCAGCCCTCCCATGTCGATGCGGTCGGCTTTATCCATTGTGTAAAGCTGGCTCGCGTTCACCCACTCTGAGAGGTTCTCTCCATAGTTCACTAAAGAGTCCGTGCCGTTGGTGTAAGGGGAATAAACCGTAGATTTATTAGACACGAGTGACCCCCTCACAGGGAAAACATTTCGTGTCCCACCTAGCGGATAAAACGCCTCGTTGGGCTTATCAAAGATGGGGGATAGGTTCGTGTAGTCGAACGCTTGGTCACCTATCCATATGTAGTCTTGGTCTGGAGAAATGACTACACCCGTGGTGGTTTTGGATATGTGGTAGTTGGTTCCGTCATAGAGTCCGAATAGGCTTTTAATCTTAGGCATTTTCATCCCCTCCTATGGGTTGAGCTTCCGATGTTGTTTGGAAATAGGCTAGGGCTTCATCTATGGAAGCAAAGGGGGCGTTGGTAGGTGAGGTGGGGTTTCCCTTAGTGACATAGAGCAACACTCCGTCCTTAGAGACCTTGAGGTTGCCGTTATCCAAATCTAAGGTGAAGTCACCTTTGCCTTGCACACTCACGATGGTTGAGTTCATGGTGGGTTATCCTGCTGTGGTTAGTTGTGATAGTTTATGGAGAAGATCAAATCCGCTCCGCCATAGTTGGCACACACGCTACTGACGATGAGGCTCATGGTATCCCCTGCTGTAAGGGTTGCCTCTGTCGTGTTTGTGACTTCTTGATCCCCCGCCTCGAAGTTCACTTGATAAATGACATCGAGTGGGTCAAAGTTTCGGATAAGTTTCACTGTGGTGAAACTAGCTCCTTCTGGTGCTTGGTCGAGCGTTACCTTATAGCCCTTCAAGTACATCGTCTTGAGGGGCTTGTAAGGGGTAGATGAAGCGAGCGGAGTTATCTCGCCCACAATGTAGGCGTGAGTTTCCAATTTGGTGGTGATACGGCTCATTAGACAATCTCCCATAGGCTATCAGTAGTGTTAGCGACTAGGGTTATCGAGTCATACTGCACATCTATCGTGTAGCTTGCAGACCCATTTATTAAGTCGCCACCTGACCTTTGGATAACGAGGTTATTACCTGCTGCCCTTGCTCTGAGATAAAAACGGATAGTGTCTCCATCATCTACGCTTGAGAGTAGGGGGAGTGTAGCGGTGACTTGCCCAGCCGAGCTATTTACGCTGTAGTGAGTCCCCACGACTGCGTTGAAGTTAAGGCTTTGTCTTGAGAACTCCAACCCACCTGCGGTCGCTAAAACGCTGTCTATGGCTGATAGATGTGTACTTAGCGTGTCTGTGTTGAGTGCCGTGTAGTTAACGGGAGACACATTTGCAATCACATCGTCTGAGGTGATGGTCGTGTTTATCCAATCTTCACCGTCATAGACGAGGAAGTTCCCTGCCACTGGTGCGTCAAGGGCTACATCGGATAGTGTGTCTATAGACCCAAGACTTGTGAGGTTTGCTCCACTCAGTGCGGGCAGTGTATTTGCCACGGATAAGAGCAGGACATCACCTGCTCCTGTACCAGCGTCTAGCGAGGCACATGAGCCAGCATCCCCTATGTCGGCAAGATTAAGGGAAACCCCCTCTAAGTACCCTGTGTTGTACTTGAGAAAGTTCCCCCCATTGAGCTTTATTACCCACATGATTGTTCCCCCCTTTGGTGTTTATCCAATAGGAGGAAACCTCATAAAAGATTTAACGCTTTAGTGTCTTTAGTCCTACGACCCTCTTACTCCTTGTCCTTGATCGGAGCAGGCTGACCCTCAGGGTACTTTCCAATCCAAAAGGTACCAGTTCCGTTGGACTTTTCGAGCCACTCTTCAAAGTTGGCTCGGAGAAAATCTTTAAAGTTGGGGTTGTGGAAGTTTCCACCGATGTCGGAGTGAACTCCCTCACCCTTCTCGTTGGTGTACTCAATCTCTCCGATGACGAACTTAAACTTCTTCATGTGACCTCCTCAACACACCCAATAGGCTAGGGTTGGGTGTGTGACAACAGCTTATAAGAAATGTCGTGCATGAGGATTCCACTAGCCGTGCCTACATTGAGCGACCTCACGCTTCCATACTGGGGGATATAGACGCATAGGTCACAAAGGGCTAAGACCTCTTGAGATATGCCCATCATCTCTTCACCGAAGATGAACAAATCGTTGGGCTTAGGTGTGAAGTCATTAATGGATAGTGCGTTGGGTACTCCATTTTCGATAGCGATGAAGCGGTGGGAGTCTTTAAGGGCTTTTATTTCTTCGAAGCTGTCTAGGTGGGTGAGTTGTTTGTAGTTGTGTGTGCCGACAGCCCCCCTTCTGTCCCACTTCCTTTTTCCGTAGTAGTAGATTTCTCTCACCCCAAAGGCGTTTCCATTTCGGATAAAGGTTGAGATGTTGAAGTCCCCATGTATGTGTTGCATCATGACGCTGTAGGGCAGAGCCTTACGCTCAAGGTCTTCTTTAACGAGGATTGTTTCCCAACCCTTGTAGGCATCTATCACATTCTTGTCATTATTCATTATGGCATTTTATCCATTTGCATGAGTTGTTTATTTTGGCATAAGTCGTTTTTCTCGTTACGCCCGCGAAGAGTTATCCATTTTCAGATAATGTTTGTGCCAATTTAAGCCGTGAGCGGTGAGCATAATAACCATCGCCACACCAAAGACCTTAAGCGTCTCTCCCGTGTCACAAAACACAGAGATGAGGGCAACCAAGATCCCACCTAAGATGTTCCCCAAGCTGTAGCGTACATGAAGCCAATAACGGAAATCTCGGAAGGTCTGTAGTCCGTACTTCTCTACCGTGTACGCTTCCCATCCAATAGACCGAAGGTTGAAGAAAACTCCACCCGCTACGGTCAATACAGCTTCTAAGACAAGAAAGGCGTTAATGCTGAAAAAGTACACGAACAAGCTCAGAGCATAGATGACCGATATGAGGATGTCTATGAGGCTTGCTTTGCGTAGGGGCATACCCTTAAACAAAGGGAGTATCAGTCCTGTGGAACTGACCGTCATGTGATAAATGGATATGTAGGCGGTCGTCCAATACAGCCCTTGTAGTTTGTGGACCACAGGTATGACTAACGCCCATGTGATAGAGCTTATCAGCCCAACCCAAAGTTGCCACTTTAAGAACGAGTCGAACCCTCGGTAAGTATCCAATATCTTCATTTATCAGTATCCAATAGGCTTTGAGAAGTGCCTATTTATACCCCACACCTTTTGAGAAAACTTGAGGCTAATCCCTATGAGAAAACTTGAGGTTATAAACCGCATCTAGATAGGCTTCCTCGGACTCACGAAGCCCCTTTACGAGAAGGGCTTTGGTTCTATCCTTTATCCTATCGAGCATACGATGTACAGCCGCTCGCTTCAGATCGTTGGTGTACTCCATAGCTTCGAGCCTTTTCCAACCTGCTCCTTCTAAGAGTTCGATGATCTTTTTGCGAGCGGTAAGGCTCTCTACCACGAGGCTAGTCTCATATTCGTTGAGGTGTTCGCTAATCAGTCCCGTGGTTTTACACACGGTGATTTGGTAGCCCTCGTAGTCGGTCACCGTGTAGGAGTCCCCGTTCACTTCCCAATGAACCTTCTTGCCCTCTACATCGAAGTATCCATTCTCGGTGGGGGTGAGGAAATACTCTTGGACAAGAACTGGGTCATCACTCGTAGCTTCCCAATCATGGAGCTTGGTGTATGTAGCTCCGCTGATGGTGGGCTTTGGGTGTCCTTCGCCAATGATGCGAGTGGTGAGGGCTGGAGAGTTGACCATGCTGAGGAAGGTTTGAAACTCCTCGTCGAAGTCGTGGCTTGTTTGCCGACCCCACAGATAAAAATCTTGATTAACGATAATCATGCTTTTCCTTTTTAAGGTGAAGCGACCCTAATGAGCTAGGGCTTGTCTTCACCTATATAGGAAATGCTTATCTACGCCCAGGTCTCTCTTCAGGAGCCCTCTTGATGCTAGGGGAGTCCATCCACTCCTCTCTATACCTCTTGTTGTACTCCTTCTTGTTTTTGGATACGCCTGATCCATAGGGGTTATGGAGGCGATAACAGGTTTCACCCTCACCAGGCTTGCCGACACCTTCCCAATTGTCGTCTGAGTAGCAATCGGGCTGATTCTTTGGAGCAGGTGGCTTGTTGTAGTTCTTTTGGTCGCCCTTGCCGTCCCAAGTACGACCTGCGAACATCTCGTCCGCCTCTAACTCGTCCGCCCACATCTCGTCTGAGAAACGCTCTAGGCTCGCCCTCCTTCTCCTTTGTACATCGTCATCGTCATCGTCCTCGTCATAATCTTCCTCGACATAGTAGTGCATTTTATTTCGTTCATTACTTTCTTCCTCGGCTATCGGTTCTACATAAAGCATCTCTGCGATGTGTTTGGTAAACCCAGCCACCTTCTTCAGAAACTTAGAACCAACCTCACCTCTGCTCTCGTCATAAACTACTTTGTCTGTGTCTGCGTTTATGATTCGAAACCCATATCTGGTACCAGTCTGAAACAGATCAAAAATCACTGCCAGATTTCCGTTAATGACCGTGATTGAAGCACTTGACTTGTTGTGTTTTAGCTCTCGGCTACTTGAGGGGAACACGATGTCTGTATCTACCCTCTCTTTTAACAGTTTACTTACTTCTTTCTCTAAGAATGCTTGTGTCTTTTTAGCGAGATCCGCGAAAAAAGGGTTCAAGGATCCCCCTTGCTCAAGGCGGGCGATCCTCATCTCTAACTCATGTAAAACTTCACTGGCTGTTCTTCTCATGTTTATCAACTCCATAGAGGGGGTTGTAGTTTTCCCCTCTATGGAGTTAATAAACAAACTATTAGCGAACACGCTCCCAAGAAGCCGTCTTAACCTCGACACGAACAACGCTCGTTCCCTCGTTATCCTTTAAGAGCTTCTTAGCTTCACGAGCGGTGTTTCTGCTTGTAAAGAAAGTTCCACTTGGGGTGGTGGCTAGGCTCCCGTCTGCAAGCAATATCGCGTACACATAGGTCGTATCAGACATCGTGGTCTCCTCCTTGTTGGGTGGTGTGCGGACTCAGAACAATATACCACAAGATATCTGTCTTGTGACTAGCCCTTATATGCCTTAACTATACGGGCTATCATATCTGCTCGCCTCATCGCACTTGTCTGATACACAACCCCCTCAGATAATGGATACTTTTCTTTTACCTTGTCGAAGCACTTCATAAGGCAAGACTTTAACAGATGCTTGAACCGAGGGTCACTTACTGGGTCGGATATGTCCCTCCACCGATCCATTTCCATCAGTAAGTCTCCCTTGTAAGTAATGGATAGTTTTGGTGGGACTTGTGAACTAAGGGTGAGAGTTAATCCATGAACCATTTTTCCGTCTTTTATTATGGATAACCCCTTAATCTGTATGTGGCTCGTTCCATCCTCTTTGATCTCTTGTGTCACCCTTCCGCTGTTAGGACTTATCTCCGAGAGCAGATCACGACATATGTCGATCAACGCAGTGTGGCTCATATCCATATCCTATAGGTCGAACACTATGGGTGCATTGACGCACTTATAGCCCTCATCACATATAGAAGCATTAACAAAGCTCGTACCACCACTCTCATACAGCCCATATCCATTATGGATATGTCCGAACACATGAAGCCGAGGCTTTATCCTATTGGTGACTTCTTCTAATAGCGACTCGCAACCAACCCTCTCCCCCGTAACGAGCAAATCTCCAAATCCCATCGGTGGACCATGAGTGATAAGAACCTGAGTGTTGGTGGGGATATTACTCCATACTGCTCTGATAGGTAGCCCCCTCCTTACATTGAAGCCCCAATCTCCAAAGGTGGGTGTGACTGGACTCCCATAAAAGGATACACCCTCTACAACGATAGACTGATCCTCTAAATAATGGATAGATGACTCCTTCATGACATAGGCTTTTAGGTCATGAGCGGGTTCAGGTATTCGATGAAACCTCCACCATTGAGCCTCGTAGAGAGAGCGGTCTAGAGTCACCTCGTGGTTACCCGCTATGAGGATTTTGTGCTTGTGTGGTAAAGAGGCGAACCAACGGATAAACTTAATCACCTGTTGTTGAGTACCTGATCCTGTCCAATCGCCCGAGTGGATTACGACATCCCCATCTGGTACTTGGACTTTCTCATGTAGATTGTGTGTGTCGGACATACAGACGATACGCATAGTCGTTCTCCTTCTAGGTCTTATTTATAGTATTTTAATACTTATTAGTGGGGGAAGCACTTACCTACAAAGGAGTTTCAAACATGAGAAAAGCGACTGATATACTGAGAAGCCTTAACACTCGCCTAGCCCGTTTAGAGCGTAAGGCAAGCTATCCACCACCCAATGAGACCTCAGCCAACAGACAAGCTAAGATTTCTCACCTACTGAGGATAGTATTGGATAACACCCCCACTCTTAGCGATATTGACAGAAAGTTCATTACAGCGATGGGGGGTCTGCTTAACAAGCGTGTCGGTCTAGAGCCAGCAACCGCCTTGAGTGAGAAGCAAGCCCGCAACCTAAGGCGTATCATCTTCGGCTACTACAAAGACTACAAGCACGCAGTCCCCCCCTTGCCCAGTGGAGTGAAGTTCGAGGACGAGGTGCGTAGGCTTCTCAAGTCTCAAGCCAACCCCAACGAGCTTCGTAATGAAGTTATCCAAGAGGTAGAGTTAACACTCCCCTCAATTGTTGAACGGTTCATCAAGAACGAGCTACTTATTAATGCCCACAACATCCGCGTAGCCGTAAGCTATGTTCGCACCGAGGGCAGGGGTGAAGAGTCTTATGCGATCTTCTCCGTTAAGTACGCCTACAAGAACGAAGAGGGATATGAGGGTACTTTGAGGGGTGAGAGTGGTGAGTTCGGTGTGGCTGTAAGGGTACAACCCATACAGAACATCCCCCGTGTGTTAGACGCTCTTATCTACAATGGAGAGCGTGACCTTTACGAGTTCCCCTTAGTATCCGACACCAAGTCCCTTCTAGGTGACTACAGCGTACTCGCTGGCTGGTGACTACACCAAAGAAATCTTGGCTCTTGTGTCTTTAATGACCTGATACCAACCTATACGCCCTCTGTCTAGAGTCTGCATGACCGCAGAGATAGGCAAGACGACCTTATACACCTCTCGGTCTTTCCTATCCATATTCAGACCAACAGCGTCTGAATAATCGGAGGTTAAGAACACACCACTCCTCACCTCTTGGGCTTCATCAAAGCCTATAGGTTGTGATGTGTAGAGTGTTATTGGCTTACCGCTTGAAGTAGAACCAGGCTTCTTGATTTCTTGTATCAAGTTCGCGTAGTCCATCCGCTCCTTATCAGAGTCGAAGTCTTGCCAATCTTCTAAGATGTCATCTATGCCCAATATACGACCCTGCTCGTCACTAAAGATAGTGAAGGTCGCTCGCCCAACCCTCCCTTGATATTCGGGACTTAAAGGTGTCTCCTCGCTGTATTGGTTCCAACTAAACGAACTGATACTTACTTTGATAACAGAACCGTTCCACATTGGGATTCTTTTTTTCGCCTCAAGTATCTGTTCCCCCAACGCTTTTCTTTTATCCTTAAAGACTTCAAAGGTCATTTCCGCGTATTCTCTAATATACGCGGGGGAATCATTTCTGAACAACCTCTCACCTTGTAAGCCTTTCACCATCATCTCTAATATGTTTTGATCCTCAATGATGGGGGAAGACTTCTTCTCTAAACGGGCTACCCTCATCTCTAGGGCTTGCAAACGGTGGTTCATCTCGTACTCCTATGGGTGCTTGTTTATATAGGCAGTACGATATTAAATGTTAAAAAGCCCCTTAAAACGCGAAGGTGCAGTCCGTGGGGAGCTTGTCGTCCCTCCACCTAAGCAAGACGGGATGCCTCAAAGCCCCCGTAGGATACTGCCCATACCCCTTGACCTCCGCTACCTTGCCGATGTGCTTTTCCATTTCCTCACGAGGACCAGTCTCACCCAGAGAACCCACGATCCTCAAGTTCCCTTGCTGATCATAGTATCCGTAGTTTAACCCCACATAGCCCTTCGTCCACGGATCGGTGTGGAGCCCATCTGGGTAGAGCTTTCCGTCAGTACCTACCTCACCAGGACGGACTCGCCACTCTGAGGGCTTGGCGTTAGCGTCCACGATGACGACATCGTGTGTATCTGTAAACTTGTGCTTTATCCAAGCCGAACGGCTGTTCTCCTTATACGGCTCGCTGACCCTCTTGATCATGATGCCCTCATGCCCTCTATCCGAAGCGAGAGCCATGAGGTCGTCTATGGTGTACTGACTCATGGGGTAGAGGGTAGAGAGCTTAGTGTTGGTGAACCTGGGGAGCTTCTCGATGATCTCCCTACGAGCCGTCCACGGCAGGTGCATCACCGACTTGCCCTCTACATAGAGGACATCAAACACAACATACTCAAGGGACTCGGGGTCGTTTGCCCTGAGGTGAGAGACCACATCGGATCCCTCAGCCCCCTCGCGGGGGACAAGCTCCCCATCGAGCATGAGCCCATCGGGCAGGTGGGCTTGGATATGCCCCACCGATGTGATGGACTTTCCGATGCGTGACCATGCTTGGTCTTTTGCGATCATGACACGGTGTCCGTCGAGCTTCATCTCAGCCACGAGGGATGGTGATCCATTACAGCTTGCGAGGAACTTTTCGTCTGCGGACTTGGCGAGCTGAGGGCGGTGGTACTGCATCTCTGTCTCCTTAGGTGGGGTGGTCTCTAACACCCCACCTAATACCCTTAGGCTCCGTTTGGGATAGTTTTAAGTTCGTCTAAGCTCCAAAAATCTGCCCGAGACATACTCTTGTACAATATAAGACTTTTTGGTCACCTTCACTAAGCTCGACTCCACCATGTGTGGGTGTCCCTCTTCGATAAAGAAGTAAAAGTCCTCCTGTACTGAAGCTAATATGACTGGGTTTTTAACCACCACCCTGTGGGTATCTGTACGATATTGAAGGGGTTTGTAGGGTCTTTTTTCCACACAAACCACCTCACAGTATTGTGCCGAGCATATAGCCCGTATGCCAGGAACATAATACGATACCTTTTTGCAGTCTGTATGGTTCCTCACCACGGTGAACCAAGTTAGATTGGTTGTTCCTAATAGGATATAGTCTCCCATTACTAGGTTATCCATTTTTAAGTCCTTTTACGAACCTCGAATACCCTATGCGATCCGTATTCCTCTACGATGTATGAGCGGTTCGTTATATTAAGTACAATCCCCTGAACTAAGTGGTTATTACCCTCCTCAACATAAAAGTAAATCGACTCCCCCCATTGTATGTTTTGGGATAGTAGCACAGCTTCCTGTACTACTGACCGAGTGCAACCTTCCCTATAGCTTTGGATGGGGGTGTACATTCTCGGATACCAAGCGTACACATCTTCAAACTTTATGGTCTTCAGCTTACTGCTCGAAGTAGCAGTAGCGGGTTTTCTATAGGTTAGGAGTTTGTGTTCGGTTAGTACATTCGTCACAAGACAAACCACTATATCATTCGTCCCTACAAGTAAGTAGTCACCTGTCTTTATGTTCTCTATTTCCATTTCAACCTCTCTGTTCAGCTACTCGCCTTGTCCCTATATAGACTTACACCCTTCTAAGGAGTGAGAAAAATGTGGTTCGAGTATGATAAACCCCCCTCTAAATCCTCCCTATCTGAGTACGACTTCGTTAAGGATAACACCCTGTTTATCTCCGCTAACACTTGGATAGAAATCACCGAGTCGTTCAGTCAGCAAGAGATAACCGACCACCTCATAGACATCATCAAGGATCTTCCCTTCCCCCACCGCAAGTACACCGAAGATGTGCTTATCCAAAACTACAAAGCACTTCGTGATGAAGACTTATCCTATGAGCTGGGAGAGTGGAGTTCTCCACGCTTAAACTCCAGCGTAGAGCTTCTCTACATGGGAAAGCCCATCTATCTTAGAGGCACAAACAATGGGATGTGGGTCTCCAATAACTATACCCAAGAGTTCCGCATGGAGTGTGGTTATCTAGGGAAAACAGATAACTCCCCCATGCACGAATGGAAACACCCCCAAAAGGGCAAGTCTAACTTCCTACGCTGTCTCTTCGGCATCATAGCCGAAGAGATAGTCCCACGCGGAGGTGTACAAACCGATGTGCTTCATAGAGCCTTGAAGATGCACACCTATATGGCAAGTCAGTTCAAACCCTCAGTCGCCAAGAACATCTACGATTTCTTTGACGCTAAGAAGGTCTTAGATTTCTCAGCAGGTTGGGGGGATAGGCTCGTTGGGTTCTTAGCGTCATCTACTGCTGAGAGCTACATAGGCATAGACCCTAACACCAAACTCCACACCCCCTATCAAAACATCTACGATTGGATAACACATCGGTTTGAAATGGATAAGAGGGCTTGTTTTATTTGTTCACCCGCTGAAGATGTGAGCTACACCGAGCTTGATTACGACTTTGTTTTCACTTCTCCCCCATACTTCGACATAGAGCGATACAGCAACGAGCCCACACAGAGTTGGATAAAACACCCAACATTGGATAAGTGGCTCGATGGATTTTTATTAAAGACGCTAGGGGGGCTTTATGCTGGATTAAAAGAAGGCGGTCGTATAGCCGTGAACATATCGGATAAAAAAGGCGGTGGTGAGATATGTCAACCCATGTTAGACTACATGAAGTCTATCGGGGCAACCTATGAGGGAGTCATAGGGTACAAAATGCACAAGCGACCTGGTACAACACAAACTCAGCAAGTAGATGTCTTTTGTGAGCCTGTGTTTGTGTGGTCTAAAGGATATGCTCCACCGCCCTTGTGGAATGGAAAGTCGTTCTTTTAGTTCAACGCCACACGGAGGGGACATACTCGAAGGGGATCTTGTTCCTTGTGAGCAACGCCTTAAACGACTCAAAGTCTAGGTTGGAGATATTTCCAATAGAGTCGAGTAAGAACCACAGCTTACGCCTCGCCGCAGGGGTTTTAGGCTGATAGAACGCACTCGTCCCCTCAGAGTAGTCATAGTCATCCTTTAACTTTGAGAACTGTGCTGACTCCCATTTCACAGATACATGGAAATCCTTACCTGTCATTTCAATGGGTCTGTAGTTAAAGGGCTTCACCTCTACAGCCTTGAGGGTATCCATAGAGGGCTTGTACACTTCCGCAGTTAACGAATAGAAGTCTGGTGTGATATGCCCTTTATTGGTGAGGTACTTCTCCGCCTTCTTTACAAGGAAAGTGAGTACCGCACGAATAAAGCCAACACAAGCATCGAAGTCGAGACGAGAAATGCCACCGAGTTTCTTAATGGCATCCTCTATGCTACTTGCATCAAATAAAGACACCCTATACACCCTCGACAACTGATAGTCCGTCCAACCGAGTCTCTCCCAACTCGCTTTCTTTACGGTAACACCCCTTAAACCTATAGGCATTTCGGTGAGCGTAATCCCCGCATCCTTCACCTCAAGCTGACAACCATTACCCATCAACTTCACAACGCCATTGCTCGCAATACGCCTACGACTTTGATTAGTAGAAGCAGTACGACCACCTTCTAAACGGGCGATACGAGCTTCTAAACTTCTTAATACATCACTTGCTGTTCTCATGTCATTACTCCAAGCTAGGGGGTTGGGTTAAAACCCATCACCTATCTCGGATAATAAATAGACTACAAACACATTTAGCGGATAGCTAACCTCCGCATTTCTATGACAGAAATACCCTCACCTTATCTACAACCGACTGCTCGTCTGAGAGAATATCAGATTCCCAAATCACAAGGCAATCAAGCCCTACCTCAGCGTAAGCCTCTATCGTGTTTCGCTCATGATCCTCTTTACTCATACCCGTCTTAGACTCCCCATGCCAATAATCTCCAAAACACTCTACAACCTTTGTAGCACCACGATAAGGATGATCTGAGTCTTCACTCACACAAACCACAAAGTCTGGGTTCTTGTAGCCACCAATAGATCCATCGAAGTTCTTCTTGCTAGGGAGAAATCTCCAATACGCCCCATTACCTGTAAATGTGAGCTTGTCGCTGTACGAGGCAACCCTCGACTCGAAGCCATTCATTCTATTTGCGACTAAGCCCAAAAAAGGTGTACCATACCTCTTTATGTTTGTCTCGTACTGTTTGTCCCTAAACTCTTGAAGCTGTAGTGGGTGTTCTACACCATAGCGTTCTAGGAAGGTTTCTTTAACCCTATCCCAATGCCCCTCGATACTACCAGGAAACTCAACCCCATATCTATCCATCATCACAGCCCTAATATCGTCTTTGCCCTTTTGTGAGGCGAAATAGTGGCTACCATAGTTCTCAATCATCGTTTTGATTTGCTTCTGCCTAAACTCCTCCACAGCACTTGTGTAGGGTACTCCATACCGCTCCATATTCGTGGCTACGATCTTAGCCTTTACCTCATCACTCATACTAGGATTAGGCACACCATATTTATCCATATTCGTAGCCTCGATCTTAGCCCTAAGTTCATCTGAACCCAATAGCGTTCCACCATAACGATCAAGGTTAGTCGCTTGAGTTTTAGCCTTAACCTCATTGTTTTGCTGAGGGTTGACCGCACCATATCTCTCAAGATTTGTCTGCTTAATCTTATCCTGTACACTCTCCCACGCAAACGGATTTTCCTTACCCTTTAAGACAGGTCTCTTACCCTCAAGAGCATCTTGTACTTTTTCAAATACGAGACTCTCCTTTGAAAAAGGGTTTTCTGCACCATATCGTTCTAGGTTCGTTTGCTTACGCTTCTCTACAGACTCTTTGTTGTGGGCAGGGTTAGATACACCATAACGATCAAGGTAAGTATTTCTCCTTCTCGCATTAGCAATCGCCTTTTGATCCCTACCTTTCCACACATCACACCCACTCTTGTGCCTTTTCATTTGTGTATTGGATGTAGAGTTGTGACCACATACACAGGGTGCGATAGGTTCAGGTTTCCAATCTGTCCAACACACCTTGCGGTGTCTCCCACTAATAGTTGGAGTACTGAACTCTTTTTTACAATATGGACAAACAGCCATAAGTTAGCCCCTTCTTAAAGGTAAAGGTTAATCTAACTTATAGAAAGTCCCCCCACATGAAGCCCAAATGAGTTACTAAAATAACCTCTTGAAGTGCCTTTAGACCACACTCAAAAATGCGGATAACATATCGTAAGTAACTATAAACAAAGGGAAAACCAAAAAGTTTCTGGGACCAAGAACCCCTCGACCCACATGGGGTCCGAAGGCTGAACGGATACCGATGCCATATTTGGGTTGTTGTAGTCCACGCATGAACTTGGTGGTTCGTGTTTTGGCTTCTACGCTGGACTGCCACATGGCTTCGGCACTAGATTTTAAGCCTTCGTACTTGGAGCTACGCTCCAAATCTAAGGATATGCCGCCGATGGAATATGTGTTGTGGGCGAGTATTCCATTAGCGAGTACAAAGTTCTCGTTTTTGGGTACACATAGGTCATAAGTGTGTTCACAATTTTCTTCTAGGGTAATGTTTGTAATGGCACACTCTTTAACTTGCTCTCCCTCCACGATAACGAGGGTATCCCCCACCGAAAATTGGTCTGTCTCAATGGGCTTAATTTTTCCGCTTTCTAGTGTGAAGAGGGAGTGGTCTTCGGTGGCTATAACAAATTGACCATTATCGAGTTCTATTCTAAGTATCTTCTTATGCGGTGTGTGGTGCTTCATCACATCAGAGATAACTTGGTATTTTACTTCGCTGGTGTCATTGTCTACAGACAGTACTTTAAGCTCCCCATTTAAGAAGGCTTGTTTTATTGTTTGTTTGATTTGATTGTCCATCACACGCTCCTTTGCTTTATTAGAGTTTTTATTTTTTCGAGACAGATATGGGGTGCGTTGTAGATCTCGTGTTCTTTTATTCTAAGAACAGCCCATCCTAGTTTAGAGAGGTTTGTGTTTTTGGACTTATCGTTTCCAGATATTCTGTCGGTTGGAGCAAACCCACATATTTCACATCCATGCCAATAACAACCGTCAACCTCTATGGCGATTTTGAGGTGGGGTATGGCCTCGTCTATTTGATAGTAAGAAACATTGTGCTCGGTTTGAGTCTCTATACGCTCTGAAACGAGGATCTGTTTGAGAGCCTGATGTGGTTTTGTGAAGGTGTGTTTGATGTATTGTCTAGCATTCTTAATGCTGTCTAGAACTTGCTCTCTATTTTCCTCTTGCCATTTTTGTATTTTTTCATGGTGGGTTTTAGTAGCCCACATAGCTTTGGACTTATTGCTCTTCTTGCAGATAGATACTGGGTTTTTATTGGATTTCCTTAGGGATTCCTTAATCCGATCACCTATCTCACTTTGTTGCATCTTTGCACTTGCTTGACTGATCTTTTTCCTTGTCTCCTCTCCTTGAGGTGTTTTAAACCTTTCTTTTAAAGTGTTAGATTGTTTAATCTTTTGCTCTTCTGACTTCTTTTTGTTTCCCTTCGTAAAAGCACACATAACTGGAGCGTCCGTGTACTTTTCGAAGTAAGATTTAAGATCCAAACCCGAGCAAGCCCTTAAGTGTTTTGTGGTTATTTGGGCGAGCCTTGAACCACATTCTTTACAGAGAACATAATGCTCGTTCTCTTTTAGTAGATTAAAAGAGCTGGATTCAATTAGTGGTAAATTACCGACTGAAGGTGAGGTCTTGAGAATACCTTCAGTAATCAGGCTCCTTATGTGCTTTTGATTGAATCCATACTCTTGGATTATATCTTTTTGCTTTATTAGCATTATGACCCTCCTTTTATTATTTCATGGAGTTCCTCAATGGTGAGCTTAACCTTCTGACCGTTGGGGAGCAACACTTCTAGCTCTGTATCCCCCCTAACCGAGAACTCGTCCACTATCCAATTTGCTTGTAGAGCCATAGCAGCGAACTGAATGGCACCTTGCAGTATAGGGGTTCTCCAAGCGGGCTTTTGAGCGATGAGCTGATCTAGGCTAGATATATCTTCGGTCTCAGGAGGTTGCATATTCCACCAGTCTAAAGACCGCTCAAGGTACTCCAACATTTCCTCGTCTTCCCACACTTGTCCGAAGACGCGATTGTAGTTGTTAATGTGGGACTCGTTCTCAGGTGGGCGGAAGTGATAAAATTTATCTGGGTTAGTGTCACGGACCAGCATACGGAGCTTCCAAACCATTGACTTTTGACCCTCAGTCATAGAGGTTCCTAAGACGGTGCTGTCGGATACCACCTCGAACTCTTGCACGACCGTTTGAGCGGGAGAGTTGACTAGCTCCTTGAGTGTCCACCTTATCCTATATCTACCAAAAGTAGCTGTGGTGGGTATGCGTACTGAGGCATAGTACTCGCCCACGGAAGGGTTCTCAGGTAGGCGGGCAGGGTCACCTATAAGCACATCGGTTTCAGGTGGACCTACATCTACGAAATAGAGGGCGTAAGTTATCTCAGCCGCATTGGATACATTTCCTGCCGAGTTGGTGAGGAATATATCCAAGTCGCCCCGCCCAAGTATTTGATTCCTCTTAAAGACGACTGCCATGAGCGTACTCCCATAATGGATAAAGGCTATCCATTATGGGACTCATAAAGGGATTATAACATCTAGAACCTATCCGCCCCCCTCTCCATTCCCCTTAGTTGGCTACCTCTTTGGTGAGGTCGAGGTATTGGCTGAACACCTCACCGAGCAGGGTTGTCAAGTCTTGTATGTTATGAGCTATCTCTACAAAGCCCTCTACATCGTCACAACAAGCGTTAAAGAGGTCGGTGTCCTTGATGAAGTAGTATTGATCGTATAGGTCGGAGAGGGAGAGGGCATGAGCTTGAGCCACAGCGAGGTCGAGAGACTGATGGAGACTAATCCATTTGTTGTTCAAGCTCTCGATTTGGTCGAGGTCGAGTCCATAGTGGACATTGGTGAGCGTTCCGTTCTCATAGGTAGCTGTCTGTCCATAAGCATCTGTCAGGTAGAGGTTATTGCCGTTCTTGACCCAATGGATAGAGTCGTTGTCCCACTCGATGCTACCTTGAGCTTCGACCATCTTGAACTTGAGGGTGCCGTTCTTGACGGAGGCGAACTTAGCTCCAGTGAGCATGGGGGGGAACTCCATCTTCTTGGCGGTCTTCTTGATGGAGATGGTGTTGCCGTTCTCGATGGCGAGGAACTTGAAGGTGCTGACTGGGTTGCTGGCGAAGCCGAGGTTCTTCATAGGCTTTAGGTGTTCTCTAGCGGATCAAACGCCCACTCGTTGTGAGTGGTTGAAGCGTATCCGTCTCTCTTTCACCTACTAAACACACCTAGAGAGCTTTTTCTTTTCTGCTCTAGAACTTTTTTTCAGATTTATTTTTTGCCCGCCCCCAACCGCCACCCCTCAACATAAGACACAGAGGGGTTTGGGATAAAAGTTTTAGCGTAGACGCTCACCCGTTTTCAGTCAAGCATAATTTTGAAACTCCCTCCCGTAGAGGACTCTATGTTCCAGACAATACGGAAAATTAAAGCATTGCCGCCCCCCACCGGTCGAACAACAATCTTGTTTATATTCCCAAGTCTTATCTCCCAAGAATCTGGCTCGCCTAAATTATTTTCCCACATAATATGTGTGATTGTGGCTTCAACCATCGCCATCATATCTTTGGATAAATTATCGTATCCTGGGGCTGACTTTAGACCGCCTGATGCGACCTTACTTTGCTCAAGGCGAGCGATACGAGCTTCTAGGCTTCTTAACACTTCTGATGCTGTTCTCATCTTACTTACTCCACAATAGGGGTTGGGTTAAGGGTTTCTCAACCTATCCCCTATCTTGGAGTATAAATAAACTATTAAAATGAAAGCTCACCAAGTGTTGGTTATGGAGCGGATAATGGCTTCGCATACAAGATAGGGGTCAGCATTGGCGTTGGGTCTGCGATCCTCAAAGTACCCATAACCGACTCTTTGGGTTTCTAGGGGGATGCGTATGGAGCAAGTGCGGTCAGATACACCCCATTTGAACTGATCATAGCGGCAGGTTTCGTGATGACCTGTGAGTCTTATTTCATAGCCTGCTCCGTAGCGGGCTAGGTGTTGTGGGACGAACTTTCCAATGTTCTCAACCGCCTCGATGATTTTAGAGTATCCATTTGGACTTCTCATTTCGAGAGTAGAGAAGTTGGTGTGCATACCAGCTCCGTTCCAATCGCCTGTGATGGGCTTAGGGTCTAGGGTAGCGGAGATGCCATATTCCTCACCTACGCGGTAAAGAAGCCAACGGGCGAGCCATAAGAAATCTGAAGCGTCTAAGGCGTTGACATTTGGACCACCGATTTGAAACTCCCATTGCCCTGGCATAACTTCAGCGTTGATGCCTGTTATGGGTAGTCCTGCTTGGAGGCATAGCTCTAGGTGTTTTTCAACGAGGTCTCTACCTGAAACCTCATCTGCACCAACACCGCAGTAGTATGGACCTTGAGCGGGAGGGAATCTACGCTCTGAGGGGAAGCCGAGAGGACGAGAGCCATCGTAAAGGGTGTACTCTTGTTCAAAGGCGACCCATTCGTCTTGCCCTTCAAACACATAGAGTACTCTTTTGAGTTGTTGGCGTGTGTTGGTGGGGTGTGATGTGCCATCAGCCATAAAGACTTCGCACAAGGCGAGGTAGCTACCTTCGCCACGGAGGGGGTCTTTAATGACTTTAACGGGCTTTAGTAGGCAATCAGATGATTTGCCCTCGGCTTGGTTTGTGGACGACCCATCGAAAGACCAAAGGGGTAGGTCATCGGGTGAGGGTGTTTGAAAACCGCTGAGGTCTATAACATCTTTGCGTTCGGGTATGACTTTAGTCTTAGACCTTACGCGGGCTGTGGGGTATCCACCATCTATCCAAATGTATTCGACAATCATGTTCGTATAGCCTTGTTCTAGGGTTCTTATCCAATATAAGCTCCCCTAGAGTACTATACGCTATAAAGGGTTAAAGACCTATTAGGGAGCTTCCTTAACGACTAAAGTGGAACCTTTCTGCCAAATGTCTAAGACCTTGACGGTTCTATTATTTGTCGTCATCTGTTTTGGGTATCCATTCGTTTATGACTTGGGGTAGGGTGACATCCTTTTCGCTTTTGGTCTTGATGGGGGGTTCACCGTTGACGAAAATGGATAGTCGGTTAATGACGGCATTTTGGAGTTCGAAGACTTGTTCGCGTAGGAGTTGCATTTGTATCTGTGCATCTCTCAGTCGGGCAATAAGTGCGGCTCTGTCTGCGTTAGCGGTGGCGAGTTTATCCTTTAGCTCTTCGACTTCGGAGGGGTCACGACCGCTTGCGATGGCGAGCATAGAGGATATGCTCCCTGTGAGCATCCCTATGATGCCGATGAGGATATCCCTGTTTTGTTCTACGATCTGCACATAGGATAAGAAGATGATGAGTAGGACGATAAGGAGCATGAAGACCACGCTTGCCCACCAGCCCCTTTTTGCTTTTTCGGACTGAGTGAACTGCTTGTGGTTTGCGGATACGGAGTACGATTTTTGGTTGTCTGATTTTTGGTCGTTACCTGATGACCCATTACCTGACATGAGCTTATTCATTTAGTGTTCCTCTGTATTTTTGAGAGATATTGGATAAGTGCTTCGAGGTAGACTTTTAAGTCGTCTAACCAATCGAAGCCTTTGATTCCTAAAACATCTCTTAAAAATGGATATCGCAGTACATAATAATAAATGATAAAAATCCAGACGAGTACAGATAACTTTGAGAGCTTATAGTAGACGATGAGCATCCGTTCTTTGCGGGTGAGGTTGACCCAACGGACTTTGATTCCGGAGTGGGAGACCCTTTTAGCTTTTTCGGAGTCTGGTGGTGGTTTCAAGCATTCGAGGGTTTCACCGACTGCATAGATTTCTTGTGGTTGCCAAACACCTTTGAACTTGTATCTACCTACGCACACATATCTTGTACTTGGGGGAGTGTCTTTATTGGTACGGAAACGGATAACAGTCATGGCTTCTCTAGTAAGCAGAACTTGTCCTGCTTGGCAGAGGCTCATGGTTCTAGCTGCTATGTTTTTGGCTAGACCTTCTAGTTCTATGCGTTTGGCGTTGGCGGCAACCCATACATCGTCTTGGTGTACTTCTACGACTACATCCCAATGGATACCTATCCTTGCACCTATACCTGTCTTAGCAGGTATGGTTTTTTGATAGATAAGGGCGAAGTTTACAGCGTCTATTACATTCTCAAAGGAGCAAAGAAAGCCATCGGATCTGTCTATTTCTCTACCTCTAAATCTAAACAGAAGGGATCGTGTGGCTCTGTCGTGGTTTTGGAAGTGTAGAGCGGCATTTTTTGCCCCATGTTTTTGGACAAAAGCGGTGCTACCGATGAGGTCTAGGAGCAGAATGGCGAGCTTACGCTCGGTCATTTGTACATCTGCACCTACAGGCTTTTCTCCTTCAGTCCCTACAGGAAGGTTTTTCAATCTTTAGCCCTCCTTATACTCCCTTATGTACATAAGGTGGAGGGTTATAAATGGATAACTAAAGCTAGTATCCTCCCGTCTTGAACCAACCGCTTCCTTTTAGGATAAACGAACTCTGGCTGATGATCCTTTCGGTTTCACCTGAGCATTTTTCACAAACGGGTGGTGCGTCCTCAAACTTCTGTTGTTTGGTTTGGGTGTGTTGGCAGTTTGTGTCTTTGCACTTAAATGAGTATCTGGGCATTATTTCTTTTCCTTATCGTTCTTGGGTTGGGTTTTTGTGATCTCAGAGGAGCGGATATTTCTCAATATTCTGTCTTGGTGTGAGATAAGGTTTTCCAAATCTCTTCTTACCCTTCTTAATAGGGCAGTATCCAAGTTCGCGTTCTTATACTTAGACCTACTTAGGACTGAGGTTATTCGCATAAGAGCGATGCTCAAGTCTTCAGTGTCCTTTTTCACCTCTTTTAAGGGATCGTCTGACATGGTTAAAACTCCAGATAAGAATATCATCACCGCATTATACTTGTTTGTAAGGGAGTACTTCAATATGACAAGCAGTTCGATTGCTCCAGTGGATAAGACACAACCTCATTTCTGTATGTACACGATGGGCGAGCAGAAAAAGGATTGTTTTAACATCGAACTTGAGAAGCCCACTTGTTTATCCAATCTCGACCCTATTAGTTGGGGGGATTGGGCGAATATGTCTCTCCAAAACAACCCCCTCTCCCACGGTTGTTTATTTTGGGGGGTGGTACATTTAAACTTCCCCACAGAGACACCCAATCCCCATGCCTTTTTAGCTATTTACGAGAGGGGTAAGCCTGTTATTTGTTTTTACTCCACCCTCGGTTTTAGCGAGCCCTTGAAGTTCTTGCCGTCTTCTTATTTATTCCCCGAGGGATGTTTTGATTTTGTAGACCACCTCTTAGAGTTCGCCCCTCAGTAAGTTTCAACCCCTAGTGGAAGGGTTCCAGTTTCCAATACGGGCATCGTAGTGCTTAATCTCTAGTTCTAATGAGTGTATATGGTTCTCAATAACCCCTGCTTTTCTGAGTTTCTCACTCTTAACTGTTATGACTTCTTCCCTAGCCGCCTCTAGTTCTAACCTCAGCTTCAAAGATCTTTTTTCTTTGATCGTATCCTCCAGAAGCCTCTTTACGCCCTGTAGTCCTTCAACGGAGTCCTCTACGGGAGGGAACCCTGTACCGAAACAACCCGTAGAGGTTGTCCAATGCCTTATTATTTTATATCCGTGCTTTCGAATCATCTTATTAGCTGTGTTGACGGACCATACTTGAAAACAACCAGGACAAGTCCCTTCGTCTGCTCTCAATGTAGGTTTCTCGGTTGTGCCTACAAATGAGCTACCCAAATAACTCTTTGCCTTTTCCACTCCGCCTTCCTTCACCACAAAGGCGATGAGCTTACTCAAGTCGAAGGATTGCAAACTATCCGTAATAGATAAGGTTAACTTAACCTTAGAAGATCCGCTAGATACAATCAGATTTTTAACGCCCTCTAAATAAGAGACATCATACCGTACATAAGTACTCCCAGATACTTCAAAAATATCAACCTTCGAGGGGTCGAACACAAAGGCTATTTTTCCAAAAGGGATGCTCTTGGGCTTTGATCTGCTTACTGAAATGTTTGGGTCTTGTTCGTGTGTCCTTATTATGTGGCTTACAGCGGAGTTGGCACTCGCATTGTCCACCCTGTTCCTAAAAGGGATTGTATGTTGATCATGTTGTAACGACAATCTATTGAAATCTATGTTGGGGTACAAACTTGGGAGTTGCTGATACAATCTGTTTATCAAATCCGACACTTCTTGTCTTTGTGCGACTTGTGTAGAATCTTCGGTTTTAACCCCGTATCCCAAAACGGTGAGAGCCTCTTGAAAGTGGTTTAGATTACCAACACTTGGCATCTTACTCGTCCTTGAGTGGTTTGCCAATGCTTGTATCATACCCTGTGCAGATGGGGATAGGCTATCACTAGCCTTACGCTCTAAACGAGCTAAACGATACTCAAGATTTCTTAAAACTTCGGATGCTGTTCTCATATTCATTACTCCAAGTTAGGGCATATCCTAACTGGAGTATAAAAAGATTATCAGTAAGTGTGATCCCAAGATAGCCTAGCCTTACCTCGGAGCTTCTTAACAGCCCTCTCCGCTCTCATGGCTTCAGATCTGTTTGCATAGGTGCAATAGACACACATAAGCACCCACGGACGATACTTAGCTGTGTACTTAGCCCCACCAGCGATTTCTCCGTTGTGTTGCCTCAGTCGCCTCTCCACATTCGTCGTGCAACCCACATAATAAAAACCCTCTGCTGGCTTACCCTTCGCTGTGGTTCTCGGCATCTGACTTTGGATCACATAGACATACCACATAGCATTCCTCCTATAATGGATAAGTAGATAGGACACCTATCCATTATAGAGACTATCTGTGAAGCTGTCTGAGATATAGGTCGGCTATTTTTTGTGATGGACTCATGGGCTGTGTGGATCCAACCCTTCTTAGACTCGCCATGATTTGTCTGCCGTCTGCGTCTACCTCACGCTCAATCTTGAGAGCAGGTCTTCTGACTAAGTAGTTGGGCCACTTCTCAAACCACTTGGCGTAGAACTCGTCTTCCGCCACCTCACGAGTTGTCTTATCGGGGTTTGGGATATTGGGGTCTGCCACATGGACTATGTAGTTGCCCTTCTCTCCCGTCACATCGAAGATGAGGCTTGCATGGCTCCACTCTCGCCCCTCAGGGTTCCAAGCGATGAGGACTGGGTGTCCAGCGTCTGTCCACTCTTTGACTTGAGTGAGCGTAGCGGGAGTTGTGAGCGTTGCTCTACAACCGAAGTACTGAGCACACGCTAGGACTTCTTCCCATCGAGCCCCTTGCATGGGTTTTGCACCGATGACCGAGTTTACTTCGTCTTCGGTGCATTTCACTCCTACTGCATTTAGTGCCATACAGGTGGAGGTGGCGACACAAGAGAACTGAGTTCTTTGGCGGATAGGACTTACATCTGCTTTGGCTAATCTTCTCATGCTAGTAGTCTCCTACTTGGACTTATGCTTATCCAATAGGTGATGTATAGAGACTCTAGTAGATTTATCCAATCACTACGCAGTATCCAGAGCTTGGGTACTGCTTCTTTAAGGATTTCCAGACCCTATCCGCTTGCTCGGAGGTGGAGCCTCTAACGCTACATTTTTCTGGTATAATAACGAACGGCTTTCCAATCTCTTTCAGCCATCCTTTTATGAGTTGATTGTAGATTTCTGATCCAATGCCTTTTCCGTGATATTCTTTATTTAGGCTCACCACATTTACTTCGAGTATCCGTATGTCTTCTCCGTCCATGACTTTTGGATACTCGTAGCTAATGTCGATGAGGTCATCGGAGCAGGCGTAGGTGTGGACTACCTCCAACATGGATATGGAGTTTCCATAAGCCCTAGCAAGACCTATAGACTCACCATCGTCTTTCACCTCTACAAACACATTAGTTGGTGTTGTGGATATGGAGTAGGTGATCATTTACTCTTCTTCTGTAGTGGTAGCGGTCTTCTTACCCCCTTTTGCAGAAGTCGAAGCACTAGATGAAGGGCTAGACTTGGTTGAGTACTTTAGCTCCATCTCCACAGCGTAGAGCTTCTTCTCTAAGTTCGACAGATCGGTGTCTACCTTGCTTTGAAGAGCGTCTGTTTTGCTCTGCACAGCGTCTAGCTTTTTGGATAAGCCATCTTGCTGTGTGGAGAGGGTGTCGAGCTGTTTTGACGCATTATTGGATAGTGTCTCGATCTCGCCTTTAAGAGTTCCGTAGGTCGCTTGAGCGATATCCATTTTCTCTAGATACTTTTTGCCCAAGAAGCCGACCACAAGGACAATGGCAAGCCACACATTGTCTCCAGCTAGGCGAACTACTTGTACAAGGTCTAGATCTCCGCCTTGTGTGTTCTGTTGAACCATTGGCTGTTGAACCATTGGCTGTTGTTGAGGGACACTTACAGGCTGATAAGTCTGTGGGGTGACAGCCACCACAGGTACTTCTACGGGCTCTGTATCGCCAACAGAAGGTGCTTCCTCCTTAGAGGCATGGAGGAACTTGCACTCGGACAAGTCCGCCACCTTTGTCTTTCCGTCTATGACCCAAAGGTTGCCCTCACGAGTGATGACGGGGTTTTTGGTTTTGATTACGCAAGTCATTTAGCCGCCCCCGATCTCTCGTCCCACCTTGCACCCTGCTTGTGTCCTGTAGCCTCACTTCTGACATCGTAGTGACAGAAATCGTCATAGACACCCAAGCCCCCATTGTACACCTTGCCCTCTTTGATGAGCTTGGTGATGAGGGTGTGTACTTGTGTGGAGGTCATACCCTTGATTTTGATATCAGCGGCGGCGGCTTGTAGGTGGAGGGACTTGTCTTTCCCACCCACTGCCGCGTTGCGGGCGGCAGAACGATAACCACTTATGATGGTTATAGGTGCGTTAGCCGCTTCTCGGATAACCTGTAGGTTTTCCAATAGAAGGGTCGCGTTAGCCATAAACTCAGGCGGGATTACATCGTAGAACTCAAGCTCTGAGTACTTGAAGTTCTTAGTGCAGGAAATATTTGTCTTTTGATCTTGAGAGAGGGGTGACGACATGACTTACACTCCTATTGGGTTGTGTAAGTCCCCCCTATCATAAAAGGTTAATGATAAATATGTCCGAAGTCTGGGCAGTCACCACGGATGTCGAAGAACTCAGCTTTGGGGTTTTCGTTCTTTTCGAAGTCGATGAGGTCGAACTGATAAGACGAGACATTGTCTGACCCCTCGTTTTTGTAAATAGTAACGAGGACAACCTCAGTGTTGTCCTCTTTGATTAAGATAGCCACCATCACGAAGCCTCCCTTCTCTAACAGAAGGTGTCTAGTGTAGTCCCCCCAACAGCAGATATCGGCATGGACTTCCTCTGGAGCTTCGAGCCGTACTAGACCTTGAGAACCACCGAGTTTGAACATATACGGAGGCATATCGGATAGTTTTGGTGATTCTGGGCTGACGAGTATCCCTCGAACTGCTTTTAAGATTTCCGCATTTGATGGGAGCATATAACCAACTTTCTATTAAGAGCAACGACAGCAATATTACCCATTATAGCTATCTAACGAGGATAAACCCGAGAAAAAGAAAAAGGGCTGATTTCTCAGCCCTTTTATGGGTCCTCTGGGGCTCGAACCCAGAACTAACGGATTAAAAGTCCGCTACTCTACCGATTGAGTTAAGAACCCTTGTTGTAGCCCTTATACCACATAAATCAAACCTAGCAAAAAAAATAGTCCAACCCCTCGCCAACTCCCGAAGGTTGACTGAGGGGTTGTGGGGTGGAGCGACTTCCCTGTCTATCTGAGTCCACATAACGCCCCTGTGTCGCCATACTGCTTCCCTTATCGTCTCCCCCTATAGGTTGGGTTCAGAACCTCCCAACCTATAGGGCTTATCTAGCTTGCTTAGACACATTAAACACCTAGAGTCAGGATCTAGGTGCTTGGGGCTAGACAGATCGATAAAGATATACATTTAGGTGTAAGCCCCTAAATGACGCATACCATCACCGCTTACTGCGTTTAAGGTGGCTTCTAGACCCCTTAAAGTGCCACCTACAGGATTTGAACCTGTGACATCCTGTTTACAAGACAGGTGCTCTACCAACTGAGCTAAGGGGGCGTGTGCTTACCCTTATACCAAACCCCTCCCCCTCAAACTCAAATAAATTTATCTAGTATCGGCTTTCTGTCCTTTGGGTGGAGCTTGCAGTTAGAAAGATACGAGAACGGAACCCATTTCCACTCGTCATTTTCGTTATCCAATATGGGAGTAAACTTAGTCGATACTTCTGCCAAATAGAGCGTGTACCCCGAGCCATACAACTCGTCGTAAATCTGAAAAGGAACCTTCTCCACTCCAATCAAGTTCTCTGAAGGATCTCCCCCTACCTCTTCGTAGAGTTCACGCATAGCTGTTTCGTAGTGCGTCTCCCCGCCCTCGGTTTTACCTCCAGGGAAGTTCCAATATCCGCTCCATCTGTCCTCTGTTTTGGATACCCTTCTTAGAATCAGCGTGTCCCCACCGCTTATGAACATAACACCTGCACCCATAGCGACTCCTTTTATGTTTAGGTTGTAGGTTTTATTACCATAATAAACCTTTTATGTTTTTTCAGCCTAAACAATCGGAGAGAAAAAGATGAAGTACTTATATCACTACGAAGCTGAGGTGTTATCCGTTTACGATGGGGACACCTGTACCCTACAGATTTGCTGTGGGTTCGATATGTACACAAGGGTGACTTTTAGACTCACAGGCATAGACACCGCTGAGATGAAGTCCAAAGACCCCTTAAAGAAAGAGGCAGCTCTACAAGCTAGAGACCACCTCAGAAGTCGTATCCTCGGCAAGAAGGTCATCGTCAACACTAGAGAGCGAGAGAAATACGGAAGGTGGCTTGGATACATTTGGGCAGACGAGGGACAAGATGAACTAGGGGAGTCCATCAACGACGAGATGATTCGTCTCGGTCATGCCAAGCCCTACGATGGTGGTAAGAAAGAATAAACTGCTCTATAGAGCTTTAGGGGAGGGTACTAAGGGTATTAGCTTATCAAAGCCCTTAAAAGCAGACTTGTGGGTTACATCATTACTTTTAATCAGTGTGTCGCTATAGTTATCAGAGTCGTTTAAGACGCTAACATCTGCAATACCACAGATGTAAAAATCTAGTCCCTCCTTCATTACGATCACTTGAGGGTACTCGTGCTTTTTAGCCGTGATAGAAGGTTTCTTCAGCAAAGGATAGTCGTACTGATCCCCCTCTTTAGACCCAGTCTTAACGCCTATGGATAAACCACCACGCTCTAGATCTGGACTGTCGAAGTCAGCAGACTCACCCACAGAGAAATCTACCACCTCTCTGTGGTCTAACCCAAGATACACACAGACTGCTATCTCACCTAGCTTTCCTGTAGTATGCCTCTTCCTTATAGACCCACCATCGTTTTTGTACCCACCCTCACCCCTCTTTTTCTCTATGATGGGTGAGACCATCTCGGATACATACTGTTCAATATCTTCTGTTAGGGTGATTTTTGGTTTATCCGACACATATTTCCAAATAGTATGTGGGTTGTTTTGTGACCACCTTGATTTGTTTAGCCTCTCCGCCCAATCGCCATTCTTGTCCTCATCCCCCAAGCTCTCTAGAATCTTATCTAAGCTCACGCTGACCTCCTTTGGTTTCTCGTAGTTATTATGGGATTTAGGTGCTTAATAATTTGTTTATATACCCACAAAACATTGTCCAAATAACCCCAACAAGAGAGTATATAGAGTATGCCCCTAGTCCATCAGCACATCGTTGTCCGCTCCCATGTCATGAAGCCTCCCATGAGCGAGGAGGAGACGAAGAACTGGCTCAAAGAGCTTATTTCTAAAATCGACATGAAGATCCTAAACGGTCCTCATGCGACTTATTTAGATAAAGAGGGTAATAGGGGTGTGACGGGCGTCTGCATTATCGAGACTTCTCACATTGCAATCCATGTGTGGGATGAGGAGTCTCCAGGTCTTATTCAGCTTGATGTGTACTCGTGTAAGGACTTCGACAAAGAGGTGGTGTTCAAGCACTTTGAGTGCTTTGAGCCTGTCTCGACCGAGTGGTTCATGCTCGACCGCACCGACAAGTTATCCATTACGGACGACATACAGAAGAAATGAGCGATCCTCGTTGTGTGATAGGTGCGGATGTAAAGCTCATCGAGAAAACCCCTGAGGGTTGGATTCTCGATGGGGCTGTGTATGTATCGGATATATCCGATTGCATAATCATGCCCTCACCACACGACAGAAGGATAGTCTTGTCCGTATTGGAAAAGAAGCCCATGCCCTCTAAGCCCAATAAAGTTATCCCTCCTCTACCCCCTTTACCACCTAGCTCTGTGGGTGTGGCTGAAGTACCCCCACCCCCTCCTCACTTAACGGAGTACCCCTTGTTAAGTGAGGAGATTGTAGAAGTCGTACAAGACACCTTATTGGATAAGTTAGGGGACAAGTTAGGAGAGAATATGTGGGCAGTAGGTTTAGCCATAGGTTTTACGCTGTTAAAGAAGTTAATGACTCAACAAGGTCAACAAGCGAGCAAGGCTCAAGAGGAAATGGATAAAAAGTGCAAGGGGAGGCACTCAGACTCAGAGAGCTATAAGGCTGAGATGGAAGCTCGCATAAAGGAGCTTACTGAGCAACTGCAAGCGAGGGACTTAGAGCTTAAGGGGTTCGCTTCGAGGCAATCCCTTAGAGCTACAGACGAGAGGTTAAAAGCCTTGTATGAGGAGTTCCATAAGTTCAAGAAGGAACTGCTCTTAAACATAGACGAGGACTAGCCTCAGTCCTCATCCCCTCAAGAGCCGTATTAGTATCCAAAGTCCTCTGAGTTTTGGGAGATGACTTTCTCGATTTGGTCGATGTGCTTTTTAAGCACCACTACTGAAACACCACGAGCCTCTGCCCAATCGTTCTGGTTTTGGAAAGTCTCGTCTACCTTGTCACGATAGATTTGGTAGCGGATACCCCCCTGCTCTTCACCGAACTTTTGGTTGAGAAGGCGTTGGACATGGTTAGAGACCGATTCAGCTTCGGCTATCTTTTCAGCCTCGGTGGAGTAGTCGGCATAGAAGTAGTCGGTTTCCGTTTTTTCAGGGTTGTCCTCGTTGGTTCGGATAACCTGCTTGGCTGAGTTTTCCGATATGTAGGCGTAGCGTGAGCCTCGCTTACACTCTTGTTGGGTCTTACGACCGCGTTGGCGTTGAAGAGCGTCTTGCCCCTCCACCATGCTCGCCCGCCAGATGAACTGCTTAAAGTGGTAGAAGATGCTGTTAAAGGTGGGGTCTTTGCCCTTAACCAACATTGGAGAGAGGTTGTCTTTCTCACACAGAAAGACAACAAAGTCGTGGTAGTAGTCCTCAAGGTCTTGCATTGCAAATGCGGTAGTGCTGTCCCTTGCCCCATGACGGAGGCAAAAGTCCTTGAGCTTCTCGTAGTTTACAGACTTGCCCCCAAAGAGCCAATTTTCAGTCGCGTTCGTCTTACGCTTTTGACCGAAAGCCTTTGGTCTCTTAACTTGAGATGTGACCTCATAAGATGCCACCTGTAAGAGCACATCCGACCAATGCTCTTCCTTGAGAGTCGCCCTTGAGATTTGAGCCTCCACTTGAGCGATCTGCTCTTTCAGAGCGTCCGCTTGGGCGTAGAGGCGGGTAAGAGTATCCTTTAAATTTTTCAACACTATGGGTCTCCTCGTACAGAGGGTTAGGTGTGCCTTAAGGGTTAGTCACCAGGCACGGGAGTACACATAGTAGGTACATCGAACATAAAAATCAAGTTCAAAATCAACCCCCCCAGAAAAAAGATCGTAGAGGTGTGGGTGTGGGGGGGAGACTCGAAAAAGATTTTTTTTTGTTTATACCCCTGCTCTTGCAAACGAAACCGATCTGAGAAATGGATACTTATAATGGATAAGCAACTACAACGAGTGGGCATGATGTTGGAGCTTAGTGGTCTAGCTGAGACCAACAAGCAAGCCTCAGAAATCTTAGGGCTGTTACGCAAGCAAGCTGGAGTAGACAAGTTCGCCATGATGCCGACGAAGTGGAAAGACTCAAAAAAGAGTTATCATGGCACGATACCCTTAGACTCTTTACAGGGTTATTTCGTTCAGATGTGGTGGGGTGCTTTAAAGAAGCTAGGTTTGACAACTCTTGAGTGTCCACCTACATCGGACATAAAGGTACTCAGTCGTGCTTTGGGTGCGTCCTCTTTGTTCGGTAAGCTCATTAAGAATCCGCTTCCAGATTCAGACCCTCGTAAAGTCCTTTGGGCTTCATTAAGGGAGGCTTGGAACAAGCACAGCACGGATTTCGAAACCTCTTGGAACAGGATTTTCGAGAGAGCTTATAACGCCACGAACTACATCAGAGGGGATAAAAGGATACCTGACTCTGAAACACGAACACAGCTTGAGATGGAGCAAGCCTCTGCGGTGTTCGATAGGTACTTTAAGGGCAATAAACTTTACACATTTGTGCAGAGTCTGAACCTTAGTAATCCCGAGTCTGTTTTTGAGCAAGCCTCGGCATTGGTGGTTTCTAATATCGCTAATGGGAACCACTCTTCAAAGTCAGTCTCTACAAAGCCCACGGACTTTGAGGCTCCAGAGGGTGGTGAGGCTTACAACTTCAGTGCTGAGGATGCCTTTATTCCTTACGGTTACACAAGGGACAGTGGCAACACTCCACTTACTGATGCTCAACTACAAACCAACCAACAGATTTTGGAGGAGGCGGAGAAGCAAGAGGATTGGGCCGAGCTTGTTCGTGATATGCAAAAGAACGATCCAGATTTCTACAAGGACTTAATGGATATTGTATCCGAAACTGTAGAGATCAAGAGGTTGTCTCCTGAGGCGGTTTTATCCACAAAGATTACTACTCTAGCACAGATGGAGATCCTTGCTACGCTCATAGACGACTGCTTATCGGCAGAATCTAGGGATAGGATAAAGAGGTCTGCTCTTTCAAGCATCAAGGCAGGCACATACGCGATTCTCTATGCGTATCTTGTGATGGCAGGTTTCACTTTTAGCACTCGTGAAGGGGAGAGCGTCACCATTAAGTTATCTGGAAACCCCTTCTTGGTTAACTACAGATCTTTCCAAAGGGATGTGGCAGTACCGCTAAGGTTAGCGGATGACTTTGAGAGGGTGGTCTCACGCTTGTGGGGGCTCATTGAGAAGTACATACCCAAAAAGCTCTTTAAGGCGGACTTAGAGACCTTTAGCACACAGATGCAGAAACTTGTGTTCGGTGGTGTTCACCCTGGTGTTGCTTTCCCTGAGATCACCCTAAAGGACAGCCGTTGGTTCTTGGTTTCTTGTCTTAAAGAGTTCATTCGTTTGAGGATGATTCTTGAAATCTCGGACGAGGATGTTTTAGAGGAGTTCGAGCCAGAGATGGATGGGGATTTGTGTATTAAGGCTCTTAGGGCTATCACGATTGCTCCCACACAGATTGTAGAGGAAGCGAGATTAGCCCTCATTAGTAGTATCGAGAAGAGAAGGTAAAATCCCTTATCTATTTATGATGACACCCATGTAGAGAAAACACACTCTTCGTGGAGTGACATCATATTATGAGTAAAGACTTACAGATCGCATATGCGTGTCCGCATTTGATACGATATGAAAGAGTTTCTTTGGACAGCGGTCGGTTTGTATCTGCCTCTAGTCCCATAGAGGGGGATAACCTACTTGTTCTTAGACGAGATGGTGTCGAACTGCCCGCTGAGGGACTCTTTAGGGAAGCATTTATCCAATGCCCTCTCAAAGGTCCTTATCGGATAAAGACGGATAAGAACTCTCTTACGCTTGTCTTGGAGGGTGGTGCTACATATCAGGTGTCTATCCCACCTAAGATTTACAGCACTACGGCACTCGTGACTTTACTTAATGGAAAGTTCGGTGAGATTTCTGTTTTGGAGGATAACTTATCGGTTCGTTTTACGGATGAGCAAAGGGGTGTTGGTTTTAGTCTTTATGGGACAGCGATGGAGAGCTTGGGTTTTGTGGTATCCAAAGTCAGAGCAAAGCCTTTACGCCTAACGCCCTCTTGGAAACTGCGGAAAAGCACAACTGGGGGTTATTTAGTAGCTTTCGATAAGCCTCTCGATCCGGAGGGCTTATTAGATGTCACCTATACGACCACAAAGAGCGAATGTCGTAGGTGCAACGCCACTGGGGTGGAGAACGACATAAGGTTCTCTATGGATGGTGATTTATCCACAATAGAGGGTTATGACTTATTGTATCAGAACATAGCAAAGACGCTTTTGACCATACAAGGGAGCAATCCTTATCACGAGTGGTATGGGTCGAACGCTGTAGGTTTGGTGGGTAAGAAGTCCACCACTGCTTTACCTTCTCTGATCCGACAGAGCGTTAAAGAGGCATTGGATAGATTTCAGGGTCTTCAGCGAGAGCAGGCGAAGTTACAGAGGGTATCTAATGAGGAACGCTTATTGAGCGTAGACAGCGTGACGGTGGAACGCATAGGGTCAGATGAGACATCTGTCTTGTGTACGGTCGTCGTTCGGGCGGCAAGTGGTTCGCCCGTTAACATAAACATTGTGTTTGCTGTACCTGGCAGTATTCCACTTGATGGAGATCTAAGATGAGCCTTTTTGAAATAATCAAACCTGATGGGGTTAAGACTTCCAATCCCTCTGTCGTTTACTCTACTCTCAAAGACGAAGTGACCATTAGGGGTAACATCGAGGGATACACGAGTATCGTCATAACTTTTAATGGAACCACCTACACTTCCACCGGTATAGACTCAGATATAAGCATATTGGATAACTCTTGGTTATTCCCATCTGTTGGTGGTATAGACATCACTCAAGGTACGAACTCTTTTGAGATAGTAGCCTCAGGTGTGGGTTTATCCAATAAGTCCATACGGCTAGACATAGTATCTCCAGAGAACGAGCAGATATCTCCACCTGCTCCACCCACGAACATCAGAGTTTCTCGTCTCCAAAACGCTGTAGAGATTTCTTTTAACCACTCGGACACATCCGTGAGCTATTACAATGTGTATGGCTCATCAGCAAGTGGTGGGGGTCTTAATGGATACTTTTTGGTAAACGCGGTTCCTTTAGATCCAGTGACTTACGGTGTGCGTGTTGAGCAGTCTACAACACTTGGTGACTTGAGTGTGGATTTGAGTCCACAAGATGCCGACCCTTTATTTGTGGGGGTGCAGGCGTTGCAGAGTTCTAGTTCTCAAACCTTATCTACTACTAGCTTGGGGGATATTGAGATTCCAGAGGGTGCTATAAGGGTGAGGGTTACCTCTGTGGTTTCTTCTCTAACTCTTAATGAGACAGTTAAGTTTAAGCACTCTAGGACAGCCACCCCCAACTCACAACCACCGACCTATCAGATAGGTGAGTTCTCGACCTTACCCGCGACTACTCCCATTTATTATGTGGTCACAGCAGTTAAAGTGGCTGACGATGTTGAGATAGAGTCCTCTTACAGCATAGAAGTGGCAGGACAGCCCATAGAGGTTCAATCCACCAATCTGAGCCTCCCCAATGTATCGGATAACGACATCACAACGAGTCTTATCCAATCAATCTACGCGGCGGACGAGGATGCGAGCGTTCAAGCTGGGTCTGCCATCCGAGACTTGATGATAGACCCTATGGTGTCTGAGCTATCTAGGGTGCGTTTTGTGTTGGACTACACCTATCGAGCCACGAGCTTTTTGAGCCTATTACGGATAGACGACCCCTTAAACACAGGTGCTTCCATTTCTGTGTCTGCGAGTTCTTACAAGCTCGCTCTGAAAGACGCTTTGTTTTTACAAACGGATGCTCAGACACAGAACCTCATAGACTCTTCCTTTGACCGACTTGCCTCTAACTTTGGCTTGTCCCGCAGAATAGGCGTAAAGGCGAGGGGAGAGGTGGTGTTTTATGTTTCCGCTAAACCCACCTACACTATATCAGTTCCTCTAGGGACAGTTCTGACAGGCGGTGGAGTTTCCTTTAAGACGACTGAAACGGATAGCTTTAGTCCAGAGAACGCATCGAGCCTCTACAACCCTATCCGTAAACGATATGAGCTTACTTTACAAATAGAGGCGATAAATGAGGGTTCAAGCGGAAATGTAACGAGCGGTCAGATCACACAAGGTGCTCCAGCAGGGTTGAGGGTTTCCAATACCGCACCAACTTTTGGGGGACAAGACACAGAGAGCAATAGTGATCTGTCCGCAAGAGCTTTGGGTTATTTATCTTCTGTGGATGTCGGCACTCGTAATGGATACTATCGCGTAGCACGAGAGACAGCAGGTGTATCCTCCGTCCTCATTATTGACGCAGACAGCCCCTACATGGTCAGAGATGATGGGATCGGTGGCAAAGTGGATGTGTGGGTAAGGGGTGAGAGCATAGCGAGTGTCACCGATGTGTACGCCCCCACCTACAAAACCAAACGCGGTGCTAGGTTCTTGCCCCTCATTAGCGAGGGGGCTTACATCTTCAAAGTGGCAGACATCTCGTCCCCCTCTATCTTTGAAATGATCGACAGAGAGGACTTGGGTCTTGGACTCCGTAACGCCACCACAAATGAGTTCTTCGACTTATCCAATGTGGTCATATCTAATGGGAATACAATCACATTGGATAGTTCGATAGTACAGCCCTCTTATGTGTTTGGGGATGTGATACTAGGTGACTATAGGTCTAGCACCTCGGCAAATATCGTCTTAGATAGACAGCCTGTAAGAGAAGTCTTATCCGTGGCGAAAGAAGATGGGACACTCTTGGGTTTTGAGTTTGTTAAAGCTGAAGACCCCTTGAGGCTTGGGCAGTCAACTAGAGCTTCCGATTATGTGGTGGTGACGAATGATGGTTTGGATAAGTTTAAAGAAGTCTCCCAAGAGTCTCATACGCTCATAGGATTTTACGGAGACCGTTTAGCCTATTTGGGTGTCGATGTGAACAGCATAGTGGTGACGAACACATCGGGTGTTGTGTTCGATAGCCCTCTCGACCCAAGTGTTTCCCAACCCCATTATGAGATCATCTCAGAAGTCGATCAGGTTTCTATACGCAGAACGAGCGTCAGTGGCGGTATAGCAGATGGGCAGATAGTGCTAGTCTCTTATCGTTACATAGAGAATATCACCATCACCTACAAGACGAACCTCGTTTTATCCAATCTACAATCAAACCTAGATGCGAATAAGCACTTAGGGGCGGATGTATTGGCTAAAGAGGTTTCTCCAGTATTTGTGGACATCAAAGCTGTGGTGGTCTTAGAGCGGGGTACACCCATCTCCACAGCGGACTCCCTCATACGCAACAACTTATCCAATCTTATCTTAGGGCAAGTACTCGGTGGGACGCTGAGAGTCTCAGATGTCATTAGGGAGATAGATAGCAGTACAGGCGTTAGCTATGTCATCATGCCTCTCACACAACTCGCTCTACAGCAAGGGTCTAGTGTACTAAGAGAAGAAATCTTAGTGGGTTCTCTCCGAAACATCACCCAACTTAACAACCCAACACATAACTTATGGTTATTGGATAGCCCTTTATCCAATGTGGTGGGGGTCGGAGGGGGTGCGACCGCTCGTGTGTTTTTAGATGGAGCGGAGATACCCCTCTTGAGCGTCTCACAGAGGGGACTCAAATCAAATTGGATAACCACGAGTGCATCGCTCATAGGTTTGGAGGGGTTGAGTGTTTACGACTCAACTATCTCTGCGTATGTGAACATAACAGCGAGCCAAAATAAGGTTTTGTTGTGTTTGCCTATAGGCGATCACCCTAGCAATCATCTTCTGAGTGCCAACTACACAACTGGAGACTCCACAGGTGTGGTGTCGGACATAGTGGTGAACGAGTTTTCTTATTTACAAGTGGGCGACTTGAGCTTTACTTACGAGGAGGAACGATGAGCGTTTATCCGTATGACCCAAGATTCCAAAAAGACCCACTTGGGGCGACTACCAAGTCGAGTTCTAGGCGACTATTAGAGGATATCCTATCCGAAAGGATAGTGTCCTCTCTAGCTCGTAGCACTGCTTCTAACTATATCACGGAGTCCTACGGATCTAACCACCGCATATTTTATGAGGGTGTAGCGAGCTTGCTCTCAGAGATCCTCGTGGACTCGGTGGACAACATAGACGACTCTGAACTGAGCCAACTTAGAGCAGAGTTCTTGTCCACCCGTTTGCTTTACTCGATTTTTCCACCTACGAACAACTCTGTACCTGAGACGGATACTATCGAGGAACTGCATAAGATACTTATTTTAGCCTTAGAATCTCTTTTTAGAGGTAGCACCCTAGAGTCCATAAAGCAAGCATTGGATAGTGTGTACTCAGAGAAGGTAGGTTTAGAGCTTGAGGGGTACATAGTCCGCCTCACATCGAGTATATTAAGCATCACAACGATTGAGGACAACCACCAACACTTCGTATTCACCCAATCTAAAGGTCTTGGCTCGACCACTTATCCAATAGGGCTGAAATGGGGTGATGATTTACACTCGCACCTGATCGTAGATGGTGTGGTGCAACCTTACACAGACGCAGAGGGTAACACACATACACACGAGGTCTCTTTAGGACTTATTCCGAATGTAGTACGCCTACAAGAAAACCTAAGGAAAGTCCTCTCGGTCATTAAACCTGCCCATATCAAGACAGGTACTATTTCATCGGTGTTGGAGGAAAATGGAAACCTCGGTGTCTCCGAGGACGAGATGATCCTAAGCCTCGGTGGTCTTTATCAAGACGACATGAGACGAGTGAGGCTCGGCACTTGGGAAGATGTCTTATTTGGATACGCCTCGAATAAGACCTTGAGGGTCTATCGCACGAATATCACAAAACCCAACTCCCTCTTGGTCAAACCCAACGAAAACTCATCTACTGGTCAACGCACACGAGTCTTATCCATTTCCTCAAGCGTCCCTGCTAACGGAGAGTACACCTCTTGGAGCTTTCCATTAGACTCCGCCTCTGAAGCACTTTTTAGATCTACAGGTGTAGACACCCTCTCTGTAGATAATGGCTTCATCACAGGTAAAGACTCGTCAGACCCTAGCTCAGAACAAATACCAGCTTATTTCACCGATGGTAGCCTCGTTCTCTTAAATGGCGTGGCTTACTACATAGAACTGTTTCTGACCGAACCACCCAAGTACAAAGTCTCAGCACAAGTCATAACCACCGACACACGCTTAAACGCAACAAACAGCGTTGTAGAAATCACCAATCTATCTAGTCCGTGGAAGGTTCGCCAAGACATACGCTATGAGACATACACCTTCACTTACTATCCTCCAGCAGGCTCGGCTAACCTTTGGTTCAGCCTACCTCCTCTGAATGTACGGTTTTTCTACAAGGGCATTGCCCTCAACCCCACCAACTCTTTCTCGATATCCATTAATGGTGTGGCTGTCCCATCGAGCGTACTGAAGTTTTATAGCCACTACGACAACAACTTCTATCTGCTTAATGCGGGCGACTACTCGGCTGTACTCAATCCCCTTGATCGTGTGACGATCACCTACCCCTATGACGAAGATGAAGTTTATCGGTTTACATCACTCAATGACCCCCGCTTAGTCTTAAACGCCACACGCAAAGTAGGACAAGTCACCACCACCAACGGACGCAAGAGTTCTTACTTAGCTCCATCCGCTCCCCCTTACTACATTCGTCGCAAAAACTATGTACTGAACAAAGTAGTGCCTATATCCCCTTACACTACAGAGTATCGTGATGCAACCTATGGGATAGGGTCTACCTCCACCACAAATACGATCACACAAAAGATTAACAGCTCCTTTGTGTTAAACAGAGTTTCCCCTTCGTCTAAGGTGGCAAGTGTTTCCGCTCCCGCCACGAAAGTCATTACTACAAAAGATGGGGTTATCTCGTTTGTACAGCTTGGGTTCAAACCAGATTACATATTATCCATTTTTGATGGTGGTGGTACTGAGTACATAGGAGCATTGAGCAAAGGATATCTCAGAGTAGCTGGGATAACCACCCCCACAACATTAACAATATCAGCCTTGAGTACTAGCCCCTTAACGGATAGTGGGACTTGGTATGAGGGCAGTAAATACTTAGAGGGACAAGCTCCCCTTAAAAAAACAGAACACTCGGTGAGCGGTCTGACTGAGAGTTCTGCCGATGAGATTATGGCTAACCCCTTAGGGTTGGCAGAACCTCAAGTGGGCGGAGGATTTAAAGACGCGGTAAGGAGCGTTATAGCCCGCTCTAGTTCGACTTCTATTGGCACTAGGGGTGAACCAGCCTTCTATGAAGACCGACCCACCTCTTTTGCTGTTGGTGGATACCTCTCTGAAGTTCATACTGAGACTCAGTACTTGGACGAGGTCTTGTATGGGGATTATTCCCTCTACCTTTTAGGACCCATCAGCACCACAGAGCTAACTACCCTTACAACTATCCCTACATATCTGTTTTTCCATTATAGCTTCCTCAGTACCTTCGGTGGAAATGGATACTACTTTTCCATTTACCGTATAAGCTCAGACGGCATTAAGTACTATCAGACCCTTTATCCATTAGCCGATAGCGGAGCGTTTGAGTGTTTTGAAGAGCATCCAGCACCACCCAATGGGGCTCCGCTCGCTTATCGTTGGAAAGACGATGGGTCTGGAAGCGGTTTCTCTCTTAACTATCCCAATGGGAGCTTCCCTACTTATGAAGCCGACCCTAATGGGTACTTTAATCATATTCCCAATCAGACCTATTATGTAGAAGTGTACATGGAGCAGAATGGGGGCATAGACGAGCTTTACTTCTTCTCTAGTGGCACTAACGCCCCATACACGCTCGGTTCTTCATGGACGACTTCATCCGAAACATACGCCCTAGACGACCCAATGGATATGGGCTTCGGTAAAACCTACACCTTTCAAGTGACCTTCGCCACCAACCCAGGTGAGGTCACTTCTTGGTTGCAGATAGCAGACCCTGCTCCATCGGCTACAAAGAGTTCTGAGGAGGTCGGAGCTACCATAGAGATCATAGCGGATGTACTCTCACCTAGTGAGCCTCTCTACGGAGAGAGAGTATCTTTCATCCCTAATGGTGGCTTGTTTACTCCATTGGGGTTGCCATATTCTTTAGACCCAGTACCAGCCATATTGGATAGCGTTTCGATAGCTGAAACGAGGAACATTCAAGAGTTCTTACCCACCACAGCAGACACTCTCTCTTTGAGTTACCTTTTATCGCCTTGTTCGATCACTGAGACGACCCAAGCTATAAACGACTCATTCACCTACACTTATAGGGTGGCTTTAGCCGATAGCTTATCTGTAAATGATGGGTCTACACAAGCCACCCAACTTATCCTAGAAGACAGCTTATTGTTGTTAGACGAGATAGACCACAAACTCGGTCTTAACTTTTCTGACACATCTGTGGTCGTAGATACTATCCAAGCGAGCTTAGATATCAGTTTGACGCTTGAGGACTCTGTGTTTGTCGCGACAAACACTGTCTCTACTACATATGGGTTCTCTCCCTCTATCTCTGTAGAGAGCGTTCCCTTGCCCTCTGATACGCTCACCACGAACCTAACACTCAGCAGAGGGGTACAAGACTCTCTATCTGAGATATTGGATAGTGTGGTTTTGAACCTATCAGGATATGACTTCTCGGATGTAGTACAGCCCGCAGATGACCAAGTGGCTGTACTTTATGCTTACGCCCCCACCGCTGTTCAAGACACGCTCGGTGGTATCTTAGATGATGTGCTGTTCAAGTACAGCGTACTTGAGGGAGACTCTGTTAGCCCCATATTGGATAGTGTATTAACGCAAGTTTCGGAGTATTTACTGCTCGACAGCGTGACCATTAGTGATGATGTAACCCTCAACTACGCCTACACAAGCCAAGCTCTTCTTGATGCGGTTTTAGCCCTACAAGACGAAGTGACACATAGGGTGAGTTCCTTCAACCTAACGGATAGCTTGACGAATATCCTAGATGAAGTGGGCGTACTAGAAACACGCTCTATCAGCCTATTGGATAGCTTGAGCTTAACCGACAGCGTGAGTACCTCTTATGTGTATGGGAACATCAACATAACTGAGAGCGTTGCCTCTATTTTAGACTCTGTCTCGACCTCTTACTTGTTCTCGGCTTTGACGCTCTCGGATAGCGTGTCGGCTCAAGTGGACGCTGTACAAGCGTACATAAAGAGCCTTCACATAAGCGACCAAGTGGGCGTGACGGATGAAGGCTCTGCCCGCATCTCGTCTTTTGGGGTGACTGACGACTTATCCATTACTGATGTGGTGGGCATCACAGTACCTGTCATTTCTGTTTCTGACAGCACTAGCCTATCCGATGTTGGGCAAGCACATATATCCTCAATAAAGACATTGGATACTTTGTCTTGGGGGGACACAATAGAAACGAGTTTGAGTTTAACTTCTTTATTGGTTGAGGACTTGGTTGTATTGAACGACACGGTTCTAACAACTTACGCACTTAATGGTTTGGATTTGGTGGATACCGTAGGTTTTAGCGACTCTGATGTAGAGATCACACCCATTGTTTATGTTTCGGATAGTGTTTCTGCCCCCACAGACGAAACAGATACAGTTCAGTTATTCGAACCTTTGGAAAAATCTGATAGCGTAGTGTTCTCAGACGGTGTTTTAACAAGCTATGTCTTATTACCCAGCTCAGTATCTGAGAGCGTACCTGATGTAGAAGACTCTACGGATTTGTCTTTGAGCTTAACCTCGACTTTGAATGAGGGGGCAGTGAGCGTTTTAGACACGGGACTTGCTCGCATCTCCTCTAAGTTCTTGTCCGATACCCTAGATATGACGGACGATGTTTCGACCACTTATGAGGAGTCCTTGAGACTTGTAGATGGGAGCATAGCGTTTGCGGGTACAGACACGAGTTATCTTGTGGGTGCGGACATATCTGCGTTCGATACGGGTACTAATGCCTTCCGCATAGAGTGGTGGATGTATTTGGACAGCACAGGAGCTGGAAATAACCCTGTTGTGTTCTCAAGAAATCTTAGGGGGACATCGGATAGATTTAGGGTGAAGCTCCTCAATAAGACAGGTCTTCAACTGTCCCTTTCTACAGGTTCTGCCCTTGTAACCAACAGCTTTGGTTCCGTTGCGAATGACGAGTGGGTACACATCGCTATCGTTGGTCGTAGCTCGGTTGTAAGGGCTTATGTGAACGGAGTACAGCTTGGTTCGAGCTGGTCAACGACCTACAACATCACCAACGCAAGCACTGCCGCTTTCTACATAGGAAACGAGACAACCCCCATAGCAGATACTGCTTTCAAGGGCTACATCACCAACCTAAGGTATCTTTACCAAATCTCAGGTGCATCCGACCTCACCACACGAACAGGAACATTCAGCATCCCCACAGCACCTTTACCATCTGTTTCTCTTAATGTGTTTAGGCTTGTAGCTACAGATTCGTCAACCGCGTTTACAGGAACAGGAACTACACTAACTAATACCTCTTCTGTGTCTTGGTCTAGCTCCGTACCTACAATCACTGACCCCATGAGTTCTCTGTCGTTAAATGGGGTTATATCTTTTCCCTATGCTAATGGATACTTGAGCAGACTGAGCGACAGCGACTTTAACTTGGGCTCTGGGGACTTTACCATAGAGTGGCATCAGTATTTAACGACCACAGAACTAGCCACCAGCTACTCTCATAGGGCTTATATCTTCGACCTAGACTACACCGCTGCTATAAAACAGATTTCTGTGTATTACGACTCCGCATTGGAAAAGATTGTTTTGTTCTATCGTGTGAACGGATCTACCTCTTACACGATTGGCTATCAAGTTAACAACATAAGGGACAGATGGTCTCACTTTGCCCTAAGCAGACACAATGGTACTTTGTACCTTTACCAAAATGGATACTCTTTATCCGCCACCAAGATAGACGATGCCTTCTCTCTCGCAGACTTCTCTACTGGCAGTAGCGGTAGCTTCTACATAGGCACAGACAAAGCTCTAACATCAAACTACTTCTTTAATGGATACCTATCCAACTTTAGGTTGAGCGTGGGTATAGCGAGGCATACAACAGCGGACGCTCCATTTACACCCCCCACGAGTGTTTTCACCACGGATGTCTACACTAAGCTCTTGCTTACTGCGGATAGCCTAAGCGATCTTGGTACAGATACAAGTGGTTCATCTAATACTATGACTTTATCCAATGTAGAGTGGGAGAGTTTCTCAAAATCCTACGCGGATAAGTCTCTGAGTGTGGCGGTGCAGACGGGATCTTCTGTTTACGGTGCTTCTCAGTTCTTTGTCTATAGCTCTAACGATTACTACGCTAGACAAGCGAGGGGAAATAACTCGTACCCAACTCTTGTATCGAGCTTGCCTAGATATAAAGAGCTACCCACGAACGCTTTGGCTTACGAGGGCAACTATAAAGGGGCATATGAGCCTGCTTTGAGTGCTGGGTACTCCAATACCACACCCACCCAACCCGACTTGGTATTTAAGGCATTAGCGACTAGCACTAGAAACAATGTGGTCGAGGAATACAACTCTCCCTCTCAACCCACAGAGTACAAAATCTTCTCTCGGTTGAATAACGATGCGAGTCCTACTCCAGAGTTCAACATCGCCTTCCGATACAAAAATAACACATGGGGTAGCTATTACAATCTGTTCCCCTCCACAGGTGCCACTAACATCAGACGCAACTACCTACACACGCTAAGAGTAAACAGCGATGGCACGACCACATTTACACAAGACACCACAGGACAGACGGCACTTTATCCTTATTCGACAACCGTGAGGCTCTACGCTTATTTTAAGAACTTGGACAATGGCTTGGGGGCGAGTGCCACACCACAGTCCACCGTGTTACTAAGGACTGACCCCTCGTTAGGTTCATTAACAGGGCAAGTGGCTTCTGTTCCTAGTGAGTACTCTTTTACAGGTGGTTTAATACCCAAGACTTTGATTACAAACACGAATAATGTGTCTCAAATGTCTTGGCAGGTTGTTACAGGTACTAAGTATAGGTTGTACCTCGACAAAGCCACAGGAGTAGATTTAATCCTTGCGTTTAGAGCGTACACCTACACAGCAGGTGCGACCGATTACAACACGCTGTATGACGCGAACAACCCCCCCAACTACAAGTCGTTCTCTAACGCTGTGTGTCAGCAAAACCTCTATCTTCAAGTGCTTGAAGATGGCTCAGTTCTTATCACTCAATCATAAACCCTTTATGATTGAGTGCATACAAAGGCAACCCTCTAAATGGAGTATCCGATATGATGATCATCACAGGTAAAGTACACGCTATCGTCCGCAACACAGCAGGCGAGGTTATCCAAGAAGTCTTTGGACCTAACGCTGTTGTGGAGATGTCGAATAATATCCTCATGGACTCGATTTTCCCCAAGCTCGGGACCAACGCATCCCCCACGGCTATTCCCAATAGACCCGAGGGTACGAACATGACGGATAACACGACCTTCCCTACAGGTGGCAACTACATCGGTGCAGGTGGAGCGAGCCAAACTATCCAAGAAGCGGCTCGTAATCACATTGCCTATATTGCTGTGGGCGATAACGAAGGCTCTAACGATACGGGTGTGGCGAATCAAAACCAAAAGGTCACGATGGTAGACACGAGTTTCGATCCTACGGACGCTGTGACCGTGTATGCGAGGAGCGTGGACTCAGTCACTTTCCCTGCATACAACCAAGTCAAGTTCACCACAACTTACTCCACCGCACAAGGCAACCTCGCAGGTGGTATCTCTGAAATAGGTCTTTGGACAGCGGGCAATAACGCGGACGCAAATGGGTTCATCACCTCTGAAGTCCCCACAACCTCAACCAACATGAGATTGTTTGCCCGTAAGATCCTCGCTAATGCGATCACCAAGACCGACGATGGTACACTTGAGATTAACTACACTCTAACCTTTGGGGCGTAAAGGTTAATGGGTGGGGTTTAAACACGCTAGGTGTGTGGGGTTGTAGTTATTTAATACTCCATAACCTAGCCCCATAGGTCATGGAGGACAATATGATCAAATCTGTAATCCCACCACCCAAGACTTCCAGTATCCAATTTGGCTTGGGCTTTTCTGAGCTAGGTGTCAAAGTCAAAGGTGATGTCTTTGGCGTACTGCTCCATGCCGATGGGCGTGAAGAAGTCGTATTGGATAAGTCGAACATCTACACACTGGACGGTGGTGTGTTGGCGGCCTTGTTATTTTCTGGTGACTCCCGCTCTCGCCCCATAGATATGCTCGGTGTGGGTACAGGAGCGAGCGGAAACGCTCAGTCACCAGATGTGGCGGATAACCGTCAACGGAGGCTACAAACTCCCCTCTATCGCAAGGCTTTCTCTACGCCTATTTTCCGTACCGCCCTCGGAGAAATCTCGGAGGATGTAGATGGAAACTCTATCCCCACCAACATTGTGGACTTCACAACGACCTTTGAGGCGAGCGAAGCTGTAGGTGCTTTGACGGAGATGGGTCTTTTATCTACGGCTGATGGGGTAGAGGGTTCAGTCTTTACTCCTGTTCAAGAAGATGGCTCCGATGTCGTTTTCCCAAGCAGAGATACGACCGTAGATATATCCGATTACGACATACTTGTGAACTACTTGACCTTCCCTGTGATAAATAAACCCAGTGGATCAATCCTAGCCATCACTTGGCGACTCACCTTTTAAATAGGGAAAGGGTTATCCATTATGACTAAGTATCTATCTACGGTCAGTAGGAGCTTGTCCCCCACTGATTACGCTTGGGACTCGGTGGTTCATCAGTTTGCCCGCCCCCTCTTGGACAGCGAGCTAAACTTATCACAAGACATACTATCCGAAAAGACACGACCAGATCTCCCCTCAGGTATCTTAACTCGTTATCCAATAAACGATAACGAGGTTGGATTTGAGTTCTTAAAGCCAACAGATGGAGACTTTGAGCCGAATGTTCTGAGGCTCAAGCGTTTCAAAGCATTGGTGGCTGGAAAAATCCTCGATGTTAAAAGCACCTCATCCACGACCACGATAAATAAAGTCATTTTACCTGACCCTGAGACCACAAGTGGTCCTGGCACCAACACCAAAAGAACCGACTTTGTGTTCTTAGAGATGTGGCTTCAAGAAGTCACCCCCTCCATGAACGCACGAGCTAGACTTCGTGCCGTAGGCGTGTTAGCTGGAGATACGCTCACCATAGGTGATGGTGTTAATCCCGATGTAGTGCTGACGGCAGATACCGATTTCTCTGTGGGTGCCTCCAATCCACATACGGCAAGAAACATCTCTGAAGCCATAAACAACTATGACGGACTCAACCTCGGTTTAACGCTAGGTTCGGTGACGATTACGGCTGAGACCAGAGGTTCTGACTTTCTGTTTATACTGATGACAGGTGGGGCTGACGGAAACAATATAACCTTTACGCCTAGCTCCTTGTCCTCCATAGAGGTGACCAATACTTCTTCAGGTGGTACTACAGGTACGGGTAAACCCGATGCCAACCATGTGTACTATGCGGGAAATGTACTATCCGATAGTTCACTATGGCTTGATGACGACATACAAGACCCCAACATAGCCACATCTAGCACAAGACGAGTGCAGGTGCAGTATCGCATAAGGGTCTACTCAAGCACCTTTTTTAACCCAGTCACCACCCCCTTTGGTTTGGACGATGGGTCTATCTATGCACAAGGTGGAGCAGGTTCAGTAGTCTCCCCTTACATATTCTCTCGTCACGACACCGACTATGGATTATGGATAGCTGGGAGTGGAGACTTAACCTCGGCTACGGACTTAAATACCGTAGACGGATTCGTTTATGCCATACCCCTTTGCTTTGTGTTTAGACGCAACCAAGCTGATGTGGGTAATGGATACGGATTCAACCCTTATGACGATGTAAACACGGGTCTGTTATCTACACATGACGGAACATTTACGAACGCTGTTATCTGTGCCGACCCCATACCTGTAGGTGAATCGGATAGACCCGATGGGTTATTTGCCGATGAGATTTCTGAGGCTGATGTATTGGACTTGAGGAGGAGGGTCTTTCCACAGGGTGTGGACTACTCTTCTGCCTTAGAGTATCAGTTCCACTCATTATTGGATAACACCAACAGAACATGGTTCTTAGACGAGTCCGTGTTCAACACCTATGGCGACAGCACAGGTGGTATATCAACGACACCGATGGTGTGTGATGTGTTTGGGTTGGAGGATTTGTCTAGTGGAAACTACAAGAGAGACTTTGACCGCATAGCTCGTAGGTTCTCGACCGCTCCTTTAATCGAGAGAACGACAATAGTCGCGTACCCTCAAGACTCCTTTACGGTGGCACCTTTTTTTGTCTCTCCCAACGGAGTAAGCGTAACTTCAGCGGGGGGTGATCCAACGAAGTGGTTTGAGGGTGACGAGATCATCATAGACTTTCAGCAGTTAAATGCTCGCTCTAATGCCCTATGGGTCAACTTTGAACCTGGAGACCCACAGACTGATAATCCAAGTGATTATTGGATAAGTGGGACTAAGGTGTTGGATGTGGGGTTATGCTGGCATGACGACACTGATGGTAGCCCTACCTCCACCACGAACAATAGGGCTAAGTTTTCCAAAATAGAAATCTTGTCCGAAACTCAAGTGAAACTGACACTTGGTAGGAACGCACAACTTGCCAACAGAGGAAATGGGGTCACACCACCTGCACCGACTGAGTGCTTGGTGGGCGACTCTACAGGCAACACGGGCAGTGCATATGGGTTGTACATAGAGGTGATTTTGGAATATCCAGCTACGGATAAGGGCTTGACCGAGACACCCATAGGTTCTCTAGAGCCAAGTGTGACGGCTTATCCAACAGGAGCAGTGCTTAATCTACCCGTAGGGACAATGCCTCATGATGACGCTGAAAACGAAAAGCCTTTGGTTTATCTAGCTGATCAAAGGCGAGAGGTATCCATTGAGTACATAGGGCAAGCTATCACGACAGAGCTTGTGTCTATAAGCGGAACGGCTGTTAGACTTCCTTACAGGGTGTACTACGACGGAATAACGCCTCCCACGGTAGAGGACATATCTGGAGGTGCTGAGGATGGGACTCTTAAGACGCTCATCTTATCGGAGTGTAAGTTTGGACAAGCGGAGACGCTTCTCGTTTGGGTGGCGGATACGATAACAACACCTAGATTGGTGAGCGTTACGGCTTATCCATTATTGCCCTGTGTGCCAACAAAGGTGAGTTATTATCTCTACTACCGAGCGGTGTGTCCTCAGACTTGTGGGACAAAGGTGGGTTCGGTAAGTGGATATTGTCCTGACGAGTTAGAGCTACAGCCCTTGAGTGTATCGAGGAACATCACAACCTTATTGCAAGGTGCTGGGGCAAGCACATCTGGTTATCCATTTTATGCCCCTTATGAGCAACTAGGTACGAGTTCTTTGGCAGAGACGACTTATGTGTACACCGAGTGGGGGGTGTTAAATGGGACCGAGGTGTACTTAGATGATTTACGGATAAACACGGGCATGGTGGATTTGCCGAGCTTTGTGCCTTTTGTGAGTTCTGTGAACATCACACTAGGTGAGATTACAGGCGGTGGAGTTCCGACAAAGGATAACGAGGGTCGTGTGGTTTATCCAACTCTAGAGAACGCGAGCTATTTCCCATCAGCTTTTGCCAAGAACTTGAGTGCGTTTTATCGGGACTACAAGACCTGTTTGCCTGCTTTGATGAAAATCACTTCGGACGAACACACGCTTTATCGCAAGGGTGAAGTAGTCCTTGTGGTGTTTGTTAAGACTAATCCGTGGGGTCAAGGGGTGTCTGTGGATATGAGAGAAGATGAAACAAACCTCGTAGTGGCTTGTGTCTATCGCACACGCCATCTCATGTTGTTGGGAGACTGAGCCATGCCTAAGAAATCCATAAACCGCAACGATGTGGTCATCTCTTCCAATAGGGGTACAGACGAGTCCTCTTGGTTGATTAATATCTTTAATAATCAGTCTGGGTCTTCTTCTGCTGATCAAGTCTCTAGCACTAACCCTTTTGGGGCTTATCTAGGAGAAACTGTACAGTTCAACCTAGACGACTTAAGCTCTTCTGCTTTACAAAACCAACCTCCTCGTATTGGATACTCCCCCATAACATACACCAACCGCTTGGGTATGACCGCTTCCCATGACGGCAGACCCGATTGGGGTGGTGCCAAGATAAACGATCTGCCTACTTGGAAGTACTTAGGAAAGAAGTGGGCTGAAGAACGCGAAATGCCCCATAAGGGTGTGGGTGTGAAGCAGAGTGATGGATTGTATGGAGACTCAGCAGAGGAGCAATACAAATACATCAACGAAGGGGGCGTTTATGACACACTTTCCATTTCCTACAGGGACGAGGGTGCTAACTCCTTTTATGGGGTAGTCACACCCACAACACCTTTGCTTCCTCAGTTTAGCTCTGGGTTAAACACCGACATCCGACACGCTGTACCAAGACAAGCCTTTAACCTCGGATTAATGGATAACACCATCTATCCATTCTTGTACGGTTCATCAGGTATATCAGAGACACAATCGGATTTGTTCAACTCAGCCACAGGGTTAACTTTAGGCTTCACTGGAGACATAGCCACGGCATCGTTGGGTGTTAAGAACTCGTTAGAACCCTCTATGGTGGTAGTCCCATCGGCTCAGTCTTATGACCCCCTCAAGGCATATGACCTTTTAGATGCGACCGCTACGGATAACGGCTTGGATAATGTAGGGCTTGTGGTGTCCGGCATAGTGTTCCCCGCAGATAGGGGTACGCTCGCTCTCATTAGATTTCCATCAGAAGAAGATGGTGTTAGTGGGTCTATCCTAACACCTGCGACTACAACTCAAGACATATTGGATAGAGTCGTAGCAGCGATAAATCTAGGACAAGGGGTAGGTCTTAATGACGGACAGCCAGGTGGGGATCTCTTTACTGACTTATCCAATATGGACTTCCCAAGTAGGATAACAGGTCAGTATGACCTATACGAGCTACACACGGGCAACTATATTCCTCACTCGACCCGAACGGGATCTATCAGCGGGCTAACTGGTGATAAGTTCAAGGGGCAGGTAAGGCTTCTATCCGACCCTATGGCTTTCAATGTAAGCTCCCCCACAATAACAGGTGGGATACCAGTTCTGTTCTCTCCTTATGTGTGGGACACAGCGGGCGGAACACAAACGCTTAAAGAAGACCGCAACTTTCTGAGCTATAGGTTGCCGTTGTTGGCGGATTATTCCCCACAAGGCTTAAAGACCCCTAGCGTAGAGAGAGACAGATACTTCACCAAAAACCGACCCAATAAGGACGAGTACTTGGGGGACTATAATCCAGTCTTTGATACAGCGGGTGGTTATGTGACCTTTGGTGAAGCGGATAACTACAGCTATCAAGTGGCGAGATACCGCCATGTGGTGACCCTCATTGAGGACTACATAGACCACATGACCAACACCGCAGGTGTGGAGGGTGAAAGCAACTTCGGTAGCTTTGCACTTATTCATTTTAAGACTGAGAGTGCCTTTGAACGCTTGGTTCGAGATGGTGTTTCACCTTCGGACAGCGAGGTTTACAGCAGAAATCTAATATCCTATTCTGACATTAAGCAGAACATTGGATACTCTTTAGGCACTACAGGTGATGATGGTTTATTGGATAGTTCTGAGTCTTTTGAGCGTAGTGCGAGCTTATCGGTTTTTAGGGCGAATGTGAGTTTTGAGCGTAGGGCGAATCCCCCATTGAAGTCCGCCATATCACACGAGACAAAGACAAGGGCTTATCATCCCACAATAGCGACTGCGACCACATTGGATAGACTGAACAGCTATTTCATGTTCATGTCTGGGGTGGTTTACACACATCCCACAACACATACAGGCTACACAGGGCATAAAGCCACACGAGATGACGATGCTGAGTTTGTTCTACCTGAGAGTATCCGTTATAGCCGTATGTCAACCAAGATAGGTGTTTGGCAAGAGGTCGTTCCCAACTTCGGTGGGACTTCTTACTCTTACACCTATTGGGACGGCACAGCGGAGTCTTCATCTACTCCCTTCGCCACAATCAGACCGCTCGCTCAAGCTCTATTGAGCGACTACACAGCACAAGACAACCTCTACGCCAACAGCTATGACTATCTTAGCGGTGATGCCTTCGCCACCGAGTTCGATTTCTCACCTAAGCACCAACAGATGTGGATCACCTTACAGGGGTTCAATGGAGAGGACATAACAGCGGGGTATGTCTTTACTGAAGTTTATCCAACAGGTGACGCACCGAGAGCCATAGACGACTTGACCCTTTGGGATAAAAAGGACGGCTTGTGTGTGATGAGTTCTGTAGGTGGTAGGGCAAGTCTTTTGGTTAATAATCCGTATGTACAGCACAGCAACTCAGGTGTGGACTATGTAAAAGACAGCGTAGAGTACTCGAACATACCCAAGACCCTCTACCATAGCTCGCGTAAGGTGTCCCTATTAGAACTTTATGGACACAGACTCGACCCACAAGGCACAACAAGCTCTTTCGATGGGGCTACAGCGAGCATAGCACCCATAACGAGCGTGACCTATAGGGAAAACCCTGACTATCCATTTGGTGCTTATATTTGGGGTTCTAACGGCACAGACATTGTGTACAACGAGTTCAATCAGAACTTCAAGTATGTGTATTTATGGATAGATTGGGGTACGAATATATCCTTACCTTCGCCTAAGGCTATGGGGCAGTCTTTCGCTATCTACCGCTATGATGATGAGGGCTATAAGGTGTATCAAGACCTTGAGCTTTTACCCATAGGTGGTGATGAAGATAATGGATATGCTTTAGAGGCGTGTGCGGGTTGGGATTGGGTGTCCTCGTTGGACTTAGACTTAAATGTGAACTATCCATTTCGTTATCCAAACGACCGACCTGTGTTCAGGCCTACGGAGAACTCCAATACGGCTAGGTCTTCACTAAAGACTCATGCAGACGCTCGGTTCTTGGGTGTTTTGGGTGTGACTTATTACATAGAGGTGTTGCCCTCTATTGATACGGATACATACAACAACCCTAGCGTTTGGGACGAGGTGACCCAAGTCTTGACTGTAAGGGACTCTGCAACGGCTACCTCAGCGGACGACTTATGTTTGGGCTTTAGTAGTGCTTTAGATACCCCTGCTAGTACCTATTACAACCTCTATTATCAGTACTCCACTATTGCTCTTACACAGCTTGAGACTCTCATCGCTAGTCCCCTATCTGCGGATCATCCATCTGCCAATACGGGTGCAATACTAGCTTTAAGAAAACTATCCATTAACCCATCCACAGGGTCTTTGTCTTACACAGCGAGTCCTGTGGCGAACCCTCATCCCTATGCGACTTCGGTCAATAGCGATGGGACGATGAACTATGGATACCGCATAATAGAAATCGCACCTACGGGTAGGAGACAACTGCCTGAGTATGGAAACCTCACAATGGATACAAGGGGTTTCATTAGCGTGTGTGGTGTGGGCAATCCGCCCGCTGATATAGGTGACGACATATTAGCTGTGTCGGATCCTTCTTACGCTCGCAGAGTTCCATTAAGGTCTTTGTTTACACTAAGGAAGGACACACAAGAGAGGTTCTTAGACGAGTCCTACCGCGTAGAGTCATTGTTTACGAACTTGAACTCGGATACGCTCTCTTCGAGGTACAGCGTAAATATGGAGGAAAACCTAAGGGGACCAGGTGTACCCTATCCTACTGAGGGAGAGAACATAGCTGGTTACATCAGCTTCCCTGTAAGGGACGACTACTTTATTACAGCTTCAAACCCACAGAGTGGCGTACACGACTCAGAGTATAGCGTAGCCCCTCATGGAAAGGCTGGGTATTTGAGGAACAGCCTGCACTTACGGAGAATATCGAGCGACTTTAGAGAAGCACAAGTGATGGGATTTCCCAATGCCACGAGAAATCTCTTAAGTGGCTCTCAGTATGGAACACCGCCACGAGGTGTCTTGGTTTATCCATTTAATGATTTCCAAGACGCAACGAGCGTGTTTTTGGGAGAGGACTTAACGACCAACACGATGTTGCTTGCTAATCAGGGTTTTCACGCACCGAACTCTGAGGTCGCGAATGTAAACGCAGGAGATGGTTGGATAGACGACTTGGTTGCGACAGACCCCATTTTACGCCATGCCCAACCTCAGTACAACAACTTACCTCAAGGGGACTTAACGAGCGTAGATGTGAACTATGTGAGGGCTTTCGATGCCAACTTTGGAAAAGACCCTCGTTTAACCCCTCAACAGCCTTATTGGAATAAGGATTGGACAGAGACGACCACAAGTGGGGCTCTCGTCTATAGATCAGCCGAGTCCGCCCAAAACTCAGGCTTGATTGAAAAGGGCGACCTACAGCGTGTTAGCCTAGATGCAAGCGGAGTTATCCAATTTGCACCCTTAAAGCTAAGGCTTGTGGGTGTGGATTGGGACATGATTTCTTATGTGGATCCCAAGTTTCCATTACAGCGTAGAGACGGATATGTGCATGAGATAGGTTCGGACTTGTATCTTATGCGTAAGAGGGTCATGCGTGTATTCGTTAAAGTGCCTGGCTTAACTTGTTGGTTAGATGTTGGTGTGATGGATGGGCAAGAGGGCGAGTCCTACTTACACTATGATGCTGACGAGAGCTTAATAGGTGGACGAGACCCCAATGGTTCAACCTCTGAGAAGTCTCACCCCACAACAGACGGAGCTGGATGTTGTGTTCGCTATGTAGAGAAGTATCTACCTGCGGAGGGTGTGGTGTGCTTAGACTTGGACTTAAATGTGGGGTTCATACCCTCGTTCAACAGCCGTTCAGTCACGAGCGAAGACACTTATTTGGGGATAACCACAACAATCGACTTACGCAAAGACAACGCCATATCGGATACTTTGTTTGGGTTTGAGCCTGCACAAGACGAGTACATCATAGAGGCGAGGAGGGCATCGAACTACGAGGCACCTGTCTTGGTTAAGGTGATCTTATCCGACACTTCTTATCCAAAATACGAGGTGGATGGTGGGGGTGATCTTCTCGGACTCGGTGGGTTCACAACTTATCCAATAGGTGATTTGGGTGTGACGATAAAGGATATTAAGCCTGCACCGAACAAGAGCTATGTGGGTCAATCTTATCCGCCAGACGATAGGGCTCCTACATGGGCTAGGCGTGGTTTGATGGGTGTAGAAATCCTAAGACCAGATGGGAAGAACTACGATGGTGATTTGGCGGTGGATAGACCCGACTTTTGTGGTGTAAATCTGCATGACGATGTGGGGTTGTACTATTGGAAACAATCGGCAATAGGGACTTACGAGTGGTACTCGAAGGCTGAGTCTTCGATGACAAACGCGGTGACTTACACACATGAAACAGATGCGGACACGCAAGTGTCTAGCTTAGACTCGCTAACCAATAAGGGAGAGGGTTAATCTAATGCCAGCGATATTTGAACGCTCAACTGAAAGGTTGATCCAAGTCATCCCCAACTATCCATCTTCTTTGGAAATGGTAGGGAAGTATGTGGTGGATTATCCAGACTATATGAACCTAGACATAGATGGGTTGGACATCACAGCGAGCGTGGTCGCAATAAAGGCAGATATCCTATCGGCTAAGGACACGATTATGGAGTCTACTTTTAGCAACTACAAACACATATTAACCAACAACTTAGAGGACTTAGCGTCTGTGGATCCTAGCTCTGATTTGGGTTTTGAGTTAGACCAAGTTTTTCCGTGGGCTACAACAGGAGAGTTTTTGGAGAGTGGGGTAAAGATATCTGACTCCCCCAACTGTGTGGCGGTTATGGGTCGTTATCCAACTGTGAACCATGTGTCCGCTGGGGTGGCTGTAAACGACGACACCCTTACAGGTGGACACGCTTTGATTACTAAAGAAATAGACATAACGAGCTATACTGCTGATGGTTTGGGACGGTCTGACTATATGGTGTATTTTAGGGGTGCTTTGAAGTCTTATGTTAAAGACATAACGCCTTTAGAGGGCGTTAACAGTGAAGGGGTGAGGGGGGGTTTGTTTTACACCCAAACGGATAAGTCTTCTGAGTTAAAACTTAGATTGTTTATATCGGCAGATAATGGAAACAGCTACCAAGAAATGGATAGTTTAAGTCCATTTCAGTTTCCATCGAGTAAGGACAAGATAAGGTTAGCTTTTGTGAACTTCACGAATGTAGACCTACACCTCCTCTCTTTCACATTGATGTTCTGAAAGGGCAGATAACATGGCGAATGACAACTATGGATCGAGCGTAAGTAGAACACTAGCCACGGACAACACTCGTTTTTCTGGCGTTGTGTGGCAAGCAGGGAAACCACCCCTCGACTCAGAGCTAAACCTCGTGGGTCAACTCGCTTGGGAAAACCAAGCGGATATGCTCAGAACTCTGACGCATAGCGGATTTTTACTAGACCCTCGCAACCCACAACAAGATTTTGTATTCGACCCCCTCTGGTCGAACTACTTTGAAGTGGGGAACTCGACAACACCACTTCATGCCTTAGTTAACGGTTGGGTTATCCCCTTAGCAGGAAGCGACTCCGACAACTCTGTTCTACCGCTGTCTATTAAGCTACCTCCGCCCCCAGCCACAGGCTCTAGAACTGACTTTGTGTTCCTAGAGGTGTGGAAGGCTATCATACCTGAGGGTGTGGCGAGCGTGATTAAGCCTGCTGACGGATTCATTTACGAGAGAGGAAATGTCGTAAATGGAAAGGCAGTAGAAGACGAGCTAGTCGATCCTGAGGTTGGCTTTGAAACCACAAAGCGTGTGCAAGTGCAGTACCGCATAAGGGTCGAAGCAGGTGTGGACTTAACCACCTATGTGGAAGGCTTCTACCCTAGCCTCTATGGGCAAGGTCCTAGCTCGGTAGCCAGTGGGGGGGAGTTCTTAAATGACACCTCGGATAAAGGACTTTGGAGGTCTGTACACACAGATACGGCAGATGGCTATGTGTACGCCTTGCCCATAGGGGCTGTCTTTAGACGGAACTCAACTCCGTATTTAATGAAAGACCCCACAGGTGGTAATCAAAACGGAGCGGTCAATCGCAAGCCCTCATCATCTTCTGTAGATGACGCAACTATCCTTGTGCAAGCAGAGCTAGGTTCTCAACTATCCGCTTCGTACACGGGTAGCTTTGGTTTATCCAATTTGGAGAACTCTGGTATAGATGACGCGGACTTTATGGATACAAATCCTCGTTTGTTGGTCATAGGTGAGGGTTTGGAAGCTGAAGTGGTGGCTATAACGGCAGTAGGTAGTACCTCTGTGACTATATCGGAGAGGGGCAGAGCAGGAACTCAAGCGAAGCTACACACAGCAGGTGCAAAAGTATCCGTTTATAACGGCAGACCAGATGGTAAGTACGCGGACGAGATACACCCACTAGATTTCTTAGACATGAGACACGCAGTTCGTGTGGGCGAGTGGGACTATCAGTCCATGCTTGTTAACGCTGTCTCAGATTTGTTAAATAACAATTTACGCACTACACAGAAGCAGAACTCTTTAGGGGCGGATAGTAGGGGTGTGTGTGTAGAGGAGGTGAGCCTATTGCACCATACGGCAGTGAACAATACGCATAAGCTAGATGCTCCGAACGGCATAAGAAGCGTATGGTCAGATGGTGCAGTAGCTCAGTATGGGATAACGCTGTATTTAGACCCAAGTGTGGCTGTGGACACAAGGGGTTTATCTACCGCAACTCTGGACTCTACAGAGGCAGGATTCTGGGCTATTGGTGCTGATGTACAACCCAATGCCTTCTTATATCCATCAGGTTTGGATAAGGGCTCGGTTATATTCCTCTCTTTGGATAACTCAGAGGGCAATATATCTTATGGGGTGAAGGGTACTACGCCCAACAAAAGGGGTGTGAGGCTCATCTCTCCTCTAGAGAACTCTTATGAGAGTCGTTATTACAACACAGCACCTCCTGTAAAGATAGAGCTAAAGGGCGATGAAACCGAGTATTATCCAAAATCTACGGAGCAGTACGAAGCTCCGTTTGTCGTGTTGGGAGATCAGCTTAGTTCTGTAGACTTCTTAGCGGATACGACCAACAACATAGCGACTCTGTATTTGTCTGAGGTTAACTACTCTTCAGCGAGCCATGAGTCTCTTGGGACATTCGACAATCAGATTAAGGTGTATGCTTTTAAGACGGGGACCACTTACAACTCCGTGTGGGCATCCACGAGCCTATACAGTGGAGAGACAACTTACACTGATCTGATTCTTAAGAGTGGAGAGGACTTATCTGGTCGTAGTTCTGAGCTTTATGCTTTGGTGTATGGAGATCCGAACAATCAAGACAACAATGGCTTGTTTAGGGTTATCTCAGCGGGCGTGGTAAACGAGACAACCTTTTACACCAATACTTCGGGTGCGGTATGGACACCTGCGGACAGAGAAGAATGGATAGTTTGTTTACCTGTGGGTGACAACTCGGCAAGAACACCCGTTAACTCTGGTGTGAGTTTGACTTTGGAACTGAGGACTCAGCACCTCAGAGACACGGATACTTCGGCAGTTATTGCCATCACCTCTTCTGATTTAGCCACCTCAGATCCGTTTTACTTGAGCTTTGCTATCCAATATCCTGCGGGACTCGGTGGTACAGCGAGCGTAGCGGATGACATTCACTTCATAGGTGTCCAACCATCGGATACAACTTCGTTTCTTAGGAACGCTATTTCCGCTTTAGACCCAACACCAGGTGAAGTACCCTCTCTCAATACAGATGAGATCGCCTTACCAAGTAAGAATCACATCAGCTTCTGGAACAGACTTGGGAGCAATGGATGGGGTACGAGAGCTGGTTTGAACTTGGTTTATGGCGGTCGTGTTGTAAATAACGAGATAGACAGAGAGAGCGAAGCGTTTTATGATGCGGGAAGTAAGACGCTTTTATTACAGGCTTATCAGAATAAGTCTGTTATTCTCCACACAAAGCAACAGGCGAGTGCTGTAATCCCCTCTGCATATGCAGACTCAACCCCAACGGATGACGCTGGTATCTTCGAGACGACTCATAGGGGTGTGTTTATCCTCCCTCAGACGGTCATGCCTCGGTTTGGCAGACAAGATATCCCAATGCACACCTATTTAGGGAGTGGGGACTCGTTTTTGAGTGGGCTTAACCACTTATTTACGGATGTGAGTGGAAACACAGACACTGTGTTTAACCTGATCGGTGGGCGTGATAACAACGGAACAGCCAATGTGTATCCAATGTTGTTCGACACAGCAGGTACAACCTATGGCTTGTACGACTCGACCTTATCCTCGGGTGCTTTTACGCTCACGAGTCGTAAGGTGAGCTTATCTGTGCCTTCAAGCGATTTTGGAGCTATCCTAAAGGGCATAGAGTTACCTGCCTTCGTAGGGATTGCCCGTGTGTATGGTGTGTATGAGAGATCAAACTACGATGCCAATCTAGGTCAAGGCGGTGGACATGACTCGACTAGGATAAACCCTGTCGTAGCCGTCACAAACGGAACCGTAGTGAATCTGCTGAGAACCGATGCTTCTGAGTTCACCATGTACATCAGAGAGGGCGGTGCAGATGCCGATGTGGGCGAGACAGGTTGCCACACCTATGTGCTTACTGAACACGCGGTGGACATAACACGCATCCCCACATGGAGCGAGGGTACTGCTTTTGAGGACTATGACTATGTTGTAGAGGCGGTGGTGTTCGGTTTTGCTCAGAACTTCATCAACGAGAACCGTTTTGTGATGATGAGGAACCACAGCGGTCTTGGCACAACGCTATCCTCAACAGACGACATAACTGCTCGCATAGGTGCTTGCATACCCTACGCTTTACCTTTGGGGGCAGAGGTGGGTGTGGCTTACAGAAGAACTCCCTATCAAGGAAATGTGTATCACACACAGACAAGTGTGGGGTTGAATGATGACGATCAGATGGTTCCATATGGGAGAATAGACAGGGATGACGCATACAGCTTTAGTTCCCCTCGTCTACAAGACACCCCCACAACGGAAAACATCAACTTATCCAATCCCAAAAAGCTCCAAGTCCTCGCCACGATGGATTTCTACACGACCCTCGGTACGGGCGGAATCGGAGGGAGTTTCTATCCCTCTACGCTACACGATATTGGATACCACACATTGGATAGAATCCCAAGTAGTGTTGGGTCACTTCACCCTCAGACCTTGAGTGGTGCTTTCAACACAGCAACCGCAGGGGTTAAGGGTTTTGTGTCTTTGTTCTTGATGGCGAACGCACACGGACGCTATAACGATGCCTCCGATGGTCTTGTCGTCACCTTAACGGATAGTAAACTCAACACCACGAATACTATCCAATATAACACACTAGGGGCAACGACCGTAGAAGAGGCAGTGCTTCTTATTCAAAAAGAGATGTTGTTGTTAGAGCCCTCTTACAAGGCATACATCATAAAGGGCTTTACAGAGGCGGATACGAAGAAATACTTCTGCCTTTTAATCGAGGCACCTACTTCAGACAAGACACATGAGATAAGCGTATCCCTATCTATTGGTGGAAAGACCTCCCCTTATGTGGGGCAAGATTTTCAGTTATTTGAGGGCATAAGAGAAATGCCCTTACAGATGTTATTTAACTCGTATGTTGAGGCTCGTTTACCAAGCGTTCTGAGAACCGCAACTAGGGCGAGTTTTGTAGAGTCTAAGCCCATAGTATCCAATGCTGGGACTGGAGACATCCCCCTCTCTCTTGTAGGACTAACAAGTCGTCTTCCTCTTGGGGTATTGGTGCGTGACTTCGATTTCTTATGTGAGGACATCTTAAACGATGGTTCGAGCTATCTTGGATCTAGTTTGGGGCAAGTGGGTGTAAGAGCTTTATCTGTACCCGTGAACGAGTTCGGTCTCCCCTACACTCAAATAGGTGGTTTGGTTGGAGATGTTATCCATTTATGTGACGGAGATCGGCTCGTTTATAATAAGTGGAATGGTTTGAGCGGTAGCAAGAACTATCTTATTGCCCGAGGTGGGGGTAGCGTCTATGGAATCAGCGGAGATAATCCAGGTGCTCCTTTATCCTATTCTGTCACCTCGTTTGGGCAGTCGGATAACCCTGTACTTAAGGGTTCGGCTTTAGCTTGTCGTGCTATGCTCGTTCGGAACTACGAGGAGACCAACCCTGTATCTGGAGGACTTGTCTCTAGGGGTGATGAGATACAGCTTGTGATTGTAACAAATTGTGTTGATGGCACAACCTCGACAGGGGTATCTCTCAGTGGAGAGATTTCTCCATCTGGTTATGGAGAGGGGTATGCTTCAGCGGATAGATTTAGAGTAAAGGGTTTGCCTTTAGTAAAGACACACTCAGACCTCGGTGCTAGTAGCGTAAGACCTGCTCCATATAACCCTTAAGAGGCTTATGAGAACCGCCAACGATAAACAAAGACCATTAGACCATTGCACAGGTTGTGGTAAGAGACTTCCCGAAACAAGGAGAGGTTGGGGGCTTGTTTGGGACGATGGGTCCGGATTTTGTGCAAAATGCTTATACGACATAAGGGTAAAAATAGGATACTTTGAGCGTATAGATAAGACCTACGCTCCTAAAAGACGCAAGGATTATAAGTAAAATGTGGAGTCTCGGTAAGGTATAAAATACATACCTTCTTTAGAGAGCCCCACATGACAAAATGGATAACACCCCTAGCTAGTAGTAATCAGATTTACGATGTTGTCTCTTCCATGTTCTCACAGCCCTATGAGAAATCTAGTCTAAGTCGCTTATCCGTCTTGGGCTTCTCTATCAGTAGAACAGATAGGGGCGTTATCTTAATGAGTAGGGGATTATCCACCTACATAAATGAGGTGACCGAAAATGAAAACGCCTTGTATGTTGGCTCAGACGGCAGAACATACAAGGCGTTAGAAGAGGCGATTGTGGGGCTATTCGAGCCTCATCTGAGGGCTGAGGTGTCTAGGAGGCTTTAGTCCTCGTCAATAATGCTCTCGACCTTAGCGTCTTGAATATTAGCGTCTTGAACCTTCGAGGGTGCTGGCAAGAGCTTCACATCGAGGGTAGCACCGAACAACTGACGCTTAGAGAGCATACGGATAGTGTCCGAGTCCCACTCCTCGACATTGTAGTAGTCCGTGTCCTCAAAGTCGAACATATCCGTATTCGTGAGGGGGAGCTTCAGAGCCTCGATCTTGGAGGGGGCAAAGTCGGTGCGGAGGATCTTGTACTCCCCCTCGTCATCGGACTTGGCTGAAAGCACAATCCCAAAGGAAAACTGATCCTTGTTCGCTGTGTTTAAGAAAAAGGATAAACCGCGTCTAGGCTTCATAAAACCTCGCTCAAGGGTTAAGGGTTCGTGCTTTTACTTATAGAAAAAGCAGAATCCAACCACCGAAAACTCGAACTTGAAAACTTGTACTTTTTTCATCCCAACCCTCGAAGCTCTATATTAGAGGGGGCAACCAACAGACACACAAAGGATGTTGCATGGCTACGAAACGCAAGCTCCCCCTCCCCCTCAAGGATCACAACCCCACAGCCGACTCTTTTTGGCAGAGTCGCCCACGCACCATGTCTTCAGAGCAGGCTTTTTACGCTGTTTATCTGTGGGCGACGAACACATGGAGCTGGCAGGAGTTTTGCCTCAAGGGCGACCCAGTCCTCTCAGCCCTCAACCCCTTAAGCAAGGATCAAACTAAGCTCTTCCTTGAGGTGACGGACGACTCCCGTTGGGAGTGGGGCGACATCTCTAAGATTGCAGAGGAGAACTATGCTCGCCTCGTATCTCCCCACCCCTAAGACCACCAACGACTATGGCATCTAAGGGTTAAGGGGCTTCTGACACCACAAGGTGCGTATAGTCTCTAACACCCTATTGCCAAAGTCTTCTGTGTCTTGAGCAATGTGATCGTACTCAAGGATGAACTGAGTTTTTCCATTATATACGCTCACGACTAGCTCCTCACTATCTGGGTCGAAGTCTGGGTCGTGGTCGGAGCGGAAAACTATTTGCACCCATACAGTGTTCTGTAGGTGCATGGTCAGCAAGGGTAGGCTTTGGTCTAGGATAAATCCAGCTTCACCGAGCATGAGGGGTAAAGCTCTGATGTAAAAGAGGGGTGTGCAGACCCTCTTTCCATTTTCTATTTTGCTGAAGTTAGTCATCTAAGAGCTTTAAGAGGCAGTCATTGAGCCTCTCTCCAGACACGGACTTGTTGTTGAATATAACCACCCAACGATAGTCTTCGAAGGCTAGTGAAAACACCTCGGGTTGCCGAGATAGCAGAAGGGATAGAAGGCAGCCTGTGTTAGCAGGGTCAAGGGGGTCTATTCCGTTTGGTCTCCACTTTTGAGCGTCTTGGTTTCCATTAGAGGCTCTCCAAGTTCCATCGAAGTTTTGTTGGTGTACTCTCCACCCATTAGCGTCTAACATACCAGCAAGAAATCTCATGGTGTTTATCCTATTGGTGAGTTTATTTTAATAGAAGAGCTTTTTGAGGGCTTGTAGCCCACCAGCTTTCCAAACTTCCCCAGGGTCTTTTCCTCTGTACTTCCATTGTACGGATCGGATGCCGATGTCTGTCATTTGCTTGTGTAGCCAAGCTGATTTTTTACGACCTGTTTCATCGTTATCGTAGCAGATATATATAGTGGACAGAGGCGTGTAAAACTGAGCAATGGTAGCTAGGGTGTTTGAGTCCATACCTGCTCTGAGTGTGGAACACACAGCGTCTGTGGGGGGTATGGATTTCTCGACTGCTATAAGGTCAAAAACGCCTTCGACTATCCAAAGGTCGTTTCCCTCCCACAAAGCGTTCAGTGCTTTTTCACTGCCGAGTAGGTAGGGGTTCCATTGGGATTTTGGTGTTCTGTACTGAAGAACTTTCTTTTGTCCCTCAGCGTCTATGGAACGCACCTCAAGACCGAGTATCTCACCACGGGGGGATGTGATCGGAATAATCAGATGGTCTTTGATGCGTTCGCCTAAAGAGCCGAACATGGCTTTGAAGCGTGGGTCTTGGATCTGATCGTGGGGTATCCAAGAGTGAAAGGATATTGAAGATTGGCTATCTACACCCCTAGAGGCTAGATAGGGCTTGTAAGCCTCTAGGGGTGAACCGAGTCCTTTTCGTAGCCAACCATCGTCCATTTTTTATCCGTTATTCTGACTAACCGCCCAAGAAGGAGCCTCGGCTTCTCCTTTTTTAACTTTAAGGGCGAGTTCGTATCCCGCTTTATAGACATCGGCTTGAGAGTTCATTGGTTTTCCTTGAATACCATCTAGATAGCCTTGAACCATCTCTACGGGGGTAGCGGAGGCGGGGGTGCCTGTTCTCATCATAGCCATGTTTTGTACTCCTTTATCTGAGCAGGTGACGATTTTATATTGGAAGTAGGTTATCCAATAATCGAGTCTCTTTTTATACCAAGCATCGCAAGTGCCGTTGATACCACTCTGATGGTGGCACGGATGTAAGTCCTTATCGTCGAACAAAGTTAAGAACTTTTTCATCACTTCGACTGAGTACTTGGTGTTGGGGTTTTTGAGCTTAACGCACTCCTTTTGGATAGCGTCTTTATGCTCTTCTGGTTTCCAACCGTTCCAATGCCCCCTAGTGAACTGAGGGTACGAGTACCTAGCGTGTATTTGAAACACACCGCAAGCTCGTCCATTATCTCCTCTGTTCACATTAGGACGGATACGGCTTTCCATCCAAGCGAGAGCGAGAAGTCTGGGGTCTGGGTTTCCATCTTCCCATGCGTGTTGGAGCAATCGAATCTGATCGGAGTAGTTCGCAGGCTTAGAGTAGTGGAACTTCCAATTTGGTTCGATGTTTACCCGAGACGCATACTGAAGGGAATCCATCATACAATGGAAAGATAGGGTTAAGATTAAGAGATGAGGCATCTCATTCCTCGTGGGGATTTGGGAGCTTCTCTGATGTATGTGATCGAAAATGGAAATCCTCACGGGGTACGCGGAGGGGGGTACGCTTCCATATTCCTTTGTATTTCAGTCCGAGCAACACCCCATTTGAGTACTTCTCGGAGCTTGGATACATCGTGTCGGCTAGTTGAAAGAGCATAAGCACCTTATGGTGAGATAGTCAGGTGCTTATATAAGATATGGGGCATCAACCCCACATCTAGACTAGTGTTCATCGCTATCTCGAAAAGACTTCGGATAGTCTTCGGATTGTTTAACTCCTTTACGCTGAGATCGGTTGTGGCGGTGTTAAAAAGGGGTTTAGTCTGCATCTAACTAGAACCTTGCTTCATTTTAGATTTGACTCCCCTTGATTTATGGTTAATAACCTCGTATCCATTTCATACCCCTACCCCCCCACCATAAGAGAGTAAAGCATGGATTGTGTTGTGGACTATACCCAAGTGCAACCAACCAAGCGTTGGCATTTGGGTGTGTGTACGATTCTTACATTTAACTTTAAGCAGATTTCACTTAAAAACAAAAAGAAACTAGGGATAGACATAGACAAAAAGCGTGAAGATATAAGACTTCTCTTTTACAAGAGGCAAGCCAAGCAGGTGGCTCGTTTGGGGCTAGACCCAGAGGATGTACTTCAAGAGGTCTACAAGGGCTTGATTATCCGCAACGAGGGTACTTGCCCTTACGACCCAAAGAAATCTGCCTTCTCCACCTATGTTGTCATGGTCATGAACTGCGTAGTCATGAACATCGTCAAAAAGCGTAAGCTCTACAACGATAGAGAGGTTGTCGGTGAAGAGGACGATGCCGCCACCTATAATGTTGCTTCCCATTATCAGAACCAAGACGAAGAGTTATTACTAGAGCAAGTTCGTGGGTCTTTTAACGGAGATTTGCTTAAGGTATATGACGCTCTGATGGAGGGTACAAAACACGCCCATATTGCAAACGAGCTTGGTTGGGAGATTCGTAAGGTGAATATGTGCATTAAAGAGATCAGAACGAAGGTAGCTAACTACTTGGGGCGGTCTGCGGACTAAACAGAGAACTTGTAAAGCCCAAAGACCCTCCTCGAAACAGGTAGGTATCCAAAACCTGGGTCTATAGAAGTACCTTGTGTGATCTGCTGTCCAAGCTCGTCTATCTTCATGTTAAAAGTAGCCCTCTCTGCTTTATTCGAATCAGACCCTACACCAAAAGTGGAAATCTCTTCGATATTGTCAGCCCAAGCCATAAGATAAATACTGCCCTCAAAAGGTTCACCCTTAAAGTCGGTTCTAAGCCCGTAAGCGAACACAGGTATCTGTAGTTCGTCTGCAATACGAGTAAGACCCAAGACTTGGTCTTTACTCAAGAACTGAGCCTCATCCACGAATAAGACTTTGATGGGTTTATCCAATACTGCTAGGTAGGGACATTCTGAGGAGCTTAAGGATTGAGCCTTCTGTGTGAAGCCGATGCGGGAAGCGACTTTGGATACTTCGTCTCTCTGTGAAGCGACATGAGGCACTAAGACCTCGTATGGGATTTCTCGCTCAAAGCATGAGTGAGCCCTCATGATAAGGTTGGCACTCTTACCAGCGTTGACGGTGGAGTAGATGAAGGTGAGCATCGTTTTTCTTTCCATTTCTAGTTTTCTTACCTTTATACACCTCCAGCACTTATGTGAAATAAAGATTATCCGAAAAAAGATTATCCCAACTCGTGATGTTCTCTATTAGGGGGGTGTACACACCCACACCACAGAGAGAACACCATGACCAAGCTCGACATCCTCAACATCATCATCAAGCTCCTTGTCCTCGACAACGCAGTCGGGCTCGACAACCCTAAGGTCAAGACGCACCTGGACGCGGTCGCCACCGCCATCCATGCCGAGGCTGGTGAGGTTCCCGCCTCACGCCTCATCAGCCTCGCTTATAACGAGTCTCGATTTGGATATAAAGAGATCAAGCTCGACTCTTACCCCACCACCTCGTGGGGGGCTTGTGGCATCTATCAGCAGGTGGCGAAGTTCTCCACCATCCCCACCACCTGCCACAAGCTGGGGACAGATGTTCGTCACGCCACGAAGGTGGCTGTGGCTTACCTCAAGTACATGAAGGGTCGGTGGAAGGTCACGACCTCCACCGAGAAGATGGACGACCTCATGTGCCACTACTACAGCGGAAACACCTGTGATCGAGAGGCTAAGGCTTACGCCAAGAGGCATAAGAAAATCCGCGAGAAGGCGAGCGAGCTTCTAGCTTCTAAGGCTAAGGGGCTGAAGAAGCCTAAGTCTAAGGGGCTGATGGTAGCTTCTCGTAAGGGGCTTCCCCCTCGCACCATCTAAGAGGAGTGTACACATGAAGATACATAGCAATGCGGGTATCACTCATTGGTCTAAAGAGATCGAGGACGACACCCTCTTAGGTTCCCTAGAAATGGGTCTAGGGGAGGATGGCAAGAGGGTGGTGGTTTCTTGGAAAGAGGGGGAATCTGCCTTCAAGGTCTTCGGATCTTGGTTCTTGCAGATGGGGCTACAAGACTTAATCTTGATCGTTAATGGGACATACGATTGTCGTGTGAACACCCTAGAGGGTGGTACACACAAAGGCGAGGGGGGTATGGTACTGAGGGTAGAGTGGTCTACAGGGAACGACCCAGATAGGAATGTGATCGTTTATAACGACTTGAAGGATAAGGAAAGCTACACGGGTCATAACTTTCAGAAGCAAGAGGGGTATCTGAGGGTTGTACTTATCCGTGGTACTCAGGTACATCTTGGGACATGGGGTGGAGGTTATCCGACTGCTGATTTTGGGGCTTTAGGTTCTCATATGAACTCTATAATGGATTGGATTAGGTATATCTACAAAGCCAACTGAGGAGGGCTTTAATGTTTGAGTATGACAGAGAAAAGGGCTTCAAGACACTTGCGGAGTACAAGCTGTTTGAGGACGGAGAAATCTACATACCACCGCATATATGGAAAGAGATTAAGGATCAGTTCCCTCGTGATGAGGTGATACTACACTTATCCAATCTTTTGAGGGCTATGCCTTTTCCTTTGACGCAGTATTCGGCGGCGGAGGTTCTATCCGATTGGAACAGCTTGAAGAACACCCCTCAAAATGTCGAGATGACTGAATGGACTTGTCATAGGTTGTTCGACAGTATTCCCCTTCTGTACCGAGGAAAGCCTTGCCTTATCCAATCTAACACGAAGGGCAGAAAGGTATCCAATCAGTTTACTGAGTCTGTTAGGATGGAGTGTGGTTCAAAAGCATTTCCATCCCCTATTTCGTACTGGACGGAAAACAAGGTCATGTATTGGCTCAGATCTCTTTGGACTCTCTTAGACGATAAAGAGGGGTTAAACGGAAGGAGTATTCAACAATGCATCGCCTTAAGTTCTTATGTGGCGAGTCAGTTTAATCCTAGCACAGCTAAGTGCATTTATGACTTCTTTGGGGCTAAGAAGGTCTTGGACTTATCTATGGGTTGGGGGGATAGACTCGTAGGGTTTCTAGCTAGTGGTGCGGATAGTTATGTGGGCATAGACCCCAACACTAAGCTCCACACGCCCTATCAGAGCATCTGCGATTGGACAGAGAACAAGGGGGGCTTGGATAAGCCTAAAACGACTCGGTTCATCTGTTCACCTGCTGAGGAGGCGGACTTATCCAATATGAAGTTCGACTTTGTGTTTACCTCGCCTCCGTACTTCAACATAGAGAGGTACTCCGAGGATGGAACACAGAGCTGGAAACGCTATAAGCAGTTATCCGCTTGGCATGAGGGCTTTTTGTTCCCGTCTTTGAAGAAGGCTTGGGACAGCTTAGAGGAGGGCGGTCGGATAGCCATCAACATCGCAGACAGCTTGAGAGATAAGCATAACATCTGTACGCCCATGTTATCCTATATGGAGTCGATAGGTGCAACTTACGAGGGTGTTATGGGGTATCGTATGTCTAAGCGACCTGGGAACTTTTCTCAGTACACGGATGATATAAAAGAGATCGGTGTGTTTGGTGAGCCGATATTTATATGGAGTAAGGGGGAAGCCCCTGAGCCCAAGTGGAACCAAGATAACTTCTTTGGAGTCTGATGATGTACCATATAACAGCAAAAAATTGTGCAGAGGCATGGGTGAAAGCCACACAAGATATTCTCGACAAAGGGGAGGATATGGGGGGGTTGTACGAGATATTAAATATGGGGATAGAGATAACCTCTTCTGAAGTGTGTCCTTTGTTTGACGAGGAGTTTCGTAAGGTTTTTGGGGACGAGAGAATAGACTATGCGAAGTCTGTGACTTTCGTGCGTCCTGAGCCTAATGTGCTTTTCCCTCAAATGATGGATTATAGACAGAACCAAGAAGGGAAATGGACTAATAGTTATTGGGGTCGTATGATCTCTTGGAACGGTGGATATAATCAGATAGAGCAGGCGATAAAGAGGCTTCAACAAAACAAGCAGTCTAAAACCATCGTCATTGGTGTTTTCGATCCTCAGACGGATGGGAAAAAACAAATGGGTGGTATGCCCTGCTTACTGACAATAGACTTAAAGCCTAGAGGTGGGAAGCTCAATCTCACAGCAAACTTTAGAAGCCAAGCGGTATCTAAGTCTGGCTATGCCGATTATATGGCGTTAGTAGAGTTGTGTGATTTCTTGTGCAAAGAGAGCGGTTGTCTCGACTTTGGACTTGTCACTTCATTCGCTCACTCTTGCCATGTACGCACCGAAAACAACGAGCTGAAAAACTCAAAGCGACTTATGGAGCAGTATGGAAACCGAATGGGTGAACTCGTTTAAGACACTCATCTATGAGTCGATAAAATCGTTACCTGACGAGGTGAGCTTGTCTTTTAGCGGAGGTATTGACTCCTCTATGATCTTATTCACTATGATTGATTTAGGGAAGCCCCCCAAAGAACTCATCACATTTGAGATAGAGGGAGAGCCGTCTAAAGATTTAGAATATGCTAAAAAGATTGCACAGCATTACGATCTGCCTTTGAAGGTTGCGAAGATCCCATCTTCTCCGAGTCGTGACGACTTATTAGGGGAAGTTAAAGAAGTTATTAAGACCACACGCACCACGAGGAACATTGAAACTCAAGTGTGCTACGCATATTCCTACATGATACCCCTTATTACAACAGAGCATCTGGTCACAGGGTTTTACGAAGACATACTGTTCGCCACGAATGCAAACATCTCTTCAAAGTACAGCAAACACCTTAAAGGTTTAATGTCCAAAGAGGATTTTGATGATGAATATAAACTGATTAGAAAACAAGTATTTGAGGGGAAATACAAATCTGGTGCGGAACACAACTACCTTGTGATTATGAGGTACTTGGAGGCGAAAGGCATTAAAGTAGAATGTCCTTATAATACGGATTGTATATACAATTTATTTCAATCCCTCACTTTTAAACAAACGAACTATAATCCCAATACAGGTAAGAAACATAAAAAGTGGTTCATCACAGAAGAAACGCATAAAGATTTTTTTGCTCTGTTCAATAACCATAAAAACATCAATAATATGCACACAACAGGTAAAGATGGCGGGCTTAAAGGTCTACATAGGCGTGTGTTATTAACAGGGACATCTTTTAAGGACACAAGGGCTATTTATAACGAGGTACTGAAAGAAATTGAGTTTGAAGAAAAGGCTATGTTCGATGTTAAACTTTAATACGCCTTTAGAGACTTACACTGTGGCTCACAAAAACATAGATGTGAAGCGAGATGACTTGCTTAATGGAGACCTCGATCTGCCTCCGTGGGCTAAACTTGAAGGGGTTCGCAGACTGCTCGAATCGGATTACTATAAGAAGGATAAACCGATTGTGCATCTGACCGTTAGGGGGAGTTACACAGGGTGGGTGTTGTCTTATTGGGGGAAACAAATGGGGTACGACATAAAGATTGCTTACCCTAACACAAAAAACTACGGACAAGTTATGCTCGATAAGATCACCCAGTATGGCGGAGAACTTATCCCTCTTAAACACAACATGGTAGCTGTTCTTTCGGCACAAACTAAAAAAATGGCTTCTGAAAATGATTGGCAGATGAGCCCAGACGCTTTTAATCATCCGATCTATATAGACTATTGGACACAACGCTCGACTGAGTTTTTCAAAGAAAACGAGTACGATACTCTTGTCGTACAAGGAGGGAGTGGAGTCACATCTGTTGGACTCATCAAAGGGTTTTTAGGTGTGGATTACATCTCAGGGTCTCTATTTGAATCGGATTACGGAAAGAAGAAAATCGTCCTCGTGGCTACCTCAAGTGTTAAGACCGTCACAAACGCTCTGATCTCTAATCTAGGTGCTGTGCCTTCTTGTCTCAAGGTCTATAAGTCTGAGTACGACTTTTACGATGAAATGGAACACCTAACGACCCCATTCCCTTGCAACCCTTATTGGGACAAGAAAGCGTGGGGCTGGATTCAAGATAACCCAGATAAGATGAAAGGTCGTACCCTGTTTTGGAATCTAGGAGCTTAAACCTTTTTTCGGGGTCTAGTTATGTTTTTTGATTATGAGCGAACAAAGTTATCTTCTCTAGATGACTATGAACTGACGACCGACTCTAAGATTTCTATTCCTCCCCACATATGGCGTGAGATTACAACGACTTTCAGTAAGAAAGATATCATTGAACATCTGTCCAATCTTATTGAAGTGGGGAAACTCCCTTTTCCGCTGAGGGAGTACTCATCAGCGGGGTTGGATCTTGACTTCAAGATGCTGAAAAACGAGGATTGCTTAGTAAAGCTAGGTGATTGGGAGTGCCTAAGGACAATCCCCAACCAAGAGCTGAGTTATCGTGGGCGTAGGTGTTATTTTAACCCTTCTTCTAATGGATTAAGCGTTTCGGATAACTTCACTCAGCTTGAAAGGATGGAGTGTTCTCACTTTGAACATAAGAGTCCAATGAGGGAATGGACGAGGGAAGGTTGTAGGTCAAAGACACGCTATATGCTGAGGGTCTTATGGACACTTAACGAGAAGGACGCTTTAGAGAACGGTGTTAGCAATAAGCAGTTAAGAGACTGCATACGGCTTGGAAACTACCAAGCAAGTCAGTTCAAGCCCTCATGTGCTAAGACGATTTATGACTTCTTTGGGGCTAAGAAGGTCTTGGACTTTTCAGCAGGTTGGGGGGACAGACTCGTTGGCTTCCTAGCGTCTAGTGCCGAGAGCTATGTGGGCATAGATCCTAACTCAAAACTAACGGATAAGTATAGAGCCATATCTAGCTTTTGCTCTACGGATAAACAGACAAGTTTCATCTGCTCCCCCGCAGAAGACGCTGACTTATCCAATATGAGATTCGACTTTGTGTTTACCTCCCCCCCTTACTTCAACATCGAGAGGTATTCAGAGGAGAGTACTCAGTCTTGGAAACGCTATAAGACGGAGAGCGACTGGTTGGAGTTTTTCTTGTTGGTCGCTTTAAAGAAATCTTGGGACAGCTTAGAAGACGGTGGGAGGATAGCTATCAACATCGCGGATAAGGGTCATTCAAGGACAGATGTCATTTCTTCTATCTGTACGCCTATGCTGTCTTATATGGAGTCTTTAGGTGCGGTGTTTGAGGGGGTGATAGGATATAGGATGAATAAAAGACCTGGTGACAGAATGGGTTCTGTAGGTGGTTCGGTGTTCGGTGAACCTATATTCGTGTGGTCTAAAGGTGTTGCCACCGAACCCAAGTGGAAGCAAGACAACTTCTTTGGGATCTGAGCGTTTAACTATTCACGATGAAGTTAAACTGAGGCAACATCTGAGCGATCTTTTGAAGGCAATCGCTATCCGACCCACAAGAGACATAAATCTCTTTCATAGATCCAGCGTTTGAAGTTTCGGTCTTGTACCCTGCCTTCATGATAGTTCTCTCAATAGTCGTAGCATCCCATGACGCTACGATGAGATTTAAGTCGTTCATACCCTCAAAGTTCACAAGCACAGGAGCTTTGACCTTATGGATGTTTCGTGAGGCAACCTTACGACCACCTTCGAGGGCGGCGAGGCGGACTTCAAGACTTCTTAATACTTCACTTGCTGTTCTCATGTCATTACTCCAAGATGGGGGGTGGTATGTTAGGTGGTTATTCCACCTATCCAAGACTACAGATTATAAACCTTTTATTATCCCAACTCTAAGAGTAGCTCATTAGTGGGCTAGAACCCCACAAGCTAGGAGACAGAATATGATTATCAAAGGACTCGACCCCAAGTTTTACGGAGAGAACGAGGTTGAAAACAGCCTCTCCCTTATCTACCCCCGCCTCACCCCCCGCGAAGCATTGCTTGAAGCCGTGGACGATTGGAACCGACTCAACGCTCGGAAAATCCCCCCAATGATGAAGGGCATGACGGCTTATGAGAAGTGCCTCATATTAGATACCCTGTTCGACCAACTTAACGAGTTTTAAGAAAAACCCTTTACATCTCAAGCCTTTTCTGCTAAAGGGCTGGCGACTATCTAAATAGGAGCTTTGAGATGTGCAATCTAACCCTATGGGCGGTGCTCTCTGTAATATATGGCTGGTATGTAGTGGAGGCGTACAAGTCGTACAAGGGAAAGCACTAGGAGGGGTGAGCTAGTAGGAGGGGTGAGCTAGTAGATTGTTTATGAGCCAAACACCTACAAGAAAGGTGCGTGGCTCATGAAGAAATCTTCTGCTCAACTGAAAGAGATTTTATCCAATATGGACGAGGATATTATTTCCAAGTCGAGGGACTTGGTGTCCTCGGTGGTGGGTTCGTTCGAGGAACAGCTTTTAAAAAGCCCTTTAACTTTTAGGGTTGGGGACTACGAGGTTTTGGTGGAGGCGAAGAGCGGAAGTCTTAGTGGTGGGGATTTGGATATTTATCTGTCGTGTAGCTGTGGTTATTGGCAGTATCAGGGACCAGAATATCACGCTAAACAAAATGGATACTTGTTTGGTAAAGCGAGGGGTACGGCTGAGAAGCCTACGAGTAAAGACCCCAACGGTACACATAAGCTATGTAAGCACTCTTATGTTGTACTTAAAGACTATTTTGGAGCTTGATTATGCCAACCTATGATTTCTCATGTACCTCTTGCGAGGCTCACTACACCAAATCCCTTCGTATGTCTGAGCGTGACTCAGAGACTCGTTGTCCTGAGTGTGGAGACTTAGGGCGTAGGGTTCCCTCTTTACCTCAGTTCATCCTTGTGGGTGATGGGTGGACAGGTAAGAACCTTAGGGTGAAGCAGCAGATGCAAGAGAAGAACAACAAGCTAGAGACACGGCAGAATGAAATGAAGCGTGATGCTCCCGCAGTGACTCTTGCACCGAATGTGGATGGGGAGAGGGTGGACTCTTGGTCTGACGCACAAAAGCTCGCCAAGTCAAAGGGCAAGAACGCAGATAGCTACAACGCACTCGTGCAGAAAGAGCAGGCTAAATAATGTCTAGGGGTCGCTTAATACCAAGCCTTAACTATCGCTCCAAAGGACTGATAGATGTCTCTATACCGAATGCCTCATTAAGGGGTATGGACGAGATAAGGGTTTATGGAGCGTCAAATCTAAATGACGCTTTCAACAACCCCTTAGAAATCTTACGCACTAAGTACGATGTGAACTTTAAGAGTTCGTCTATTTTATCTCAGCGGTTGAGGGTCGAGGAGAGCAATAGAGACTTAACTCGTATGGTTTTTAACCTCAACGACTTCTCTACAGCACCTGCAAACCCTCGTATCCCAACTGACGAAGAGGTGTGTTTTATCCGACTGAGGGGTCGCATGAAGGCTACTGGGGAGCTTACTGACTTTGGTCCTGTGGTCGTAGTCGTACCCTATGACTTCTTTAGCGTGACTGCACCCATATTTACGGTTGTAGGTACTGCACCGGACATAAACTCTGGTGGGGTACCAGATAACTTGGGTATTGGATCTATGAATATCCATTTACCTTACTTCAGTCAGACGATAAGCGTTCAGAATCTAGACGATACGGACAGCTTGTATGTGTCTTGTGCTCCAGGAATGAGTCCAACGATTATTCGCCCCTTGGATACTTTGGGCATAACGGGTGGTGCAGTGCCTGAGTTCTTTTTAGCTGGTGATGGAGCGACTCCTCAGTTCACCATAAGGGCGAGTCTTGTAAATAGAGGTTAATAATGGATAAGTGGTGTTAATAATAGTTCGTTTATAACAAGGCGTATTGTTAACGGATAACGATAACCCTCTAGGAGAGACAATATGCCATACATCATCGCAAGGCGTTCTGAGATTCAAAATGGCTCGGTGCAGATCACGGACTTGTTCCCTAATCAGAGCCAAGCCAACCCCATGATAGACCCTGCACCTCAAGGTCCTTTCTATGTAAGAGTTCCCAATATTGGGGATACAGGTAAGTATCGTCCTGTGTTGGTGACTTTAGGTGATGGCTCGATTGTGTTTGGTCGTGAGTCTCATGGCTTAACATCTTACATCATCAAAAACATAGACGCATCTCCAGCGGGCGGTGACACCACCGTAACCGTCACACAAGCAGAAGAAATCGCTTCTGCCCTTTTAACAAGGGCGAGGGGTGGTTTGGCACTCGCTGAGGCGAATATCAACGCGGTCTTGGTGGCGACTCTAGGTGCAGGAGCCGCGATAGATGCAGGTGACTCTACTGCGAGCGTAGATGTTATCCTTCAGATCCTTTCTGGTGAGTCTTATGTTGTGCCTTATGGCTACACCGTTCAGACAGCCGGTGGTGACCATGTGGTTGTCATTTCGGATAGTAGCCTCGGCTCTACCGTTAGAAGGCTCGTGGAGAGGGATACCTCGTGGCAAGTATCTTTCAATGAGGGTTGCCTTGCAGGTTTAGTGGCGGCTCGTCCTAATGGCTTTGCAGGCAATACAGCCACCACCCCCCTCGTTGCTGTCTATAACGCTGACGGCACCATCTACAACGGATAAGGAGTCTAACCATGCCTTTCGTATGCACACCTAGAGTCACCAACTCAACGGATAGTGGCGTTGCACTTCAGATTACTGACTTGTTCCCCCACAAGACTCAGTCCAACGCTGTCATTACCCCCCGCTTTCAAGGTCCTCGCTACCTTTACGCTCATGGCAGAGCTTTGACTCAGACCGTAGCCCTCAATGGTGCTTTCAACACGACCGCAGCATTTACGGGTCTAGCGGCTTATATTCTCGCCACCATCGAGAACACCGCCGCCGCAGGCGTGTGCTTAACTGCCGCACAAGCGAATAACATCGCTTCGGACATCCTCTCTCTCATGGAAGCGGGAGAGGCTCTTACTGTATCCGCTATCAACGCTGAGATTAGTGACCGCACGGGTGGTGGAGCCAACGGTATTGGTCTAGGGGACTCGACCGCTACCGTCTTGCAGATCCTTCAGATTGTGTCAGGCTACAAGGTATTCACCCTCCCCAACAACACCTCTGTAGGTGGTGTCGGTGGTGCCTTCGAGGCACCTGCTGTGGGTGGGTTCTTTGCTGACCCTGCGGATGTAGCGAGCCTTTGGACCTCGTTCGATTCGAGCTTCTACCTCTCCGCTCGTAGTGGACAGCTAAAGAAAGCTCAGACCCGCGTGGACGCTAACGGAAACTCGGCTCCCTTCGTTGTCTGTTATGCAGATGACGGCACACTCATTCAGTAAGGACTAAGACACCATGAATAACCCCGTTATTTGCTTACGCGATGCGAATATCCCCAACGGCTCACTTATGATTAAGGATATGTGGCCAAACAGGTCACAAGCGAACCCTGTGGTCGATCCAGCACCTCAGGGTCCTCGTTATATCCGTCAGCCTGAGAACACCCTTCCTGTGGTAAATGCTTTAGCTGTGGCTAGAGAAGTAAGTGGTCTTGCCGCTTATCTCTTAGTCACCGTAGATGCAGACGGTGCCAACTTCACAGGTGCAGAAGCCAAAGAAGCGGCTGACGCCATCATCACCGCCATGAGAGCGGGCGATGCACTTGCGGAAGCAGACCTCAACGACATCCTCGATGGTGTTGTTGCGGGAGCAGGTATTGTCGGCACAGGGAACTCCACCGCCACCGTGGGGAACATCCTCGCTGTCCTCGGTGGGGCTAAGTTCGTAGTACCAGCCGGTACCGATGTAGACGATGCTTATCTGACTGAGGCAGAGCAAGAGGCTTTGTTCGATACAGGTGCCTATGCTCCCATCGTTAACGAGGACTCTAGCTTTTGGATTTCTTTAGAGCAAGGGAATCTCTTTAAGGCTAAGACTAACGACTTCGTAGTCGTTTACGATGTCGATGGTTCTGTTCTCTGAGATTGGATAGGATAGATTGAAAGTATCATTATCCGATAAAAAAGCTGTGGGTGCGTTCCTTCAAGGTGAGAGCTTTGAAGGAAGGGTGTTAGTATCCACGGGTAAAGAGCTAAGAGCCACATGGGGCAATAAGCCTTTAGTGGCACATTGGAAAGACGGAAAAGTTATCCAATGTGTCTCTGAGGACAAGGGAGTTAAGAGGGCATTGGAAATAATGGATAGTTTGGGGATAAAGGGCTGAGTTTATGGACTTCGAGCCTGCGGAGCTTTACAAGACTTCGGACTTGTATTTTGCCGCGTTCTTGAAGTCTGCGGGCTTAGACCTACTTACCTCTGAGGTATTGGATAAGAAGGTCGTTTTTGTCTTTGAGAAAATAGATTTAATAAAAGACCTCAAACGCGAGTACTTCAACCGCACCGCTCGCGTATCTGCTTTGACCTTTGTGGACGAAATAAGAAATCTTAAATCTCTCACCCACATGACTAGAGAAGGTTCTTAAAGGCTTTATACCCCTTGTATTGGATAAAACCTAGAGGGGGTTTAAGCAATATGACACCAGCAGTTATTCATGTAGAAGAGGGCAAGTCTGTTCCATGTTCGGTGGGGTGGACGGACTCTATTGGTCGTCCATTAGAGGTGGAGGATGTTCAAGCGTCACTTTACACCTATAACGGAAATGTAAGGAGCGTATTGGTCGAGCCAGCGTTGATGATACAGACGGATCAGACGCATAGGTACATACTGAGGTTTGTGATACCTGAGGGGTACTTGGGCAAGTACTTGTATGTGGAGTTTACGGCTAATCTCGTATCGGATAACTCAGCTTTGTCCTCTGATTTAATCCTTTATGTGATAGACCCATTATCCGATGGGGGTATAACCCCTAGCCCCATCGTAAGGGTTTTGTAAATCGTTTATATTTAGCTATATAAGCCTATCTCTACAAAGATAGTCCTCTACACAAAGGATAATAAAAATGAGCGTAAGAAAAGAACTGATTCGTATTGCCAACGAGAACCCTCACCTTCGTTCAGTGATCATCCCTGCGTTAAAGAAGAACGATCAGAGTGAGCTTGTTAGGGTTGCTCAGAGTATCTTGGCTGAAGAAGAGGCTGAAGCTCCTACATCGGCACCTGCTCCTGTAGAGCCAGAGGCTAAGACGGCATCTCAAGCTAAGACCGCTAAGGCTGATTTGGATGCGAATCTTCGCAAGCAGATTATCCGTTTGGCTTCTGAGCGTCCTGATCTTAGGGAAGTGCTTGTCCCTTTACTCAAGGCAACCAAGTGAATGTCGGTTGTCTTTAGACAGAGGCAGGTGCTTGGTCCAAACGACCTTCGGATAGAGTTTTATCTGTCTGATGGGAGTCCTTTTGAGCCTTACTCTATCACTTATGCTTTTTATGGTGACGATCCTTTGATGGGTAAATGGCGTGTAGGGAGTGCGGGTCGTATCCCCTTTCAAGAAGCTGAGGGTAAGTACTTTGTAGCAGAGACGCTCACCACAGCGTTTAAGCCTGGTGCTTACTACATAGAGTGGACTATGCAGAGGACAAGCACCTCTCCTTTAGAAATCGCTAAGAAGCAAGAGTTTGCGTTTGTAGCCGAGTAGATTTTATCCATATTTCGTTTATATCTTTTACCTTTTTCAAACAGAAAGAGGTAGGTGATATAAATGGGAAACTTTTGGATTAGAGAAAATGGTGTGAACACGCTCAAGGGTGTAGAGGGCGAAGAGGGTAACTTTCCAATCTTGCCAGCCATTCTCATCGTCACCATGCTAAATGAAAATCAGCAGGCGAGAGACGACTTTGAGAAGTTGTTTCCGATGATGTCCCCCACAGAGCAAGAGCGTTTAACCGAGTTATTTTCTTTTACACGACCGCCCTTAGAGTATCCGCAGGTGGTTGAGGATAAGTTCCAAAAGGGTTTAAATAACCTAGTAGTAAGGAGTGTCACAAACCTACCGAGGAACATAAACAGGTCTGAAAATAAGTACTCGGGTACGGTCGTTAGGCTCTCAAGCCCTCCGAGGAGTAGATAGTTTATGTTGCTCACACCGCCACCCAAAAAGACTGAACCTAAAGACGAGGGTTTTGACTTGGAGGATCTGAACAGACTGCCCTTAAAGAGTAAAAAGTTCTTGGCTTATCTGATATCCGAGGTAGGTTGGAAATGCTCCCTTTTTGGGGTTTTATATCTCTATCGTGCTGAGATAGATTACTATGCTTTCTTTCTGTTGTTAGCCATCGTAGTGACGAATGGTTTCCTACAAATCGGATACATTTTGGGGGAGGTCGCTTTAGACAAGTACAGCCGAGTAGCGGTTCAGGCAGTTAAAGGCAGAAAACAAAAGGGTGAGAAGTGGGATAAAGTCGTCATAGACGAGGAAGAGGATTAAAGCCATGAGTGCATCCACATCTTACGCTAATAAGACAACTAAAGCCCTAAAAGCCCTCGCTTTATCCCTAAGGCATTACAAGAAGCCATTACCATCATCGGATAAAGAAGAGCAAAGGGTTCACATCAAGGGCATATTGGATAAGATTAAAGAACTGCCGAATGTGGTTTTATTTTTAGATTCACACATAGGGAAAACACAAGTGAAGCCCGTTAAGTCGGGTCGGGCAGGTGCTGTAAGGCTACTTGCTCAGTACTTGGGTGGGAAGTTTTCTATTGTAGAGATGGAGGAGGCGGCGGTCGGTTTTTTCCAAAAGAACTACGAAGCTAGGGCTATTCATAGGGGGCAAGCTCCACTAAATGAAACGATACCCGAGAAGATTAAAGCGTTCCTACCACCTAAAATAGTGATTAAATTGGATAACGATGGGTACATAAAGGAAATAACCGATATGTACGACAACGAGTCGTATGGGCTTTTAGAAAAAATAAACGCACAACAAAAGATACTGCGGGAGTACAAAACCATACAGAGGAAAGTATGGAATGGATTCGATTCAAAAGACGAGGCAGTTAAAAACTTATCCATTATTTTGGGTGTTATAATAGAGACAGGGATTAGACCTGGGAGTAGGTCTAATGGGATAAAAGAGATACTGAGTGGTAAAGAGGTGAGAAAAGAGACTTTTGGTGCGGTCTCGTTGAAGAGAAAGCACTTGGTTTTATCCAAAGACGAAATCAAGCTAGAGTTCGAAGGAAAAAAGGGGACTATCAATAGGGCGACTATCAAGGATAAAAGACTTCTGATGGCTCTCAAAGGTGTCTGTGCGGAGAGGCGAGGGGGAGATCTGTACTTGTTTCCAGATGTGGAATATGAGGACTTAGCCAAGTTCTTCAAAAAGAACTTCGAGGGGTTGAAGATAACGGACTTTAGGAAGCTAAGAGCCACTAAAGAAGTTTACGATGGGTTAAAGGCAGAACAAGCTCGTTTGTTTAAGACCATTAAGGGGTTCGTTGGGTTAGAAGTAAAGAAGCAAGAGGAGATGGTGATTGACGCTATAGCCGATACGCTTAAGAGCGTACACTCAAAGGCTCAAACGGCACTCAGCCATGAGTCCTCCAAAACCACTGAAAAGTCTTATATCAACCCACAGATCTTGTTGTCGTTTTTATCCAATGGTGGGCTTTTACCCTCTATCGAAGAGTGTGTCTTAGAGGGGAAAACACGACTTGTATTCGACATACAATCATTTCTTAAAAACTCTAAGCGTGTCGCCTCGGTTGGGGGGGTAAAATACCCTATAATGACTACATCTAAGGGACTCGACAGAAACCTATCGGATATCTTGTTCGATCTGATTGAGTGCCTCTAGTTAGGAGTAATGTAATGAACCGCCATATGTTCTTATCCATTTTATTTGTCTGTTCTGTGGTGTTTGTGTACTACGCCACATCAACATCTCTAGCCCACGATCTAACACAGCCTTGTACTGATCTTCTCGAAAACAAGTTTGAGCAAGAAAAGCCAAAAGAGATAGACTATGGGCTTGAGGACTCGGATATGTACTCAGACGAAGATTTTAGGTGTGATTGTTAATCATGAGTTCAGATAAAAATCCATTTGGGGGCGGTAACGCTGTCTCCCTTTACATACCCATCACCGACATCGAACAAGAGTTCTTAGCTCGTTTAACTGAGAGCAAAGACATAATGCTTATTGTTCACGAGTGGGGCTACATAGAGTCACCGAGGATTACCTTTGGTGATAAGAACCTCCATGTACACTTCAAGATGTTGTTTGACCGACCTGACCCACCGATGGGTGTGAGAGCGTTCGACCTAGAACTTAAGACGAGAAGTGGACTTTCTCTTTTTCGTCAAAAGATGAGCGTAGAGTACGATGGAGAACCGCTCTTGGTAGGTGCTGGTTTAGAGTTCGACATGGTGTGGGATATAGCCATCCGATACATAGACCCAAAAGTCATTAAAGCCCTTATGCCTCATACGATTGGGATGACATCTAGGCTCCAAGACACCGCCACACACGATATGACCGTAACAGGTAATATGAAGCTCACCCAAGACCTTGTTCGTAAGGCACACGCTCTAAGAGAGACAGAGCTACTACTGCCTTCCTTGATCGAAAAGGCAAAGCAAGAGGCGAGGGTGAAGGCAAGTAAGAAGAAGTCTTAATAGTGCGTTTATAACCCCCTTAAGGCACAACTTTAAGGAGGGTATTAAATGCTCTTAAATCGCATAGCCTCACTACATAGGCGTATCTTAGCACTAGAAGAGGTAGCTCCTAGTGCAGAAGAGCACTTCTTCGATAACCCACAATATAAAAGCGTGAGGGAGTTCGGAAACTCTGAGGCTATATCCAATAAGCCCGATGTGGCTACCAAAGCCGTCAAAGAGTCCGATGCTCCAGATAGAAGCGTCACTGAGGCTAAAAGGGAAAGCCTTCAAGCACCTCCTCCTCCTGAGGAAATAATAGAAAAGCCAGGTGGTAAAGACTTCTCTACGCTCACTCAGCTTCTGATCGAAACCGAAGAGCCTGTCAAGGGTGTTCCTGAGGGGTATGAAGACGCACCAAAAGCACAACCTGTCCCCCCTCACAGCGAGGAAGTCAAAAAACAGGCTGTTAAACAAGCCATGCGGAAACTCGGATACCGCTAACCATCACCTAAGGAGTACATGATGACTATAGATAACTTGATGGCAACGGCTCATGACTTAGATGTAATCGTCATGGGGGATAGATTCCCCGTCGTAGCTGGTCCTTTACTCAGAGCGAGTAAATGGAAATCTGGAACATGGGTGCGTTATGTCGAGGACGAGAACAACACCAATAACTGGACTGTAGAGAAATCTAACGGCATATATGCGGCAGGTTTTCTCATCTATGGTAGTGAGGATTATTCCAACGCTCGTAGATCGAGCTATAGGAACTTCACCTCGTATCAGAACGCTGGCGAGTTATCCGAAGCCTCTGGTACTGCCGTTGTCACTATGATTACAGGTGGGGGTAGGTTCCTCTTTGCTAACTACGAAACCGTAGCCCTCAACGGAGCAGGTGAGCGTTCCGGTGGTCCAATCACTTATGTGTTGGGTGAGTATCTAAAGGTATCCGAAAATGGACTGTTGTGTAACGATACGGACGCTAACCTATTAGCCGCTACAGGTGGAACAGAGACAATAACAGTGGGGGTGTGTTCCAAGCTACCTGTAAATGGTGGGAAAATAGGCTTCGACCTCAAGTACTGAGGGATAACCTATTTCGGATAGTTTTCTCACAAACTCCGTACCTCTGAGCGATCTTTTTGTGAGTGAACCCTAGCTCCCTTAACCTCTTTATTTCCTCCAAGTCTAGGGGTATGGGCTTTCGGTTAGATGGGCAACCTTGTTTGCGTAGAGGTTCTCCAGCACCCACTAAACGATTTCTTATGGTGTTGGTTGAAACCCCATACTTGCGGGCTATAACGCTCATGCTATGCCCATCTCTGTACTCTTGAAGTAAGGCGGATATGGAAAGCTGTATCATAGGTTGTCTTTTAGCCAAGACAAGTCGAGCGTCCACTCGAACCTAGAGCGGTCTGTCCACACATTAAAGACCCCTTGTATGTAAGCAGCAAGCTGTGCATCGTCTAGTTCGTTCACTTTGGATAAGTGAATCAAAACACGAGCTGGATCGTCTCCTATGCTCAAGGTACGCCCGAGGTGCTTTGCCTTGTGACAGAGCGGACAGAGAGCGATGAGACCCATGAGCTTTTGAATATGGTTCTCATCGTCATATTCCCAAATCTCGTGGCACTCCACTGGATGGTTTCGACCGACTCCGTTGCATATTTCACACCGATGAGAAGCCTTAGCGTAGCAAGCCTTGCGGAGCTTGTCCCACTCTGATGTTTTAAGGTTAGCATCGCTACGGAGATTGTTTCCCCAAGAAGTTTTGGGTACTAACTCTATCTTTAGTCTCATAAACACTACCTCCTCATGTATGATTGCACTTATAGAGAGGCACATCGGAAAGGATGAAAAAATGAACCCTTTAAATAACCCTAAGTTTTACCTCAAGGCGGGCATGGAGTTTATGTCCAAAGCAGAGATGGGAGATCTACATATAGTCGTACTGCGTGACGAGTCCGAGGATCCTACTATCCAAGCTCAAGACCTACCCACTAAGAAAGAAATGACAATGAGCTTGTCGAATCTAAAAGAAAACTTCATATACACGGCTTGTCCAGCTAATCTCACTTTCTTGAGAGCATATATCCGTCAAGAGGGTGTGGAGCCTTGCTCCTCAACGGACAAGATTGCCCTTTTAAATCAGCTTTATCGGTTATGGGTTAGCTATTAAAGCCCAAGACTCACGAAGGAAACCTAGTATATTCTCCCCCATAGTAATGAAAAAATCCTCAGTGCCCTGAGCATCGTCTTTGAGGTACAAGTTGGGTGGGTTTTTCAAATCCGTGTAAAATATGATTAAATGCCCAGGGGATCCTCCCCCTGCAATAACAAGTGGTGGGTAGCTAGGGTGGGTGAAGTTTGCAGACATAGCAGACATAGATTTGCTTACGGTTACTTGCTCTTGTATGAAACCACACTCCTCGATGAGTTTAACACAGAATGAGAAGACCGATTGTGAGTTTACTTCGGATAAGTAAACTTGCAGATCGTCCGTTATGACCACTCGCTTTCCGTTAACTTTAGCTGTTATGGTCATGGGCGTTAACCTTTAGTGGAAAATAAATCCCAAGACTCCCTCAAGAAAAGCAGTAACTCTACCCCCAATCTTTTGTAGAACTGAGCTTTAGTTTCAGTAGGTATGATGGGTGGCACGGTCAGCCTCTTATCCACACCTTCCCAAGTGAACACCACATAGAAGCTGGGTTCGTTATGGCTGAAACCATAAAGAGTAGGATAGCTTGGGTGGTTGAACGACAGTTCTCTACTACTCTCATCTAACGACAATGAACACATCTTTAAGTAAAAACCGCACTCATGCAACACCCCCTGTAGAAATGCCCAACAGGTCGTTTGATTTAATGATTTCTCGTCTAACTCGACCACTACACGCTTGCCCTCTACAACCTTTGTGTATTGCATGGCTTA